TGATGAGTAAAGCCAGGTCTTTACTTTTAAAGGTTCAGGAAAGTAATAAGGTTTCCAATGAAGAAGTATATAGTATGGTTCAAAAGATACATAGGAACCATGATGACTTTGCTGAGGGTGATCTGGGAAAGAGGCTGGATAAGTATGATTATTATGAGCTGAAAGATATTGCTGTCTCTGATTTGGATTTGGATGAGTGGGATGTAAAGGACTATCTGGTTGATAAGTTGATAGAGGAGATCAGAAAGAATCCCAGCTACCCACCTATTGTTGTTGGCAAAGACATGTCTATAATCGATGGTATCCATAGAGCCAATGCTTTGAGTGAATTAGGACATAAGACAATAAAAGCTTATGTAGGGATTAAGTAATGGATTTAACATCCATGAACATAAACCCTAAGATCAAAAAAGCTTGTAAGAAGCTTTCCAAGCAAGAAGCAACTTACATGTTGTCTGATATAGAAGGCTACAGGGAGCCTTTAGTTGATATCAACCAGTTCATAGAGGACCCTGAATATTTGGGTGGTATCCTGAAGGATGAGAACGGTAAGACCAAGCTGTTCTCAATATGGGTTGATGCTTTAAACAAAGTATTTCCCAATCCTTATTATTCGCCGTACTACGAAGTGGCCTTTTCGGGGGCCATAGGAGGAGGGAAAAGCACAGTTGGCAGGATCATCCTGATCTACGATCTCTACAAGCTCCTGATGCTTAGGAATCCTTTTACCAAGTATCAGTTGATTGCCTCTGATGCTATTGTCATGGCTCTTCTGACAGCTAACTTGAACCTGGCTAAGTTAGTACTTTACAGACCTTTTAAGGAGTTGATCAGGTCATCTCCTTTCTTTATGAAGCTATTGTTAAACAAGAGGAAGATTAATGAGGGGGGATCAATAGAGTTTCCTAATAATATATCCATCCAGGCAGGTTCACGATTCACTCATGCCTTGGGTTTGGCAGTTTTTTGTTTGAAGGGTGATACAAGACTTCCTTTATTGGATGGTAGAATTAGAACAATTGAAGAAGTTGTAAAAGAATTTGAGACTAATAAGGACTTGTATACCTATTCTTTGGATATACAGACTAAATCAATAGTTCCTGGTAAGATTATTAAAGCAGTTAACAATGGTACCAGGTCTGTGTATCGTGTTCATTTTGATAATGGTAAATACATAGATGCCACTGACAATCATCCTATTCTCATGAGGAACAATAAGTATAAAAAGGTTGAGGATTTGTCTATCGGTGATAGTGTTATGCCATTTGAAATGAGGATCAATGATGATGGTTATTATAATATAGTTAATCCTTATGATGGTATTGATAGACCTGTTCATAAGATTATCTATGAATATAAAAATGGTAGCATCCCTGTTGGGTATTCTGAGGGTTTGGTTCAGTCTCATAATCATAAAATTGTGAGTATAGAATATCTTGGTGAGTATGATGTTTTTGATCTTACAATAGATAAGTATCATAATTTTGCTTTAGATAGTGGTGTTGTAGTCCATAATAGTGGACTTCTTGATGAGGCTTCGTATCAACAGGAAGGAGAGTCTACTCACCAGGCTTATGATTCTTACATATCTATGTCAAGACGTATGAAGTCCAGGTTTATGGAGATGGGTGGAGGGGTGCCTGGGCACCTGTGCTTAATATCTTCCAAGAAGGATGAGAATGCATTCCTTGAGGCTCATATTATAGAGTGCAAGGATGATCCTCACTTCATTTGCTTTGAGTATCCTCTTTGGGAGGCTCATAAGGACAAAGGGATCTATTCGGGTGTAACCTTTACAGTGTTTGCTGGGTCTACTCTCCAGTCCCCCAGGATCATCGAGGATGGCAATATTACCAAGTATCCTAAGGACAAGATACTTAACGTACCTATTGAGTACCAGAGTGAGTTCAAGACTAATATAGAAAAGGCTCTGATGGACCTGGCTGGGACTGTAACGATCTCCAGCTCCAAGTACATTGCATTCCCTGAGAACCTTATGAAGGCTATCAGGATAGTCCACTGCTGCAATGTGACTGATCATATTATTCTGGACTTCTTCGATGACAAACGGATCATCGAATTTGTTGATGTACAGAAGCTTAAATTGTACCTTAACCTGCTGAGTAACTCCCCTCGGTACGTTCATATAGATATTGGTATCACTGATGACTCTTATGGTTTTGCCATGTCCTGTGTGTCAGGCATGAGAGAGGTCGAGAAGTTTGATGTGGAAGAGCTAATGGATAATCCTACAGGTACAGGTGTAGTGATGAGGGCTGAGCCTGTCATTCGTACTGAGCTGGCTTTGTCTATCAGGTCTACTACAAGAGTTCCATTGTGGAAGGTCAGGGACTTTATTGTGGATCTCACAGAGATGGGATTCCCAATTGTTAAAGTAACTGCTGACTCTTTCCAGTCTGAGGATACCTTACAGCTCCTTACCAAGATGGGCTATGAGACTGATACCATCTCTCTGGATAAATCGAAAGATCCTCATCTCACATTCAGGAATGCTCTTTATGAAGGTAGGTGTGAGCTTCCTGATTTCAAACTGATGATCAAAGAGTTCACTGACTTGATTGACAAAGGGAAGAAGTTTGATCACAGCACTTCTGGGACAAAGGATATCACAGATGCTGTTGTAGGATCTCATTATACAGCTTTCCAAGCCAGTGGTTCGTTTATTGATATACAGTAGGAGGTTCAAATGGCATTAGGAAAATTTGATGGAATACAAGATACAAACATTGGCAAACTAGTATCGTTACCTTCAGCAAATATAGGTAGTGTTGGGGGTAATGCTCTATCTGCTGCTCCTGATGCTTACACAAAGTTGTTATTACATATGGATGGTACAGAGGAGTCTAATACTTTTGTTGATTCGTCACTAACACCTAAGACTGTAACTCCATATGGAAATGCTAGGACAGTGTCAGGACATCAGAAGTTTGGAGCTACAGGAGGATATTTTGGATCTGCATCTGATTATCTTAGTATACCTACCTCAACAGATTTTGAAGTTACTGGTGGTGATTTTACTATAGATTTTTGGACTTATTCAACACAGTACCCTGTGTCAGGTGAGGCCAAGTTTTTTGTGAGTTATGGTGTACATGCTAATGGACAGACATGGTATGAAGTATCTTTTGGAGAGGATCATAATGTTTGGGTGGCTCTCTACAATAGTGGTTATATTATTCTTATAGCTTCATCAACTAACTTACCTTTAAATCAATTGGTACATATTGCAGTAGTGAGAAGTGGAAATACTGTTTCTTTATATTTCAATGGAGTATTAAAAGGATCAACTATCTACTCAGGTAGTTATACTCCTACAGGAAAAACTTTGTGGATAGGATATAATAGTAGTGGTGGTCATGGTGCTCTTGCTAGTTATATAGATGAACTCCGTATCTCTAAGGGAATAGCCAGATGGACTACTGATTTTACTCCACCAACTTCACCCTACTAATGGAAAATTCCATGGATGCTATTCTTATTGATGATATAGCTCAGTGTGTAGTTTATCCAAGTAACCAGGATAACTTCTGGTGGAGGGATGACTACTCTAAAAGGGAATTTTATATGTCATATGATCAGTGGATGCATATGTTCTCTGGGAGGTATCGTGGGCTGGATTAAGTTTGTTCTTAATTTATTCAGGACACCTCTTAGTGAGAAGGAACAGAAGAGGAGACGTTTGATAATGGTGAGGAAGCTTTTCTTAATGGTTTCATTTAGGAGATAATAGTGACTAAGGCTAGAATCCTATTAGAAGACTTGCTTACCTTGAATGAGCTTAAAGTAAAGGCTTATCATGGGACCAGGTATTCTTTTGATAAGTTCAAAACAAGGAGACAGGTTTCTGGGTACAGTTATTCAATGGGAGCATACTTTTCAGATAGTGAGAAAGAAGCAAAGAGGTATGGAAAAGAGGTTAAGAGCTATTCCTTAACTTTTAATAAATTGTTAGACCTGTCTTTTATTGATGAAGATTCTGATAGAGGTAAGCAGATGTTCTTTGATTATATGAAGGATACACATGGTATCAAGTTTGAAGATACAAGAACCATGATCTACGATAATCCTCATTTTGGTTATACCACCCTTGAACAGTTGGATAAGAAGTTCAATTTGATTCCTATGCTTAAGAGAAAAGGGTTTGATGGTGTGGCTTTTAAAGAAGGAGATGGAGTAACCTATGTTGTTTTTAATGCAGATCAGATTGAGGGGATTAAGTGACCAAAGCTAAAACTTTAATATCCCTGTTGGAGAAGTAGGAGGAGCTGATATATGTCCAAAGCACAAAAGGTCATGTCTTTGTTGCATGAGCAGTACGAGATAACCATCAAGTACAGCAGGGAATGGAATGAGTATCAGGTCCCTGGTTTGGTGAGTGGTAAACCCAGTTATGTAGATAAGTATGTCTACCATACTGATGACAAGGAAGATGCTGAAGATACAGCCAAACACATCTTTGGCAAGGATGTTGTCATTAAACACAGGAGAGTTTGATGTTTTCAAAGGCTGAATCTTAAATGAATAACTACATCAACCAAATTACAAAGTTGGATTACAAGCCGGTTGATAGATCAACCTGGGAAACAATACAGGATGAGGGTCTGGATGAAGAGCAGGGTTGTTTTAATAAAGCTGATTGGTTGATGGCAGTATTGAAGATATCAGATGAGGATAAGAAAGGTCTGTCTCTATATTCAGATGATACTGTGGATAAGTTTAATCAATTTGATATCAAACTAAAGGATAAGTTCAATTTGAAATATACTGATCTCATTGATTACGATGCTGGTGTGGTTAAGATTGTTTACTGTAAGAAAGTAACTGAATCTAAAGCTGGAGCTTTTCTAGAAAAGATAAACACTACCTTCAAGGATGATCTTGAGAAGCTTCTCTTAAGCAAGGGTGGAGATTCTGTTCTGATAAGGACTGATGATGATATTGATAAGGTTTTAAGAAGAGGGAAGCTGTTCATTAAGGTTAACAAGACTGTCAGCAGCAAGATGAAGGGTAAGGATAGCCAGTGTCATTTTAATGCTTCTCGTTGCTGGGATGCCAACAAGGATAAGACTCAGCTGGTCACTGGTTTCTACCTGATCGATGGTATCTGGAAAGAACACTCCTGGGTGCTGCTTAAGGATAAAGTGGTGGAGACTACCAGCAACAAGGCAGACATGTATTTTGGATATATTATGACAGCTGATGAGGCTGAAGATTTCTATTGGGACAATGAATGAATAAAGGAGGAGCAAGGGTGTGAAGGAAGCTACGAAAAAGTTACTGGAGCAGTTGAGGGTACTCACGGCTGGGATGGATTTACCTACCTTCAGGAAGGAAGATCCTAAGTGGCTATTGAAGAATCTGGCTGTCCGTAATGCTGAACACCCAAATTTCTCTAAAGCAAAAGAGCTGTCAGAGTCACTCGTGAAGATGGGGCTGTAATGCTTGCTATAAGGTTTCTTAATGATCAGATCGGCAATCTGAGGAGAGCTAATTACAAGTATGAGGTAGTGGCTACCCAGACAGTGGATGGGAAGCTCCAGGTAATCAAGATTGCTGAGGGAGAGATAAAGGGTCACTTCAGGGAAGATGGTTGGGAAGGGTTGGTTAAGAAGTTTTCTGACCAGCTTGAAGAAGAGAAACATCAGGAGATTCTAAAGATGTTTGTTCAACTCCAGGAGGAGGGTTACCATGTCTAAGGCAGAAGAGTTTTTAGAGAAGGCAGAAGGTACCTCTCTTGATCCTATTCGTAAATGGATCACCTGGACTTTTAAAGATATGGATCTTCCTGTGGAGAGTATCAGGTTTCAGAATGGAAGGGTCTATGTAGCTACCAAGAGGTTCAACATCAAGAAGTTCAAGAAGAGCATGTTGGACTATGCTGGTGAGGAGTCTGGTGTAGAAGTAAACCCCACAAAGGTCTTCAGACTCATGGTTCAAGAGGAACTGAAGATCACAAGACCCAAGAATATACAGCCTGATCTGGATAGTCTCACAGCTTCCACTGAAGAGGTGGGTGATGATCTGATCCAGGGTGTTGTGTCCTTTAATCTGGAATATTAGGAGCCGAGAGTTGTCTAGGGCAAGAGATCTTTTGGAGGAGATGTTTGATATCTCTTACTATCTTGAAGAAGGCTGTGGGATGTTTGTACTAGCCTATAATAAACTTTATCCTGGGCATAATGTTGCTGTATTTTCCAATAGTGATGGAGAAAAGTGGAGCAGGAGTTTCAATTATGAGATCACTCATGTTGCTGTTGCTCTAGGTGATGGAAAATATGTGGATATAAAAGGTGTAAGAAGCAAATCTGATATTTCATCTGACTTTAATACTGACAAGGTCTATCCAGTATCTATTGATGATTTTAAAAGAAGGTTCATAGGAAATACTGATAATAAGCCTCTCTATAAGGGTAGTAAGGGAGATATCGAAGACCTTTATCTCTACATTAAACGTAACCCAGAGAAATATAGGAGCTGACAATGGCAGGAAACATTTGGAAAAGCATATTTCAGACCTTTAATCCTTTCAAGAAGGGTATACAGGATCAGTTGAATCTTGAGAGAGAGATTGATCGTGGTGAGATAGAGGTCGATTCCTATTACCAGATGATCCCCAAGACTCTTAGGGGTGGTAGGGCCACAGAGGAAGAGAACATCTTTGCAGTCTACCTTGCCAGTCTGAAGATCTCTGAATACCGTGACAAGATCTATGACAATTACTCAGCCATACGATCTAACTATCTGGTTCAGTCCATCTTGGAGATCATGACTGATGACTGTCTCAGACCTGATAAAGCTACTGGTAACATTGTCAACATTACCTCTGCTAATGCTGAGTGGAATAAGGAGCTGGAGAGACTCCAGGACAAGATAGACTTCGATGCTATCATCAGTGACATTACTCCTGAGATCCTGCTCTATGGTGAGTATGCCCAGCACCTGAAGTTTGTTAAGGGGGAAGGTCTCCTTGATATGGAGGATGTCTTTGACATCAAGAACATTCTGCCTATCTATAAGGGTGGTAAGATCAAAGAGTACTTGGTTAAGTCAGACTCTTCTGATCAGCAAGGGAATGTGTTGCTTCCTGAGACAATGGGAGGTGTGGCCTTTGATAGAGCACCCCTCTATAAGTATGTTTACTTCGTAAGAGCTGGCAAGAGGATAAGGGTCAAGGCTACCAAACCAGCTTACTCTAATCTGACCAATCAGTTTGAAGTAGATAGGATCTCAGGCAATGTTCGTATTGGTAGATCCGTCATCCCCACCTCTCTCATCCCTCTCATCAAGTCCCTCACTACCCTGGAGACTATCCTTCCTTTGGTTCGTATCCTGCAGCTGGACAAAAGGTCCCTGGTAGGTATCAGGTTCCCTGGTGTCACAAAGCTTGAGAGGGTACAGAACACTGTCCAGGAATATGAGAGGATGATCAATGATACCTGGAGGACTGCTAATATAGCTACTACTGGTGAGTTCAATGTCCAAGACTTGATAGGTTCAATCACGAAGTTCAGAGTCATCCCTCTTCTCGGAGAGAAAGGCTGCTTCACAGCTGATACTGAGATTGCTATGTTTTGTGGAGACAATATAAAGATCAAGAATCTGGTAGGATTGAAACAGTTCATTGTTTACTCGTATGACCAGGAACTGAATCAGATAGTTCCTGGTAAGGGGTACAACTGCCATATGACCAAAGCCAATGCACCTATTATGGCAGTGGCTCTTGATAATGGTGAAGTCCTCAAGTGTACCTATGACCATAAGTGGATGACAAGGGAGGGTGTATACAAGGAGGCTCAGGAGCTTAAGCCTGGTGACTCTCTCATGCCTCTTTACAGACGTACTAAGGAAGCCTTCGCAGATCTTCCTGGGTTGGTTGACTCACCAAGGAACCAGGAGGAGATTTACCAGCCTGGTAAGGGTTGGTCCCTTACGAGAGATACCTTGTCTGAGATAAGGAATATTCACAGTAAAGATCAGGCAGCTGTCCTCAATCATAAGGTTATCTACACAGAACCTGTTGGCAATGCAGATGTCTATGACTTCACGGTTGAGAACTATCACAATTTTGCTTTGAATGCTGGTGTCTTTGTTCATAACTCCATAGAGATGCAGGACATCCCTACTCCAGAAATTGGAAATATGGAGGACTTCGATTACATCAAGAAGACTGTCTTTGAAGGTGTAGGAGTCCCCAGTGCCTACGTGCTTGGTGGTGAGGGTAAGGAATCCCTTAAGACCTATGTGAGGTACCTGAAGAAGCTTGCATCTATTCAGAGATCCCTCGTGGTGGGTTTGAAGCATATAGCTGTTGTTCACCTCAGGGCTCTGGGTCACAAGGCTTTGCCTTCTGATATTAATATTGAGTTTGCCAATCTGGTGTCTGTTGAGAACCTCGATGAGCTGGAATACCTGGATATTCTCACATCTCTCCTTAGGAATTACTGGGAATTTGTCCGTGACATGGATGATGTCGATGGACCTACACCTGGTATCGTCAACTGGGGTGAGGTCATGACCTTCTTGTACGACAAGATGAAGAGCTTTGCAGGTTCTGAGAAGTTCTTGGAGAAGAACGTAGCCTACTTCAAGAAGTTGGGTAAGCTTCCTATTGAAACCAAGGTTACAGCAGGTGCTGGTGGTGCTGGTGGTGCTGGTGCTCCTGATTTGGGAGGTGGTGAGACTCCTGAGGCTCCAGGGGGTGACAAAGGCTTCAAGATAGTTCCCCCTGGTGAAGCCGGTAAGACTAAGGGTGGTGGGGAAGAGGAAGGAGCTGGTTATGAAATGGAAGAGCCTGGTGGAGCAGCCATAACAGGTTAGAAGGATCTTAACAAGTGTTTTTGCATCATGTATAAAGGGGCATGTCTATATATGAAAGTCTCAAAAGACGTAAAGTCCATAGCAATCTCTATAGCTTTTGATAAGGTCATTAAATTCATCCTTACAAAGATTTTCAGGAGGAAGGGATGACTAAAGCTCATAAGCTCATCAGTCTCTTGGAGACCAGTCAGTCAGTTGGTTACAAGATAATGACTCTTGTAGCCAAGACAGGGAAACTGCATAGCATGGCTGATGATCGAATATCCATACCTTTCAAGAAAGGGTACATCTTGGGGTCCCCATCGGGTATCTGGTTAGGATCTACTAAAGAGTACGTTCAGAATTATTATGGTTCAGGCTTTGAACAGGAACCTGAGGAGATGCCAGAAGGAAGATACGAGATGCTGTTAACATTTCAGTATGATCCTGCTGATGTTATGGAAGGTAATCCTGATGAGAAACCTTCCAGTTACGATGGTGGTGTGGAGTATTCAGTGAAGAAGGCTACATTGACTCATGCTTATAATGTGACATCCAAAAAGAAGGAGTTCTAATATTATCTTGAGATTCTTTATAAATATGTGACAATCTGAGGACTATGAAAGATCTGATTTGGATTATCGATGCTTTTATGAACACTCCATTGAAGGCTCAGTATACAAGAGAGCTTATTGAGAAGATCAAGACGTATGGAGAGGACATTGCTGTGGTGTCTCATACTCCAATCCCTGAGGACATCCAGAAGAGTGTCAATTACTCCATATATGATTGCAGAAACACCTTGATAGAGGACTGGTCCACTACCCTTTGGTATGGGAGTGACGATATCAAGTTGGAGTACTTATCTGGAAACTCTTATCAGGGATTCAGTATCTATCTTAACCGTAAGAATGCTCTGAGTATGTTTGGATCAGTCTACAAAAGGGGTATATTTATAGAGTATGACTTTGATCACCGAGGATTGGATGAGTTCAGGGAGAAGACTAAGGACTTTATCTTTGACTGTGATCTGATCGGTAGGTGGTACAAGGATACAGGAATCAATTCGGGCATTCTGACAGATATCTATAGTGTTAACCTCTCTATGGCTGATGAGATATTCCCTGATGTGTCCTGGGAGCAGTTTAAAGAGCTGGATGACACTAAGCTCTTTGAGAACCTGGTCTACAGACGTTTTCTCAATCATGGTGGTTTGATAAAGATGATTGAGATGAGCCAGGTTGATAACAAGGTTTACTCTGATGGGGTCATGCATATCATCTTGTGTGATGAGACTACTGGTGGTGTGATGGCTTTCATTTACAACAGAAGTGGTACTGAGGCCAGGACCTTCAAGATCGATGACAGGGAGTACACTATACTCCCTAACAATCTTAATTGGTTCTATCTGGAGAGGAAGGATGGAACTAGAATAGTTACAGATGATGGTAAAGAGAGGGTTCTCTCCAGTACAGAGAGTTATAAGAGTAAGTTTTGGTTCAGGGGTAAACAGTTCATCTCTCCTTATTGGGGAGAGAGGGAAAACGAGTTATATAAAGTTTAGAGGGGGTTCAAATGAGAGTAAAATGTACTTCGGCTGCTTTAGGTTTCGATGAGACTTTGTGGCCCACTGTGTTTGCTTCTGATCCTAAAGTTGGTGATGTTGTATATCAGCTTCCTATTGTAGTAGGCACCTTGAACACTCAGGTTTTACCATTGATCACGGAGTCCACTACCTCTCTTACAATTTCTGTTATCTCCCATAGGGTTGGCATTTTTCTGGGGGTCCAGGGTTACTATTGGGAGCCTTATGTAGAGGTAACCTTAGTTTAAGAACATTTTCAAACCCAGATTCCATTTCACTAACTTCAGTCTATCAATAGGAGGACAGCCATGTCTTTAGGAAAATTCGATGGAGTAGCAGTTGCTAATATAGGTAAATTGACTAATATGGCACCAGCAAATATAGGTAAGGTAGGTGGGTGTGGAGCTTTCCCTGCATTGGTAGGTACTGCCTGGGCTACTACAACAGCTATGAATTATGCCAGACATGATCTGGCTGGTTGTGGAACAAATCAAGCAGCTTTATCAATAGCAGGAGTAGTTGGATCTGAGGTGTCAAGTGTTGAAATATGGAATGGGTCCTCTTGGTCTTACACTACATCTTATCCTGTAAATACTTATTCGTTAGCTGCTTGTGGAGTTACTGGAGCTGCATTGGCTTTTGGTGGACATACCTTAGGTGCTTATGTGGCTCTTGCTAACAAATGGTTGGGTACTACATGGACAACTGTTGTAAGTATGAATAAATCAAGAGGTTATCTTGGTGGTTGTGGAATTACTTCTGATGCATTAGCAATTGCTGGTTATACTGGTAATGTATCAGGTATGACTGTAACAGAAAAGTGGAATGGGTCATCATGGGCTACTACGGGGGGTCTTAATATAACACGGTATTCAATTCCTGCTGCTGGTACTACTTCTTCTGCATTGTGTGCAGGTGGGTATAATGGATCTGTGTTAACATCTACTGAGAAATGGTCAGGTAGTTCATGGGCTACTACTTCTGGATTGAATAATGCAAGGAATGGATTTGGTATGGGAGGAGATCCTACTGGAGCCATTGCATGTGCAGGTAGTACAATAATTACTGAATTATGGAATGGGTCTACTTGGTCAAATACAAGTAGTATGATTCACACTGTTGGTAGTGGTGGATTTGCTGGTGATCCAATTAAGTCCATATACTTTGGTGGGTGGACTACTGGTGATGTTGCATACACTGAATTATGGCAATGAGAGACTAAGGAACCTATATGTCTAAGGCAAAGCAGGTTATAAGTATGATGGGTGAGGGTAAGAAAAACCTCAATGACCTTGATTATCTTGAGCTGACTGATATACCTACTACAGAGTTGAGAAAATACTCTAAGGAAGAGCTGATTAATGCCTTGAGTTTTCGTTGTCAAGAGTTGCTGGATATGGAAAAAGAGATAGCAAAGCTTAAGGGTATTGGAGATGACTAAAGCTCAACAGTTTCTTGAGATGGCTAAACCCAAAGAGATCAGCATGAGTAAAATCAAGCTGGAGAGGGATATAGTTTTGGTGGATACCAAAGATCCCCAGAATATCATAAATGCCTATCGAGAAGGTAAGATGCCATTGGATAAGGCAAGGGTGGAAGCTTTTAGCATTCTGGTCAGGCAGGGTCGTAAGCTTCCTCCTGTTGTTTTAACTAAGGGTAAATTGTTGAGGGATGGTCACCATAGATTTGCAGCTTACAAGTTAGCAGGAAAGACTACTATTCCTTATGAGGATTAATATGACAAAATCTGCATTCCTTATGAACCTTCTGGAAGACATTGAACCTACTAAGGAAGAGCATTTCAAACAGAGAACAAATCTTCATATTGGTTTAGTCAAGAAGTACCTGGATAAGATTCTGCAGCTCAAAGATCCTCGTATTGATGCAGCAATTCTTGAGGCTGAGAAGGTAGGTCATGACCAGAGCAAGTTCAAGTCTCCTGAGTACGAGCCTTACCTTCATGTGAACTGGAAATACTACATGAAGGATCAAGGTAAGGAATATAATCCTCCCAAGGAAGTTAAAGATGCTATGGACACTGCTACCCTTCACCATATCGTAAATAATTCCCATCATCCAGAGTATTGGCAAGATCCTACGAATAAAGGTAAACTACAAATTAACTCTAGGGATAGGGATGAACCATCAGGTGAGATAGTAGATGCTACTAAAATGCCTTTATCTCATATTGCCTGTATGGTAGCAGACTGGTTGAGTATGTCTTCTGAAAAAGGTACAGATCCTTACGAATGGGCTAATAAAAATGTAGATAAGAGATGGAAATTTAGTTCTAATCAAATTAAATTAATATATGATCTCTTAGATAAGGTATGGGAATCTTATGAGCAGAAAGAGTATTCTGAAACATGGAGTAATAGTCAATATATTTAAGATATTAGGTGATTCTGGTCAGAGAGCTGTTCCTAGTGGTAATGTGTTATGGAAGGTGCAGTGCACTGTTTGTGACAGAGTACTACTATTACCTTATCGATACATTAAAAAGTATAAATCATGTGGTTGTAATAGAGGTGATATCCTAAGTAGTTCGATGAGAAAATCTCTTAACAGAGGTGGTTGTGGTGATATTTATGCAACACATTGGAATATGATTAAGAAAAATGCAATTAGTAGAGGGTTGTCCTTTAACATAAGTGTTGATTTTGCATGGAAGTTATTTTTGAAGCAAGATAGAAAGTGTGCTTTGACAGGTATCCCTTTGCATTTCTCTACTCGTTGTTGGTCTAAGGATTCTAATGCTTCTTTGGATAGAGTAGATTCTTCAAAAGGATATATTAAAGGAAATCTTCAGTGGGTACATAAAAATGTAAATATGATGAAACAGCAGTATTCTACTGAGTTATTTTTATACTTATGTAAGAAAGTTGTAGACTACAATAAAGACACTGTTGATAATTTAACTGAAGAAGTTGTTCCTGAATTCCTTATATCAAATTGGATTTTTGGTAAATAATAAACAACAACATTAGGAGGAGGTTTGCTATGGAAGGTAAAGACTTAATCCAAGATGGTGATTTACTTGCTGATGGGTACAGTGACTGTATAATAGGAGTGGCTATACAAGTCATTAAGGGTAAACCTGTTAGAAGAGTTATATATGATGCTGTGGCAATGATTGAGCAGCTTGCAAAGGATTACATAGATGAGATTAATCCTGAAGATGCTGCATTGGAATTTCTAGAGTTTCATAATTTTGATCCATGTCTAGGAGATCAAACTCCTATCTATTTGTGGCCCGAAGACTTGGATGAAGATACTGCTACTTGTTAGGAATAGACTTAAATAATCTTTAGACTAATAAAAGAAGAGGAGGTGCTTCAATGGGGAAAGCACAGGATTTATTGGAGAGACTTGGTGGAAAGAAGCTTAAAGAGGCTGAGGATAAGAAGGATGATGACAAGATCCAGACTATCAATGAGCCTGATGTTGAGAAGGATGGTGGGGATGACTTTGCTGATCTTCATGTTGATGATGGGGATAAGAAGGAAGAGGATAAGCCTGATGAGTTTACCCAGTCCGTTTTGGCTGTCATGAAGCATGGTGAGGACAAGGATGAGGACTTTGATACTGAGCAGCTTACTGCTGGTATTAAGGTTGAAGGGGAGCACATTGATAACAAATGGATACAGGCTGCAATAGCCAAGGCTCACCTTTCTGAGTTCCCTACTTATTATGTTGCTCTTGCTAAAATGGAGGCTGAGTTGAAAGCTGAGAAAGAGAAGGGTGATAAGAAGGAAGAGCCAGAGAAGAAGGATGAACCTGCTAAGAAAGATAAAGAAGATGAGAACGATGTCTGATCGTTCTCATGTTTTAGGGTGAGTACTCTGGTTGAGGAAAATTAGAAATTGACATAGATTTTGTCACTACAAATGATAGGAGATCACCCATGTCATTAGGAAAATTTGATGGAGTGGATTTAGTAAATATAGGTAAGGTAGTTAATTTACCTGTAATTAATATAGGTAAAGTGTGTGGGAATCTTTTCTCATTAAAAGGGAGTGCTTGGGCAACTACTTCAGATTTAAATGCAGTGAGAAATGTTTTGGCAGGTTGTGGAACAGCTTTTGCTGCTCTTTCCTTTGGAGGGGATACTGGAAATAATACTGGGGGTGATACAACAGAGATTTGGTCAGGATCTTCTTGGGCTACTACTTCGGTGTTAAATCAAGCTAGGTGGGCTTTAGCTGGGTGTGGAACTACTTCTGATGCTCTCTCTTTTGGAGGATACACTGTTACTTATTCAAATGTTACTGAAAAATGGTCAGGATCTTCTTGGGCTACTACTTCAGCTTTGATAGTAGCTAAGTATGTTTTAGCAGGTTGTGGGATAACCAGTGCAGCATTAAGTTTTGGTGGGACTCCTGGAAATTCTTCTACCTCAATTTGGAATGGTTCTTTGTGGTCCACTACTAATAATAATTTATATCAAGGTAGGTATGCTTTAGCAGGATGTGGAATAACTAGTGCAGCACTGGCTATAGGTGGTTCCATAGGATCAGCATCAAATTTGTGTGATAAATGGAATGGCTCAACTTGGTCAACTACAACTGTATTGAATCAAGCAAGGTATGGTTTAGCTGGGTGTGGGACTACTTCTGATGCTCTCTCTTTTGGAGGGTACACTACAGGTAATCGTGTTAATGTTTCTGAGATGTGGGATGGTTCCTCTTGGTTTACTACCTCTAATATGAATAAAGGTAGACGTTACTTGGCAGGTTGTGGTGATGTTTCGGTAGCTTTATCTTTTGGTGGTGAGGATAATCAGCCTCAGAATAGTAGTGTTACAGAGATTTGGTTATAAGTTAAGACTAATTGGAGGTTCTCCATGTCATTAAAATTTGATGGAGTAATCATCAGGTATGCAATATGAAGATAAATGAAGACTTACTTGATTCTGTTTTCAAGCATTTCAAGCAGATGAAGACCAAAACTGTAATGGTTATTGGTGATATCATGCTCGATCACTATATCAGGGGCAAGGTGGAGAGGATTTCTCCTGAGGCTCCTGTTCCTATTGTTAATGTGACAGAGGAAGTTTTGAAGCTTGGAGGTGCTGGCAATGTAGCCAGTAATTTGAAGAGCCTTGGAGCTAATGTTCTGTTGAGTGGAACTGTGGGGTCTGATATCCATAGTCAGTCCATCTTTGGTGTTCTCTATCAGGCTGGTATATCTACTGACTGGCTTGTTACAGATGCAGATAGAGGCACTATTGTAAAGACTCGTGTTATTGCTCACACTCAGCAGGTTGTCCGTTTGGATAGGGAGAACAAAACTCCTATTTCCTTTATTGTCAGGGATCGTATCATTGATGCTGTGAGTGCCAATATAGACTCTCTGGATGCTATCATTATTTCTGACTATGCAAAGGGGGTTGTCAGTAGACCTCTTGTCCAGAGGGTGTTGGGTATAGCACGTAATAAGGGTATCCCTGTCTGTGTTGACCCTAAGAACGGTAATTTTCCGTTTTACAGCAATGTGGATGTTATTACCCCTAATATAAAAGAACTGAGCTATGGCTCTGGGATTGAGATAAGGTCCTATGAGGATATGCTGGAAGCTTCAAAGAAGATCAGGAGTAACCTGCAATGCAAAGTCCTTTTGGTTACTCGTGGAGACCAGGGAATGAGTCTCTTTGATTTTGAGAATGAAGGAGAACCTGTGGACATTCCTACTACTGCTCGTCATGTCTACGATGTCACAGGTGCTGGTGATACAGTCATAGCTGCTTTTACTTTGGCAATGATCTCAGGAGCTACATCACGAGAAGCAGCAGTTATTGCAAATATGGCAGCAGGGATAGTGGTAGGTGAGGTTGGTACAGCCAGTGTTTCATTGGATGACTTGTATAAAGCATGTATGGGACAGGAGGATTGAGGAGAGGCAGGGTCAGACTCACAATGTTGATAATAAAATATTTTTGGATCTTTACACCATTCACTTTTTGTAACAATATGATTGATGTTTACAGACAAGTTTGTCTGAGATTATACCTATCCAGCAATGTATCATGCCTGGAGTATTTATTTGGGTTTCTTTGAGATAAGGAGATGGATATTTGGGTAAGGTGGTCGAATGAATAAAGCACAAGAGTTACTTCAGTTGGTAGGTACCAATCCTGATCCTTATGTATTGTCTGCTGTGGCTGATCTTACTGATGATCTGCCTATCAATAAAAGGGGTATTGAGGATCAGATTGAGCTGCTGAACCACATACTGCATAAGATCAATAACCACAGGGATTCCAAAGTCCAAGGCATGGCTAATGTGGGGATACTCATTCAGGGTCTAACTTAAACTGGATAAAAAAATGGAGAAGCCATTAGGTGACCTCTCCTAACTTAGATGGAGTTTTAATTCAATGTATGTTAATGAGTTTCTGGGTCTTTGTCAAGTTACTATTTATTTATAAGGGGTAATTATGGTTATAGAGGCTGAGACCACTGTAAATACTGGTGAGATTGGGAGTATAGTTCCTGTCATTGAGGCTGAAGCCACTGTAGTGGTGAAGGAAACACAGGTAGAAGGTGCTCCTCCTGAAGGTACAGATGTGGGTCCTGTTGCTCCTGTTGCTCCATTACCTAGTCCCCAAGATGATCCTATGTACAGAAGGGTTAAAGCTATAATGGACATGAAGATAAGGAGAGATGCTCAGAGGGCTAAAGAGACAAAGTGTTGTAAGAGTAAGAACAAGCCTCATGATAAGGACAAGAAGAGAGCAGCTAAGAAGTCCAAGAAGAAGAACAGACACTAAGCTATGAGTAACTTCAAACTGGTTGTTGATGAAGAGGGATTACCAGCACAAAAAATACCTAAGAAAGCAAGAGGTAAACCTCTGACTTTTAATGTGTTGGATGAGATGGATGAACCTGAGCCTGAGCAAATTTTTACAGTAGAGGCTGATCTTTTTGATTATGGGCCAATCAATTTCAAGTCCATCAGTTCCTTGGTGTCCTACGTATCCCAGAAGGGCTTCTCTTGTCAGATCTATTTGGAGGGTAAGTTCTATGGGTTCTGGTCTCCTGAAGAAGGTGTGACAAAGGTAGGATGAAGGTAGTATGTCAAAACTGGAAAGAGGACACAAGTATGGAACTTAAAGATTTGTTACAGAAAAAGGTAGTCAATAATAATAGGCTATATAAAATGCTTGTGGATGAGGTTGGATCAGGTCCTCTAGATGGAGCATGTGTAGTATTAGCTCTAGCTCTTAAAGAAGTAGTTGGTGGAGAGGTGTATGTCATAGAGTCCAGTACCAGGCATTCCAAAGTTTTTCAAGCACAGCATGCTGTCCTTAAAGTTGGTAATTTGTATGCAGATGCTGATGGTTTGTTTAATGAGAAGGAACTTTTGAAGAAATGGATAGATGAAGAGGATTTAGTAGAACCTTCTTTGAGAAGGTTTAAAGGTACTGATCTTAAAGAATCTCCCAGACCAAAGAAATTGGTTAATAAACTTGTAGCTTATTTTAAAGGTGATATACATAAGGAGGGTAACATGTCAAAGGCTCAGCTAGTTAAGGAATTGTTTGAGCAGCTTCATGATTTTGATCAGGCTCTTACTAGTTTTTTGCAGGACTCACAGAAGAAGGTTGATATTAGCCACAGAGGTAGTGAGGAAGCTAAGCTAGAGAAGTCAGAAGGTCCTAAATACATCAGGATAATCTATGCTATCTCTTCTGGTGGTAAGGTTATTAGTCGTAGTGCTTGGGCATTTGTGGATAAGGAGACAGGAGATGTGTACAAACCTGCAGGTTGGAAAACTCCTGCTAAGAAAACCCCAAGGGCAAATATATTTAAGCCCGATTCATGGATTACAGGTATAACTGCTTATGGACCTGTGTATTTAAGGTAGAGTAGGGATGCTCAGAAAGAAGAGTTCTAACAAATGTAAAGGTAAAGGCAATGGAAGAGGGAGGGTTAAACTATGTGATAGGGATTGTTTTAATTGTTCTAAGAGGGACTCAATAACAAAACTTTACACTAAGGGCTACGGTAGAGAATACCTTAGAAATAAATTGGATTTAACGTAGTGCAAACAGTAACAGTCATTATCAACAACAGAGACCTCCTTACTTGGCCTAAGGAGATGCTATCTTGCATAGTCAAGTATGAAGGTCTTTGCAATATCATCATTGTTGATAATGATTCAACATACCCTCCGCTGTTAGAATGGTATTCCTGGGGTCCATGTAAAGTTGTTAGGTTGGGAGAGAACCGTGGTCACACAAGTCCGTTTAGGGAAGATATTATCTCTCAGGTATCTACAGATTTATTTGTAGTAACAGATCCAGATCTTGGATTGCTTGATGTGCCCACTGATGTTCTTCTTAAGATGGCAGACTACATGTCAAAGTATCCAGTTAATAAGATCGGTTTGTCTCTTAATTATAAGGTAGTTCCCAAAGAAAGTGTTTACTATAACCATGTTAATAGTCATGAGAAGGGATGTTGGGAGGGTCCTAGAACATATCCAGGGCTTATTGATGCAGCAGTGGATACAACATTTGCAATATACTCTAAGAGTAGATCTGCTTATGCAGTGAATGGTTATCGTATGGATTTTCCTTATACTGCAAGACATTACCCATGGGAAATAGTAGAGCCTAATGAAGAGTTTATTTATTACCTTGATCATGCAAATTCATCATGTACCTATTTAAACTTTAGGAGATGACATGAGAGTAGCAATAGTGACTGCAACGTACAATAAGCTGGGGTGTCTTGCAAATACGATAAGCTCAATAACCTGGCAAGAGACTAATCATGATATTGAGCTATGTATAGTTGATGATTGTTCAGATATAGATCCTTTCTACTGCATCTCCAAGCACTGTGGATCTATTCCTTTAAGGTACAAGAGGCTTTCACAGAATGTTGGAGATAGAAAGTCTCAGACATATGCACCAGATTTATTCTCACCAGGTATCCAAGCTGTTATCCTTCAGTCTTGTGATACTGTTTATGGTACTCCTGATCTGATCCAAGATCTAGTGGATAACCTGGAGCCAGGTGTGGCTACTATGCCTGAGGTAAGGAATCTTCCTGTTCAGGAGGATCTGCATCTTCATCCTGAGTTGCTTTCATACTATCTCAGTGATGAGAGGCTTGTTGGGTACCCTGAGAGGGGTCATCCTGTATTTTACTCAGGACCTCGTCAACCCGATCCTGAGAACAGATGGTACTTCTTTTTGGGGGCTATTCTCCTTGAGGATCTTAATAAAACTTGTTTCAGGGAGAATAATTGGGATGTGGCTATTCATGATTCGATGAAGGTTGCTGGGCTGACAGTTAAGTATATTTCGGGTATAGGTATCCATCAAAAGCATGTAGACCTTAAGAGGAATGAATTTGGTCAGGTGGTGAGGTGATGGAGTTAACTAATTTTCTGGGTAAAGGTATAGCACAGACAAAGGAAGCCATACCTCTTTGGGAGTCTCTTGTAAGTAGTCATAGACCTGCACGTATTATTGAGCTGGGAACAGGTGGTGGTATGTTCAGCTGCTATTTGAAATTACTGTGCATACAGTTTGATGCCGAGTTCCATACTTTTGATAATCATCCTTTGACAGAGACATCAGTAAGTCATCTATTGGATCTACGCAGTTCATTTGAGATGCTGGACATATTTGTAAATGAGGAAAAGATAGCTGGCCTGATCAAGAGAGATGGGCTGACTATCATGTTTTGTGATGATGGGGACAAGATTCGTGAGTTTAATATGTTCACGAAATACCTGAAAACAGGTGATATTATCTCAGCTCATGATTGGGGTGTTGAGATAAGTAATCAAGATGTTGTTGAGTCTCTTATTGATCTAAGTTATTTGCCATTAAATGAGTTTTTGGAAGTGGCTGCTTATACAAAGTTTTTTATTAAATTATGAGAAAGATTGCAATTATTAATCGCTATAAGGGATCAGTGGATTGGACTAATAAATTGAACTTTGAGTACATCATTTATAACAAGCTCGATCCTCTGATATCCAGTCAATATTATAAGACAGATCAAGAGAACACTCAGGAGTATTATAAGAGGTTGTTTAGTGTTCCTGGCTTTTTGGAGATAATGAGACCTAAAAGTCCTGATCTTAATTTGGTTACCAATGTGGGTCATGATGCTTCCACCTTTTTCTACCACATTGTTAATAACTTTGAAGATCTGGCTGATATCAATATTTTCTTACATGAGAACCCTTTTCATCATTACCACAATGGTGATTTTATACAGATGCTGAATGGCCTTAATGAGATACCTGATTATATGGACTGGGGACAGATAATGCTTTCTGATAGAGATGGAGGACCCACAGATAGGTGTCCTGTTGGTGATGTGTTCCATCATTTGTTTCCAGACCAAGAAGTTCCAGACTCTTATACCTTTGTGTCAGGCTCATTGTTTGCCCTCTCTAAAGCTTCTATTCATAGGTTGGGGATCAAGTTCTTTAAAACCTGCATAAAGGTAACAGAGACAGAACCACTGGCACCTTGGGCATTTGAGAGGCTCTATTTTAGAATTTTCACTGAAACGAAGCCTAATGCTGGGCTCGTAATATAGTACCTTAAGGAGGGCTCTATGAGAAGATTTATGATTCTCGTTCTATTGTTTATGGTTATGGTACCAGGTCTGGTTTTTGGACTTGGAATTCATGTAAATTGGAGTGCTAACACTGAAACAGATCTTGCTGGGTATAAGGTGTACTATGGAACGGTGGCTGGTTCATATGGGGCTCCTATCGATGTTGGCAAGGTTACCTCTCATGACATTGGTAATCTCTTGGACAGTATTACATATTATGTAGCTATTAGTGCCTATGATACATCTGGAAACGAATCTGCAAAGTCTGCTGAGGCATCTATTCTTATGCCTGACAGAACTCCTCCAGCTGCTCCTGGCACACCTATAATTGTCTCTGGTGTGAAGTCTTTAGCAGTTTCTTGGACCACTGTAGCCACTGCTGCAACTTATAAGCTGTATTATGGTACAGTAGCAGGTGTATATGGTACTCCAGTCATAGTGACAGGTACTTCTTATACACTTTCAAATCTCTTGGATAACACTACATACTATATATCCATTAGTGCTGTGGATGCTTCAGGTAACGAGTCTACAAAATCTGTAGAAATCAGTAGTAAGACAAAGGATACCACTCCTCCAACTGCTCCAGGCAAACCTACTCTCACTATTTGGGAGCAGATAGCAGCTTTTTTTAAGAGACTGTTTGGTAGTTTGGCTTAAGATTATTTAGCAAAGGACATTCTGCAGATTAGGGGGTATGATAGTACCCCCTAATCTTTTTATGAGGTGATATATGGAGAGTTCTAAAGAAGATCACAGAACTACTAAATCACTCCAAGGTAATATTTCTTATAGTTCGGTGTTGGAAAGACTTATTTTTCTTTCTGATTCTGGTGACATTATTATTGTTAATATTGATAAAGAGCATCTTGACGAAATTGTGCATGGGGAGTCTTTACCTGTTTGTGTAGATATTCGATACTAAACCATCTCTCTTAGAGTGGAGGTACCATGTCTATTAGAGTCCTGCTATCTCGTAGAGAAATCCTTATAGTTCTTCGGTCACAAGGTCTTCATGGGATTCATCTTAGGAAGTGTTGTAGGGATTATGAGCAGTATCAGCTTAGTATGTGCTAGATCTTAAAACTCCTTATAATACTATAGTAATTTCATTATGCCCTTGACATATAGTCTTGGTCGAGTTTACAGTGATTTCTTAACTGTTGCTAAATCCCAAGATAAGGAGCTGGGCAAATGAGACCACTTAATTTCATTTCTTCGGAAGCCAATGTAGCAAGAAAGAATGCAATGACCAATGTTCTTCTTAGCATGCAGCCAGGTAGTATTATGCTGTATGAAGAGCTTACTGAGAAGGTTGGTTTTGATGTAAGAGAGTTCAGCTCTCTTCTGTCCAGTGTCAAGACCAAGATTACTAAAGAGTACCAAATAGTGTTTGGTACTCTGAGGGGTGAGGGTATTATTAGGCTTACCTCCAAGGGTATCCTTCTTCATGCGGAGAGCAAAGAGGCCAGTCTTCGTAAAGGTTCTCAGAGAGCTATTCAGGCTATCATTTGTATAAACCGTAATGAGCTGATTCCTGAGGATCAGACCAAGTTTGATCTGATGGTTGAGAGAGTGGGCTTTGTTTATGCTGTGATGAAGGATGATACTGCTGCTCACAGACTGGCTCCATTTGTACATTACCCGAAAAATGGTCCTGACATAGGTGCTGATCTCAGAGCTATCTTTGGATCTCAGAGAAGGAAGCTGCATGTAGTGCCTAAAACTGCTGCTTGATATGGGTATACTGCTTGATATGGGTATAGCAGACAACCTGGAAGAAACCAGGGATATTTATTCTGTTGAATTCTTTGTAGGTCTATTAGATCAGGGCACAATAGAGAGTGCTTCCTGTTATGCTCAGATGATTGTTGCCAAGACTAAAGGAGTTCCTATATTTTATGTAGTACCAAGAGGTATTACTATCCCTAAAGAATACACAGAAGGTGTTAAATATCTGCAAATTAAAGTTATAGATCAATATTACTTGGACTTTCCTAATCTTCAAGATCCAGTAGCAATAGCTCTGTCTGATATAAATGCTTTTATAGAGGAGATGAAAGCAGAAGGAGTATTCAGTGAATATAGACGTAACAGACCAGGTTGATACTGGTCCTGTTGATGATGAGTGCATGTCCTTGTGTAAATGTGTTTGTGGGGCTAAGTTTGAATACTGGACGATGATCATAAGTATATATGAAAACGACCCCACTGAGTGCCCTCATTGTAAACGGAAATTGTTCTTCAGCCATTCTGTGAGAGTTTATCAGGTGATATCTCCAACAGATCCAACAAATGATATTGTTCGTCAGTTCTGGAGTTTATCAGCCAGTCAACGTAGAAAGATTTGTGGAGATCTTGGTATTCTTCCTAAGGATGAGAGTCTGTCAGAGACACAGAGGTACGAGTGGGCTTTTTTGAAAGCCAAAGATGCCGATAAGGTAGATCAGCTGATAGAAGAAATCAGGAAGGCTGCAGGTACAGTATGACATTTGAAGATGCAGAGCAGAAGCTCAGTGAAATTGCCAGGGGTAGATTCTATTCACTGGCACAAGAAATGAGTTCTTACACCAGTGGTAGGGTAGAGATATTCTACAAACTCTTTGTGGACATACCTACATTACTTGTTATGTCAAAAGGTGTTAGTCACAGTTCTTGGGAAGAGGCTTTTGAGAATCTTGCCAAAGATATAGAAGTGGATGTGTGCTTGCAGGAAGAGCAGCAACAGGTAGACGATACATTGAAGAAGATTGGATGTGTCATGTCTGCTACTTTAGATTAGAGGGATAAATGAAAGATATTTACACAAAAGAGTGGATTATAAATGAATCTGTAGGTATAACTAGTCAATATGAAAAAGGTATCTTGACATTACGCTCTCTACATTATCAATTAGTGAGTCATGGCATGATTAATGATATTCAGCATTATAAGCGTGTTGTAAATGCAATGATTTCTGCTAGGTGGGAAGGTATTATATCTTTTGATACTTTTTCTGATCTTGATCGTACAATGGTTGGAGAGACAAAGTGTGAGGAGACAATAATTGAAGATCAAGTGCTGACAGCTAAAAGTCAGATTAAAGCTTGGATGACATCTTTTCATAAGAATCGCTGGGAAAACCAGATGTATTATCCTGAGGTTTTTATTGAAAAGAAAGCATTACAGGGAGTCTTTCAAAATTTATGTAGAGATTGGGATGTTACTCTTGGTGCTTGTAAAGGTTATCCATCACTTACTTTTCTTTATGAAGCTTATCTAAGACTTAAACATGTGGATAAAATTCCCATTATAATCTATTTTGGTGATTATGATCCTTCTGGTGAGGATATTCCTAGAAGTATTGAAGAGAATCTTAGGAAATTTGGTATAGAAGTGGAAGTAAGACGTATAGCACTTATGAAGGATCAAGTAATAGAGTGGAATCTCCCTCCAGCTCCAGTAAAGAGTTCTGATACACGAACAGCAAAATGGAATGGTTTAGGGCAGGTTGAGTTAGATGCTGTTAGACCAGAAAAACTTATGGAGTTACTGGGTGGTGCTATTGAGGATATTTTTAATCCTGATTATTATGAAGAACTTTTAAAACAAGAGGACCATGAACGTATTATTTATCAGGGAGATCTTAAAGAATTTGTGAAGAGCTTATGATAAAAATATTAGTAGATGGGGAGGAGAAGGAACGCACCTAGATATATAAGATCAGTTAAAAATTTAACTTCTGTACAGTCTTCTTATTTTGCTGGAATAGTTGATGGAGAAGGCACTATAACTGTTGCAAAATCTACAAGATCAATTGGAGATTTAACTCCTCTACTAGCTGTCGTTAATACTAACAAGGAATTGATTGATTGGTTAGTTGATAATATTGGAGGGAATGTTTCAATAAAGAAGCCAGAAAAGAAGCACTATAAGGTAGGATACAGGTGGTATATTTATTCAGTACTGGATATAAAGATAAAAAGGTTTAATAAGGCACGTCTGAGGAAAGCAAAGGATAGTCTGTAGTGTATGCTCATCAGGTAATAGAAGATTTTTCAGCTCGATTAAAAGATTCTGGAGATCCTGCATATCTACGTGCTATGAGTCTATTTATAACTAAACTTAGAAAGGCTCATCATTTTCATATAGGTGAGGTTGAAAAGTTTAGAGCTGATGCTCATGGTGCTCTTGGTATTGTACCTGTTGATCAGGATAGTGGTTTATGGTTGGCTGTTAAAGACTTAGAAGATACCCATCTGCCCTATCCTTTGTGTTGGATTGACTTTATTGAAGTAGTTAAGGAATATGAGTATGAACGTCTTATTAACTCAGTTAAATCTCAGCAAGTGAGGGATGCACTTTCTAAAGTGCCTGAATATATGAGGTTTCATTATGTGGGTCAGACAAAAGTAGGTATTTTAGTTGAAGAGACAGAGAAAAATGTTATCGAGTGTGGGTTTGCTTTTTATCATCTTGTTAGGAGATTGTGGCAGTTGGCTGCTTATAAGGCTCGTATAAAGATAAATGGTACCTTTGAGGATGGAGAGCTTTCTGGACAAGAGGTATTATTAATGTATCATAGTATGTATGATCATCTTAATGATGGTATTAAGTATGCACTAAAAGGTAATATACTTATAGTGCTTACTAATTTTCTATCCTTCTTAAAGGTAGTGTCCTGTAAGAATGTAACAACTGCTATAATAGATCCATCTGGTTCGTTAAATAAGAAAAGAAAGAGATCGGGAAAGCAGGAACTCTTTAGTTATCATGTTTTAACCTGGGCTATTCCAGGTAAAAAGAAGAGTAGTGTAGATAGTAATAATAGGGAATCTACGGAACATAATAGAGTTCATTTTTGTAGAGCCTATTGGAAGGAGTACACTTCGGAAAGACCTTTAATGGGGAAGTTTGTGGGTAGGTATTTGTGGCAGTCCCATGTGAGAGGTCAAAGTAAAGAAGGTATAGTTACAAAAGATTATAATGTTAAAGTAAAAGGTGATCTATGAATTATAAGCAAAGAGGGTCTGATGCCAAAACAAATGATAGATATATCTGTTACTGATTTTAAAGTTGAGGAGTCAGAGAGTGGAGCTATAAAATTCCGGAAGAGGTAATGAGAGATGCAGAAAAGATTGTTGCTCAGATGAATGATAATGTAATTAATGCAGCAAGGGAAATTATTAGAAAGAAGATGAAACAGGTAAAGGAACAAGAAGATTGAGTAAGGTCAGAGAGAACAATGCTGATAAGGACCTCTTTAATGAGTGGATGATGCTCAAATCCAGAGCTGATAATATGATCACCTTTGCACTTGGTATGGTTCAGAATGACTATCCTGGTATGACTGTTGAAGAGGTTTTGGAGTGGAAGAGAGAGGTCAGTAGGAATCTGGCTACTTTTGATAAACAGGTAAATAAGCTATTAGGTAAAACACTTGCCTTTTTGCTTATTGAGGGTGAGGAAGACGATATTCCATATTGAGGAGGTTAACATGGCTGAAGATCTGAGAATAGGAGAGGTAGTAGTGCTGATGGGTCAGGGTATCGAGATGACAATTGTAGATGATTCTGTTCAGTCAAGTGGCATCTTTGGGTGTGCTTGGTATGATAACAACAGTGTCTTACAGATTTACAATTTCAAGAAGGATGTATTGGAGAGGAAGGTTGGTTGAGGATTTGATTAATGGTAGAACTGCAACTGTGGAAGCAAAGATAGTAGTAGAGTAGTGATGATCAGTTCTGATCATCTTTTTACGTCTGAAGAAGATTGAGGAGGTCCTAAAATGTCAAGAGAACCTAACATCCCTCCATTGGCTAATCGTTTATTGGCTGCTTTACGTCAAAGTACTTTCGAGAAGAGGTCTGTACTTGAGCAAGGTGAAGAGGAAGTAGCAGCTCCTAATGCAGGAGATCTCAAGACTGCTCTGGATGAGTATGATTATGGCCTTTCCCTGGAGCTGGATCACAATGGTAGCAATCTATCTACTGGACCTGATGCAAGTACCGTCTTTGAGATCAACAATGATCAGGGAGCTAATTGGATAGAGTTCCAGCTATGGGACAAGAACAGGTTTGACACTGCCATAGGGACTATCAGATATATCTGTGGGATGAAAGCCAATCCTGACTCTATTACAGTGTCTTCAGGTAAGGGTATAGAGAGGATCAAATTCAATAGTAAGGATGAAGAGATTGAAAACCTTGCTGATGTAAAGGACAAGGAAGATTACAAGGATAAGATCCAGAGGATCAGAAGGATCTTTATGGGTTTCCAGTTGAACACAACAGGCATCGTTGGTATACCTAACGATCCTAAGAGCTTTGAGAGCATTGGTAGGAGAGTAGGCCAAGGTATCATCAAAGCTTGTACACCTTACCTGAAGGGATAATGGCTTATAGAGTAATAGGTCATAGAGATGTAGGTAATGTCTATACAGTCATCCAATCACATGCTTTATTTGAGCATGAAGTTGAGGGTGTGAAGAGGAGACTGGAGAGGGATGGATTCTCTGAGTTTGAGGTAACAGATATGAGGATCTCTATCTGTATCTTCATTAGATGGTTCTTCCAATATTTGTTAGGAGGATGTCATGAGTAAAGCAGAAGAGCTTCTGGAGCAGTTAAATGCTGTTGAAGAGGAGAGTTTGGGTTGGCACATTGTGAAGACAGGTACCAATGACCAGCCAGGATCAGGTCCTTATGATACTCATAAGAAAGCCAGACATGAAGCCCAGTTTAAGCACTGGTATTCTCCTGATGGATGGGATATTCGGTATGGGTATGTCAATGCTGAGGATCAGTTCGTAGAGTTGCCTAAACCTACTTAAACTGTTTGTAGTTACTTTCATTTGAGGTCCTATTACCCTCTTCACCAAAATCGATATTGATGGTGCCTACAGCTACCAAGGTCTTCATGATCTCTTTAACAGTAGTAAGGAGAACACCTGTCTCTGGGTGATAATGCTTAACACCTGCTTCAATACCATTGGTGAAGGCTCTTATCATCAACTGGGCATCTTCTTCAGGAGTGCTCATCAAGATCTTCCTTTGTGGGTTCTAGTGGACTCATAGGTGTTATGAATGGGTTGTTCATGATGTCCATATTCACTAAGACACACTTTCCTGTATCCATTAGGTTGTTGGTTATTACTTTATCAATCAGTGCATCTGGATGCTCTGCTTTGATTCTATCCAGTATGTTTAATACCTGCTCATGGACAGTTTCATTACAAATTAAAACAGCACGATAAGGTTTAGTTTCCTTATCCATTTCTCACTTTTCCTTATGCAGTTGGGTCTGAGAGCTACAAAAGTCAGCTATCTCCCTGAGGCAGACCCACTCATATACTGTGTCACCTTTGGGAAAGAAAGAATACTTCCTCCATCGGGAGAACCAGGCTATTGTCCCTAGCTGGATGTCATCATACTTGCTGACTACCCACCATACCTTTGTCTTGGGCTTTGGTGGAGCCTCTATGAATTTTATGTGGGTTCCTTCTTTCATACTGCCTTCTATCTTCTCTCGTGCAGACGATTTATTCTTACACGTAAGAGAGGTCCTTTATAGTTAGGGTACCTGGATACCCAAAAACCTAGATCATAGAGATACTTTGCTAATTTTTCTCGTATGTCCTTAGATATTGCATTTATTACCAGTTCATAATCTGATCCTGAGCACATATCATAGTAAATGTAACGATATCTAGCTGTTCTCTCATCCCAGTCTTCTGGAGCCTCAACTATAGTCCAGTCATTTTCATCAGAGTGAAAAAACTCACACAGGCACCCCAAGAGAAAGTCTCCTTCAAGAGGTAGCCTCTCTAAGATCTTTACTTTCCTATTTTCTCTCCTTGCTCTTTCAGGTGATACTTTAGCAGCAGCTACGGATACTCCTTTGGCAGTACCAAATAGCTCACTATCTAGTTCTGCAAAAAGCTGTTTTTTTCGGGAGTGTTCCTGTATCAACTTATTCTTGAGTTCGTTTGTGGGTAGCTTTCTCATGTGTTTCTCAGCTCACTTCGGTAGATCTTCACCTATGAATTTCCCTTTATCAAACTCCTGTATCATTTCCTTTGCTCCAGGGTTGGTGAAGTACACAGAGGTCTTTGGTACCTGCACAAGCTTGTTGCACCATCGGCACCACCTATCAGCATGCCCTCCTCCATAACCCCATTCTGTTTTGGACAGCTCATGCCCTCCAAAGAAGCCACAGAGGAATTGAATGACCTTCTTGATGGGCTTTGGGTATTTGCTGACCACCCACCAGAGCTGAGGGTACTCTTCCCTGTTTTCGTATTGATTGGATTTGTGGTGTCTGGCTATACTAGTCAGTATCTCACTCTTCCTGCTTTGGTCATCTATATATTTCATTTCAGGGATGCTCTGATCCTTATGGAGATCCTTATGAAGAAGAGAATTTCCAGGTATCGGGAGAAAGACATATCCAGTATTTGGGCTAGGTGTGCCTTGAGATCATTGCATGGTAAGTAATAAGATTCTGCTATTTCAAAATCTGGGTACTTATCTGGGTACTTTTTTGAGATAATTAGAATACCACTCTTACTCTGATTTTGTTGGACTTGTATGGTTACTATACTCTTTCTATGCATGACTCATTCCTCAAAAACAAGGTCTAGAATCCTCTCAGACATCTTATCTCTAAGATCTGAGTCCTGTATATCCATTAGGTCATGGAAGACTCTCATGGATATATTAGCTATGTAGGATTGCTTGAAGTCAGGGTCATCCTTGAATGCCTCCCTCATAATTCTACGAGCCTCTTTTATACTCCCTACTGGAAGATCCTTAAGTTCTTGGACCTCAGAGTATGGCATATTTTTAATAATTCCTTTAGTTTCAGTATCACTGATAAGTAAATCCTCTTTAGGTAAAGGGTTGACCTCAATACTTATCTTGAGCTGCTCTAGTAGCACACTCCACAATAAGTTTAAAGGTCTGTCAGCATTAAAATTTCGTCCATTGTAGGACCTATCAAGAATGGTAATGTCTATGTCCCTGGCATTATGTCGGTGACCATGAAAATGAAGATAGACATTGATTGCAGTACCTATTAAAATAACAGCAGCAGCACCCAGTTCCAAATAAAGTTGCTCCATATCACCTCTCCTCTAGAAAGTCATTATTCCATGTAAAGCAGATAAGATCTATGTTATCAGATATGATACCCCTTCTGCCACATCTTTCGCATTGGATCTGATGAAGACCAGATAAGGGTACCAGTTTTAGTTCATTACCTATAGAGGCTCCACAAGGACAGTTGTTAATATCAATCATCTCTTCCATTATACAATCTCCTCAGACATGTATATTAGAAATTTCCTCAAGTCTTCTTCAGGGATAATCCTCATACCGTTGCTTAGCTGACATACTTTGAGTTCAAGGTTTCTTAGAGTAATAATACCTTCATGAGTGACTACTGGGTATCCATTTATCGGATCTTCATCTGCCTTGGTAAGACCAGTAGATTTCCATTCCACATTACCAAGAGTCAATGCTTCTGTTATGGGATTATAGGTTTTGTCTTCTTCCTGTGCCTGAACAACTATACCCTTCTTTTCCTCATCCATTATAACCCCTCTCTGGCAAACCTCTTTATGTAGACATTTACTTCATCATTTGACATTATATCAGGGAGTGTTGCAGTGAATGCATCGATGTTCTTGTCCATCTTGAGTTCCTCCAGGTGGATAAGAACATCGGTCTCTGTCTCAAAGAGAGCACCATCCTCCAGAACCTTGAAGGCTTTGATCTTTACATAAGCCTTGCCATTACTCTTGGGGAAGGATGCTCTTATGACTTTGTTGACTGCTGCTTGAGCTGCTATGCCGTTTTTTGCAAAGGTGTCTAACCCAAGCTTATGGCTTAACTCAGGATCAAGAGAGGTACCTATTTCCACATTATAGAAGTCAGCTATATCCTCTTTTTTCAGCAGTTTGTTCCTGATAAGATACCTGGCTATCCTTGTCAATATACTCTTTTTGGTCTTACCTTCCTGTACACAGAGCTTGAACTTAGCAGCTAACTGCTCACTTCTTATGAGATCATCAATGATGGAAGGTCTGATTTCTCTCATAAAGTTACTCATCATCGTTCTCCTACCCTGGTACCTGCCCCCATCAGTTCCCTTAATCCTTTCAAACATATCATTTTCAGATATCCATGGGTGCTCTTTCCTCATATGTTTTTCAATAATACCCATGTATACCTTAGCCAAGACTCTGGAGCCTTTTATGGTGGGTCTTGTAGAAGGCTCAACTACCTTGTTCGTTCCCAAATACTCTCTAATAGAGGTCAGACTGCCAGGGTAACCTCTCCCACGGATGACCTTAAATACTTCTGCAGCTTTTACATTTGGGAACATAGATAACAAGGAATCTATGTCATCAAAGTAAGGTTTAATCAGACCAAACTTTTTGACATGTGTGTTTCGTATGGGGGTAGGATCTGCTTTGGCCCTCTGTAATATATCTTCCTCTGGCATCTTACATATCTTCTCAACCGTCTCATGGGCATGACCTGTTTTTTGTGCTATCTGGTTGAAGTTTATGCCTTCTCCGTGATGCAAGTTCCATATAACAAGCATCTTTTTTCCTGGGATCATATTAACCCTCCATTGTAGAACTTTGTCTAACTTAGCTTTTGTTCTTATTCCAAGCAAGGAACTTAAGTACTGTAGGTACTAATCTCTCGTCCAGGCTGTAATGCTCAGGCATCTCCAGCCTTTTATAAATGACCTTCCATTCAAAGTCTTCAGTCAGTACTTGCAGCACCTGCCACTGACCTTTGCCTGGACGGTAGGGTATGTTCCTCTCATCACAGAATCTCTTAAAATCTTCCAGCTTATCTTTCTGTAGAAAGTTTCTACTTGCCATTGTTCCTCTTTTTGGTTCTCTTAGTCAACAGTGTAGGGAACCCCTTTTCCTTGTTGTAGATCTTAAGCTGGGTCGGTTCATCTTTCATAAAGGCGTTCCACGCAACATAGATCTTATGCCTCACTTCATCAGTAGTTACCAGCTTTTTATCCCCTCCAGAACGAGTTCCCTGTCCAAGCTTAACAGTTCTCAGATACTCTCTTACCGTCCAGGTAGCATCCTTCATGGTAAGCTTTTCTCCATCCCTGGCTTCTAACCAGAACATTACAGCTTCTTCAGGGTTTGCTTCAAAGGTGTCTATTATAGCACAAATTACAGCTGCTTTCTCCAAGTGTCTGCCAGTTTTGCCTTTCCCTAAGAGTACATGCAGAAAGTCACCTTCGGGTATGTACTCCTCCATGAGTTCTACTTTTCTGTCTTTTGTAGCTGCAAATAAATTTTCCTTTATCACAGCTCCGCTAATAAGGAGAGAGCAGACCCTGTCAGTCCAGTCAACACCAATACCTTCTTTTCCAGCTCTTGCCATATCTCTCAAAGTTCTAGAGTCAGTATCAAACTGCTGATAAAGCAGAGAGGCTTCCATTTCGTTACTACAATAGACCTCTATAACAAGTGCTGAAATGGGTATACCTGTTGCAATGATCATTGCAGCCTGATGCTGTCCGTTAAACAGAACCCTCAGGTTGTTTTTATAACCGAGGATAGCTATGCAGATGAACCCTACATGGAATTTACCTTCCATCTGTTTCTGTATGAGGATCATCAACTTAGCTGCTTTGAAGGGTCGCTGACCTTCATATGTGTTTATGGACTTTAAGTATTCAGCAACTTCCACAGTTATGTTATTCTGTTCCTTTAAGTTTGTTTTGACTACCTTAAACATTGATGCCTGGGTGACTTTTTTAACTTCCATGAGTTCCTCCTCTTTGATTAAGTAGTTGTAAATCATTTGTAAACTGTTTGTATATATTACCCTACGTTTGTAAAGTAACCCCCTTTATATTAGTGTGTTTATTTAAGCCCTGCTACATCTTTGAGGATCTTAACACGTTTAATAGCTTCTTTTTTGGAGGTAGTAGTCCACCCCTCTTTCTTGGTATCTTCTATTTTCTGGTAGAATATTTCAAAGGCTTCTTTATACTCACAGTTCATATCATCATAATTATATTTTTTAGGTATTCCATCTATAATACCATAGAGGTTTTCAATTGAGCTTAAAACAGTTTCCTTGGAAATAGTTACCCATCCTTTTACTTTGGCATTTCTTACCTGCCATTTAAGTACATTCCACACTTCTTTGAATTCAAGGCTAAGTAGTGTCTTAGATTTACTTTTTGGTTTCTCTGTATTTATATCTATGTCGAAGGAGTTAACATGAAGACCATTGGGTGTCCTCTCTCCATATATTAACAATTTTTGGAGTATAGCATTCCCAAATTTATCTAGGGTGTGTTTTAAATATGCTGCTTCTTTTTTAAAGTGTTCTCTAAGTTCAGGTGAAGAATGAAATCTTATTCTGTCTTTGCTACCTCTATTAGACATTATAATCCCTTGTTGTCAGTGTATTATGTTGATCTACTGCTTATTTCTTATTCTATTAAGATTGTCAAGGGTAAAAACAGGAACTAGCTAATTTTATGAGTTCCTGTTTTTGAGATAGATTAGTAGCCTCTGTCTTTTGGGTAGGGTAAAATCTTATTTTTGCTCTCAAAAAGGTTACGTAAATATTTAGTCTCTTTAACTGTATTACCCAAGATATATGCATACTTGTGTTTAGGTTCTATCTTTCTTTTTTCGCTGCATTTTTGGTAGTACTTAGACATTCGTTTTAACTTTAGGCTTACCCGTTCTGGCATTTTGTTGAAGTGAATCCTATCACCAGTTTGCCATGTATCATCCCAGGGAATGTTGCACTCTTTGGCAATCCTTTTGTACATAGACCTGCTTCTAAAGGATCTATCTGATGTCCATTTTCCATTAACTTTGTATTGGAATTCAGCTCCTGACTTTTTGCCAATGTAGTAAAAGTTGCAAGCTTGATATATAGTTCCAAGTTCTTTAGCTTCAGTGTCACTATAACAGGTGAACAGCCTGAATCGAGTATTCTTAACCATCCATTTAATTGAAAACATTACTAATTTACTACCTAAATTTTTTGGTGACCAGCTAATGCAAGCACCTCTTGATATCAATCTTTCCAGTTTTCTGGTGGCTATCACTTTGGTATCTTCAGTGCTTATCTTTAACTCTTCAATGGTAAAAGGGGCCAGGCTACTAGTCTCTATATTGTCACCAAGCAATTTTGAGAATGCAGTAGGCATGTCCATAATAACAACACCAGCTAAAATGCCTTTGTACCTAGCAGTAAAAAAATTGGTTGGATACAAAGACATCTTACCTAGCCACTCATGCCTCTCTATAAAAGCTTTTATTTCTTTGTAGGCTTCAGGTTCATGTTGTAGCTGAAAATCCTCACATCTTAGGTCTTTAACCTCTTCATATAAAAGTCCTTCAAATTCTAAGTCTTCTTTTAAATTTTTTAGCCTGATATCATACTGCCAACAATGGTTCTCTTCATAAGTTGAGAATCTATCCACATCATTTCCTTTCTGGGAGTGGTAAAGGTTTTATCAGGATATCGGTCAATGGTACATGCCAAGTCATATCCTCAGCTCCTCTCTCACCTTCATCAATATCTTACCCAGGTGATTGTTACCTACTCCGTTGCAGACTCCCCAGTATTGATCATGCCAGTAATTACCTTCTATCAGCTTACTATATCCTGTGGCAAGCAACCTCTTTCTGATATAGTCATTTTGTTTGAATTTGTTGAGTACACCAGTGTACATGATGTCAAGCTTAACCTCTTCCCAGTCTGGTCTGAGTTCGATCTCAGGGCTGTTGCCTATTCTCTTTGCCACCATGCCGTTCTTACACAGACGGATAGTCTCATAGATAAGATGATCTAAGGTCTTGTTGGCTTGATACCAGTGTTCTACGGATATATAGAGTTTTCGGTCTATGTAGAAGAGAGCTTTGTACATATTAGACAGAAATCTGTAGTCACCCTTGAATTCTAATATATCCATTACATATCCCTAATGTGATTACTTCCAAGTAAAAGAGGATTTGAAATGTATTCTATTCCATATGTATCTGACTGTCATGCATAGAATTAACAATAGCTGTATCGATCATGTATCTGAAGGGCTCTATAACCAAGATATATATGGGTATGTAACCCCAATAAGCAAGATGGACCAGGATACTTAGTATAAAGTTTATACCTACTCTGATCTTTTTCATAACTAGTTACCCTTAGATAGGAATTGTTTTCTCTGTTCCAACAGCTCGTTGTAGTATGTAAATACTGTCTTGGTGTCCTCTTTATTGAGCTTCTGACAGCTGATAAACATGGGATATCCATTGATACTTCTTGGCCCTGCCTTTGAGTGGTATTCAAAGATCATACCAGCATCTTTTACCCATTCTTGAGCATGATCCCATAGTGATAAAGCCATGAAGATGCTAAGTAATGTCTTACTTTCACTTTTAGGTACATGTCTGTCAGAGAAGATCTTACCATCAGCCAGATCCAAGGCTATTTGACGGAGTTCCTGGTCAGTCTTTATAGGATCTGGAGGCAACTCTTTCTCTTTACTTCTTGCTTTTGTCATGTTTGGGGTCTCCCAGCAGTTTGATCTTATTTTCTATAGCTTGTTGAAGATTCTTTTCATCCTTGAAGAAATTATCGAGTTTAAGAGCTAAGCTACATAAGGATATCATGGCTTCATAGAAGAATCGAGCTGCATCCTCAGTATATTCCATTTCCTTGGTCTGATCTGAATCAGGACGTATATTAATCCCCACAAAGGCATTGAGCATCTCCATATAGTTTCTGGTAGGCTCTTCTGCATGGGCTATTAAATACTCTTGACGATGTTTTCCTGTTCCTATTTTAGGTTTATATGTGGTTTTATCATATACTGCAGCAGCTAATCCTATGGAAAACACAGGTTTATCATGTAGATACTGAACCGCATTACCTCCTCTCCACTTACCTTTATTACCTTCTGATCCATCTGGGTGGAGAGTACTATTCAGGCTTTCCCATATATTATAGTCTGTTTGGACCCTGTAGACAATGACTCTCTTAATCTCCTTCTCACAATCCATCTTGTATTTGATCAGCTCTCTTATGTACTTTGTACAGTTTTCAAGAGTATTACCTGAAACTCTATGTTGGGATTTACCTGCTCCACGATGTACATAGAGGTTGATGTTGAACTTTTGAGGGCTGGGAACATCTTTATCAAAGATTGTGAAGGATTTGGTTATTTCATAGAGATCATCAGGGATTTGTAAAGTGAACAGACCTGAAGTATCAACAAAGCAAGGAGATCTGTATTCGTAGATCTCACCAGCATTGTTCTGATGTCTTATGTTTATATCCTTTATCTTTGGCATTATTTGAACCTTATCTGACCATTTAGTCTTTTAAGCTCTGCAGAGATTTCTCTAAGAACCACTAAGGTTTCATTGATCTTTAAGTACCAGCAGGTGATCTCCCTACAGATCAACATGATCACGAAAAATATCAGTAGTGCAGCTAAGGCTGTTTCCATATCATTTCCTTTTTAGAAACCTTATTCCTTCTCGTGTGAGGATCACCACATGACTGTCATCTGCCCAGGCATCACTTACCTCAATATCAGGGTAGGTTAGGTACTGTAGGCATCCTGAGTGAAGTATAGGGTTATCTATCTGACTGTCATCAGTAACCCTTTCTACGTGATCTCCATTCAGACCACCTACTTTGGCAAGCATCTGGTAAAGGTAGACATTCGTTTTTCTGAGCCCCTTAACAGCTTCCTCAAACTTCTTCCAGGCTTTTTTCTGTGCAGGATTAAGCTCTATAGCCTTGTCATATTCTTCTTTGGTGAAGTCATCATTCATCGATTTCCACCATCTCTATAAAGGCTCTTACCTTTACTTTTTTATTACGTAGCCAGTTACATTTTGAGATCAAACCCTGGCTTATCATGGTTTTTATAATAGGATCATAGGCATCATGATTATAAACCATAGTAGCTGCATCAATGAACCCTTCAACCTCTATTGTAGACAATAGAACCCTTTTACCTTCAGCCATGGTGTCTCCTAACCAAAGCTCTCACGAGCATCAGATTCATTGTCAAATAGTTGGCAACCCCAGTAGGACATTTCCTTTTTATTAAAGTACTCAGCAAAATTTGGATTATTAGAGGCAAAGGTGATCACAGCTTTTTTGAAAGTAGTTCCATATTCTTTTCCGTGAAGGGTTGCACCACCACTGTCTCCAGTTGCCCTAAAGCCTTCTGACCAGATCTCCCACAGAAGAACTGGGTTTCTTTTAGAGGTATCCTTTATCTCATGGAATACGTAATTTTCAGTTTTAGTATCAATTTTCCTTCTCTTATTTTCTCTCTTAAGGGAATCTTCCTCACCCTGCTGCATGCCTCTCCTGTAAGCAAGCTCCATACTACCTATGACATGAGGGATAAAAGAGTAGAGCATCCCAAGTAGCCCTGCATCACCTTCATGTTTACCTACCAGCAGGTTTCTTGCTCCCTCAGGTATGTCTTTCCTCATCTTTACATAGGTCCTTAGAGCTATGTGGACATGAAGCATAGTGAGCTTTCCTGTGTTGAGGTCACCCAGGAGCTGATCAAATTTGTTGATAGCCATATTACCCCAGTCCAAGCTCTTGACGAGTCTTGGTAGTCATAATCTCACACATACGGATCTCCCATTCCTTACTGGGTTGCCTCCCATCGAGTATGTCCCTCAGGACATCTCTCAGAGCTGCCCAGCTTTCATACATGATTTCAGGAGCCCTGAAGGTGGAATCATAGCTGACCCTCTCAAGACTCTCCCTGGCATGTTTAAGATCTGGGGACTACTTCCATGATCTGTTTTATTACTTCGGTAATTTTTCTGTCAGACATCTTCACGATCCTTTAAAAGTTTCTCTCCCTCTTCAGAAGCAGGATCAATCTCTACTATCTTGTCAGGGACTCTGCTTGTAGCACCAATACCACCAAGATAGATTCCAGCACCACCTGTTGGAATACCATCACTACCAGGAAAAGCATCACTACCTGGGATACCCTGTTCCTGTTCTTCCAGCTTTTCCTTTACCAGTCGGGTAGTCAGATCTTCCTCCATGGTCTTTGCTTCCTGACGAAGTCTGGCTATGATTGTTTTTACCCTTTCTGTCTCAACAGCTTTCCAATCAATAGCTGCCTGGGCAATCTTGTGTTCATTAACATCCTCAGTTATCAAACCAAGCCTTTCACCTACTGTCTTCATCCACCAGAGAACCCAAGACCCTATCTGTGTGGTTGTGAACCTGTCCAGTATGTGGACTAGTTCCAGAGGCATATCTTCCGGTCTGGTGTCTATCAACTCTTGTGACATTACTTACCCTCCATGGGCTCATACCCGAATTTCTCTTTGTTTAGTGCATTGGCTTTGTCTGTACACTTTGGACACACCATCCATCCACCACCTCCATTTCCTGTATAGAGAGATCCTCCAGGTTCATGCCCACCAAAGTTATGTTTACATATAGGGCATGGTAACCAGAAGAATCTTCCCCATACTGACCATACCCAGTTGAAAAACCGTGGACGATATGGAAGCTTTCTTCCCAGGTCTGCTACGTTACGGTAGTCCAGCAGAAGCATCATAGGTATGGTTACAGGGAAGGTAAGGAAAATGAAGGCTATCTCTTTGAGTTCGTTTTTAAATTCAGCTTCCACTGGTGCCCCCTGATCCGCAATTACGAATTATATCAATAGATACTAGCATAATTTATAGTATGAGATCCAGCACTAAATTAAATTGATAACACATCTGCCTTCAAACCACTCACTGTCATCTCTGACACTGAAAGGTTTGGTGTAAAGGGTATGGGATTTGAACTGTTTCATAGCTTCAGGAGGTCCGTCCCACTCATGCCAGTACTCATTGAAGCCATACAGAGAAGAATTGGCTAATTGAGCAGCTTCCTTTTTGTTGTAGGCAAGAATAAGACCTTCCCTTCTTCCATCATAATTGCCTCTGTAACATTTAAGCTTTCTCATGGTTCTCCATTATCTTGTCCATAAGGGTATTGGTCTTTTCCACATACTCCATTAGTACAGCTTTAGGGACATAACCGTACTCTGTTCTTTTGTCCTCTTCCCAGCATTTTGCTCTGTTCCGGAAAGGGAAGGTTTTGAGATTCATGTACTGAGGGTGTCTCTTGCACTCAGGAGGCTCAGGGTAGAGATCTTCGAAGCCACGGTAGGAAGGCACATACCACCAGCAGCCTCTGCAGCCATTGGGACGTGGAGGCTTAAAACCATCCAAGGACTTTACAAGATTATGAAAGATACTACTCATCCTTCTTTTTGGCCTCTTCATAAGCTTCTTTGAGGTTACTTAGAAGCTCTATTGCCTCACCCTTTGATCTCTGCTGATAATTCATTCTCATCTGATGAGGGCAGTCATCTACCAGTTTCCGGAGAGCTTCATACAGCTCTACTACAGCTTTTTTGAAATCACCGGTTTTCATTTTGTGCAGCTCCTCTACAAGATCGTAACCTTTTATCCTGGAATCAGTGTCTACTCTCTTATGCAGCAGCTTGATCTCTTCCTCATTCATTCCTCTAGCAACCATCTTCATACCTGCAGGATTACCCCATACCGGACAGTTCTTCTGAGTGCAGGAGTACCCTTCAGCTCCCATCTCAAAATGGAAGTGTTCATTATGAAACTTTGAATCAGCAGTGGCCTGACTGATCTCATGATGGACACAGTTCTCAGACCACAGTACAAAGTCTTTAGTGCCTCTCCTACCAGTGCCCAGCCGGTTCATTCGGATAGCATCCTTGTAAGAGTATCCATGTCTGATTTGACATATGCCAGGATCATTTTGATAGCCTCTTCCTTGGCTTTGTCTATGTCATCTGATCTTCTTAATTTATTCAGGACCTGTATATCAATATATGGATCACATCTGATGACCCACTTACCAGGGTAGTCTATATGCCTGGTAACAACCAGCCTTATACCTGATGCCAGTGTAAGTAACCAGCTCTTGGGGGTTCGGTCTACATCATTTCTAGAGAAGGAGGTAACATCGTTCCACTTCATTTAACACTCTCCGTTATCTTTTTAAGTACAGGCTCAAGGAGTTCTTGTAGCTTTTTAACTCTTGGGTCTTCTAAGGCATTAGAGGAGTTAAGAACAGCCATGATCTCCTTGTGCTTCTCCTGAGGGGATAGAGCTGCATTCAGTCCCTCTGTGAGTTGTTTGAACTCTTCAGGGACACTGAAATGGAATAAAGCATAGGTAGAATCATAGCTATCATCCTCATCCTTTATGTACCCAGGAAGCTTTCTGAGATCTTCATTCCAGGGACCACGAGGAGGATCATCCTCTCCTTTGAAATATTCAGGGTAGTTCTCTTTGCAGCACTGTCTACTTTCGTAGTATTTACGATTACCACCACCAGTCCTGGTGTAGATAACTATTTGACTACCATCCCAATAACAGTCCCTGTACCTGGGGATCTGATCTTTGGTAGTACCCAGGATGAACAGTAGCATGTTTGCAAAGCTGTTCTCTCCGTGAAACAGATTATACATGCTCATGGTTTTCCTTCTTACCTTTTCTGTAAGCAGTGTCTTCAGTGCTCTTGTAGTTGTAAATAGGAATTATCCTTTCCTTAATATATACAGTGTCTCCTATGTTGGTGATGCTTACAAACCTATTGAGGAAATTTTAGCTAGGTATCTACACTACTTCTGTCAAAAAGACTTTCATCAAGAGTACTGCATCCTTCATTTCTTGCTCAAACTTTTCCATCGACAGTGTTCTCTTAGCTTCTCCTCTGCTCATAGTTCTACCGGCACCATGAGGAGCTGAGTAATTCCAGTCTTCATTGCCTTTGCCAACACACAGGAGACTACCATCTCTCATGTTGATAGGGATGATCAGCTCTTCACCAGCCTGAGCACTTACAGCACCCTTTCTGAGAATACTATTCTGAACATCTACGTAGTTGTGAGTGGTAGTAAAAGCTTCCTTGATGCTTATCTTCATGGATTTGGTAATTTCAGCTGCAATAGCTTCACGGTTGCATTTGGCATATGTCTCAAGGATCAGCATGTCATTGAGGTAATCCTTGGTATCCTGACCCTCAAGGTAAGCCAGTTCCTTGGGAACCTTCGGGACTACGTTCTTGAGTTTCTGAAGTTCTTCTTCGATCATATTAGCTTTTCCAGCAGCTTTTAGATTTTTTATGGTTTTCTGAATAGTTTCCTTGGAGAAATGCAGGTTGGTATAAGCTAGATCTTGATAGTACTCACAGACCTGTTTACCTAAATACCTGCTGCCAGAATGGATCAAAAGGTACAGGTTGCCTTCACTACCCTTGTCTACTTCGATAAAGTGGTTACCACCACCCAAGGTACCAACACTCATTATGGCTCTGTTGAGGTCTATGTGTTTCTTACATTTGAGATCACTATAGTTGATCAGCTCATTGAAAGTATGAGCCTCGGATCTGATACTGGTGCCTGAAGGAATATGTTCATGGATGAAATCATCCAGATGCTTTAGGTTGATTGTCTTATCGATGAGCCTGACAACAAGGATGCCACAGTTGATATCGACACCAACTAAGGAAGGAGTTATTTGACTTCCTATAGTCATAGTTAGACCTATAGTGCATCCTGTACCTGTATGTACATCTGGCATTACTCTTATTTTACTTCCTTTAACAAATTCTTGATTACATAAGGTTATTATTTGAGCTTGAGCTGATGATTCAACATCATTAGTAAATATCTTAGTAGTGTTGTATTTGCCCACCAGTATCATCATATCAAATCTCCCTATATGTTGCTTAAGTACTCTTGTGCATTGTGAAGTTCTTCTGCCAGCTTATCAGACAGTTCTTTCAACTTCAGGTATCTGTTATATGCATCCTTATGTTTCTCAGCACCCAGTTCAATAATACGTTTTTCTTCTTCAAGAAGTTTAATGCTGCTTTCGATATCTTTGATCTTAGCATCAAAGATACCTTTAAGATCATTAATTTTATCCTTAAGGATACGTTTTTCTTCTTCAGTATCATTCTTGAGGTTACTGATCTTGGCATCAATGCTGGCAACATTCCTGGTTATATTAGTAAACTTGTCTGCTCTTACTTTAAGAGAGTCAAGGATACTATTATCTACCTTAACAGGAGTCTTCATAGGAGTAGCAGTAGCACCCTTGCTTATGCTTGTAGTCTCTTCAGCTATAACTCTGTCATAAGATTTTCTGGTAGCAGATCTGATTATATCTTCCTCACTAATCGTGATTGGGGGACCCTCACTGAGTCCACTAATCCTGGTTGGCCTGATTGGAGACTCTACAGCTTGATGGGTAGGAGCTTTAGTCCAATTTATTTTGAGTATGCCTCTTTTACTCTTTTGCACCTCTATCAGGTCTCTCCTCAAAAGGAAATTGTGGATGTGGGTAGATGGGCACTCCAGCTTTTGTGCCTCTATGATGTCTATCAGGTCTTTTCTTGGAATCTCGTTGTTTACTGTTTTCTCACAGATGTACTCCATTAAGACTGATAAGGTAACAGGGTCCATAACTTCCTGTATTGGTCGTACCACAATTTCTTGTACTTTTGGAAGATTTGTCTTCACGATAGGCCAGGATAGTGGGTTGTAAGGTTTCTTAATGATATCACTAATGGGTACTTTTAGTGAAGGAGATTGCTCTCGTTCTTTTGTTGGATACATTAAACTGATTGCTGTCTTGACTTTAATGTAAAAGCTATCCAGGGTTTCTTCCTTAGGTGGAAATATATAGACTTTATGTCGTGATGAGTTGTCATCAGGTTTTATATTTAGTTCAAAACTTCCTCGTGATGTTTTAGGTCCCAAGGCAAATACAGGACTCTCCGAGCATGCTTTTATGCGTTCTCCTAGTATTACACCTATGACATCATCTGACCGATACCCAACTTTATAAAATAGTTTTTGTAGCAAAAGGGTAATATTCCTTGGGGTGTTAGTTGAGTGCTTACCTTTCTTAAGAATGATCGCAGGGTAATCCATAAATCCTCCTTTTATGCATCCATGTATTTTGGTGTGGCTTCTTTGATCTTTTCTAGGATACTTATAGTTAAATCCTTCCCCTGTAATATTTTTAAAGCATCTGGTCTATCCAGTAAAATAAAGACAAATTTACTTACAATCTTTTCCGAGTAACCGAGTATAGGATCAGTAATCAGTTGCTCCTTGAAAAATTCAATATCCTCTGGGGTCACAACACGAGTAAAACCGCAGATGTGCTCAATAGCTATACCAGAAGGGTAATGGCTAATAGCTGCTATGAAGGATATAAATTCTTCAGGTAGATGATTCACTGAGGCTCCACCTTCTTCAGACCAAAGAGCTTGGGTTCTTCCAGAGGTAACTTGACAGGTTTTATCTCTATGTGCTCAAGAATGAGGTCCAGCAGTTTGTTCATAGGGATGTAGTCTCTCCTGTACACTCTTCCTGGTTTGCCAGGTACAGGGGAAGATTGCCAATTGGAACAACCAGATGGGTCTGAAGAGCCTGAGGTGCCTCCCACTCCCGACATATAGTAAGGATTAGGAACAGCATCTTCTTCTTCCTTCCAGTCATAGGTTACCTTATCAGCACCTAAGATGTTGTGATTGGTGGAGTCATTTTTGTGGAGGATTCCGATCTCTTTCCACAACTCTGGTACCTTACCTTTGTTGATCTGCCTTATAAACAGCTCATTCCTGGCACACCACAGGATCAATGAAAAGATTATAAAGCCTTCTATCCATTCCATGTTCATAGGTTCTCCTTAGGTGTCCTTTTTTAAGTCATTATATATTTTATTAATGTCTTTTGACTATTTCATTTTATTAGATCCACTATATCACCCATAATATTGGCAACCTCATGGAATCCTGAGATCCCATGTCCACGATCCCATGCATAGGAGAAGGTTTTGTAACGCTTGGGGTGGTCTTCAATTTCATAATACTTGAAGAGGTCTTCTTTGAACTGGTTTATGGCAATAGCTTCCCTTTTAAGGTAGTCCTGTTTTATTGCCTTATTAGTTTCTAGTATCTTATCTACATTCTCTTTGACATTCTTACCACAGTTGGGACAGAAACGGATTGAAGTTGTATGTACTCCATACTTAATTCCACACGGTTCTGGACATTTATAGTAGGTTAGTACCTCTCGGTTAGTACCTCTCCTCTTTTGACTTCATAAACCCCTTGCCTGATGTTATCAAAAATATCCATTATTTTACCTCTCTTCAGCTGAATTCCTCATCACAAAAGCAGTAACCTTCAGGGTCCTTCCACATCTCTCTTAAACGACTCTCATGGTGTTCCTGGCAGTAATCGTAGTGATTGATCATGCTCTTTCTCTCAGGAGCCTCTACGTTATCTATAAGGTCAGCAAGAGGCACTTCTGTTCCATACTCATTGAAGATCTTACCTTCTTCTGTTATTAACCAGTCTTTCCAATCCCTCCAAGACAGGATCTTAACCCCCAGATCCACTTCTGGATCAGGTAAGCTTAGAAGATTGTCCCTGTACCCACGGAACAGGAACTGCCATCCTGCACTGGACTTTCCAATATGAGCTTCATTATACCTATCACATAGGAGGCATATGTTGTATCTCCAATAATAATTAGTGCCCATGGTTACTCCTTGTATTTTTCTACAACGTCACCGTTAAAGCATTTTCCTGGTATTTCCAAATTTTTGATAGTGTTATATAATAAAGTAGCTATGATTGGTACTCCCTGTCCTTCATAACCTGTTATTGTAATGTTGATATTCATTGGTGTCTCCTTATTTTTTCTGAAGCAATTTTTCAATTTCCAGTGCATCCAGATCAGAAGGGGTGATCAAGCTTATTCTGAAATCAGATGCATTTGTTTCACTACTGTTTCCAGCATCTTTCACTAAGAAAAAATCTAAAGGTTGATAAGGTAGACGTACATATGGATTACCATCGTTCCAGCAGGTAATCTCATCATTACCCCTTTTTGCCTTCATCTCTTTCTTTAGGATTTCATATAGTTCTTTTACTATCAATATGGCCTCTCCTCTTCACCATTTGTTGATACTCTGGTGCCTTGCCATACACCTCTGTAGGGTACTGCTTCACCATCAATGTAATGAAAGTTCTCCTTCCACCTGCCTTGGATTCTAACCCGATCCAGTCCCAGAGTCATGATCATTCTGGACCCTGTGGATGCAGTCTGCATGCTCTTCAGCCATTTCTCAACCTGACTAATGGTCATCTTCTTAAACAGGCTTTCGATCTGACTAATGGTCGTTTTGGGGTCTTTTTTGGGGTCTTTTTTGGGGTCTATCTTATCTTCCATTGGAGACCTCCTTCTGAGCAGCACGTTTCTTCCTGGGCTTTGCAACAATGGGTGGGTGGGTTTCATTCGTCTCACGGTTAGGCTGAATCATATTGGGACCTGACTCGTGTGTGTACACAATCTTTTTGTCCCAGTAGAACGGTTCGATGTAGTTGGTATGACCCAGAACAGTCATGGCATAGGGTTTGGATACAGGGAGACCTGCTATGGACCTTGCAACACACCACCAATGAGAAAGGAAGATCTTACCTACCTCATTTTTGGCTGCATTTTTGATGTGGTTATCAGGCCACTCAGGACGTTTCTTGGTCTTTTTCTTAATCCTATCCTGGAATACAGCATAGTAAGGGCTGTGTTTGTTTGCTTCCAAACTGAGTTGGTGCCCTATTGTGTAGGCAACGGTCCTACCTTTTGTGGACCAGTTGTTCTTGATTCCCTTTGCTCTCTTGGGCTTCATCCTGGTTGTAATCTCAGTCCAAGGAGTCTTACATACAGAACAGCAGACCTCATTTTCTGCCTGTTGGATAGGTTTTTTGTAGGTGCTGCACTTAGGGCAACACTTCACAGTATGAAGACCCAGGTAAGCATGCCATTTGGACACATTGGGAAAATCTTTAAGCTCTTGACGGTAGGTTAACAGCCCCTCGTTCTTAGCAGCTTTGCCACATTTGCTGCATATCAAGGCACCCTTCTTTCCAGGTCTGCCTTCAAACTCGTCATCATCCAGATCTATCTCTTCCACAGCCTCCATACCTTCCTCGTTCTTCCTCTTCAGATCCCCACCACAAGTCTTACAGATGGGGATGAACCGATAGTAGAAGAGGATGATAAGGGCTGCAACGGTATTGACTCCAATACCAGGGACCTTCTTTGCCCATTCCCAGATATCCCACTTTCCCATTCCCTCAAGGTGCCTTTCGATGTCATCAGTAATACGGCTTATGAGGGTCTTGGTACCAGGACTTTTCACCTGAATTCTCATACGATGTTGGATGATCTCACCCTTGTATTCAAAGCTGAAATCCACCCACTTCATTATGTTCTTGGACTTCAGGATGTTGTCATCGATGTCAGTGAAGATGCTCCCTTCATCATCAGTCTCATCACTGTTTTTAGATTCACTAAGTCCAGGGATCTGATGTTGTCTTTGCAGGATGCCTTTGTTGCATTTGACATAGCTGTCACGGTTGTTGACCATGTTCTTAAGCAGGACAACATCCTGAGAATTCAGTGGGGGAATCGTGTTTCCGTAGGCATCAGGTTTTAGTGGGGGTATAGTTCTGTGGTTGTTCATTGAAGGATCTCCCTTATATTGTATTTGTAAATCACGTTACATAATACAGGACAGATTTAGTATCTGTCAAGCATTTATTAAATTTCTATCAGTTTCAAGTTTTTATGTGTCCATTTTGTTCCGATACTCTTTACACCATCTTTTTCAAGGACTATCTGAATACCATAAGCTCCGAAGAAGGATATAGCATCAAATCCCATGCTGTTGACCTCATCTATGGCTGCTTGGATTCTCTCCTCACCAGCAATCTCAAGAACGTATTGAAGAGTCAGGCTGGGCATCTTAGAGGTAATCATCAGATTCTCTATTAATACCTTTTTGGTGGGATGGTTCGGACTCACAGCATGTCTACGGTAAGGCAGGATAGTGATAATGACCAGGCACCATAAGCCTTTTCGTAAGCTATCAGGTCTGTAGGCCATGACTGCACCCTGTTCAAATTTGGTATCATAGAACAGGAACTCCTGGATCTTCTGAGGCTCATTTTGAGTTACATGCCTACAACATTTCTCGTAAAACTTCTTACGGTTCTCAGCACTACCAAGAGGGTGACCAGCTGTAAGGTGTTCACGTTCCTCAAAGGAGTGACTGGTTTTGTAGATCTTGATGTCATATTGGGTGCTATAGTATACCTCTGCTTCCAGGGGATAAACTGTTTCTAGAAACTTCATGAAGGTGTTTACTTTTTTAACCTTGTCCATTTAGTCTCCTTAGTTTTGGTACCATCCTTTTACTTCCTTGAAGAAAAGAATGACGATATTACTTTCTCCATTTCTCTCTCGGTTTTCTTTGAATCCCTGGATACCTTCAAGGGAGTCCATATTATATTCGGAAGTATGAGCATTTACTATAATCATATTTCCATTTTCAATTTTGGTGTAGACTACAAAGAACGTCTTCATATTGGTTTCTCCAGCCACTTTTTAATAGTAAATCCATGGCATCTTTTGGGAATGCACCAGCATAATAAGGTGACTTTGTCATACCTGTCAAGGTGACTTTTTATCTGCTTTAGGTAATCCAGTACCTTTGGGTCCCTCAGTCCTACTTCGTAGAACCATACATCATATTTTTTACATACCTCATCACGTTGAGCTTCATCATAGAGTACAAAGGGATTACCTACAGGTGTACGTCTATCGATCAAGAAGATCCCATTAACAGGATCAGGCTTCATCCCATGATGTGCATTGGCTATTATGACTATAAGGTTAGGTTCTTTCATAATTTTCTTATGCACCTGGAGGGACTTGAACCCCCAAACTCCAGCTTGAAGGGCTGGTGACTTTAACCAATTTGTCTACAGGTGCGTGTTGAGTGTAACACAATATTGCTATTAGAATAAGCATTATATTTTTTCTCCTCTCTTCTTAAGCTCTTCTTCAAAGAGGTCTATGTAACCAAGAGGCTCTGCATCAATTATTCTGGCAAACTCCTGGTCAAATGTATCTAGAGCACCTTCAGCTGTAGGAGGAGTGCATGTGAGGTAGAATCTTCCTGTCTCTACTCCAATATATCCATTGTCTTTGAGCATGTTCAAAGTATTCCTGATATGCTGGGTAGTCATCTTTTCTATAGGAATTTGTCTACCATTTTTGGTTGTCCAAATTACTGTATCAGGGCCATTTAAGGAGTTGCTTTTTGTAGATCCTCCTCTTGCAGCAGTAAATATGTTTATGGGGTGGAACACAGTAGGAATGGTATTCTCTACCTTTTTATCTGTCTCGATGTTGGAACAGCATGCAGGGCAGATCATGTCAAAGAATTCTGAATCCTTTCCGTTGTATCCACAAGTTTTGCAGGTGTAATAGTTCATACAGACTTCCTTTGTTTTTTATATCTCAATTGGAGTGTGAAAATCTCATACTGATCATCTTCAGCAGTTTGGGAATTGTAGTCAGCTATGTCCGATTTCAGATCTTCAACAATTCCTTTGATGTTGTCAATAGCTTCTCTTATCCTATCAGCTCTTGTTGACATCTTTATCCTCTTCTCTGTCCTTTGCCAGGACCAGTTCCTGTCCATTCCATTCATATTTGAGAACCTGGGCTTTGGTGTTCCATAGCCTTGGCTCATCTGTATACAGTGCATGCTCACCATCGATGTTCCAGTAAAGCTTCTCATCCTTCCTCTTCCATTGCCTTACCAGCTTGTTAATGGCAGGTGCTATCTTCTTTGACCAGTTCTGGAGCCACCAGGGGACCCTACCATTGGGCATCCTGACAACAATAAATGCAGTGCATGCAGAGGGGGGATCAAAGGTTCCGTAGACCATGATGTCTACATACTTTTGTCCGTCATAATCGATGAGCTTTCTTTCCATCACAAAGTTCCCTTGCCTTCAGTAGCTCTTTTTGCATCAATGGCATCCATGGTCTTGAACAGACTTTCCAGCTCCATCTCTCTGTGGCACTTGGCACAATGGACACCACCATCATAACCCAGGTAGAAGCTGGTAGTGGTCTTGTATTCAGGGTGATTGATACCAGTAGCCACTGGGTGCTTCTTGGCTTCTTCTTTGGTAATTCCACATCGGTCACAGGTATCCTTGTCATAGTTGTACCCATTGTGAGGGTGACCTTTGGGGTATAACAGTTTCTTCTTCATTACTTATTACCTTTTAAGTACTTCCACTGACTCTTACTCATCAGTGCATCTTTGGTTTGACCTACTATCTTACCAGTGATCTTGATGATCCTTCCACACCTATCACAACGGTAAATCTCACTCCAATAGTTATCAGGTTCCACATCTTTTCCGTCTGCATCACAAGGGTGAAATCCTTCGGTGTGTGAGGTGTTTCCACAAAGACAGGTCCAGTCTTTATCACCACTAGTTTCATTGATATATAGATCTTCTTTATTTTCCATGGTCATCCTCTCATCCCTATAACGGTTTTCACCTTAGCAGTTTGTACAAATTTATTCAGCTGCTTTAATTATAATATCTCTCCTGAAATATTTTTAAGAAATGCTTTTAGATCTGCAACTTTATCTTTTGGTATTTGAACTGTAACAATAACTGCTGTTTGGGCTTTTTGCCATACCAAGAAAGTCTTTTCAAAGTCTTCAGTTATGTCTTCATCTGTTACTATGAATCCACCATCAATCTCGATGATGTCAGTATCTTTAAGATTCTCGGTTACATTGACTACAGAGACTCCATTAACTTTGAATGCTACATCATCGTGGTAGCATCCATTAACCCAGACAAGGGGATCATTATAGAACTTTTTGAATTCGGCACCATTTGTTTTAATCATGACTTCTCCTTCTTCCATCTTCAATAACCTCAAGGCTGGTTACTCTGTTCAGGGTTGTCTCTTTGGTTCCCTGATACTCAGAATGCTTCTTTACAGTAGCCTTTACCTTAACCACTTCACCAAGCTTGTACCCAGGCTCACCTGAAGCAAACCATACAGCCTTGTCCTTGCCATTCGCTATGAACTTAACAATGGTCTGAAGTCCCCAGTTACTTTCCTTAGGGTATACACCAATGACTCTTACAATCATCTCTACTCTTTTGCCAACTTCACTGATGTGCTCACTGACACCTGTTACCTGCTCAAGTCTCTTCTTCTCTTCAAGTCTGTTCTTCTCCCTGAGGTAGCTGTACACCATAGCAGAACCAAGACCAAGGTGACCCATCCCAAATGCTTCTCTCTTTGCCAGGACCCTGAGGTTGTTCAGGTAGTCACTGGTGGTGTCAGGGTCGATTTGCTTTGCCCACTCAAGGGACTCAGCAGCAGTCTGGGTATCTTCATCAGTAAGAGGGATCTCTCTACGGAGCTGTTCAGCTGATTTGCCTTTTCCAAAGACATACTCATTTGCTATGTCAGCAGTGGCAGATCCACCACCCATACCCATCTCAGACTCATTCTTTACCTGGCCTCTGGATTTCCAGCCTAAGGTCCTGATGATAGCAGCAGTCACGGTCATCCAATGTGCTGCTGAGACACTCCAAGAGAAACCAATGCCACTACCAAAACCATCAAATTCCTCGGACTCTTTGATCAGGCTCCAAAGGTAAGCACACATCTGAGCTACGTGCTCAGGAGACTCATGACCCAAGAAGTCTCTGATACAAGAAGAACCAATCCTCTTCTCTGCACCAGACTCCATATGCCTTACGATGTAGGTATTCTTCCTGCTACGGATCTTGTGACAATGATCACAGGTATTAGGATCTGTCCTGTACTTCATGTTAAGATCTTCTTCACCAGGAATGGTCTTTATGATGTTGTCTTCACCAAGATGCTCAATAGTAGCAACGAACTTCCAACCTGCAAACTTCGGAGGCTGACCCTGGACTTCGATCTCAAAATACTTGATAACCAGGGGGAAGGTAAGCTTTTCATCGGTTATAGGGTGGTTAGAAAAGGATCTGGTGAACTCTTTAACAACAACATATTCAGGCTGAGTCACACCAAGCTTTACAGCCTTTTTCTGAAGTTTGGCAAAACGAGCTTTGAACTCTTCCATTCTCCATTCGGGAATAGAGATCGTGGCTACTTTCTCAAGATCTTCGTTCATGTCCACCCAGCCAGTATCGAATTCGTTAGTATTTGTTGTTACCATGTACCTATAACGGTTTTCACCCCAGCAGTTTGTACAACTATTTTACTTTAGTAGTTTCCTTGCCATCCTCTCTATATCAGGATCTAGCCAATCTCTCTTGGAAGGCAGGGAATCTATGATCTGTCCGAGCACATACTCCAGATCCTTGACCCTCTCACCATAGGTGGCTTCAACAGCTTTTATGATATCGTCCTTAGTGAGGTTCATTTTATCTCCAGCCATTATTTTGCCTCTGTCCTGTAAGGTCGTGGTGTTGTAACCTTCTCTTCAAGCCAGTAAACAAGAACTGAATTACATTCTACATTGTATACGGTTCCACATTGTTTACAGGTTACCTTATCAAGAATATGTGGTTCCCAAACAATCCACTTACCACACTTGCACCTATCCCTACGTTTCTCCTCACTCATCAGTCTCCTCACTTTTTGTTTTTATTGCAATCTTAAGACACAAAGGATGCCTAGCTATCCAACCTTTTTCATTTTCATCCACTGGTCCGAATAAATAACAATTATTTTTATTATTCAATGACCCTCTGAAGTAGACACAAAAGATCTTTGTATCTGGATTACAACAGGTTGTTTCACCACATACTATATCAAAAGATACTTTATATTTCATCACGTTTCTCCAGACCAATTTTGACAGCTATGCTCATGCAGTGTTTACAGATGATGCTATGTCTCTTCTGAAGCTCTATGGCCTCTTTGAAGGTGTGGAGGGTCATAACCTCCAGCCCTTCTTTCAGATGCTGTATATCTTTAACTGAGAGCTTTCTGAGCCACTTCGGTCTCTTGTCTTTACGCTCCCTTTGTTGCTTTAGAAACTCTTTCCTTGTAAGCACTACTTTAGCTCCTTCTTGAGATTGTCATAGAATCCTATGAAGTTATGCTGGCACATCCTGTCCTCTTTCGTAGTAATACTGGCACCTGCCATTGGTATTTACATTGGTGCAGTACTCATCTTTTTGATCAACCTTGCCATTTATACAGTTGAAGGTAGTTATTAGTTTGCCCCTGCATCGATGGTAATACCACTCAGCATTTTCACGAGATTCGGTGACTCTTTGTTCAAATTGTTCTATGGATTCTGCCTGAGGTTTACAGGTTAATTGTAAAGAAGTGCAATAGTAGTACTTACACATGATACAAATAGTAGGATCATCTGGTACATCTTTTAAGTCCATCTATCGTTCTCCTTCTTTTTTTGGAACTACTTCTCTATATTTGCCTGTTCCATGACATAAGTGGCAATCCTCAATAGGTTTACCAGGTCTTGTATAATTTAACTGACCTCCTATTTGTAAACATATGCAGTTTAATTCTTCCTCTCTCGGTAGGGCATCCCACAAGTCTATTGCAGCCTTCTCAGACAATTGCATAGGACCTCTGACACCACATACACACTGGACAGCAAACATACCTGTAAATAGCTCTGTAACTGCCATTTCATTTGTACATCTGCATACAGTATTTGGACAATTTTTCATGCTACTCCTTCAATATGATGTTATTTTTATCAAAATCTTCCAGTTTCTGTATTAAATTTTCGTAACGATTATGAGTAGTAGCTATGTTTTGCAGCAGTCTATTTCTAACTGCTTTCAAAGCCTCACTGGATGTATCAAAGACTTCTCTATCCTTAGATACCTCTCTGCCTACAGTAGTACTTCTATCAGCACCATGGCTGAAATGACGGATAGTACCATCAGAGAAGCACTCTACTTTCAAGATCTGAGTACCTGCAAGAGGCAGCATCCATTTAATAATAGGTTTATCTTCCATAATTACTCCTTGCCCTTGCTCTTTCCTCAGGATCTCCTTTTATATAGAAGTACCATATAATGATTGCAATTAATATAAGAGAAAATGCAAATCTTAAAACTAATGCAGTAAATGCTATAGTTTTAGTAGATCTTAAAGCATCTCTGAGGCAGAGGAAACCATAAATACCTACCCAAAAAACAATAGAGATAGCCATATAGAGCCAATCACTATGTGTGTAGTTTACCAAGGCACAAATAAAAGCTATAGCTCCAATGAATGCTGCACTCATGTTATCTATAGAGACTATTTTATGTCCATACAGATTGTATGAGTATTCGTGTAAGCACCATAGACCTGCAAAAATACCTACTATACCACCAATAATAGCTAACAATGTTAAGAGTGCCATATCTACTCCTAAGCTTCGTAGACTGCTAAGCAGCCAGGGTTCTGCCATTCGATGAATAACCCAAGTTCTCCAGCCCTTTTCTCGATCTTTTCATTGATCCAAGGGTACCCACCACGGAATTCACCATAGTAGTCAGCAACACAGGTTTGGCTGTAGCTACACTCAGCAGATATGAACAGTCTGTCTTCTTGCCAGAAAGTAATATCAGGAAGAGTTCCCTTGAAATTATTGAGGTCACCACCATTTTCCAGCATGAATTTCTTTTCACACTCTATCATGTCCAGGATGATCTTCTGAATGAAATTCTCAAGAGCCTTCATCTGTCTTTTAGCCATTTGTTTTGTTCTCCTAATACCTATATGCTTTTCACTTCAACAATTACTACACTTATTTTACCAAGAGTAATAAAAAACAACACTTTCTCCTCTTGGCAGTGTTCCAAGTCTGATTAGGAGTTCAATGATGTCATGATAAGTTAAAGAAATGGCATGGATAGAGTTAGGGAATCTTTCTTCATAGATACTTTTCCCAAATTTATCTAGAAATTTATTGATATTTACTGGGTTTCCTAAATCTTCCCAAGGATCATATGTGACATACTTGTTGCTGTTTTCGTCTATTTTTCTGTACCAAGGTTCATCCAGATATGTGAATATAGAAAAGCACTCTTCTCCCCTCATGTAGCCACATGACCCATCGAGAGCCTTAAAGTCTATTACGAGATGTTTCTTTGTTGGGGAATTCCATATTCCCATATGATTAAATTCTAAGCCGGTAAGATCTTCAATCTCGTGCATCATATCTTCTATGTCTATATACAAACGATTTTCTGTCTTCATGATATACATATGCTTTTCACTTCAACAATTACTACACTTATTTTTAGTTTTATTTCCATAAGGCTTGTGTTATAAGGACAAATCTTTTGAGGGAGGCTTGTTATGGGTGGTCTGAATTTCTTTAATTTAAGCAATTATCAGTCTGATATACTTATTGAAACAGGTACTGGTGTTGCTCATGGTCTGTCATATGCTTTGAAATTTGGTTTTGAAGTATACTTTTCCTGTGAGATTAATGAACAACTGTATACTTCTAATGTAGCAATATTCAAGGGAATACCTCATGTTAAACTGTTTAATTGTGATAGTTTGACATTTCTTAATACCATCCTTCCAGTAGTACCCAAGGAAAAGAAGATAGTTTTCTGGTTAGATGCACATTTCCCAGGTGCTGACTTCTTAAATCATGAGAGATCCAGTGAGGATAATAAGATTAATCTACCCCTTACTCATGAAGTAGGTTTGATCTATGAGTATAGGAAGGGGTGCAAAGATACTATTCTGATAGATGATTTACGTATCTTAATACCCTATGAAAGAGAAAAACTGGAAGAATTAGGTATCTTTTTAAATTATCCAGGATTGGGCTTCTTGGATTGTTTCAGGGATACACACACCATAAGTGAACATTATGTAGATGAAGGTTATTTGGAGATAGTGCCTATATGAAAACAAAACACATAGAGGTTCTATTTCCTCTTCCAGTAGAGGTTCCACAGGAATTTCACGATAAGTTGGATGTATTATTGAAGCCTCTATCTGAAAGTTCTACTATGGTTTTTGGAGATCCAGTAAAGAAAAATATCATCACTAAGATAGAGATTACATTCCCTATACCTCTTAATCTCCCTTCTGAGGTTCAGAGGGGCTTAGAAGATCTCTTACAACCTATCTGTAATAAGTATATGCAGGAACATCCGGATAAGGTGATGTGGTTGTTTGGTAGAGGTTCTAAACCTCTTTGGAGAGAGCCTGAGGAGCCTGATTGGGATGACTCCATATATTGTATAGAGATTGCTGAGAGGAAAGCTCATCCTAAGGAATTGAAAGCTCACGAGCATCTTCATGTTTGTGCTAAGTGTAAGGGAGAGGTTGAGGTAATCCCTGAGTCTCAATGTACTGCTGTTTTAAAGTGTAAGAAGTGTGGTCACTGGGATGTGGTGTTATTTTGAAAGGTACTGATCATTACCTTCTAAATTTGTTTGTTGTAGGTGATCTTGAGGGAGACTTAATATCTCCTGAAAAATGGCAGGAGCTTTATGCTGAGATGCCTAAAATATGTCAAGAGGTAGTAGATCAATCTTCTGATCAATGTATTGGTATAGGAAAAAATGATAAGCTTGGTTGGTTTATTATGGGTTCTGGTCAGGGTCCTGTTTTATTATGGTCAGAGCATGAGCTAAAGAGATAGAGGGGATCTATGATACAATCATGTTTGGATCAGTTGAATAAATGGGTAGAAGGTGAGCCTACACACAATACTGAAAGAGACGAGTGTTGTCCGGACTTCAGCTGTTGCCATCCTTCAGCCTTTACTAAAGATAAGGTAGAACGTATTAAATTTAGGGATGCTTACCTTGCAGGGGATACAGAGCTTCAGGAAAAGATGCTGATGATGTTTCTGGCAGGGAGCCTACCAAAGATGACAGATGCCAAGGTTTACATAGCTGGAGATGTAGACACTCCTGAAGTGTAAATATCAAGGGGCAAGATAGAAGCAGCATACAAGCTGTTTTAGGAGTACTTCCATCTCATTGAACCACTTCTCTTCATCAGGATCATGAAGACCTAGAGTGCATTCAGCTTCTTTATAGGCACATTCTTTGAATTTATTTATTATCTCTTTGGCTTCTTGCATTCTAGGATTACCCATTGTACTTCTCCTTTAGGAACCTGGTAGCCTCTTTCTCTAAGAAGTCCAGTACTTCAGGAAGCTGCTTGTCTTCCATTTCATCTTTTTTGATGACTGCCTGGAAGAATTCTCTGAAGAGTGCTGGGTTCGGAGCTTCATTACAAGGGCATGTTTTATCTTCAGATTCCAGAGCCAAGGATATCAGACCTGCACTGTATCCACGTTTTTTCATGATGTCATACAGCTGAACCCAGTATCGAGGATTACCTCCTACCAGAGTGTGGAGCACTTTGATCCTGGTTCTCATCTGGCTCTTGAGCTGATCATACCTGTCACAACAGGAACCTCTTTTTGAATAATCCATTACTCTACCTCATATGATCTTTCAAGAAGATCATTGTTCTTCTGTTTAGTAATGGCCCTGGATATAACCAGTTCGATAAGGTTAAGGGTACCATCTCTTAGGTAGACATCATGTCCTGTGAGGATCTCATTGATTTTTTCAACAGCTGTTTCTATTATTTTTGTTTCCTCTTTGGTAAAACCTTCTTTATCATCATATGCTTTGTCCATATAACCCTCCATCCCTTTAGGTAGGTTCTTGCCAGTGATCATTCTGTCAACCGTGGTTGTGGACAGCCTCAAAGCACGAGCTATCTGAGCTATATTCATATTGGTTGTATGATAGAGATCAAGAGCTGCTTCCCTGTTCTCTTTCCACTTCTTGATCTTTTCAGGAGTCATTTCTTCAGAGAGATTGAGAAGAGGAAGGTATTGAGGTCCTCAATTAGTTCCTTACATCTTCCAACAGCCTCTTTAACCCTATCCAGAGACTCACTGGCAACAAGTATTCCCCTGTCATTCCATTTGTCCCAGTAAAGCCTAGAGTAGCCACTATCAGACAGGTAGTACAAATCACCACCTATCAGCTCCTCAGGAGAGTGAGGCACACATATAAAAGTATGGATGCAGTCACTATAAGGCTTGTTTGTAAGAGCACAATCCAGGAAAGTTATCAGCTCTTTGAACTTTTCATTTTTGAACATCTCTACGTTATCAGTAGTCATAGGCTCACCACAAGTTCCACAATTAGCAGGGGTGACCTTGGTTACTGTGAGATCCCTGCATCTGTGACATAAATAGGTCTTATCGTGCTTTAATACCTTCATGATGTTCTTACCTTTTCCAGGGTAGCATAAATGGAGTGGAGTAAATCACCTTCTGCATTCACAATAACAGCCAAGGTGTTCTTCTTTAGCCATACAATTACATCATCTGACAGCATCTCTTCTCTGAGTTTGTTTGATGCTGCATTCATTGCCTGTCTTTTGGTCATGACAGAGGAGTGCTCCCACATCTTTTTTGAGCTGTCTCTGCTTGTCCTTTCCAGCATAGTTATGTGCCAATTTGCTGGGGACTGCTTAACAAACTCTATGTGATCACACTCAGAACCACACGGTCTACCTGGGCATGTCTTGGCTGTATGTTGGATTTTTCTCATTGCTTCACCATAAAGTCACTGTGATGACCTTCTTTATCATTCGGGTACTCTTCATTGTCCATGCCGTGCATCTCACCTTGATCAATCAGATCAATAACCTTGGTACCATCATCCAGTATGTTAGGGACTAGTTCACCATACTTTTTATCAATGACCATCCTCACACGTTTAGTGATGAGACTTTTATCAATCATGTGGACTATCTGAACAAGAACATCTTCTTTATTGTAGAAATCCTTATCCTCACCTTCTTTGTCAACCTCTCTGGCAAAAAGAAGGATAGGAGTCTCACTGATCACCTGGTAAAGCTTGGTGTGGTGCTGTTTGAGAGTTATTTTTTCATATGTCTTCATCATTTTTCCTATTCATTAATTTCTATGGAAATGAAATCCTTTCTTGTTTTCTTACAGAGTTTTATAGCTTTAATAATGTCTTCATCAGAGACACTCTTCAGATCGTATGCATAGTTGAAATGCCTTATGACACTGCTCAGTTTGCCTTTCTCTTCATATACAGTGGCAAAATTTCCTGCTGTCCCCATGCTGGAGGCTGTCCATTCTATGACTTTGGTTTCAGAGACTGCCTGATTCATAATCAAATGCTGGGTTTCATTAGGTACTTGATTCATAGTCACTCTTTGGGTTTCAACCTTATCTTCATTCATATGTTCCTCGTGGGTTTCAGACAAAAAGGTTTATGAAGGAATTGGGTTTCATTATCCTTGTGATTTCACTTCATCTGCTCTAATATCCTCCTTGCCTTTGATAAAGGCCAATCCTTAGATACGTGTGCCTTGAGTGCTTCTTCAAGGTCCAGGTCCTCTTCGATAACCAACGTGCCATCTGCTACAGCCTGTTTCAGGGTCTCATAGAACTTGCCTGAGAGGATATCCCCAAACGAGGCTGTTACCGAGTTGTTCCCAGCTTTCAATTCCATCAGAAACAAACCAGAGTTCTTATAAACCTTCTTGGCTCCTTTGAAGGCTCCATCAATCATCTTGTAAGCCCAATCAAAGAGGTTATCTTTGATCTTCTTACTAAGGGTCCATACTTGCAAGACCCATTCACGTTGCCGATCATACCTTACCCTGATCCATCCTTTCTTAAGCAGGTCTGTCATAACTTGGTTTCGGGACTTGCCTTCATCCTCAAGCCTATCCCCATGCTCCTTTTCAATAGCCTTGAGGTCATCTAGGGAGTAACCAAACATCTCAGGGTTTTTCATCACATAGGCAATATGAGAGTTAGGAATTTCAACCATCTTTCCATTTGGGGAGATCCAGTATCCTTCTAACATTGTTGTCTTCTCCTCAGCCCACAAGCTCTTGGGGACTCTTTTTAGCCAATAGCATCATGCCCCATACCCCAAAACCTGTGGCAGGATAATTAATAACAGATCCGATATCTTCAAAGATGTACGGTCTTCCTTTAACGTAGCTGGTGTAGATAGGAGAGTCATAACCCAGCCTTCCTTTACTGAAGACTGACTTCTCACCCTTGCCGATCCAGCTGTCTTTGTTGTCACTGGTTCCTACCAGGTAAGCTTGGGCTTTGTTGTCAATGGCACCCTTGGGGATGAACAAGATGCTGTCTTGGTCGAATTCAACACCGAGATGGATAAGATCCTTTTCCAGGGTCCCCTGATCCTTGGCATCCACAATAAAGTAGCTCTCTTCCTGTACAGGCTCACCACCCTCAGGATAGGTACCGTGGATACGAGTAAGACTGTATCCCTTGGACATGAGCTTTGATGCCAGAAGGGTATTACGAGCCTGTTTCTCTTTTTTGCTGTAAGGCTGGGTGTTCCCCTCATCCTTATACCTACGGAAGGCAGTCATTGCACCACAGTCATGTGCCTGATTGTGTTTCCACAACCTTGACAGGCTGGATTCGTTGACTTCCATGCTATCAATCATTTCCTTTGCTTTACTCATCTCGTACTCCTTATCGGGATATCCTTTAATCCCTATAATACGTTCTTACTTAACCAATCTCAATCAAATACTTGATACTGCACTGGTCGGCATCATAAACGATCAGTTCATCATTACGAAGATCAACTCCACCCTCACAAAACAGGGAGTCATACTGTCCCTTGGCCTGGAGAGTGCTGTGGTTACAATTAGACATCCATGACTCTCTGCTCTTGGTTCTGTACTCAATGCCTGAATTTACTTCATACAGAGCCAGAAAAGCTTTTCCATCCCTGCCACCTGCCCAATAAGAACCAGTGATAGAGGTATAACCCATGCTCTTGGCTGCTTTGTTAGCAAAATATACACCGTTTCCAAACATGGCACCAGTAAGAACAACACCTGAAGGTCTGATTAAGAGACCAGTCTTGAGGATGTTCAACCAGTTTTCGTTCCTGGAGCCATGCCACAATAACTTCGTCCAATGCTTATGGGATCTGGTTTTCCTGACTTCAAGTTTCTTCTGGGTACCATGGTTGACAACCTTGAAAGCCCTCTTGAACTTACCTGCATCAGAACCCATCATCTTTTTGATGGTATCGATATCTTCATTAGCAGCATGCTCTACTTTGATACCAAGGGCATCTTCAAGAGTCTGGGCACCACTGGTACCATCACTGCCCTGCATGGACACCTGCTGTCTCATGACATCGATATTATCCTGTTCTTGGGCAATGAACTTCTTAGCCTCTTTCCTCTGATCTGTAACGTCTCCTGACTGCTCAAGCAGATGATATTGGGTCTTCTTCATTCTACGAGGAATGACTGTGTACAACTTGAGGAGCATAGTATTGATTTCATACCCATTCATGTTACAGATATTCAAGGAAAGCTCATCAATGATCCTCTGAGCCTCATCTACCTGGAGCATGGTGACTTCATTGGCAGACACTGTATATGTTTCGGCAATGTGCTGCTTACTATACTTTTGGAGGGTGTTAAGGAGTTCACGGATCTGGGGATCAGTCATATCCTTGAAAGAGGTAGCAACCTTGTCAACCCTGAGAGCCGTGATGTCTTTGTAGCCTTTACGGATCTTTTCGTTGTACTTGGAGTCCCACTGCTTCATAGGGTAAACCTTTGTAGAAGCTGTGACACCGATCCTGCCCCAAGTGGCTAACCAGTTGCCGTTATCCTGATCTTCCATGTAGTAATATTTGTTGTTATTGACATCAGAAACATTAATGAGTTCAACTTTTCGTCCCATTTTAGTTAGCTCCCTATCCCTATAACGGTTTTCACCTTAGCAGTTTGTACAATTATTTTTTAAGTTTCCAAGAGTTCTTAAAGCCTTTGAATTTCTTGGGTACTACAGTATCTCTGGGTCCCTTTGGCAGTCTCGGTAGAGGTGCAGTAGGAGTAAATAACTCCAGCTGTTCCAGCTGCTTTACTAAGTGGGAAATAGAAGGATCTCCCTCTGATATCATCTTTTTTATAATAGGTGATGGGCTTAAGTCAATCTTAGTGCAATGTTTTAAATAAAGACCCAGCCTAACCATATTGACATCCACATGTATCTCTTTCATAAGTTTCCTCTGGTCTTTCAGCCACTGTTTGTCTTTCTTGTCTGTGTACTTCTTATCCAGTATCTTTTTATCAGCAGAGGATACCGTTAACAGCTCACGATAGATAAAAGTCTGTAAATACCTCTTACGAGATGGGTATCTGAGCCTGTTAAGAGCTAGTTTTTCCTTCTGCCTTATTCTCTCCCTGGTGACATTTTGTATTATACCTACCTCTTCTAGTGTCCTTTCATCACCTTCATCAAGACCAAATCTCTGGATGATAGTCATAGCCAGGCTGGGAGGTATAGTCTCAAGTACATCAACTATTCCTATAAACAACTCCTTAGCCATTAACAGTTCTTCAGGTGTAGGGTCATCAGAGGCCACATGGTCCAGTATGGACATGGAGTCATAGGTTTGATCAATGAGTTCATTCCACAGATCTCTCTGTAATAGCCAGGCATAGAGACCCTGCTCCCTTCTTATCTTATCCTTCTCTTTGCCCCATCCGAGTCTTTTATTATCAAACTTATCATTCTTCATACTTTACATCAATGTTTATTATGATAATCCGTTTTTGTCTAATGTTAAATATGTTTTAGTCCAGTGTTTATTGATGTAATGGGTTAGTATTCGTTCTCATAAAACCTTATATCGGCATTTTTTATCTTATATTCAAATATAGAAGGTGGATCAGGGTAAGAGAGTCCAGGTATGGCTTCATGGTTACTGAGAGCTTTGGTTAGAACCTCATCCCTGGTTGCTTTCTTATGCATCCTTACAGATGTTAGAACCTGTTCATTATAATAAAGCCAGTAGGTTCTTTTTATGCTTGTTACATTAGTCATTGTAGTCACCTGATCCATATAGTTTTCTCCTTAACATTCCTATAACGGTTTTCACCCTACTTGTTTGTACAAAATAATTGTATTTGTGGATGATAGGTTTCGGTTTTCTTAATAGATCAGGTTACCTTTTTCTTGAAAATTCTGGAGATACTAAATGAATTATAAACTCAATAAGCTGCTGGAGATATTGAACCTTGTCGAGGATGACAAGGTTAGGATGGGTACGTTCATTAACAAAGATGTTTTTGGAAATATTTCAGATGAGGAGAGGAAAAAGTGGGCAAGGAAGGCTTCTGAAGCTGATGATGAGTACCACCAGCTTTATTTTGCTAACAGAGCTTTAGGGTATGATAGGGTCACAGCTCTAAATTATGCTAGGCATCATATTTATAAAGAGACTAAGAAGATAAAGGGAAAGGGTGGAAAGGAACAACCAAGGCAGGAGAGTGAGCACTCAGTATTCAGGGGACACTCTGGGGAAAAGGAGACTGGAAGTGGGTTTGAGAAGGCATCAGGACATAAGACAGTATCTGTTGAACGTAAGGAAGCTATAACTAACCTCATTGATAAAGCTAAGACCAAGTTTGAAAAGAACCCTGATGCTATAAAGGTTCTGGCTGTCACACTCATTCAACATGGGTTTGATGAGATTATCCCTCCAGCCAAGATTCCTTTTTATGATAATATCATTCAGCTGATAAAGAAGGCTGAAGCTGATGCTGAAGTTGATACTGGAGCTAAAGGTAAGCGTATGAGAGGGAAGTCCACAGACTTTGCTTTGGTAACTGATGCTCCTCCTAATGGTCTCGGTATCACCAGGAGGCTCTACTACGATGTGATGGGCTTCCTTAAGGATAATGCAAAGAGTCTCCAGCACAATGAAGCTTTTATGGCAGGATTGAAGTCTATCTTTGGTGGGAAGCCCAGTGAGTTCAAACTCTCAAATCTTGAACCTATGATAGATGTCATTAAGAGAGATCTTAATAATAATAAATTCAAGAGCTATGGTCTTCACCTTCAGGGGGTTACCAAGGAAGAAGGAGAAGATATGCTTAAGGATGTTCCAAGCATCAAACACCAGTATCAGGGTGACGCACTTCTTATTCCTTTGGAGCCTAAAACCAATTTGAAGTCTGTTCTTAAGAAGGCTATCCCTGGTAAGAAGGTTATCCTGTTTGGTTTTGATTCAAAGCCTCACCCACTTCGTAAGGGGTGGGAAGGTTTTCCATATAAGTTGGTCAATAATCCCACTGTTGTTGGGTCTTATTCTCTTTCTACCGAAAGCAAATCCGAGTCCCTTCTAAAACTCCTTTCTGAAGGTTTTCAGTGTCAGAATTATGATCATTCTACACTATCTTGTGGGCTGAATAGAGAGTGTGGGTGGAAAGGTTTTGCAGGGATGGGTGAGGATATGAAGAGAGAGTGTTTAGACTTCAAATGATACGTACCAGTTCCTCTGATCTGTGTAGAGTTGTTCTAGTCCACCAGATAGATAGAGGGAGGTATAAACTAAAGCACCCTATTAAGGTTTGGTATGTAAAAGAGGCTGATGGGTCCTACAGTGGGATTATTCATGAGCTTGAGATTCTTTGTAAGGGTAGAGATTCTGATGAAGCTCTATACAATGCATTTTCTGAAATGTTAACCCTTTACGAGTTTATAACCAGAGTACCTTTGTCTTATGTATTTAATGATGAGATCTTGTTTTACAGATATTTTTTGAACAGTCATATCATAAAAATATGAGGTGATCATGTCAAAGGCCAAAAGTTTGATTAGTGTCCTGGAGGTAATACAGGGGAAAAAAGAGTGGGAAGGGACCACTGATAAAGGACAGGAGGTATCTTACGGGCAGAGAGATAATGGTATGTTCTATGCCCAGCTGAAGGATGATGAGGGTAATATTTCGTCTACTATAGGGCAGGTACCCAAAGATATATGGAGCTGGATGTATAACCAGGGGATAAGAAAGATTTCGTGGTCTGATGGAAGAAAAGGTACCATCACAGCACTTGGGGGAATTAATATATGAACTCAAAAGCATCCAAATTCATAACTTTGTTTGAAATGCTGGAGGCACTTGGGTTGGATATGCTCAAGGCAGACCTGGCTGGTAATCTGAAGAGAGTTGGTTTTTCTCCTGAGGAGGTACAGAAGATCGTTGCTGAGGCTCCTGCTTTTATTGCAGGTGAGGAGGAATGGACAGAGTTTCTTAAAAAGGTAGGGTTTGAGTGGGGCCTGTCTCGTACCAAAATGCAGACAGATAAGATGAAGAAGCTTTCTTACTTTATGGCTAGGCTTAAACATCAAGTATGAGTAGAGCTAAGGCATTCTTACATTTTCTTGAGGGGTATACAATTACTGTAGCCCTTCATAACCCTGGATCTCCTGATCAAAAAGAATATTATGTAAACACACATATTTTTAATTTTGAACTTTGGGATGTTCCTTCTGAAGATCCTATTGTTAAAGGCAATAGAAAGGTAACCAGCTATATTGGTCTGTTCAACAATATAGCTGTTATTAATAAAAAAGACATTCGTAAGTACAACTCAACAAAGCAACGAATCAGTATTGAACGAAGTACAGCAGAGAAGATTTATATACCTGACAGTGTTTGGGTGAGGCTCAAGATAACCAATCCTAGAAAAGATCAAGTGTTACTCCTTCAGTGTCTCGACATCCTTTATAAGCAGTATAAGGTGAGGATCTTTGGGATGGAGGATTCTGCCAACATCATCAAGTTCTGGGATTGATCCGTAGCACATTCCACAGGTTTTAATACAGGAGAAGACCACAATGTCTAAGTTTATTCCAGTATCTGGACCTTTAACCACTACAAGCCCTACTATCGATTCTCTTGATAATGTGAGGGTTAATGGTGTTCCAGGATATTACCCTGCTCTACTTGAAGGTGATGCTATCTTCGTTATTACTCCTGATGAAAGAACTTTCACCTATCGGGTAGAAATTAGATCCCCCAAGCCACCTGAAGATGTTCCTAATGTAATTTACCCTAAGTATTCCTCTGGTAATACTCCATATACTGGCAATATTTGTTTTATTCTTGCTGGTACTTCGGGTGGTACAGGCTCTTCTGGAACGAGTGGTTCATCTGGAATGGGTACATCAGGTTCTTCGGGCACCTCATTTTCTGGAATTACATCAGGGACTAGTGGTAGCTCAGGGGAGGGTGCAGATGGAACTTCTGGTACCTCTGGCAATGGGTCTTCAGGGACTTCTGGGTCTTCAGGATCAAGGGGATCTAGTGGCACTAGTGGATCGTCTGGTATTGGCTCTTCTGGTACTTCTGGCTCTTCTGGTCTTTCGGGAATAGATGGTTATGATGGTACATCTGGCACCAGTGGCTCAAAAGGTGATGTAGGGTCCAGTGGAACCAGTGGGTCTTCAGGTTCAAGTGGTTCAAGGGGCACCTCAGGCACTAGTGGTTTAAGCGGTTCCTCAGGCACCAGTGGTACAGGATCTTCGGGGACTAGTGGTACAGGATCTTCGGGGACATCAGGATTAAGTGGTTCTTCAGGGACTTCAAGTGTTGGCTCCTCTGGTACATCAGGTAATAGTGGGTCTTCTGGCACCAGTGGTTCAAGAGGCACTAGTGGGTCTTCAGGAACATCTGGATTAGGGTCTTCAGGAACCAGTGGCTTTGGTACTTCTGGTACGTCAGGCTTTGGAACTTCAGGTACATCAGGGTCTGGGACTTCAGGAACCTCTGGATCAGGTACCAGTGGAACCTCTGGAGTCAATGGTACTTCTGGGACAAGTAGTACTGGCTCTTCAGGAACTAGTGGTTTAAGTGGGTCAAGTGGAACATCTGGTTTTGGTTCATCTGGTACATCAGGTCTCTCACCTCTTAATTATTATAATATTGACTCCACTACTGGTTATGAAACTCAGGTTTGCGCCACAGGTTCAGGGGTTACAATAAGTAAAGTAGGAAGTCTTTACACTTGGAGTATACCTTCAGGGGTACGTCTCATTTCTTGTAGCATAAGAGTTCCTGGAAGTTCACTCACTAGTGGTCAGATAATAATGGACTACTCTACTTTGGGGACTATGACCTGGACTAACAGGTTACTGGTAGGACCCATAAAGGCTTGGAGAGAGGACTCTGGTGCTCAGGTTACTATAACAGTCCAAGATCCAGATATTGAGCTGAATAGATGGTACCTTAGTGGAATGAGTGTCACTACTACATCATATGATTTGCTCATTTATTTCCATCAGAGAGTAACCTCATAAGGGGGATATGGCATGTCATTAGCATTTGCTGCCAGGTTAGTAATAAATAATGTCGTAGACCTGGGGTCCAATATTTATGAAATAACAGGTAGGGTTTACGATTTTTCTATTTCTGGATATCTTGCTTCAGATGTTCAACTTGGGGATGTTATAATAGATGAGAATTCAGAGACTGGTGTAGTTAATAGGTGGAAGATTACTAATATAGTTTTAGCCAGTATTCGTAATCTTGTTTGTCATGTCGTATGGGACGATGAAGGTATAGAAGACCCAGCTGGTCCTCAGATTTGCCCAGCTGCTATTTGTAGTACATCTATTAATGTAAAGCTGGCTGAAGTACCTACTAGTACGTATTCCTTGCTTAGTGAGACCATCCTAACCAGAATTAATAATATCAATAATAGAGTCTTTATTGATCCTGCTATTACAGCAGGAACTAGTGGGTCCAGTGGTACATCTGGAGAGGGAGGAGGAACCAGTGGTTCTGGGTCGTCCTCTGGGACTAGTGGGATTTCTGGAGCCGATGGCTCCAGTGGTACTAGTGGTATTGGTCTTGATGGGTCTTCAGGTACGAGTGGAGCCGATGGGTCAAGTGGAACTAGTGGAGCCGATGGGTCAAGTGGAACCAGTGGAGCCGATGGAGTTGATGGGTCTTCAGGAACCAGTGGTATTGGTCTTGATGGTACATCAGGAACAAGTGGTGATTGGAGAAATGGGGTATATAACGAAATAATATCTGCTGATTCTGATGATTGTTATGTTACTCCAAATGATTCTGCAATTGATATAGGTCCTAGCCTAGTGGCTATGGGGAAGGGGGAGTTTAGTTTAGGTGCTGGTTTCAGATGGAATGGTTTGAATATACCGCAAGGTTCTCTTATTACAACTGCTTATGTGTCTTTAACCTCTGCTGATGATATTTCTAATGAAGACTGTATTATTCAAATAAAAGGTGAAGCATCTGATAATGCAATTACTTTTTCTACCTATGAAGATTATGCTGCTCGATCTTTAACTGCAGCATCAGTAGCTTTTATTTTTCCTCCATCTACAGGAGATGTTGTTTATACTACTCCTGAATTAAAAACAATTATTCAAGAGATTGTGAATAGATCTAGTTGGCAAGTAGGGAATTCTATTGTTTTGTTTTTTGATGATAATGGTTCAACAGCATATGCACAACGAAATGTGTGTGATTTTGGGGCAAATCCTACAAAAGCTGCTAAACTTTATTTGCAATGGGACTCTTCTAATGGGCCTCAAGGATTACCTGGTGTTGATGGCACCTCAGGTTCAAGTGGGTCTTCAGGTACCAGTGGAGCCGATGGAGCTGATGGGTCAAGTGGAACCAGTGGGATCGATGGAGCTGATGGGTCTTCGGGAACCAGTGGTATTGGTCTTGATGGGTCTTCAGGAACCAGTGGAGTTGATGGAGCCGATGGGTCAAGTGGTACATCAGGTTTTGGGTCTTCAGGGACCAGTGGTATTGGTCTTGATGGGTCTTCAGGTACGAGTGGAGCCGATGGCTCCAGTGGGACCAGTGGTATTGGTCTTGATGGGTCTTCAGGTACGAGTGGAGCCGATGGGTCTTCAGGTACGAGTGGAGCCGATGGGTCAAGTGGAACTAGTGGAGCCGATGGGTCAAGTGGGACTTCAGGATCTTCAGGTACTTCAGGAGTAGATGCTCAGGCTACTAATTCTGTCTATGTTGATAGGGCTAGGGGTGACACATACACTCCTACAGGAAGTGTAACCAAACCTTTTAAGACCCTCCAGGCTGCATTTGATTATATCGGACAGCCAACATTACCAGCTGACTTTAATGATGCTGCTAAATTCGGTTATAATGTTTATGTAGCTCCTGGGATATATACTGAGACACTAACTATTCCAGCTCGTCCTTCCATTAATGTATTTGTTGATGGTGTAAAAATAGTAGGTAATGTCACTTGGAATTTTGATGGCACTACGTTAACAGGTGCTTTAACACATCCAGAATTAGCTTTTATTGGTGATAATTTCCGTAATGCCTACAATACAGATGGGCATCCTTTGACATGTACTATTGTAGGAAACCTTACAATAACACAGATTGCTGGTAGTTCAGGGAGTGGTGCTAGAGGACCCATTCTTATGCTTCGTGGTGCAGGTGTTGTTGGTAACATTACTTATAATACTAGTGGTACAGCAACAGGTTATAAATCTTTTACACAAATGCGTGATAGTATCTATACTGGTACTTTATCTACTGTGGGAGCAGGAGTTTCTAATTTACTGTACATTAGCAATTGTGATACCTCATCTTCCTATGCTGTAGGAGCCATTTCTGGAAATGTTTCTTTATATGTCCTTAGGAATGTACGGTTAGTTGGTACAGTAGTTTCTACTTCTAATAATGGTGGTAGGTGGTTTAATGTAACTTTTGGTGCTGTTGCTCATGATTTTACAAATTGTTCTGGTACATTTAGTTGTGATGCCAATTCATATTCTAGTTTTTATGCTAATGTAACCAATAAGGGAGCAGGGGTATTCACGCTGATAGATGAAGCTAAAGGTGTGAAGAATGATTCAAATGTAACTGGTGTTTCTGTTAAAGATGCATTGAATAATCTGTTAGCTTTGGTAGGTACAAGTGGAACTTCAGGTACCTCTGGTTCCAGAGGTGTTGATGGATCAAGTGGGACTTCAGGGGCTGGGTTACCTGGAACTTCAGGTACCAGTGGAGCTGATGGGTCAAGTGGAACCAGTGGAGCCGATGGAGCTGATGGGTCTTCGGGAACCAGTGGGATCGATGGAGCTGATGGGTCTTCGGGAACCAGTGGTATTGGTCTTGATGGGTCTTCAGGAACCAGTGGAGTTGATGGAGCCGATGGAGCTGATGGGTCTTCGGGAACCAGTGGTATTGGTCTTGATGGGTCTTCAGGAACCAGTGGTATTGGTCTTGATGGGTCTTCAGGAACCAGTGGTATTGGTCTTGATGGGTCTTCAGGTACGAGTGGTATTGGTCTTGATGGGTCTTCAGGTACGAGTGGTATTGGTCTTGATGGGTCTTCAGGTACGAGTGGTATTGGTCTTGATGGGTCTTCAGGTACGAGTGGTATTGGTCTTGATGGGTCTTCAGGAACCAGTGGAGCTGATGGAGCCGATGGGTCTTCAGGAACCAGTGGAGCTGATGGGTCTTCAGGAACCAGTGGATTTGGAACTTCTGGTACGTCAGGAATTTCAGGCTCCAGTGGCACCTCAGCTACTTCTGGAGGAGGGGCAGGGGATGGTACTATTCTTCTTGGAGAACTTCCTTCAGGACAGATCTATGATGGTTTGATAACCCTTACGGAGACTGATCAGGTGAATGAATCTATCAATTGGATTAATGAGATGCTTATTCTGATCTCCCCTGCAAAGCCTGAGATGCTCACAGGGGATGCTCTTGTTCTTACTGGTACTGCTAAATATAGTGCTAAGGTGCCTTCTGGTCTTGTTGCAGCTTGGTATCTTGGTGGTGTGTCAGCTGGGGATACCATCACTGATTACGTTACAGACAATACATTCCGTCTGACAACACCATCAACTTCAACAGAGTTTTATAACGGGATGTATACAGCTCCTGGTGGGACTTTGAATCTGTATGCAGGTGCCTCTATTATCGATACCATCTCTACTGCAACAGCTGGCTCTTCTACGATGTTGACAGTATCTGATGTTGCAACTTACAACTCTATCTGGAGCAAAGCTAATGCTTATGCAGATATCACTCAGACTGCTGAGGGCTATCTGTATTACAATTTTAATCACTCACTTGCTGGTGTAACAAACAATCTTGTAGTCAGGTATGATGATGTTCATTCCACTCCTTCATTCTCATCAGCTCTTTCCATTGCTGAGAATACACCAGTCTGGAAGTATTTGTCAGGCATTCAGTATTATGGTCAGGGAACTACTCTAAATATTTCTTATACAGCTGCTGCTGGTATATTTACAAAATGTTATCATCCAACAGCAGTGGCAGTTATTTCCCAGAATGCTGTTGCCTTTGCAACCTTCAACTACAATCCTGCATCAATACCTGCTTATAACGATAACTGGATAGTGACTGGTTACACAGTGACATTGAGTGTGGCAAATAAGTCTTCTAATTCACCTACTATTTCAGTAACCTTACAGAAGCCCACAGGTACCCAGGTTGTCTCTACTGCAAGCCTTGCTAAGAAACTTTGTACTTATGGTAACTATTCCACAACAACTATAGAGTATTTCTTTGATGAGGCTTACAGGCTTGAGATAGGTACTGACACTGCTTGGACTTCATCAGCTACTTTGATAGATGACAATGCTCAGGTTCGTAATGGCTTTTTGCAGTGGCCTGATTCAGGGGATTACCCTACTGGGTTCTCAGGTGATCAGGAGTACCAGAGAAAGTTTACAAAAGTATCAGCATCCACTGGTACTTTAACCTTCTCAGGTATTACTTATTCTCAGATTTCTGCTTACGGTACTGGGGACCTCAATATTCTCCTTTATCTTGATACTGATGCCATATGGTTTGATCTTGGTCAGCTTGTTGGTTTTGGTGGGAATGGTTCTACACGAGCTTTGGCTATAGGTGCTCAGGGTTCAGGTTCAGGTGGACTTGTTAATTGGTCAATAGGTACTTACAGTACAGGACCTTCTGGTTCAGGAAACTTCGGTAAATATAGGCTTGTCATTATCTTTAGGAACACCAACAGAACAATTACCCAGATAGTGTCTGCATAATATGAGTAAGGCATACCAACTTCTTTTTGAAATATTGAACCCTCACTACCATCTTCGTTTACGAGAGGGGATAGAGGTTAGGAAGGTTCTTAAATCTACTGATAATGGTAGTTGGGTAGAGAAGGAAGAGATCTGGGGTCTTAATGGTAATACAGATGATGACACCCCAATGATTACTGCATACACTCCTTCTGGTGATTATCTCGGTGATCCTGATTTTGCTAAAATGTTAGTTAAGAAAGGGATCACTCAGTTTGAGAATACTGAGCCAGATCACTGTGTTTGCTCCATAGGTTTTAATCCTGAGAAAAGAATGGAGTGGGTGGAGTCATAGGGCTATATTTTCTTTTGGTATAGGATCAAAAGTTAAAAAAGGTGACTGTGGCTACACTCCTGAAAAAGGTGAGTGGGAAGCAAAAACCATTGAAGATGCCAAACTTATGGCTACAGAGTTTGCAAAAGGAGTGTCGTGATATGAGTAAAGCTATTGGTCTTCTTATGTTGCTTGAGGATGCATCTATTGTAGATAAGTACAAAGACTCCTTAGCCAAACTTAATTCACCCAAAAGAAAAGAGATTATTAAGGCTGCTTTTGCCAAGGGTGAGAAGTTTGCTGTGAAGCAGGGCTTGATGAAGATGAACAAAGAAGAGCCACTGGACCCTAAAGAGTATAATGCTCTTCTGGACTATATGAGTGACCTTGAAAGAAAACCAACTGCTGTTAAGTCAAAGAGTTTTGCAAGTCGTTTCCTGGCCTTTTAACTAGATCCTGTGAGGCAATAATGAATCGTTCAAAAAGACTCTTGGTTCTTCTGCGTGAAGAGAACGAAGATAAAGATGGGTGGGTAGGAGTGGATCTTGATTCAACCTTAGCCTTTTATGATGAGTGGAAAGGTAATGACTATATAGGGAAGCCAATTCCTGAGATGGTCAAGAAAGTTAAGAGTCTTTTGGATCAGGGTAAGCAAGTTAAGATCATATGACTGCACGAGTTCATCCTGACAATGAAGATGTAGAAGGTATCAGGGAACTTATTCAGAAATGGTGTGAAGAACATCTTGGTCAGGTTCTCCCTGTTACCCATGAGAAAGACCACAAAATGATTGAACTTTGGGATGACCGATGCAGACAAGTTATTAAAAATACTGGCAGGTTCATTGATGAGGATTAATCTCTATAGAATTTACCCTCATATGGAGGATTTTTTAAATGTGGACTAAGGAAGATCGAAGCTTCAAGACCCTGATTAATCGTAGGACAACTGATTCTACAGGTAAATATTGGTATAATGAAGTTTCTGATTCTACGTTAAATGTCCATATCAGTGAGATATGGTCTGACACTATCAATGAATCTCCTGCCCAGGCAGTTATTGATGGTGTTGCAGAGTTAAGAACTCTTTTCACCTTAACTGAAGATACCACAGTACCTCTTCAGTACTGTTACTACGCATACTCTGGTGATAGGCTTAAAGACTGGATTTCTACAAAATATGGTAGTGGGTACACTGTTCACCTTTTTGACAATAACAATGTAGAGATAGGTCCTACAAATGCTTGTCAGTGGTTTTTTGACAATCAAACTGGAATTTTAACCTTCAATGCTTCTGTTGCTGCTTTTGCCAAGCCTTTTAAGATTACTGGTTATAGGTACATAGGAGCCAAAGGTGTGGGCACCTCAGGTGCTGGCACATCTGGTACATCGGGTATCAATGGGTCAAGTGGTACATCTGGTATAGGTTTTTCTGGCACCTCAGGTACATCTGGTGTGGGCACTTCTGGAACTTCAAGTATTGGTGTCGATGGCTCTTCAGGTACATCAGGTCTTAGTGGCTCAAGTGGTACTTCGGGACCAGGGGGGTCAAGTGGAACCTCAGGTTTCAGTGGTACAGCAGGACAGGGATTCAGTTGGGAGAGTCAGTGGACAGCAAGTAAAGTTTACCAAGCTTATGATGTTGTAAAGACTGATTACAATTCTTACGTTTGTCACTTGGGTCATACATCAACTTATAATGATCAACCTGGTGTAGGTCCTAATTGGGGTAATTACTGGGATACTTTTACTGAGGGTGGAATAGGATCTTCAGGTACATCTGGATCAGGATCTTCAGGAACCAGTGGTTCTGGCTCCAGTGGCTCAAGTGGGTCTTCGGGCACAAGTGGCTCTTCAGGCTCTTCAGGAACCTCAGGTTCAAGTGGATCTTCAGGGACTGGTTTTTACTGGGATGACATGTGGCAGTATGATCATGCCTATGGAGTAAATGCTGTAGTTGAAAGTCTTAAAAGTTGCTACATTTGTAAGATATCTCATATCTCAACTTATGAAGATGAGCCAGGTGTTGATGCCTCTGGTCATGACTGGGAAACCTATTGGGATCTTATGGTTCCTGGTGGTGTTGGGTCTTCAGGTACGAGTGGGTCCAGTGGTTCAAGTGGTTCAAATGGTTCTTCAGGATCAAGTGGGACTTCAGGCTCTAGTGGTAAAGGTTTCATATGGGGAGGGGAATGGTCTACTTATCGTACTTTTTATACTTATAATGTAGTATCTCATTTGCATCATGGTACTTTTGTTTGTATTCAAGATCATATATCTGATCCTATGTATCATGCTTATGAGCCTATGGGTAACGAAGATTGGCAGTCTTACTGGCAACCTTTTGCATTAAGTGGTACATCAGGTTCATCGGGTGCTAATGGGTCTTCAGGAACCTCAGGCTCAAGTGGAAAAGGATTCACATGGACAGGTGCTTGGATCATAAGTCATGTATATGATGAGACTCAAATGGTGGAGAATGGTTCAGACAGTTATGTCTGTACTGTATCCCATACTTCAGATGCCCTCAATGAACCTGGTAATGAACTTACAGGTAATGATTGGGAAGATTACTGGGATCGTTTCCTTCCTGGTGGGAATCCTGGATCTTCTGGCTCTAGTGGCTCAAGTGGTACAAGTGGCTCCAGTGGGTCATCAGGAACCTCAGGCTCCAGTGGTACAGGTGGATTTAAGTGGGCAGGTGGTTGGTATGAATATCCAAGTCATCTTTATCAGGTTCATGATGTAGTATCTCATAATCCGTGGGGAACTTTCGTATGTATTCAGCAGCATCTTTCTGAATATAATCATGAGCCAGAGGTAGATGGTGACTGGCAGTCATACTGGCAGTATTTTGCTCCTGCTGGCACATCGGGTTCATCAGGTGTTAATGGGTCTTCAGGTACAAGTGGAGTTTCACCTGCATTTACTAGTATTCTCAGTCAGGATCTTGATGCCAATGAATGGAGTATTGTCCATCTTAATTCTGTATCATGGAATTCAGAGTACAACTATGGTGATGCTGGAACTTCAGCTACTATTAATTGGACAGAAGGTCAGATCCAGAAGGTAATTCTTACTAAGCCTAGTATCATAAATTTTAGTAATCCTGTAGGTGTTGGGTATTATCTGATCAGGTTGGTTACTGGTGGCTATAATGCAGTATTTCCAAGTGTGATTTGGGCAGGTGGTTTAACTCCTACTTTTGGTGCTGAGGCTGTAAACCTAGTTTACATTTATTTTAATGGTGTTACCTATTATGGTCATGTTTGGGGTCAGGGAGGCACTTCAGGCACGAGTGGGTCTTGTACGTTTACCAGTACTCTTGAGACTGATCTTGATGCAAATAATCACAATATTATTCATCTTAACTCAGTTTGTTATAATGCAGAGTATAATTATGGGGACTCAGGCTCGATAGCTACTATAGATTGGACAGAAGGTCAGTTACAGAAGATAGATCTCACTGATGATTGTGAGATTTCTCTCTCTAATCCTAAGGGTGTTGGATATTATCTGATCAGGTTGGTTACAGGACTTGGTTCAGGTTATGGTTACAATGCAACATTCCCTGATGTAGTTTGGACGGGTCCTACTCCTGTTTTTGGTGATGATCTTGAGAATGTAATCTATTTTTACTTCAACGGTATTAATTATTATGGTCATGTTTGGGGTACAGGTGGGACTGGTGGAACCAGTGGTTCTGGCACCAGTGGGACTTCAGGTGTATCTGGGTCTTCAGGGACTAGTGGGGAGGCTGGAACCTCTGGAGTAGCTGGCACCAGTGGGACTTCTGGTTCCAATGGTTCTTCAGGGACTTCAGGCTTGATTTCAACTTATCAGTACTCAAATACATATTCTGCTTCTACATCCTGGGAAGTTGCTCATAATCTTGCAGCTGATCTTGTGATGGTACAGTGTTTCAGTGATGACTCTCCTAAGAAAGTAATAATGCCCTATGATATTACATTGGATACTACCAATCAGTGTACTGTTAATTGGGGTGATTCATCTGTTGCTGGTAGTGTTTGTGTTTTGAAGTTTTAGAATTACCTTACTCTTGGATGGTCTAGGGGTAAGTCACTTAATACCAAACGCATAATTGGTATCTATCAAATAACGAGGTGAAATAATGAGGTACTATGGTGTGGAGATGAAGGGTATCCTTCTAATCCAAAAGGTAGCTGAAAAGCCAGTGTGGGGAACTTCAGATGAGGGTCGTTTCATATATGATCTGGATACCAAGAAGACCTACTATGGTGATAATACCGATTGGAAAGAGTGGGGTACTTCGGGTACCTCTGGCTCCAGTGGGTCTTCAGGTACTTCTGGCTCAAGTGGTACCTCTGGCTCCAGTGGGTCTGATGGCTCCAGTGGTACAAGTGGCTCTAGTGGGTCTTCAGGAACCAGTGGCTCCAGTGGGTCTGATGGCTCATCGGGTACCAGTGGCTCTAGTGGATCTTCAGGTACAAGTGGCTCAAGTGGGTCTTCAGGTACCAGTGGCTCCAGTGGGTCTGATGGCTCATCGGGTACCAGTGGCTCTAGTGGGTCTTCAGGTACAAGTGGCTCAAGTGGGTCTTCAGGTACCAGTGGCTCCAGTGGGTCTGATGGCTCATCGGGTACCAGTGGCTCTAGTGGGTCTTCAGGTACAAGTGGCTCAAGTGGGTCTGATGGCTCATCGGGTACCAGTGGGTCTTCAGGTACAAGTGGCTCTAGTGGTTCTTCAGGAACCAGTGGGTCTTCAGGTACAAGTGGCTCCAGTGGGTCTTCAGGTACAAGTGGCTCCAGTGGGTCTTCAGGTACAAGTGGCTCCAGTGGGTCTGATGGCTCATCGGGTACCAGTGGCTCCAGTGGTTCATCGGGTACAAGTGGTTCTAGTGGGTCTTCAGGTACGAGTGGGTCTGATGGCTCCAGTGGTACAAGTGGCTCAAGTGGGTCTTCAGGAACCAGTGGCTCAAGTGGGTCTGATGGCTCCAGTGGTACTTCTGGCTCAAGTGGGTCTGATGGCTCAAGTGGTACTTCTGGCTCAAGTGGGTCTTCAGGTACCAGTGGTTCTTCAGGCTCCAGTGGTACAAGTGGCTCCAGTGGGTCTGATGGTTCTTCAGGTACCAGTGGCTCCAGTGGTACAAGTGGCTCTAGTGGGTCTTCAGGAACCAGTGGCTCCAGTGGGTCTGATGGCTCATCGGGTACCAGTGGCTCTAGTGGGTCTTCAGGTACAAGTGGCTCAAGTGGGTCTTCAGGAACCAGTGGCTCCAGTGGGTCTGATGGCTCATCGGGTACCAGTGGCTCTAGTGGGTCTTCAGGTACAAGTGGCTCAAGTGGGTCTAGTGGGTCTTCAGGAACCAGTGGCTCCAGTGGTACTTCTCCTATTGAGACCTATTCCAATACTTATGCTGCTTCCACTTCATGGACAGTAGAACATGCTCTTAACAGTAGTACTCTTCTGGTGCAGTGTTGGGATGCCTCAACTTCAGGGGTACAGATGATCATTCCTAACTCAATTGTAATCGATACTGTTAACCAGATCATTGTTAACTGGGGTGATTCGGTGGTGGATGGAAGAGTTTGTGTTATTAAGCTTCTTCCGTAGGTAGTCAACATTTGAAGTACAGTGGTGGAGTCTTCGGACTCCACCACATATTCGTCTTTATTCATTCTTAAACTTCAGAGGAGTACATAATGAAGCATTATGGTATTGACTCTCAATATCTGCTTACAGCTGAAAGTTCTCAGTCTTTGCCTACCTGGGATACCAAATACAAGAGGTCTTTCATCTATTCTGAAGGAGATAGTAGAATGTATTATGGTACGAATACTGGGTGGGCTGCATGGGGAACCTCAGGAACCAGTGGTATTAAAGGAGAAGTAGGAACTTCAGGCACCAGTGGGTTAGCTGGGTCCAGTGGGACTTCAGGGTCAAAAGGAGAAGTAGGAACCTCAGGCACCAGTGGGTTAGCAGGATCTTCAGGTACTTCTCCTACAAGTGTTGGAGCATGGGCTACTACAACTGCTCTCAATGCCAGCAGGACTCAGTTTGGTGGGTGTGGTTCAATAGCTTCTGCTCTTGCTTTTGGAGGTCACACAGGTGGTGGTGCAGCCTTAAATACTACTGAAATCTGGACAGGATCTTCCTGGATGACAGCTTCAGCTACTCTGACTCAAAGTAAAACTTATTTGTTAGGTATAGGTGATTCTTCTTCAGCCTTGTGTGTGGGTGGTAGTACTTCAGTTACTGAAAAGTGGTCTGGTACAGGCTGGTCAACCACAGGTAGCTTCCCTATGGTTATTCATGGTCTTTCTGGTGGTGGTTCAACAACTGCAGCTATTGCCTTTGGTGGTTATACAAGCAATTATTCAAACCAGACAAGTACCTGGAATGGTGTAGCTTGGTCTGCTGCTAATACTCTAAATCAGGTAAGAGGCTATGGTTCTGGTTGTGGTAATACAACAACTGCCTTGGCAATTGGTGGATTCTCAGGAGCAAATCTTAATACTGTTGAGAAGTGGGGTAACTCTTCTTGGAGTACCACTACAGCTATACCTACGGCTACCTGGGGTGCAGGTGCTGCTGGGGGTGCTAGTTTAGCCATTATCTTTGGTGGAAATACAGGTTCAGGTGCTGCTGCTTGCATTAGTTCTTCTTATGCATGGAATGGATCAGCATGGTCTATTACAACTTCTTTGAATGCTGTAGTGGTTAATAATGGTGGAGTTGGTGATAAATCCAATGCCCTTTCTTTTGGTGGGGACACTCAGGGAAGTGTGGCAAGAATAGGTACTGAGAAATGGGTGGATGGTACCTCAATTACCTCAGGATCATCTGGCTCCAGTGGGACTTCTAGCTCCAGTGGTACTTCAGGGAGTAGTGGATCTTCTGGTAGTGGTTCTTCAGGTACCAGTGGCTCAAGTGGCTTAAGTGGTTCTTCGGGGACTAGTGGCTCCAGTGGTTCTTCAGGAACCAGTGGCTCAAAAGGTGATGCAGGTTCTAGTGGAACCAGTGGGTCTAGTGGAACCAGTGGCTCTACTGGTGCTGATGGTGCTTTTTCAGGCTTAATTTTATATTTTGATCATGTGGATTCTGATCTTACCTTGCCTTCAATTACATTAAGTACATTGGCTTTTGTAAATTCTAATCCTGATACATTAGTCCGTTCTGATGTTGGTAGTTTTATAACTGATGGGTATATACCAGGACAAAAACTTAAAATAACAGGTGGGGTTAATGATGGATTGGAATTTCCAATTTTATCAGTAGTTGCTAAAACGATTACTTTTATTTATTCGGCTGCAGTGACTGCCCAGGCAGAAGGTATATCTATAACTTTGTCAGTTCAAAGAGAGACTCTTACAAGGGTACCCGTATCAGGAACACAGGTGATTGAAAGTGTTGAAGTAAAGAGTACATCTCCAGAAGATGTTGTGGGTGCAACATTAGATTCTTATGCAACTGTGCTGACCGTACCGGGATCAACACGAGTTCCTTCTGGTGTTTGGACCTTCAGATTTTGGGCATATGCAAGTAATTTGGGATCTGAATCTTATATACATTTTGTTATTGCTAAAAAATCAACGTCTGGAATTGTTACTGATCTATTTAGCACAATTGAGGGTAAATCAGTAATGGTGTCTCTTGCAGGGGATTCAAACGATCAAAAGAGGTATATTCAGACACATGTAGAGCCTACAGAGTATTCACTGGCAACCACAGATAGGATAATAGTAAGGGTTGTTGCTACTGCAAAAACTACGACAAGAACTGTATCGTTTATCTATCAAGGTACAGCAATGGCATCATTTATTGAGACACCGTTTAGTGTATCAGCTCCATCTGGAACATCAGGTACCAGTGGTTCTTCAGGCTCCAGTGGTTCTTCAGGCTCCAGTGGTACTTCTGGCTCAAGTGGTACCTCTGGCTCCAGTGGGTCTGATGGCTCCAGTGGTACAAGTGGCTCTAGTGGGTCTTCAGGAACCAGTGGGTCTTCAGGAACCAGTGGCTCCAGTGGGTCTGATGGCTCATCAGGTACAAGTGGCTCAAGTGGGTCTTCAGGAACCAGTGGGTCTTCAGGAACCAGTGGGTCTTCAGGAACCAGTGGCTCCAGTGGTTCTGGTACTGATGTTACTAAAACTTTCTCTCAAGCTGTTAATACTACTTATATTGCAAGTGTTAGTACAGGTATAGTTGTAACAGATAATGATAATATTGATTTTGGAACTGGAGATTTTACTTTAGTCTGGAGAGGGAGTTTACCTGATTGGACTCCAAGTATTTATGGGCAGATTATACGACATTATGACAGTAATTTGGGTGTTGGATGGGTATTTAGTACTGATACTGGAAGTACTGGTAAGTTAAGACTTAGAAGAAGTACTAATGTTGCAACTTCTACAGTCTTTTCTAATATTGTTGATGGATCAGTAGCAGAAGTAGCTGTTGTGGTAGATTCTACTAATGCTACCTTTTATGTTAACGGAGTACAATTAGGAAATGCTGTTGCTTGTGGAGCAGTAGATGTTTCTAATACTGGGATACTTGAAATACTTGGAGATCAGAATGGTGCACAACATGCAGGAATCTGTTTATTTGCTGCTACTTACAATCGTGCTTTAACATCTACAGAAGTATTAGATTTATATAAAAATGGTATCAATTATGCTGATAAATGGGGAAGTCAGACAGCACAGTTATCTGGTACTATGTCAGGAGGAGCGTATGATACAATAGACGAGACGACAACTACAGGGTTTCATGCAGTTAATTTAACTTCACACGGAGGATATGCAGGAACTACTGATGCGATGTCTGTTGTTGCGGGGAAGAGGTATCGAATATCTTATATAATAGCTCTATCCAGTGGAACATTACCCCAATCTGTTCAATTCAGTGAGTCCTTGGGAGGAGGAAGCGTTATTGGTTTTACTAATGTCCCCGTAAATGGTGTTAATTCCACTGAATTTACAGCCTTGTTAACAGGCACTGGGGTGTTTTGGTGGTATAATAATTCTGGGGCTGTGGACTATACTGTGTCTAATTTTCTCTTTGTCGAAGTTGGGGCAACTCTTGCCCTCGAATCAGAAGGAATTCATACTGATAAATGGTATGATTCTTCAATAAATGCTTTAGATGCAACTTATCCAACAACAGGAAGTAGCCTAGTCAGGAATCCTTTTTTACCTATGATTGTGGGAGGAGATAAAACAACATCTGATCTTACATTAAAAACTACTATTGGAGTAGGTACAACTGGTGCAGATATGCACTTTTTAGTGGGTAATAATGGTGCAACTGAGGCTATGACTATTTTAAATAATGGTAATATTGGTATGTTTACAACTGATATTGAAGCCTGGTCTGCTAGTTATTGGGCTATTCAATTTCCAGTTGGGGCATTACAGATAGCCAAAACAAGTCCTGTTATAGGTGTTACAGATAATTCATATTATACTGCCACTGGGTATAAACGTAGAATAGAAGCAGCAGCAGCACAATATATAATAAATAGTGGAACACATAGCTTTCGAGTAGTAGCATCAAATACTATTGATAGTGTAATAACTTGGATATCTGCAATGAGGGTTGATAATACAGGCAACGTAGGCATTGGGAATTTTGAATTGGGAATAGAACCTGCAACTAAGCTTGATGTAGCAGGTTCAATGCAGGTTTCATCTGCTGTGGCTCTCAGTTTAGGTGGTTATGTAAGAACATTTGCAGAGGCTACAGGCACTCCTTCTGGTTCAACTACATATTTTGATATAGCTGTTAACGTACCCACTGGATGTAAATTATTAGGTTGTCAATTAAGAGTGGATGCTACTCTTGCAACTGGGGAAACCTGGGGAGCTGCCTATATTACTGGCTCTACAACTGTGATAGCAGCAGCAGGTCAGGCTGTTGCAGCAAATACTAAAGTAAATAAAATGCATCTTGATGAGATAACCTCAGCAACTACTAAAGTAAGGATTACCAGAGATTCAGGTAATTTTTCAAATGGATATGGGATTATACGAGCAATAGTTTATTATGAAACATTTACGGCAATGGGCAACGCCAATTGATCTGAATGTAATCTGTAATTTCTGAGGTATCTATGAACCTTTTTGCACCCAAACCCAAAAGTTTGATTCTTGATCCTTATTCTGGGACACCAGTGGAACTTCAAAATTTCCACATTGAGCCTTGTGACCTCTTTTTTACCCATGGTGATAAACTTTTTAGTAAGATTATTAGGCTTGGTGAAAAACATCTAGGTGATTGGATCTCTGTTATAAATCATACAGGGATAGTAGTTGAGCAAGGAACCATAGGGTCTGCTGATGTGATTGAAGCATTGGCTACAGTAAAGAAGCATACTTTATGGGAACAGTATCATGGTCAATCAGATCAGGTAGCCGTATTTAGGCCCCTTGGCCTTACTGATGAGCAAAAGAAAATCATTGTTGATAAGGCTATTGATTATGAGGGTAGAACATATGGGTATGCAAAGATAGCCACTAATGCTTTAGATTTCTTTACTGGTGGTCATTATATCTTCAGAAGACTAACAAATAGTGATCAGTATCCTATTTGTAGTTGGGTAGTAGCCCACTCATATTCCAAGGTGGGTCTGACATTCGGTTGTGATCCAGGACAGGCAAATCCAGATGATATATGGGATTACTGCTTGGGTCATCCAGATAAATATCAACTTATTTTCAGCCTACAAAAAGTATAAACAGGAGGTAAGACCAATGAGGCATTATGGTATTGATGATCAATATTTACTGCAAGCGGAGACATGTGACCCTCTTCCTTCTTGGGAAGCAAAGTACACCAGGAGCTTCATTTATGACCTTGATACTAAGACAATGTACTATGCTACGGATACAAAGTGGGTAGCTGTCAGTGCTAACGTACTTGCTGGCTATATTCATCCTCAGGCATCAGCATCAGCAACTTGGAGTGTTGTTCATGATCTGGGTGTCCAGGATGTAAGTGTCACCGTCTATGGTGAGGACAACAAGGTCATGATGCCTATCGACATTGAGACAATCAGTGTCAATGCTCTCACAATTACCTTTGGTGAGGCTGTGGCAGGTAAGGCTGTCATCGTTACAGGTAACCCTGGCACAGTGACCTACAGTCAGCAGAAGGTTACACTTGCCAAAGGGACCTCTCTTGCTGATGGTGATTGGAAGGGTCTGGCTATTACAGGTGCAGTAGGTGGTTCAATAACCAAGGGAGACCTCTGCTACTGCAAACTTAATTTGGGTGCTTGGAAGTACTATCGTTATGATGCTGATGCTACTGATAAGCTAATTCTCCCCTCAGCCTTAGCTCTTGATTCTTACATATCAGGGGATGGTAGCTTCTTAATCGATGGTGAGATGAGGAATGATGCTTGGACAGGGCTTGCTGGGACTGCTGATGCATCAACTACAGTCTATGCAAGTACGGCTACAGGTAACCTTACCATGACTGCCCCAGCTGTCTCAGGTAACGAAGTTGTTGTTGTAGGTGTACTCATTGCTGCTTACACCCTTCAGCTAAAGATCGGGTATGCTTGGCTTGAGGTGAAGTAACCAACAGCTCTAACCTCCTGGTATAGAGGGAGTCTGTCTTTGGGCTCCCTCTTTGTACCTAAACTTAGAGGTTGAAAAACTTGATATCATTGCTTTAGGGTATTAACATTATGGGGCAAGAGTGTAGAGAAGAGTGTGATATTCCTATAGATAAGGGGGGTAGTATGCCTGTAATCAGCAAATATGGATCAGATGAGCCTCAGAAGATCCAGGAGTTCCTAGAAGTATCTAAGCCTTTTGATGTGTCAGAAGTAATTCAAGGGACCTCTCTTTTAAAGTTGGAGGATATAGATTTTCTTAATGAGCATGCTAGTCAATTTGAGCAAAGATTTAATGCTAGATCTATATTTAGGTCAAAATTTGAAATGGAAGCTTCTGTTCTTAATGATGATGTTCATCCTACTCCTGATAGCAAATATTTCCAGGCAATTGGGGAGCAGAATGTCCACCTTACAGAGTTGATATCTCTTATTTATAATGTAAAAAAAGGTGGTAAGGATATCGAACTGAAAGGGATAGATCTTGATGAGGTCAACCTTCAGCTCAAACGTCTGCATAGAGAGAATGTTGAGCTGTGTGAGAGGATATCAAAACCTGATGCCGTAGCTTCCAGAGAGGATGCTGACAGGTTAGATGAATTGCCTATTCTTATTAATAGGAAAGAAAAAGAGATCGAAAAACTTGAGTTGGAACTTGATGAGCTGAAGTTCAATATCAAGCAGTCCAATAAGGTAGCTCAGGAGCGTATCCGTGAGGTTAAACAGTGGGAAGCTATTATTGCCAAGCTTGTTCCTCAACTTGAGTTTGGGATCGAAGACTTTGAGCTGCATCACCCAAAACGATATGTTCAGAGATATGGTCGTAGGGCTATGCATCTCGATATTCTTAATCCTGAAGATAAGGAGAATGTAGTCAGTCATTTCTTATCTTTTGCAGGTCATACAGATAACAAAGAGGAAGCCAAGAAGTTTCTTAAGGATATGGTGACTGTAGGTGGCATGCCAATGAATCATGGATTGGTTAAGGCTCTTCAGGCATCTATAGGACAACCCAACTTGCAACAGTTGTCAGCTCCTGATGTTAAGAGGCTAGATCAGGATTACCCCAGTAAGGAAATAGCTAACCTGGATGATCCTGTTGTGAAGAGCTTCTTTATCAGGAAGACTCTCAAGATCTTGGTGTGTTCTCCTCATCGTCTTCCTACAGATAAGATTATTATGAATATGTGGGCACTCCAGACACCTGCTGCTTTTGATTGTCAGCTGTGGGAACCTCATGGGATGTCAGTTGCTGAGGCTCGTACCTCATCTATTAAGAAAGCTATTGCAGAAGGGTACCAGTTCATTCAGTGGATTGATGATGATATGATTCTACCCAGGAATGCCTTAGTGCAGCTTATCAGTCACGTTGCTGACATCGTAGGTGGTTTCTACTATCGTAAGTATGAGCCTATTGAGTCCTGTGGTATGCATGAGTATGTTATCAACAATGAGATGGTGCCAAGACCTATTAAGGATTTTAAGATAGGTGAGGTTATTCATCATACTTTGGTTCTTCCCTCTGGTTGTACTCTTCTTAATCTTGATATCTTTAAGAATGAGAAGATGGAGGAGCCTTGGTATAGGACTGTTACAATAACAGGTGCACCAGCAATTACAGAGGACACCTATTTTTGCCAAAAGGCACGGTTGGCTGGGTATGATGTGCTTACCGATACAGGTGTTCAATGTATCCATGTTGATCTGGCAAGTAATAGGATCTTCGGGCATCCTGAAGTAGTTGATATGAGTAAGAATATTATTCTTAATCCGTATAATTATTGCTTATAAGCAGTAGAGTAGTATCACATAAACACTACCAAATGTGAGGGGTGTGCATGCCTGATAAATTTGAAAATATATTGGCTGTTTGTAGCTTTCTGGGCACTTCTGGTTATAACTATCATGCTCGTGGGTTTTTTACAGCACTCAATAAGCTTCTCCCTGTAGCTATCAAGAATTGGTCCTATGATGATAATCCTTATTATCTGACCAATGAGCAAAAGGTTATGATGGCTGCTGCCTCTGGGAAGAGCTTTTCCTTCGGTGAGTGCATTACTGTATGTCTTCACGAATCCAATCATGAAGATTGGTATAAACATGCTTACAAGTCACCTAAGATAGCCTTTAATGTATGGGAATCTACCAGACAGACTGAGAGGTTTTTTCAGAAGCTTCTTGAGTTTGACCAGATCTGGGTCCCCAGTGAATGGCAGAAGAAGTATACGGTTGAACAGGGTGCCCCTGCTGATAAGGTATTTGTTATACCTGAAGGAATAGATACAGATCGTTTCAAGGTTACAGAGCCTACTATTAACTACCATTTTGCAGATAAGGATAAGTTTACTTTTACTATTGCAGGTAGGTGGGAATATCGAAAAGCTACAACAGAGATGATCCGGACATTCAATGAGACTTTTAGAGATGTAGATGATGTTGAGTTACTTATCCTGGTAGATAATCCTTTTGATAGACAGAAAATGTCTACAGAGGACAAACTATTACAGAATGGCTTAGGTAATAAAAAGATCAAAATCCTTCATAAACTCTCACAAGAGGATTATGACCAGCTGATATGTGAAACAAATTGTTTCTTATCTTGTAGTAGGGCTGAGGGCTGGAACCTTCCATTATGTTTTCCAGTAGGTACAGAGATTATTACTCCTAGTGGTTTTAAGCTTATAGAGACTATTAAACAGGGTGATGATGTATTTTCTCATAAGGGATTATCTAGAAAAGTTAAAGGTGTAATGACCAGGGAGTACAGAGGTGATTTAATTAATGTTGATATTTATAATAATATAAATACTCTCTCTGCTACTCCTGAACATCCTGTGAGGGTTATTAAACGAAATAGGATGTCTACTATGTATGGTGGTTCCTTATTGGAGTATATTCAAAAGAGAAAGTTGGAACCTGAGTGGATTCCAATAAAAGAGATAGAAAAAGGGGATCTTCTTGTTCAGGCTATTCCTTGTACTTTATTAAAGAATAATATTACTATAGATTTATTGAATTATCTACCAAATATGCAGTTTGATTCTGAATATATTTGGAGCAAATATAGTAATAATCCAAAGGAAAAGGGGAGTAATGTTAAAAAAGTTAATAGATTTGTTAAGTTAAAGGATCTAACCTTTTTGATAGGTTGGTATCTTGCTGAAGGTAATTCTTATAAAACTAGGTTGGACTTTACAGTTAACTCTATTACAGAACAAGGAGTTGCAGCTAGGATTAAGGATGATTTTAATAGGTTGTTTGGTGTTGACTCTGTTTTTAAGGAAGACTCTGATAAAGATGCATTGCACATAAGGATCAGCTCCTCAATATTGGCTACTTTTTTTAAGCTTTATTGTGGGGGCAAGCAAAGTTTCAGGTTTATCCCTAATGAAGTTTTATATGGTAATATTGACATCCTACAAGAAGTCATATCAAATTTATTCTTAGGTGATGGGTGTCATCAGCAGGAGAGGGATAGGAATCTACTTACTACATGTTCCGAAGTGCTTGCTAATCAGGTTGTAATAGCATTGCATAGATTAGGTTACAAGGCAGGAACTCAGAAAGTAAAAAGAAATAGAAAATGTAAGCATTATGTAGTTAGTTTTGCTTATGATTCTTTTAATGGTACACATAGTAACAAACAGTATGTTTTTGAGAAAGAGGTATGGCATTTTGTTAAAAAAGTAACAAAGACTTCTTATGAGGGCATTGTATACAATTTTGAAGTAGAGAAAGATAATTCGTATCTTACTCATACAGCTTCTGTGCATAATTGTGAGTTCATGGCTTGTGGAGTCCCTGCTATATGCTCAAACTGGTCAGGTCATCTGGAATTTGCTAAGGATTATGCCAGTCTTGTTAATACAGATTATCTAAAAGCTGCATGGTCAGAGTTTGGTGACTTTCCTGGAGAGTATGCTGAGCCTGATTTTAAGCATCTTGGTCAGTTGATGTTGGCACACTATGCTGATCATTCAAACTTTACTACTAGAGCAGTAGAAGGGGCTGAGTACCTAAAGGGCTTTACTTGGGAGAATGCAGCTAAAATAGCTCTGAGTACCATGAAGCCCTTGATGATAAGGACTACACCTATAAACATTGTAGAGCCTAAAGGTGAGAAACCTCCTGTTAAGGTTGAGGTTACTGAGCCTATTGTAATCAAAAAGTCTGAGATAAAGGCTGAGGTCAGTAAGAAGGTGAAAAGTAAGGACATCATCGTTATTGACTGCTTTCCTAATACTGAAAATAAGTTAAAAAAGCTTGTTGACACTATTTATTTTGTAAAGAAGTTTGAAAAACCAATAGCACTGGTATCTCATCTTCCTATCCCAGAAAGTGTACAGGTCCTTGTAGATTACTACATCTTTGATGTTGACAATACCCTGCCTGATTACAGGTTGCCTATATACTATACCTTCAGTGATTTAAAGTTGTTAGGCAGACTTGATCGTCCTTATCATAGTCTCCCTATTGTGAAGTCCCTTCAGAATATCTGTAAGATGTTCTCTAATTTTGAGAGGATACACTTCATTGAATACGATATAAACATTGATTTTGAGAAGCACCTTTCAAATGTAGCAACCCATAAGGACAAGGATCTGGTTAGCTACTTCTATGAGGGCACTGGTATCTATACCAATATCATGACCTTTAAGCCTTCTCTGATGCTTGAGGTTCTCACAACCCAGACTCTTAATTGGGAAGACTACAAGAAGATGGCTTCTCCTGTGATACTGGAGAGAGATCTCATCTTTGAAAATTGGATGTTCAAGATCCTTACCAGTGCTGGAAAGACAGATAACATGGTCGTTCTTAAGTCTGATACTATCAATATGAAGTTAGATGAGTTCAAGGAAATGCCTGTAGTCAACTTTGTGGTTTGTGAGACAGAGGATGACAAGAATGTCCTGTTTGTAATCCATAGGAATATCGATCCTAAAGAGTTCATATTTGACCCAGCAGGGTTAAAGCTTATCAGTAATGGTGCTGATCCCTACTCATATGTCATTTTTGACAGAGATATAACAAATGTGACAGTTCACGGTATGGGTAAGACTTTTGATGTCGATGTTGTTAATGAATACAAGGGTGAATTCCTCTTCTTTGATGGGTGTCCTGCTGCTGATATCAAATGTAAGAAGTCTGAGTTCTGGAGGGGAATAAGCTCCAAGCACAATATTCAATACAGAAATTTTTTCATTGATGGTGCTTTTATGGAGCTTCTGGGTCCTACTACTGATGATAAGTACAAAGTGACTTTTACTGATCGTCACTCTGGTCAGATAGTTCATTCAACAGAGATTGGGATCAACTGTTGGACAAAGACCAATAGGAAGTACTACACAGATTGGAACGTAAAGGTCACTTCTAATGATGAAGAGCTTTACAACCAGGACATATCCTACTTTCAGAGAAGGGTTTTTGTTGTTCTTGACTCTAAGGCTATGGGAGATACCCTAGCTTGGTTCCCCATGGTGGAAGAATTCAGAAAGAAGCATAATGCTCATGTAATATGTTCCTCCTTCTGGAATAAGTTCTTCAAGTCCAAGTACCCTGAGATAGATTTCATAGAGCCAGGGCAGTCGGTTCCAGATATCTTTGCTCAGTTCAATGTGGGTTGTTATGATAATGATCTCAATAGGAATAGGTTCAATTGGAGGATCACCCCTCTTCAGAAGGTGGCTGCTGATATTCTGGGGATTACAAGATATGTGGAGGTTCTTCCTAATGTAGCCTATAAAGTTCTGGATAGACCAATAAAAGAGAAGTATGTGGCTATCTCAGAACACTCGACTTTTATGTGTAAATACTGGTTGAATTCTGGAGGGTGGTCTACAGTAATAAACTACCTCAATGATCTGGGTTATGTTGTGGCTGCTATATCCAAAGAAACTACCCAGCTTCCTGGTATAGTAGACCTCACAGGAAAGCCTATTGAGGAGACCATCAGTAACATCCATCACTCTTCCATGTTCATTGGCATGTCCTCTGGTCCTTCATGGCTCTCTTGGGCTCTCAAGAAGCCCCTGGTACTTATCTCAGGATATTCTAAAGAGTGGGCTGAGATGGATTTCAAGAATCCTCTTGTGAGCAGGGTTATTAACAAGGATGTCTGTCATGGATGCTTTAATGATCCTTCTCTTCCTCTTGAACGTGGTAGTTGGAGATGGTGTCCTCGTGGAAGGGATTTTGAGTGCAGTAAGATGATCTCCCCTGAGATGGTGATGGAGGGTATCAATAAGTTCTTTGGTATGAATAAGAATAGTGCAGGGTACGGAAGGTTATTATGATTAGTACAATTATTGCCAGGGAAACAGAGTTACTGGATAAAGTTCTGGAGAAAATGAGAGAAGGACAGTCACTATTTCCTATTACTCCCTTCAATATCAGGGAGGTTACAAAAAAGATGAGGGAAGCTAGTGAGGTATTGGGAGTTGGTATAGACCGATTGCATCAGGAGGCAGATTATGGCAGAGTTTTATAATACTCCTCATACAAGTTGGAAGAACCAGCCTTTGAGTTACTGGATTCCTATTCGGGGTATTGCTCGTGCCTTGGCCTATATCCATACAGTAGTTGTGAAGGCAGTGCTTAAGGTTGGTAGGAAATGGACTAAATATGATGTCACCAGTGAGAGAGTAGACTAGATGAAAGAGAAGTTCTGGATTAATCAAGGTGGTACCCTAACTATTAGGGACCTATTAGGGGAAAGTAGAAATTGGGATCGTGATAGATTTCTCAGGAGAGAAGGTCTCGATCTCTACAACTTTCAATGGGAAGAGAACATAAACTTCTATGACTTCTCTGCTGGTGGTAGTATGTACGGGGTTGGTGGTCTCAGAGTATCTCCTGGTGACGTTGTAGTAGATATTGGTGCCAATATTGGGTTGTGGTCACTCATAGCTCTTGATGCTGGTGCTTCTTCTGTACTTAGTTTTGAGCCTGTAAGACTGAATTACATATGTCTTTGCTTGAATACCTTTGGTTCTCATGTTCGTCCATATAACTTGGCTATAGGTGATAGAGTAATTAAATCATCATTGAATATCCATGACAGTATGGGTTTTTTTGATGATAACCCTGATGATCCTGCTGAGGATATTCTCACTGTAACAGTGGACTGGCTGTTTGATGTTGGCCTGGTATCTGAGATAGACTTTCTTAAGATCGACATTGAAGGCTATGAGGATCGTGTGCTTTACAATGTCAGTAAGGATAGGATGGCTAAGATTAATAAAATATCCATGGAGTATCATAACTCTTGTCCAACAGATTATGAGGATCTCATAAGATATCTTGCTACTCATGGAATCAAACTCAAATTCAGGTTGGATCTTGTGAATGAGAGAATGTTGACGTTTGAACGATAAGGAGGTTCCATGTCTTTCCTCAGCTTTTATTGCAGAAATAAGCTTTATGGATGTCTCCTTGGTATGGATGCCTTCCCTAAGCCTCAAACCTTTATAGGGTTTGGAAGAACTGCACCTGTTGATCCTCCTGGTACTGTTGAAGAGCCTGTTAATGACGATTACAATAGAATCTTTTATACACACTGGAAGATAGCAGGTAGGGACGTATCAAATGATACTACCATAACTGCCTATACCAGAACTGACTGGGGGACCCTCACACACTTCCTTATCTGGGATGCTCTTGAAGGTGGAAACCTCTTGGCATATGGTGTTCTTCCTGATCCTGTTGTTGCTCCAAGTGGACGAGTTCTCTCATTCTCAAAGAATAAGCTGCAACTTCAGATCATACCAGGTACAATTACTAACTACCTTACTAACAGATTCCTTGAGCATCTCTTTGGGATTGTAACCTTGGCATCCATTCATAGCTACATAGGTCTTTCCTATACCAATCCTGGAGATGCAGGGACTCCTGTACATCCTATTAGTGCAGATTATCATGATGTGGCTTTTCTGGGATGGGAGATCTCTGATCTTAGTGAGCTTGTAAACATTGCAGCAATCAATTTTATTCCTAGAACTGACTGGGGTGCTCTTCCTTATGTGTATGTAAGGGATGCTGAAGGTAGAACCCTCTTTTACTCTGCTTTTGAGAGTCCTATAGTAGCCGATCAGTATAGTCCTGTGGTTATTGAACCAAACCAGCTTACTATAGTTTTTGATTAAGGAGTATGGTCTATGGAGAAGGCAAAATCGTTGTTGAAAAAGATGGGTAAAAAGATCCTAACTGAGGGGGACCTGAAAGTACTAGCAAAACAGTTTATCACAGAAAATCCTTACCCAAAGGATGAACAGCTCCATGATTTCTGTGATAAACAAGGCATTTCCCCTCATGATCTTGAGACAGCAGTTTATGCAGTGCTGTCTGATTATATCACAGGTAAGGTGTAAAAATAAGGAAATCTCTTGTTGGGTTTCGGTTTTCTTAATAGATCAGCTATTGTATTTTTAAAGATATAAGCCTATACTTTCTGAGGAGTTCTTGTGAAATTCTACGATGATGTTTACATTGGTAGGGATAACTATATCGCAAGGAGAGTTGAGACATTACTGAATAATGTCACTGTCGATATCTCTAACCTTACCCGATGTACTCTTGAAGCTGTAGATACCAACCCCCCTTATATCATTGATTCTGATACTGAAGGATATGATGATGTTTTTGATTGGACTACCTACGGTACTCAAGGATTACTAGGTTTAAGGTTAGGTCTGGTTCAAGATCTTCCTCTTGGTTTTATTACCTTTAAACTAGTAGTATACTCTGATGACTTTCCCAGTGGATTGGATGACCTTAGACCTGTTTATTTTCGGGTGTGGAATTTATCTAATGGGTAAATGGGATAAATGGGGAGTTATAAATCGCTCATATGGAGAAAACCAATGAGGATTATAAGAGAGATAGTGAGATTCTTAAAAGCTCTCAACAGATGGTTTCCACCTCCACCAATTCCCAGACCTCCAGAGAGACGGATAGGTCACAGGAGATATTGGAGTGATGAAGAATGGGGTAAGTTCAAAGAGGATACTCTTAGGAAGCATTCAAAGTAGTCGAGGAGAACACTATGGCAAAAGGAAACTGGCAGGGTACTGATGCAGATCTGGAAACTTCTCTTTTTGAGTATAACTTCGTAGCCAAACAGAGAGCTGAAAAGGATCATCCTGATGAGTGGTTTGTTCTCTACAAGATAAGTAATAATGCTTTTGGTACAGGTCATATTCGTGAAAGTGAACTGGATGACTTGATCAATGGCAAAGAATGGATGAAAGAGGAAGATATTAAAAAGACCCTTTCTTATGTAGGTATGACAAAGGAAGAGTGGCTCAAAGAGAATTTCATCAATAAGCTCAGTGATCTCCTTGGTTATTGGGGATATGAAGAGATAATGGGTAGTGACTATAATCCTCTGGATAAGAAAGGAGCCCTCAAGATGATGGGTATAGAAAGTGAAGAAAAAGAGAATGAGTCCAAAGCCAGGAGACTTATTGAGGAACTTAAATCCACAGAGGGTCCTGAACAGCCTGGTTCCAGTGATATTATCGATGATAAGCTGAATAAAGAAATTACCATCCTTCAGGGTGTTCTTGGAGGTAAGAAGTTAGGTACAAATGCTACTTTTCAGACTGCCAATGGTGCCATGGTGAACATCCTTGCTTTGGGTGCCAAAAATGATGAGGTTGCTACAGAACCTAAAACGGATGTTGCTGTGCCTGGTGGTGAAGTTGCTAAGAAGTCTACAACGGCTGCTGATGTGATCAGTGCTGCTGGTGCTATAGGTGCTACTGAGAGTTACAAGGTTTCCAAGAAGGAGTTTGATATAGCTCAGAAAATGAAGGCTAAAGGTTACAAATATGCATTGAAGGTACCTGGTGATGAACGGTTACTGACCTTCAAAAGTAGTAAGGATATGAGTTCCTATCTCTGGGATGAGAAAGGTCTTAAACCTGAGTGGAATGGGAACATTGACGATCTAATTGTAGAAGACTGAGGAGTAGGATATGTCGAAAGCTGCTGAAGTTCTCAAAATGATATCTGAGGCTGCTGGGTTTAGAGGTGTGATTACGAATGACATCTCTCACGCCTATATTCCTTCTCAGATTTTTGATACTCGTGAGGAAGCAGCAGCTCAGGCTAAGAAAAATGCTGCAAGCAGGGGCAAGCATTGGAGTGCTTTTGTAGTGGATCTGGATGGGAAATCTTATGACATCTAAGGCCCAGTACATAATCCACCTGGTTGAGTGTGATTGTGATTGTGAGGAGGGTGACAAGTGCCCTAAGTGTGGCAAGACCTTTGAAGACAATACCCCTCGTGTGATGCAGGGTGCTCAAATGGATATACTTCCAGCAGATGACGATGATGAGGACACTGCAAGACGTTTCAGTAGTGATCAGATTCCTCTCAGAAATGTGAAGAGTAACAGGTTGGGGTGGTAGGAGAGTATATGGGAAAAGCCAGATCACTAATCAATCTTATGGAACAGGAAGATCATTTGCTAAGCTCAGGTTTGAAGGGTTTCAGCAAAGAGAAGGCTAAGAAAATGGTTAATAAGCTTCTTAGTAGTTCTTCCAAGGGTTTTTTCCGTGATGATGCTTGGCAAGCAGTCAACCATGTCTGGAAGGAACTGGAAAAAGCCGACATTGAAGCAGTGATCACAGATGCCAAGTATAACGGTAGTATGCCTCCCTCCTCAAAGATGTGGAAGTTTGAGATCTACTTCACTAATAACAATGGTAGGAGGACTATATTATACGGTGTACTAACGGCAAGTGGGGCTGGAAGTGTAGAAAATCCTCTGGATAAATATGATATTATAACCTACGTGGGATAAAGGAGCTTGATATGTCAAAAGCCAGCAAGTTTATTAATGAAGCAGAGATGACTGAAGATCAGATCAAGAATGCTTTTGATCGGTTGAAGGAATCGGTTGCAAGGGATTTTGACAACCTGTTCAAGAAGGCATTGAGATCAGGTGCTCTCGATGTTGAAAGCTATGACAATCCTGTGGTGTTGGCAAAGGTTATCATGAAGGCTGCTTTGATCGATGAGGCAGATCAGTTTGCAGTTACTGATAAGATGAAGAAAGATGCTAAGAATCTCAGTCTCAGTCTCTAGGAAGACTTATTAATAAGGAGCTTAGATGTCAAAAGCCAGACAGTTTATTTCCTTAGTTGAAGCCGATGTTACTAAAGAAGGGCATAGTGTTAAGTACAAGCCTAATAAGGATCTAAGCAATCACGAGGCTGATGTTTTACACTATGCTGTTGACTCTTATAGCCATGTTCTCGATTCAGGAAGTTATAGCTATAAGCAGTTTGCTAATGAGATCTCTCAGGTCTATGATGTTAAGGAACCAAGGAACAAAGCTGTTGTAGACCTGCTTAATAAAATTTCTTCTTAGGAGGCATTATGTCAAAGGCTGGAAAATTCCTTCAGAATATAAATGAAGATACCAAGAAAGATCGGATGAATACTCAGATTGAGAGGCATGGTAATAACCTCAATAAGATCTTCAAAACAGATATGGACCCTGTAGCCTTGTCTAAGAAGCTTTTCAGTCTTGAGATCAAAATGAGAAAGGCTGCTATGGATTATAACAATGGGGATATAGAACAGTCAGAGTATAATAAGATAGAGATAGAGATCTTGGCAAAGGTTGATAAGATCCTCGGCTATAAGGCAAAGAAGATCCCTGTGTTTGCTAATAGTGATTCTCGTGGTTCTGCTCTGAAGATCAAGGGGGATTGGGTTCATAAGAACAATGCTACCATTTATACTGACATGGGTGGTTATGGTATTCTTGCACCTGACTTTAGAGATTAGGAGTTGGTCATGACAAAAGCCAAAGAAGTTCTCAAAGCACTTCATGAGACCGATGATAAGAAGGCTGATAGTTGGAAGGTCTTCATCAATGGTAAGGACACTGGTATTGTAGAGACCAACTATGAGTATGCCAACAAATATTGGGCAAAAGTAGCTGTAGCTAAGAAGGCAGTCATAGAGTTGAAAAAACAATGAGGAGATTGATCTATGTCCAAAGCAGAAACTTTACTCCAGTCACTCTCTGAGGCTGAAGAAGAAAAGGGAAAGACCTTATATTTTTCTACACAAAACGGTAACAGATTCGTGATATCCCTTGAACCTGGTTCACTGGGGCATGTCATGAAGTACAATGAGCATACCTTCCCTCTTCCACATACCTCATGGGTAGTCACAGGTTTCTCTAAAAACTCACAGAAGAACAGTCCTGATTTCAAAGTCACTCCTGATCTTACCAGGGAAGCTATTAAAGGTAAGTATGTGTGGGACCTGGATCATGGTACTACAAGAAGGTGGGGAGATAAAATAAGCAAGTACTGAGGGGTAGAAATGTCGAAAGCCAAGGAAGTTCTCAAAGCACTTTATGAAACTGATCGGGGATAAATTCTAGGGGGATGCAATGAATGTATCTGAATCCAAAGGCTGGGAAGACATTAAGAAGTGGTTAAAGATAAAGACCAAGGATGAGATCGATGATGATGAAGATAACATGTATGACATGAATAACAGTGTGAGCAAAGCAAGGAAGCTCCTTAAGGTTATAGAGGAGGCTCAAACGGGATACTATCAACAATTAATAAGTAAGAATCTATCTGATTCAAGTATAGATCCTCGATGGGTAGAGGCTCATTTACGTCTTGATCATGGAACTCTGGATTCTTTATCTGTTGAAGAGTTTAAGATTGAAATACCTGAAATAATTAAAGTTATTAAAGAAGAAGGTAAACAACAAGCAGAGAAGTTGGCACTTTCTTATGGTTTATAAGGAGTGGACAATGAACAGATCTCAACAGATTATCTCATTATCGGAAGAAAGGGGTAAGTTCTCTTACTCTGATGGTAAGGTGCAGGTTAACAAGGGAAGGATCGGTTCTCTTGCTCCTCAATATGTCACAAGGGAGTATCTCACTGCTTTAAAAAAAGAGATCCAGAATTGGTTGGAAGAGGTAGACAAGGAGCTTGCCAAATCATGAACAGAGCCCAGCAGATTATCTCATTATCGGAAGCCTCTCAGAAACTTTCTAGTGTAGCTGAGACTATCTCAGGGATCTGGGATAAGGGTCATGATAAGAAGCCAAGAATCTTTCGTGTCATGCCTCTCTCGTGGTTCTGGGCAGGTACCATAACCAAAGACCAGCTAGACCAGGATGACGATAATGCTGATGGTGGAGATGGTGGAGGGGATTCTGGTGGAGATGGAGGAGGTGGAGAGTGAGTAAGGCAAAAACTTTTTGAGTATACTGGATGAGGGTAAAGAGAAAATCCGATGGGAGCCTAATACAGTAGGTGGAATCAAAGGAATTTATCTATCTCGTTCAGATGTTGAATTTAGGATAGACGTTAATCCCCATAAGAGTAAGTACTCTTGGATGATAGGCAGAGCTTCCAGTGATCGGTTTATTGAGCAAGGGGAAGCAGGTACAGAGGAAGATGCTAAGAAACAGGCAATCAAGTTTCTTAAGGGTATGGAGGCAAGGGGGATAGCATGACCAAGGCAGGTACTCTTCTTTCAATGTTGGAAAGCAATAAGACCATTGCTGATGCCAAGGCAAAGATCATGGAGATCGAGCATTATTCCAGTACTGACTCCATAGAAATCATAAGTTCTTACATGGGTAGTCGTGTTTTGGATGATGACGAGGAAATTCAAGGCACAGTTTATATAGTATCTCTTGATTCACATGGTGGTGCAAATGTCTATGTGGATGCTCCAAATAAAGATGATGCTGCTGAAGCTGCTGAAGAATGGTGGTTGGAATTCCATCCTAAGGAAAAGAGTATAGAAGCTGGTCAGATCAGAGGATTGAAATTGTAATAAGGAGAGTAGATATGTCCAAGGCTAGTAATCTTGTTAAGATACTTGAGGAATTAGCAAGGACTCCCAGTAATGGAGAAGCTGTGTATGTTGATCACCACAAAAATGCAGGTCAGTATGGTGGCAGTAAGGATGTATATACTGTGAAAGGTGTGGAGAAGGATGACCTTATTGTTAAACTTGAAGGAGAGGACTCTATTAAACGGTATATTGCTAAATTTGGGTTAAAAATAAAAAATCGTGGTTGATAAAGGAATAGTTTAGGAGATTAGTTGATGAGTAAAGCTAAGGAAGTTCTTAACTTGTTTGAGGATTGGACTCCTATTCCTGAGCCTGAGAAAAAGAAGAAGCCCAGAAGATCTAAACAGCTTATTAAGGCTGAGAAAGCCCTGAGGTTTGCTCTGAGTGAGCAGGAAAGGTATATGGGATCTGTTTTTGTCAATGCTCATGGTCAACGTAAGCATGAGGAACGTGTGGAACAAGCTTATGCTGATTATCGTAGAGCAGGTGGGACTCTGGATATCTAAGGGAGTTGATTATGAAGAAAGAATTGAGTGTCTTTGATAAGCACCAACTTGCCATTGCCTACAAGACAATGAAGATGTCTGATGCAGGTGCTCTCATTATGGGTGGTATGACCAAGGCAGAGGCCAAGGAGATCATCAAGAAGTTTACTGGCAAAGAGTACAAGGAGTCCAAGGATACCTCTCTTGAGGGTGTGTTCAATATGAATGGTGCAGGGTGGGCAAAAGTAGATTATGACCCCAAAGGTATAATCTTTACCTTCAAGATAGGCCAAAGGGAGAAGGAGAAGGCTTTCATAAAGGATCTCAAGCAGGATAACTATTCCTATCAGTATGTTGATGATGACAGTATCCTTGTGCATTATAGTAAGCATGAGGGCAGGGGAAATGGAATGACTAAAGCCAAACAGCTCATCCAGACCATATCTGAGACTGTTCCTGAGGCAGAGGAAGGTATCAAGGTATGGGCACAGGAAGGTCCTAACGGCTATACTATCCTTACAGGTAATAATAAGCCAGATCCTGGCTTTGGTAAGTATTACAGCCAGTTCCTTGGTATTGTGAAGGATAAGGAAGATTTCAATAAGAAGACCAACAATGGATGGGACATTGGCAGGGTCCCCCTCAAGGTCCTCAGAAAGAGATTTGAGTAAGGAGCAGCCGATGTCGAAAGCTAAAAAGTTCTTGAAAGAGTCCAATGTTAAAGGTGTCCTTCAGGATTATACAGATCAGCTTACCAAGATAGGGAAGAACCTGGGCCAAGAGTATAGGCAGGTAGCTGCTGAGATAGAGAAGGTAGTAAGTGAATTGGGTAAGCAGGATAACTATGATCAGGTATCCAAGATCACCTCTGCCCTCTCTGATGCCCAGTCTGATTTAGCTTTCTATGTTAAAAGTCTGAGAACAGTGATATTGGATCTTGAGAACGAAGATTAGAATGACTAAAAACAAGAGGAAATATGCCAGCTACCCGAAATATTGAAACAAGGATTCTCTACATAGCTCAGAGGTGTCATAGCATCTCTGCTAAACTAGTTAACAAGGAACAGATTATCATAAGTCTTCAGATGCTCAATCTGGTGTGGTCTACTTCAAATCCTGAGTATCAGCAAAGGTATTTGAGGATGGCTCTGGTTGCCTATGGTAGGGCTATGAAAGAGAACGCTCTTCCTGTTGATAGAGACTTAAGAGGTGTTTATAAAGAGTCCTTCTCTCCAGAAGAGTTGAAAGAGATGGAGAGAGATATGCTCAATGAGGATGTGTGAATCATGGACTGGAAACAGACATTGGATAATCTTAATACTCTCTTTGTAGCTGCTACTGATGCTTACACTTCTGGAGATAAGAAGGGGTATAAGAAAAAGAGTAAAGAGTATGATGATGTATTATCTGAAGTGCCTACTGATGTACTGAAGCAGATTGTAATCAGTAAAGAAAGAGGATCTGCTAATTCCATGGTAGCACAGGAATTAGCAGATAGGTATAATGTACTTCCTCATGAGAAAAAATTGAGATTTTCTTATAGTGATTGGATTAAATTAGTACCTAATGAATCCAAAGCTAAGAAACTTATAAGTAGTCTTTTGGATTAGGGTTAAGATGGGTCTGTCTATTATTTATTCTGAGCTGCAGGAACTACTTACAAATTACCCCTCAGATATAAGGGAGAGCATAGTATCATATCTTGAGGAGATCTCTTCAGACCTCAATGACACTCGTAACATCTTAGGTATGTTTGAACATGATGCTACCTCTGATGGTATTGCAGACAAACTAGCTGAAGAGTTGATCCAGGATATGACCAAAAGGATCAAGGTTTTCAATAAAGATATGCTGGAGATGATCATTAAGACTGAGTTAGATTACCTAACTAAAATAAAGAAGGGGAGATAACCATGGGAAAGGCTGCTAATTTGATAAGTATGCTGGAGGCTTCACTAGATCCTGAAGTTCAGAAGATTGTTGGTCAGATCGATGGTGCCCTCCAGAAGATAGTGGACTCTACCCTTCGGAGCAGTGATCTCGGTAACTCAGGGGACCACCTCTACAAGATCGTTACAGCAAAAGATGGGAATGACTATGCTCTGTTTAGTGTTCCTGTGATTACTCAGGGTGGTGACAGAGCTGAGAACTCCAATGCCAACTTCAAAAAGATAATTGATCATGTTTGGGGCTTGAGGGACCAAGGTTACTATATCTCACAGCCAGTGGGCAAGAGTGGTAGTGGGTGGGAGAACAAGAACAGTGGGACTGCTGGTGTTGTAATGCAGTTCTATTTTGGCAAGAACAAGTAGGAGGGTTCAATGCTGTTAGCCATTTTAGTGTGTCAATCATGTGGCACAAAATTCCAAGCTGATCTGGATTGTGGTGATACAGCCTGTCCTCAGTGTGGAAGTAGCAGTACACAACCTACCACTGATACCTCTGGTATTAAAAAGATAATCAAATAGGAGCCCAATATGAAAAGCAAAGCTGCTGTCTTTCTAGATATCATGGAGAAGGAATATGACCCTAAGGATTATGTTCCTAAAGCCATGCAGTGGTGGAATAAGCTGGCCCCTGAGCAGCAGAAGGACTATCTTGCAAAATTAGCAAAGACTGCACCAGATAAAGTAGCTCAGGTTTATCAGGATCTCTATGGTACATCTCCTGCAGCAGATTCACACTCTGAAGATATGTCCAAGACGAAGAAGGTTCTTGCTGCTGCTGTTCTTGCTGCTTTTATGATGGTAGGTTCAGGTGCTGCCCATGCTATTGATTATCATGTAGTGGGTAAGGATAGTAAGGGTAATCCTATCTATGCAACAGGTGGTGCCAGTAGTGGCACTACTCAAGATAAAGTAGTTAAGACTGTAGATGCAGCTGGAAAACTTTTAAATGTTGGTGCAGCAACTATAGGTCAGTTTGGCAATCAGCATTCTCAGCAGAGAGCTTATAAAGCTTCCAATGATGTTAATTTTGTTGTGAGTGTTCTGAAGGCTTTGACTGGTAACTAAAAGTGGTCAGTAAAGCTGGTCATTTTTTAAGTATTACTGAAGATGTCATGAAAACTTATTATCATGTCACAACTGAAAAGGCTTCACGTAAGATCTTAGTTAATGGATTATCTCCACGTAAGGGATCAAGAAGTCGTGATTTTGGTGAGGAAGACCCAGCTATATTTCTTTTCACTTCTATAGAAGAGGCTGAAGATGCTGTAATGAACTGGTTAGGTGATAAGTACAATGAGAGCACACCTCTTGTATTATTGGAGATAAAGGTTCCTTCAGATTTTGAAATCACAAAAGTAAATGGTCAGTTTGAGGCTGTAAGTATAGTACCTATACCAGCAAAGTACATCAGATTATTGAAAGAGTTATAAAGGAGATAAATGGAGCTTCGTAAAGTAATTGGGGCTTTTGTTGATAAGATGGAGGTAGTCCCTATGTCCAAAGCAGGACAGTTTATTGAAGATGTTAAGGATGAGTTTGGATTTTTAGGGGCTGTATCTGATAAGTCCTCTCCTGTACAATATCGTATTCATGCTGAAATGAAGGATGGTAATGTAGGCATTACTCCATGGTATACAGAGGCAAGCCTGGATGCTCTTAAGAAGGACATAATTAAACAAGGTCACAAAATTATTAAGATAGAAAAAAAGGTATAGGAGACATCCCATGTCAAATAAGCCCAAAGAAATAACAGCTATCTATGATCTCGGTGATGAATCTAAGTATGCTGACAGGTATACTGTTTTATTCTCCAAGAAGGATTTTCCTGATGTGAGTAATTCCCAATATGTCCAGTCTCTTGGTATGTCAGGTAGTCCTGATCATCCTCAAGGTGTTTCCCAGTGGGGAGAGGCTCTTCCTGGATCTCATCTTGGAAAGAAGATCAAATGGGACAGCCTTCCTGACAATGTCAAGAAACATATTATCAAGAGATTGAGTAATGATAATGAGTCTCATGTCAAACTGAGAAGGTCATGTAACAGAGCCAAAGATTTATCCAATCTGTCTGAAGATCTTAACTTCAAAAAAGGTAGTAAGATCCATATCAGAGCACATTCAAGTAAGAAGGGTAAGGGTCTCTCCTATGAGGCTATGAATGTTACTGCTGATGAGGATGGCAGGTCAGGAGGGTGGGATGTCTATGATGGGACCGATGAATCTGGAAACGAGATAAGTTTCTATGGATTCTCTGTTGATAAAAAGGGATGGAGTAAGTCAGAGAATTTGAGAAGATCGTTTAACAGATCCAGGGACCTCACTGCTCTGGCAGAAGAGGATGCTTCATCCTACTTTGTACTTGCTGATCCCAAGGAAGCTGATAAGATTGTGAGATCAGGGAAAGATGATAAGGCCCTCTTTAAAGGTACTGCTGAAGATGCAGCTAAGTATGCTAAGGATAAGTTGTCTGGTAAGGATGCTGTGATGCTTCAACGTGATAGTCAGGGTAAGTACAAGTATGCTGTAGGTAGTGATGATAAGAAAGCAGGATCAGCAGCAATTACACACGAAAGAAAAACTGGAGGTAAAAGTATGAGCAGAGCAAAGGATATTACAAAGTTGGTAGAGAGTGCTTCAGTGAATGAGATGTATGCTCTTGGGGCTGATCATATAGTGAATTGGCTCAAGAAGACAGCATACGAAAGGTTTGATGTTGATCCTTCGGCAATCTCCGTGGTCCCTTGGCCTCAGGATGGGTCAGACTTCAACATCACTTCCCCTCTTTCCAAGGAGCAGTATGAGGAGTTGTCTGAAAAGATCACTAGGACATATCCTTTGTATGTGGTGGAGTTTGTGGACGGTGGAGTTATGAAGTTCTTTTCCTCACGTACTGTGGGAACGGACCCTGCCAATACCGAAGAGATATATCCTCGTGACAATATGCTTCCGTAATAGTTAGGAATTAGGGTTGGTTTACTGCTGACCCTAATTCTTTCCTATCTCATTTTACCTTATGCATCTTGAGCTGTATCTTGAGATTGATTACGGAAAGGAGTCGTTATGGGAGTGATGGTGGATTGGCAAGCTACAGGTACCATTGTTACAGCTGTGGTAGCCTTGGTTGCATCTATTTGGCAGTATTTCGTAGTTATTTCAGGTGTAAGGAAAGATATTACTGATTTGGCTACTGGTGTAAGGAAAGATATTACTGATTTGGCTACTAACCTAAGAGTAGAGGCTGTTACTGCAAATAAAAGTGTGATGGAAACTCTGGCTATTCAAGGGAGTAAGATAACCAGGATAGAGACTCAAACTGAGTTATTTTGGAATGCTGTGAGTACTTCTATATCTAATCTGATTAAGCAACCGATTCATTTTAAAAAAGATCAGTTGATGGATAAACTCATTCCTGTAAATATGCCTCATTTGCCAGAAAGTACTATTGAAGAGTTGGTGGAGTTGAGACTTATTCTCAAAGACGAGCTAGTAATGTTACAAGAAGTGAAAGACCCAAAAGCTTTAGCTTATGCCCTTGCTATAGCTTACATAGATCAAACTCTTTATGATAAGGGGCTTATAAAAGGAGAATGTCATGAGCCTGTTGTCTATGAGCCTGTCTAATTCGTTATTACTAATATTTACTCTCCTTCTACAGGTTGTTATTGGTTTATATGGTTGGAAAATTTTGAAGATAGCCGACTATATTGATATTTGGAGGAAGGGTTGGGCCTTTTTCATTATAGCAGCTGTAACGACTCTTCTGAGAAGAGTATGCGAGTTAGTGGGGTTAGGTGTTAATAACTATACTCATATTATGTTATCTGTTGTCTCTACTGTATTTTTATTATTGTTTATCTATTGCATAGCTAAGGTATTTGTTAATATATCAAAGTTGCATGATGAGAGTATATTTACCACTGTTCTTAAAGAGATTCCTATAGGTATTCTTATTCATGATTTGGACTCTTCCGTTGTGTACTCTAACCCCATGGCTTCAAAGATTCTTGGTACTACAGAATCTTTATCTGGACTCTTTACCAGTAAACAGTGGCATTTTTTAAGAGAGGACTCAACACCTCTTCCTGAAGATGAATATCCAGTAAATAGGATTATTAAGTCAGGTAAAGCATTTTCTAATATGGTCATTGGTATCAATCATCGTAAGAGTACACTGTGGGTGCTGTGCAATGCTTATTTTATAAATGAAAAGAACCAGGTTGTTACTGTATTTGCTGATGTAAGCTACCTTAAAAGAATGGAGGGAGAGTTAGGGCTGTCTGAAGAAAAGTACAGGAGAGCTTTTATGTCCAGCCACGATGGAATTATCATCAGTAGGATGTCAGATGGTCTGGTTAACTCCATTAATAAAACTTTTACTATCCTTACTGGTTATACAGAAGAGGAGATCAAGGGCAAGACTACTATTGATCTTGGTATCTGGAAAAACATTGAGGATCGTAATAAGGTTGTTTCTGACCTTCAGAGTGGTAATGGGGTTATGGACTTTGATTGCTATTTTGTCCGTAAGGATGGGAAAGATTTACATGGGCTAGTATCTGCTTCAACATTAATTCTTAATCAAGAACTTTATATCCTTACATCTGTAAGAATTGTGCAAGAGAGACTTAATAATCAAAGAATAGGGGATTAATAAAATAAGAATGGAGGTACATTATGAAGATATCATTTTGGAAAGCATTAGGGATGGCAGGGCTTCTTGCTGATGAGCTTACTAAGGCAGGAGCAGATGGCAAGGTATCTTTCGATGAGGCTCTGGTAATAGCCAAGGATCTCTCTGTATCAGCAGGATTACCCTTTGATGATAAGGGGACTGCTTTGGTGGTTACTACAGTTACTGATCTGATCAATGCAGCTGCTGATGGCAAGATCACGATTGCTGAGATGATAGCAATCACTGAGAAGCTGTGCAATGCACTGGGGATCGAGTTTGATAAGACCGGCTTCAATGTATAAGGATTAGGTGGAGGGAACCCATGAGCAAAGCAGGAGAGGTTTTAAAAATTATTAATGAAGTAAAAAAAGATCCTGAGTTGCAGTCATCTGATCCTAAAAATGCTAACAGGGCTCTTAAGGCTTTTCATAAATTGAATCCTACAGTTGATAAAGGGTTTAAAGCTAAGGTTGTATTTGAGCATGGTCATCTTTGGATAGTACATCCTAATGGTGGACAGTGGGATGTTGTGGATGCTGATGGTCCTGGTACTATAGATGGATTCAGTTTTGAACAGGTAAGTGAACCTGAAGATTTTTAAGTGGATAAGTAAGGTAAGGGGGAACCCATGAGCAAAGCAGGAGATTTTATAAAAGTACACGAGACCATATTGTCAGATATTGGTGATCGTTTTGAGTCAACAGTAAAAGCTCTTAGAGATGCTGGGTTTCTTACAGCAACCTACAGCAAGGGAGATGCTTTTACTCCAGCACAGATCACCCTTGATAATGGTATTGTCATCTCCATTGACAATGATAGTGGTAATCTGGAGATCCAGCCTGATCCAAGATATATTGCATCCCTCCATAAGAAACAGAGGTTCTTTACTCCTGGGGATCTTATCCAGGCTTTGTCAGGGATGACAAAGGTAGGTTATCCATGACAAAAGCTCAGATACTTCTGGAGAAGATCAAGGAGCCTGTCCCTAAGTTTAAGAAGGGGGATAAGGTAAAGCTTCGTAGTGATGTCCTGAAGAGGCATTCTAAGAGTGTACCAGCTCATGCTGGATACTCTAAGGAGCAGTTTTCCTGGAGAGCAACCCTTGATAACCTTGAAGGTCAGGTTGGCACTATTGAGAGGACCTTCCCTAACTCAAAGCATGTCAATGTCCAGTTCCCCAGTACATTGATTGGCATTGATTCTACTGAGCTTGAAGGAGCCTGATATGTCAAAAGCAAAGAACCTACTCGATTTATTGCCAAAGGATAAGGGTAAAGGGAGTGTCCTGGATGCTCTAAATGCAGGGAAAGATCCCTACACTTTTAGTGGTTATCGGATAGCTGAGAATCCAAATGGGGATGAGCTGTGGGCTTTCTCTGCACATTCGGACAAGGTAGCAGTGAAGCACTCCAATGGTAAGTGGGATACTGATCTTTCAGTTTTCCCACATATTGTACAGGGGAGACCTCGTAAAGCTCCAACACCTTTAAAGTGAGGAGATCTTATGAATGACGATGAAGATATCTATGGATGTCCTTTTTGTGGGAAAGAACTTGGGGACTCTCTACCAGACAAATGCCCTGCCTGTAAGATGCCTATCCATCGTGAAGATGTTGAGGTATATAAGGATGAGTCTTTAAGGAGATAGGTATGACAAAGGCTAAACAGGTTCTTAATATGTTGGAGGGTACTTTTGATATAGGCAATGACTCCTCCTCACATAACATCATTGTCAAGATCAAGGGAGTAGATAAGGACTTCTACAAGGCTCCTTTTGGTAGGCAGATTGATGACCTCAAGAAGGTAAAAGCCTTTACAGGTACTGCAAAAACTGCTTATGTTGATGCAAAGCATAAGGGGACCTTGGCTGCTGTTAAGCAGTGGATCAAAGCAACGAATCCTTCTGAGTATTATGCAAAATGGAAGAAGGACTCCAGCAATTACAAGGATGACTCTGTTCAAGTATTCTACATAGATTAGAGGTAGGTTATTGATGGCAACTGCTATACCCAGTCTTAAACATTGGCAGAAACATAATGCAGGTCAGTACACTTTTGAAGATCTAAATGGTTACCACTGGGAAATATCCCCATGGGAATGGGGTTTTAACTTAGCAGTACGAAAATGTGAGGATAAGAAGAAGTGGATCTGGATAACTCTGGACAGTAAAATAGCAGCTAAAGCTGGAGTATCCTATAATAATCTGTTCAACACTCCAGCTCTTGCAGCCAAAGCAGCTGCTAAAGTACAGTTATAAGGAGATCACTTTGAAAATAGCAGATGAACTGATCCCAATGTTTTTGATAGATGTGATGGAGGATGGGGACCCTACTCCATCGGCTCCAGGAGGTACTACCATCTCTCAGAATAACTTAGGGCAGGTGCTGCCTACCTATTTCCCCAAGTTTATCAAGAAACGTAAGAAGCTCATTGAACCCTACAAAGACTTCAGGAAGTCCCAGGATGCCAAGCAGGGACACCATGGCAGTGAGTACACCTACCATAATGGTATGAGGCAGTGGGTTAACTCCACAGCAGGTAAGAAGTTCTACAGAAACCTGAGTACCTTCCTGGCTAATCGTGAGCCTGGTCACATGCTCAATCGGTATGAGTCTTCTGAGTTGGCTTCACTACTCTCTTCCTATCGTACACATGCTCTTCTTGAGCTGAACTATTACAAACCTTTCTCTGAGGAAGTAGACTTCTTCCTTGCTATTGAAGGTGTGATTAAGCTCATTGACAAGTACACTGCCCAGATCCTTGAGAAGGTTTTCAAGTATGATGACTTTGAGATCACCGAAGATCTCTATAGCACTATCTTCAGAATCATGGAGCCAGCTGGTGTAGTCCACTCCCTTGCCGTGAAGACAGGGAAGACAGATGCTGAAGTCGAGAAGCTCTGGGACAAAGCCAAGGAAGTGGTCAAGGATGAGTATAAGGCTGGTGAGGATGAGGATAGGTACTGGGCCTTGGTTACAGGTACTCTGAAGAAGATGCTTGGTATTGAAGAGGATGATGGAGGGAAGGTCAATGACTAAGGCAGGTAAACTTCTCAGTCTTTTTGAATACAAAATGGAACCATCCTACAAAGGTCTTAAACTTGTAAGGAAGGGGTTGGTTCTTCAGGCACTCAATGATGATGGTTTCACAAAGTATGAAGTTGCCATTGGATCTGGTGGTTATACCAAGGAAGATGTGGATAAGCTGAAACAGAAAATTGATGCAAAAGCCCAGTAGTTTCAAGGGGGATCTGATGTCAAAAGCCAAAAAGTTTCTTGGGGAGTACAAGAAAGAGAATAGTGAGTTTCCTGAGCTGGATAAGGTGTCTTTGGAGTTAGCCCATATGGTATCCAAAGAGATTAATAAGAGAGTAAAGTCTGTTGAATCTAAGATGCCTTACAAAGCTCAGTATGTTCTGGAAGAGCTTATCAAGCATCTGGAAGAGATGGTGTAGCTATGGGTAAAGCTAAACAGCTTCTTCATTTGTTGGAATATAATGACGATGAGTGGGATGATGGCTCTGAGGAAGAGAGACCATCAGATGATGACATAATCCTTCATAACTCTGGTACTCTTGGTAGCAGGACCTCAGTATCTGCTAGTGGGAGACATATTGGTGAGTTCAAATCCGATGAAGAGGCTGAAAAGGCCATTGTTGATTGGATCAATAGGAACAAGTTCCATCCTGGTATCTGGTATGTTGATGACCATGGTGGTGTGAGTCCTTACTCATTAGATCCAAAGAACCAGAAGAAGATCAAGATATGAACAAATCACAGTCGTTACTATCTAAACTCAATGAATCTGATGGATATACTGTGGCTACTGCTCTTGCTGAATTGAGAAATGCAGTAAGGCACGATGCTATAAAGTCCTCCAATCCAAATGCTGCTGGAATAGCTCTTGGTGCTTTTGATGATTATGAGAAGGAATTTCCTAAGAAAGACAGCAGTGATCCTGAGGATCTTAAGAAGGTTCTCAAGAAGCTTCCTGGTTATTTTACTACAAAGTACAGGGATTGGGAGATGCCTGAATACCCTTCCAAGTTCTCTTTCTCAGGTATCAATAAGGTTGTAAGAAAGATAGCAAAGCAGATTGGTGTGCAGGTAGATTAGATAACAAATCCGTTTCAGTCCCCTAAGTTTCGGTTTTCTTAATAGATCAGGTATACATTAATCAGTCTTATCTCGGAACAATTTTTAACCTCGTTTTTATCAATAAACACAGGAGTAATCTATGAACAGGACTAAGCTCGTGGATGCCTATGAAGTCAGGGAGTCCTCCTACTCTATTACTTCAGCACCTGTAACAAATGCAGGTGGGTTCCATATTCTGGGCAGACTCACTGGGCCTCATTTCGTTCCTAATGGAACGTCTAGGAATCAGAGGTACTACTCCAAGTCTCTCTGGGAAAGAGTAATGACTGATGAGAAAACCAAGCAAAAGCTGGAGAGAAGGCTGATGTTTGGTACCATTGGTCATGCTGATAACTTCGATGTGGAGAAGTTTGCCAGGGAAGGTCTGCTCTCTCATGTCACAGTCAATATGTGGATAGATGAGGGTACAGGTCTTGGAATGGCTGAGGATTGGATACTCGACACTCCAGCAGGTAAGAACCTGTTTGCCATGTGTAAAGCTGGATGTCGTTTTTATACATCGTCCAGGGCATCTGGTTCCTTCAAGAATGAGAAGAAGGATGGTTTGCCAGTAGTGGATGAGTCAACATATGATTTAGGTGGATGGGACATGGTTGTTGATCCTGGTTTTCTTGAAGCTGATCCATCACTTGTGGAGAGTCTAAAGAGGAACGGTATTGACTTCGGAGTCCAAACCATATCGAAACCCAAGAAAAATGGAGGTAATATTATGTCAACAGAGTTGCTTGAAAAGCTTACCAAAGAGAAGATCGCAGTTGAAAACGGACTTCGTGAGGCTCTTGTGGAGCTTAATGCATATAAGAAGATCGGAACCCCTGAAAGAATCAGAGAGGCCCTGAGAGCTTATATGGCATTTGGTTCCCCTGCCGAGATCACGAAGGCTTTTGATATTGCCGAAGCATCTATCAAGAAGCTTCAGGGCAGTGTCAAGAAGTATGAAGGACTCGGTTCCATTCCCGACATCGAAAAGGCTCTCCAGATTGCTGAGACCATGTTGAACAAGTACAAGGCACTCGGTACCTCTGAAGATATTGAAGAGGCTTTGGACAGAGCCACAGTCGTGTTTGAAGAGTACAAGGTACTTGGTACACCGAAAGAGATTGATGAAGCCCTTGATAAGGCTACATCGATGGCTCAGGTCTCCAAGAAGGCCAAGAACGAGATCATGGCAAAACGTCTTGCCAAGGCTTACAAGGCTCCGTACAAGACTGCCTATGCCCTGGTGGAAAAGCTTGGTGCCAAGGAAGCAGAGAAGATGCTCAAGTCTCTCCGTGAAGAGGATGAGTCAGGTTACAGGCTCGGTATTGAGTGGCCTGGTAACCCTGCTGATGACAAGCTCATGAAGAACTACGATGACGAGGGTGAAGTCATTCTCGGTGACACTGTGGGTCCTGAGGGTTCAATCGACCTGGATAAGGATTCCACTCCCGATGAGGAAGCCAGGGAAGATGACCTCGACACTGAGGAGCCTGGTGAGGGAACAGCCAAGTCAGGTGGTGAGCTGAAGGATGACCCTGAAGACACCGATGATGACGAAGATCAGAGGAAGCAGGAAGCTCTCCGTAGAAGGAATCGTAAGATTCAGGAGAGCAAAGGCAAAGGTTACACACCCCTGTCTATCTTTGAGCAGTTGATTTCCAAGAGGTAGTCTCATACCTCTTTACAAATAGTTCCTCAGGTTGAGTTAATACTTCCATGCACTTCATGGGGTAGTTCCTAAACCTACCAATCCCAAAAATTATGGAGGTATTCCCATGGATATGAATGAGAAGATGCTTCTTGAGAAGTATCAGAAAAAGACAGACAGACTGTATGAAAAGTACAAGGGTGCTATTGACAACGTGTCTCGTGCCTTTTTGTCCAGGCAGGGTCGTTCCATGAACCAGTTCGATGTGTACGCTCTCGGTAAAATGCTTGAGAACTACAACTCTTACATCAGGATGATCCCTGAGACCGTTTCCCAGAACTACTTGGGTAGGGTGCTGCCCACTGCAATGGACATCATTGCATCGTCCTATGTGACATCAATCATGCCAGCCATTTCATCGGTTCAGCCGATGGACGAACTTGTGGGGGTCATCTTCTACAAGACGAACTACGTGGATAATGGCAGTGGCCCTCAGCAGACCTTCGATCCGTTTGGTAAGAGAAACTGGGGTTCTGACCAGTTTGCATCCGATTTCGTTCAGGATGAGCTGCTCGGTACTCTGGCTGCTGGATCTGGTTCAATCTATCTGGATTGCACTGGGGTCCTTGCCAAACACGGTTGCCGTAAAGGTACCCTGATTGTTAAGATCATGCATGGCACAAACCTGCTGGTCACTGGTGTTTCTGACAGTGATGGCAATGTGTATGGTCCCAATGGTCTGACAGGCTCCTACAACCCCGATACAGGCAATATAACGGTAGAGCTGCTTCATGAGGAAGTAGTTGGTGCTCAGGTTGGGGACCGTGTGCTCTGCACATACAACTTCGACTTTGAAGCCAATATTACCAACATCCCGAAGTCCACGTTCCGGTTCACGGACAAGACCGTCAGGGCTCGTATCTACATGCTTGAAGGTCAGTGGGGTCTCATCACTGAGTACACCTTGCAGAAAAGGTTCGGAAGGGCAATGGATGTTGAAGTTGCCAATGACCTCCGTGCTGAATTGAATGCAGAGGTGGCCTCAGCTGCTATTTCCACCATCTACCAGAACCTGGTGGGTGAGGTAACGTACCCCAAGAATCCTACCCCTGGCACATCAGCCTATGAGCATCGTATGATGTTCCGTGATGTTCTCAACAACACCACCAACAAGATCATTGCCAATGTGGGCAAAGGCCGTGTGAGTTACATCATTGCTGGTGGTAACCTGTTCACCATCTTGGCATCCCAGCCTGGGTTCAAGTTCTTTGAGACTGGCTCCGAGATTGGTCCTCATGTTGCTGGTCAGCTGGATGATATCACCATCATCCGTGCAGTAAGTGATAACCTCGTTCCTACTGATGAGGGTATTGCTGGTTACCGTGGTGCCAACTGGTTTGAGTCAGGTGTCGTGTACGCTCCGTACCTGCCTCTCTTCATCACTGGTACCGTCCAGATCGGGTCTGCCTTCCAGCAAGCTATGGGTGCTGCTCATGCTGCTGCAATCGAGATGGTTGTTCCTGCCTTCACGACCAAGATCAGGCTCACGTAAGCTCCACACTCCTCCTTTACTAAAGGGAGTCCCTGAAGCTGAGGGACTCCCCTCTTTAAATAACCAGGAGATTATATGACTAAGGCAGAACTTTTTCTTGAGAAATTTAATGAGATGGCACAGACTGGAAAAGTCAGTGGTGTGGCTACAAAGGTGAAAAAAGAGGGTGACAATCTCACCGTTAAGTACCATGACACCAATGTAGTAGAGGTTACCAAGGACAAGTCTATCAAAAGAAGGGTAACTGGTTTGTAGACTACAAAGGAGAAACCATTCCTTTCACAGGAAGGACCCTGGTTCTGAAGAGGTAATCATGTCAAAGGCCAAAGAGTTTATCAACATCAGTGAAGCTTCTCCCTCCTATGAGGTAAAACAGCTCAAGGCAGTTCTCCAGAAAGCATTGAACGATCTGGATGACATAACTGACAAGTCCACAAATGTAGAGTTCAACACATACAACAAGAGTGTGATGAGTACTATTCGTGGACTTCTTGATCCAAGTAAGTATCCTATACTAGGGAAGTGAAATATGTCAAAAGCTAGTGAATTTCTTTTAATTGTAGAAGCAACAGATATGTCAGTATCTCATGAGATTCTACGTCAACTTGGTGGTAATAAGTTTATTGCCATGACAGGTGCAAAGAATTTCGTAGGTTCTGAGAACTCTATTACTTTTAAAATTGGAAGAAATTCTTCTAAAGCTAATGTGGTAAAAATTGTTTTGAATGGTAAAGATTTGTATGATGTATCTTTTATTCAGCTTCGTGGAGACGAAAGGAAGGTCCTCAAGACCTATGATGATGTTTATAATGATATGCTTCAGCAGATCTTCACCAGCTTTACTGGGATGCATACTCATTTATAAAAGAGGTTAAGGTATAAGGAGTGAAGTCTAGTAAGGCCAATGCTTTTATTAAGCTCTATGAGGAAACTTCCCTAGATAAGGTGCTGTCACAGGCTCCTGAGTTTCCTAAGAGGGACTACCATTTCAATCTTGGTAGTGTTCTTGATCATAGCCATGACTTTAATTTTATGACTCAAAAGGTTGATGATTTTGCCACAATGAAACACTGTACTGATCCGTGGCTATATATCTTAGCAAGGCTAAACAAGAAGGATTATATTGATAGAGCTAAGATAGTGGTCAGGAATGAGGAGATCAGAGTAAGTAATGGCAAGATAGAAGCTGGTTTTGATCGTGATGGGATGCTGACCAAGGTTTATGCCAACAAAGACGATATAAAACCTGATAGTAACGCTAGGCTGGAGGATATATTTATCAAGGGTTGTTCAAAACAGGTCTATGTAATCCTTCAGTCCACCTTCAAATAATCTTGTATATGGCTAGGACTGATATGCCCTAGTCAGTCCTGGCATTTTTTAACTGACCTTATGGGATTCAAGCTAGGGCAAATTTTCTAGGACTGACTAGAGTAGTAAGTATAGATAGATATCATTTATAAGTCAAGGAATGTAATATAATGTCAGACCTGTCAGAACTCAAAGCATATGTCCAGCAAGCCCATGGTGAAGCCTGGGATGATATGGTGGACAATTTTGAGTTCCTGGTAAGGAAGTCCATATCTATCTTCAACCGTTGGAATCCAAGGATAGATGAGTTCAGGATCTACTTCTCTACTCAGACCTACCAGTTCTCCAATCCGTATCCACGATGGTGCACAATCTCCTCAGCAGATAGTATCCCAGAGAAGTTGATCTGGTCTGCTGATAAGCTATATGAGTATACAAAGAAAACAGGGACCCTTACAATCAACTCTGTTGGTGTGTTTATGGTTAGGGCTGGTTACAATAGAACCTTGGAAGAGATTGATCTGGATGAGAATGAGGACTTTCTGGATCTTGTCCTTGCTCATTATCTCATAGCATCAGGTACCAGGAGGAGGGCTGTAAGGCATACAGACCTACCCTTTGAGAATGATGGTGATCTGAGGATAGCTGATGGTAAGGAACTGCTTGATAAGACTGTATCAGAGCTGCAAGACAACGCTCCATATTGGGCATTTATGATGTAATTGGAGGGAATATGAGTAAGGCAAAAGAGTTTATGAAGCTTAATGAAGGTGATAAAGAAGGTAATCCAGGAGAAAAGCTAACTATAACAATAATGGTAGACGGATCAAAGTGTGGCAGAAAGTGTCAATATCTGGATATGGTTGCTTTGAATGCAGATCCTCCTCTTTGTAATCTTTTTGAACGGAGAGTAACTAACTTCAAGAGAAGACCTGAGTGTTGGTACCTCAGCACTCATCCAAATAAGTAGGAGTTAGCATGTCAAAGGCATCTGATTTTTTAAGAAAATTGAATGAAGAAGTTGATATGGGACAGGCTGATAGTACACTTAGGAAGGGTACATCAAAGTCCTTTAAGTATGCTGTTGTAGACAGCTCTGGTGAGACTGTATCCACCTACGATGACCAAGGCTTGGCTATTACAGCTGCATTAAAGAATGATTCCTACAGGGTGAGGAGACTGTAATGAGTAAAGCCAAGGACGTTATCAATCTCATAGAATCTGACCAGGTTGGTTGGGATGTTTACCTGAAAGTCAACGATAAGATGAAATGGATTGATAAGGTATTTTTCAATAAGAGCATGGATGCTAAAGAGGTTAAAGATTCTTTGGTAAACCATGACGGATATAGTTCTGGGATAGTAGTGAAGAAGGAGTAGTGATGGGCAAGGCCAAAGATTTTCTCAATCTTACTGAGGCAGAGATATCCTATGAAGATGCACTGAAAGCAGCAAAAAAGGCAGGTGCTTCTAAGGCTGAGGGCTTGCCATTACTGGCACAGACTATATGGGCATTGGCACAAGTTCACAGAGGAATAAATCCTAAGATGGTCTATGATGGTGCTGTCAAGAAGGGTTTGTCAGCTGCTGAGGTGAGAAAGCTTAAACCTGTAGCCCTTGGGGATCTAATGTTTGTATAGGAGTCTATGATGTCAAAAGCAGGTGATTTCCTCAATGAGTTCAGGACTAATTCCTATAAAGATGATCCTCGTGAGATCACTGCAAGGTTTGACAGTGTGTGCCCAGAGACAAAGAAGCCAATAAAGAAAGGTGAGAAGTGCATCTATTACCCCAAGAGTAAGAAGTGCTTCCATCCTGATAGCAAAACAGCTGATGACTACAGAAGCTGGAAGATGGATCAGTCCATGGGTAATGATTACTAAGGGGGAGAGATGAGTAAGGCAGAAAATTTGTTAAATCTTTTGGAAAAGGCCAAGGATAGCTATGAATTCCAGTCTGCCAATCTCTGGTACTACGGTACCAGTAGGGATCTGAATGGTAATAAGACAGCTATCTTTGGCTTCCCTAATGACAGAAACTTCTCCATTCAGGCTAACGATAGCAGCCTTCCTCTGTTTTCTAAGATGGATAAGAAGGGTTTGAGTGTAACTCCTGAGATGGAAAAAGAGGCTATCGATTACATCAGCAAATATGGATCAGCTAAGCAGAAAGCAAAGCTGCATGTCTATAAGAATCAGGGGTAATCATGTCAAAAGCTAGTGATGTTTTAGCTCTGTTTGAAAGTGAGGAGCTGACCTTCAGTAAAAAGAACTTTATGAACCTGCTGAAGTCGGGTTCGGGGGTTGTTGTCTTCGGTACAGGTGGGGGTTATTCAGACACGATAGAGTTTAAGGTTCCCAAAGGTAAGGATGTACAAGGGAAAGAAGACATGCTGTTTGTCAATGCCTCCAGAATAGTAGCAGGGGCAAAAGATCCTAAGATGAAGGGCAGACAATTCAAGGTCAGGGCTAATGACTAAATCATCCAAGCTCATCTCTATCCTTGAAAAGGATTTTGAGTACAGGACTGTTGATGACCTTCTCAATACCATAAAGCAGTTTGATGCTGGTGAGTATGATCTCTCTGGCATTGAATCCGTCTTGGTGACATCTAAGAAGAAGGCTAAGCTGGATGATGTACAGGCATTCATTACTCGGTATCATAGGGTTTGTTACATTGCCTTGGAGGGTTACTCTGCTGGTGCTAAGGATCTTATCCTCATGAGTGATGAACCCAAGAGGATAGCCAATGTCAAATCGGTCAAGGATACTGGTGCTATTGTTTATAAAAATAGACTGTTTGCTAATAATTTTAAATAGGAGATCCTATGTCAAAGGCCAAAGATTTTATAAAAGAGGCTGGTGAAAACTTAACTGATGTTATTGTTACTCTTCAGGTTAAGATGAGGGTAAAGGATGTAGGTAAGATTACTCCTAAAGATGCTGAGAAGCTTGCTCAAGCTGCTTTGACGAAGGCAATACCTGAAGAGGACCTGAGGAATGGTAAAATATATGTTATCAGTATAGAGAGTACAGGCTCAAAGTTGGTTAAAGTATAAAGGAAATCACATGTCTAAAGCTGGTGATTTTCTTTTGAATGAGAAGTCTGAAATTAGCCGTGTAGTCTCTCTGAAGGTCATGGCTAGGATTAGTAGTGATATATCTTCTGAAGAGGCAGAGAAGATGGTTACCCAGGCTCTTTTGAATGCAGACTTAAAGGATATTAAAGTTACCAGTGCAGTGAGTATGGGATCACAACTTCTTTTTAAGGAGCAATAGATGTCAAAAGCCAAAAAGTTCTTGGAAGTAGCAAAGGAGCCAGCACCTTCTACTCCCTTCCCCTTTAGGGTAGAAAGTGGTGCAATGGTGTCCTCTAGTGGTCAGGTACTTTTGTTTGCAAACAGAGAGCATGGCACTACTCCTTTGAGTCCTGTAGAGAGGGATGGACTTATCCATTTTGTAACTGAATTGCTCAATAAGAACAGGAAGCAGTATGTAGCCTTCATGGGCAAGTACATGACAAGATGACCAAATCCAAGAACCTTATTTCTCTTCTTGAAGAGGGTCCTGGTGGGTTCTCTTCAACCATTAATGGTCTATCTCTTATCGCTTCTGATGAGAATGAGAATGTTGTTGAAAGAAAGATTATCAATATGGTGGAAACTGATAATGTCCAAGGGGCTATTAAAGATCTGCAAGATGCTATTGAATTCCTGAGTAAGCATAGGGATAAGCAGATCGATATGTCAGAGCCTGTATTATAGGGGTGGACGATGAGTAATGACTGGAAAAAAGACCTATCTTTGATAATGAGAAATGCAATTTGGAATTGGAGTACAGAAAAATATAAGGCATATGTCACTCTCATTAATGACCTATATAATTATAAAATTTTCAAGGTAGGGGAGTGGCCGATCAAACCTCTTGAGGTTGGTGATGAAAAAACATTACCATTGGCAAAAAAAGCAGTGTTTAAATATATAGAAGACCACTCAACAGGAGAGTCTATGAGTAAAGCACGAGAGTTCCTAGAAGGCACCATGAAGAAAGGGATATGGATAGTCCTTTCTGGGGCAGGTGGTGAGCTTGACAGAGAGTTCGTCAATAATAAATCAGAGATCAAGGGTGTCCTTTCTAGGTGGGCAAGCATTGTTGATGTTGGTGATACCATCAAAATAGAATCAGGTGAGAGTGAGGATTCAGGTAGTTAATGTCCAACATCCATGACATAGAACGGAGCATGATCCCCTTAGTAAGGGGACAGATGGATGCTCTGAAGTACCTCTATGGAGTATACTGTGAGATCCACCGTACTGTGGAGCATGATTCAATCTATCACAGGGTAGAACTCACATACACATATGAGCCTGTTCCCTTCTTCAGGGGCTATCTCCTGATTACAGGTCTTCACAATACCAGGGATGCAGTAAACTACTGGTGGAAGGTTGATGATACCTTCCTCTGGATTCCAAAGCACAACCACTTCCTTCCTGCTCCAAACTGGAAGATCAATATCATCAATGATGACCTGAATAATTCTTTTAGGATTACTGATAAACCAGTTATTACAGGGTATCATTCCATCATGTGCTACAAGTATCAATTGGTACCTTACAATGAACCTGAGCTTAAGGATTTCCAATGAGGAATAGATAATGGGAAGAGCAAAAGACTTGGTAGATGGGCTTGAAGCACTGAAGGCTATTGGTGATGAGGCTGAGACTTCTCCTGAGGTTAGGCAACAGGCTAAAGATGTAGCTTCTAGGCTGATAGACCTTATTAAAAAGATAGGTTCTTCCAATGAATCATTGGATACTAAGAAATGGGATATTGAGAATACTGAACGTACTTGGGATATTTACCTCAAAGGTGAGAAGCTCAAGAGGTTCAAGGCAAGCATGAAGTTGCCTCCTGATCGTGTCAAAGATATTTTGGTTAAGAAGTATAATTTTGATCCTAATATAGAACTCAAAATATATACCTCAGAACCTGTTATAATGAGGTAGTGAATGGGGATTTTCGATGGGGGTTGAGTATGTCAAAAGCTGAAAATCTTGCTCGTATGCTGGAAGGTTCAGGTCCTGACAGCAAAGACTATGCTGATTCCTATGCTGGTTGGAAATCTATAATGAAGAGATCAGCAGATGAGATAGTCACTAATTTTGGACGAATTTTTAAAGCATTGGAGTCTGGAGACGAGAAGGATGTTCAAAGAGCACTAGGCTATATGGATGGTCTTCTCGATGAACTTACAAAGAATGTTGAGGGTCTGAAAAAGGTTAACAAGCAACTATTAGCTGATGTTAGAAAGCCTAATATCAAGGGCAGTGACTTCTGGAAATGAACCCAGGGGACCTTGTAAATGCTGCAGGTGTTGTAAGGAACAATCCCTACTTTGAACCGTATGACTGTCCTGAAGGTGTAACAGTACAGCTTACTCCTTCCAATGATGTGAATGAAGTATACCGTGATGGAGTGGTAATAGCTGTTTTCAAGAAGGACAATGGCTATGATCTACATAATTTCTTAAGGACTCTGAGGGGCTGACATGAGTAAAGCACAAGACTTACTTGAAATGCTGAAGGAAGGTAGTTCTTCAATAGAGCAGCTGAAGAATGGTAAAATCCTTATCAATATGAAAGATGGTTATCGTATTGCTTTTTCTCAGGGTAAATTCAGAGTCTCACCAGCAGGTAAAGGTGATTTTGAGAAATTCGTTACAGACGAAGAAGGTGTAACGAAGTTCTTGAATACCAAGAGGGGACATGAGTAAGCTTCAGAATCTCACCAATACTCTCAATGAAATCGTTAAGGATGACAAGGATAGGTGGAGAGTACATGTTGATGATCATACTAAGTCCTTTGTAATCTATCGGGGTGATGAAGACATCTGTGGTGGCTACTTTGATCATAACACCAAGAGGATCAAGGGTGTTGAGTTCATGGATAAGAAGTACCAGAAGAGCAATATGATCAGAATCAAAGTTATAAACCTGATCAAGAAAACTTTTCCTGATTATAAATAACGGAGGGTAAATGAGCAGAGCAAGAGATCTTCTTCAACAGATAGAGGAGCAAAATACAGATCTTCTCACTGCTTGTAAGACAGCTCTGAGTTATTTAGTGTCAGCAGAAGGTGTTTCATCAGGAGATGCTAAGCATTATGTGGATAAAGCTCGTAGTGCATTACAAGATGCTCTTAAGGAGCCTATGAGACCTCCAAGGGAAGAAAGAGGAAGATGACTATGAAACGATTATTGCTGACTGCTCTTATCGTTCTGTTGTTGTCCTCTGTGTCTATGGCAATGTCAATACGTGTCACTTGGCCTCAGAACCCTGCTACTGATGGTATAACCATATATACCATCTACATGATCTCAAATAATACTACTGGGACTGGGTTTGTCAAAGGACAGAACATCGTGGGTAAGGTAGGTTCAGCAGAAGGGGTACTCCCTACTACTTACTTTATTGAGAACGTGGTGGACTCTCCTAGTCACTGTGTTAGACTCACAGCTACCAATGCCAATGGGGAATCAAATTTCTCTCTCCCCTCCTATGTCAAAGTGGATACTACTCCCCCTGCTAAGGTAGGGAACCTTACCACTAGACTTGTTATAGGTAGAGTAAATAGGCTTACTGTTACTTGGCCCTTTAATGCTGTATCTGATGGGGTAACTAAATATAGGATCTATATCAAAGCTGGTAACTATGATGGGTCTGGCTTTGTTAAAGGTGAGGATGTAGTAGGTACTGTGAAGGGTACCATCAGAAGCTACACTTACAATATCAGGGCTTCTTCACACTCCTTTTGTGTGAGGGTTACAGCTATGGATGCAACAGGAAACGAATCAGAGTTTTCTAATCCTGCTTATTTCATTGTACCTTAGGAGATGGAATGATGACAAAGTCTAAGCAGTTGCTCCATTTACTTGAAGCTAAAGAGTGGTTTGACTCTCATGGTTGGCTATTGAAAAAGATTCCAAAGGAATGTGTTAAAGACTGTTCTGGACAGGGTAAAGTTGATGAAGCTGTTGAATATTGGGTTAAGAAACTTAATTTCCATGCACCTAAAGAAAAGGCTATTGAGTACCTTAAGGAATTTGGAGCCTGGGATAAGGAAGAACTAACAAATATGAGTCAGGAAGATATAGACCAAAAAGTTCTTTGGATTGCTTGTGGTGATATAAAAGAGAATGGTGATTGGCTTGGGATGGTTCATTAGGGTATAAGAGAGACTCTGACAAAAATTCGTAGATGTCCAGTAAGATACTATGAGATAGCCGTATGTTTAAAAGAAAGGAATAGGGAGGATATACTATGACGAGAGCTAAGAGGTTTGTTACAGAGGCTCTGAATTTACTTGGTGAGGCTGGTATGCCTGATGATCCTGCTCCTGTGGATGATACTTCCACTGATCCAGATGTCATTGATGACACTGCTGGGCCTGAGGACGAGCTTGATCTTGGAGGCACTCCAGATGAACCTCCTGTAGAGGATGAGTTCGGTCTTGGAGCCTCGGTAGCTCCAACTATCAGGATTGAGAAGGACGGTCCCATCACTATTAACAAAGGTGATGTAGGACTTACTATCGGGGATGATGGCAATATTGATATCACTCTTGATGGTAACCTCTCTGCTGCTGAACCTGAGGATCTGGGGGACATGTCGGATCAGCCAGCAGAGCCTGAGGCTGCTTCTCCTGAAGAGGATGACTACAAGATCGACTGGGAGAAGGAGAAAGAGGAAGAGGTCCCTGAAGAAGGTAAGAAGGATGACAAAGGTTCCAAGGAGCCGATTCAGGAAGGTGTTTCCAAAGCTCTCAAGGTTCTTAGTCTGGGCAAGGTTGTCACCGTGACCGAATGTGTGGATCAGAAGTACGAGTGCATGTCTTGTGAGAAGTATGATGAGTGCACAGACAAGCATAAGAAAGCAGAGCCTGAGGACGAGAAGGACTTCCTGACACAGGGTTACATGTAACTTGAGATGCCTGTCTTAGACTTTGACATGGGTTTGGCTGTGAAGCTGGGTGATATCTACCCTTCACCAGGGCTTACTATCGAATTCATGCCTGAGGAGCTGTTTGAAAGAAAACGTATAGTAGACAAGCTCACGAATCAAGATACCTTCTCTTTCCTTTCTTTTTGGAGAACAGGTTTTATTTTTGATATAAGTCGGTGGGACCCTGCTACCATGTTCGAGCAGAATGAAGGGTATTACAACGATGTAAGTAAGAGCAGTGCTACACTATTCAATCTCTACCCTCTGGTCTTCGATTACAGTTTTATATTCTGGGACACGAAAAGAGAGATGCTGGACTATTATGAGACTCTCCTTTTCAAAAAGCTTTACCGTAACCCGATTACCTCAATACGTGCTTCAGATGCAGCTGGTCTTCAGATGAACTGCTACATGGACTTTGATTATAAGCTGGAGGTCACTGATGAGTATTTGTTGGAGAAGGATGAGAAAGTTCCTTACTTCAAAGGTAAATTTGGTCTAAAGCTTGAGGGTTGGCTGTATGATATTACAGATACAGGAGCCTCTGGATCTGGCTCTAGTCTGATTGAACACGTTCACATGTTCACTTATAACGAAAACCATTTCTACATGGATGGACAGTGGATACCTGGACCTGGTGGTCCATCGGGTGCTGGTGATCTACCTGCTGGTCAACCTGAAAAAGACTTAGCAGCATTGGATCTTTTGTATGCAGATTTAAGATAAGTGAGGTAGGGTGTAACTACTTGATGGGTTCAGTCCCTGTTTCAGTCTCTGTTTTAGTCTCTCAAACGACCTACCTCACAAAAGTGTAGATATCACAGGTGTAATTTTTAAACAAGAGAATAAATAAGGAGGATCAAACATGCCTATACCCCCTTCCCCCAAAGTCGTTTTTGAAGAAGTGGATATGACAAGGGAGGCTGGAACAGGAACACCTAACAACCTGCTGATTGCTGGAACATCCCCAAAGGGGACACTTGATCCTCAGGTTATATCCTCACCAGCCGATTTCGTTAACTGTTACGGAGCAGATGTTGATTCCTACTTCTACTGGGCAGGGAACATCATAACTCAGTTTGGGTCTGTTCTGGCAGTCCGTGCCGTAGGTACTGGTGCCCTCTGTGGAGGTGTCATCTTCAACCTCGACACTGGTACATCTGGAGAAGATCCTACAACGGTTCTCCCTGCTGGTGTTGCTGATCCGAGGAATGTGATCGTCACTGATCCAGATCAGGTTTTCCATGTATATGCCGAGAACCCTGGTGCCTGGTGTAACACAGACATCAAGTTAGCTGTCCTTACCTATGAGGATTATGGCATGGTAGCCTTCAGGGTCAACAACCCTCCTATGGCTCCTGGTGAATTCCTCCTGGTAGTCTTGGATTCAGCCAACAATGTTATGGAGTACTTCAGGTGTTCACGTAGTCAGACCAGCAGAGACTCCTATGGTAGTATCTACATAGAAGATCGTGTGAATGGTAACTCCAAGTACATCTGGGTCAAAGACAACAAGGTTATATCTGGCAGTGATCCTGCTAATATTCCCATATCCACCATTACAGGCTCAGCTCTCAATCCTGTCAGTATGACTCGTGGTGCCATTGGTTCCACACCCACTTCTGGTCAGATCCTTGCAGCCTATCAGAAATGCCGTAACACAGCACTGTATGACTTTGCAGGAATCCTCTCTGTGGGCAACGTAGGCACCATGACCGATCTGGCTCTTCCTACAGGTCTGATGGCTCTTGCAGAAGAGGTGAGGACACGGCTCTTCCTTGATAACCCATTCGATGTGGACAACATGAATGACATCATTGAGTACCGTGAACAGAACCTTAATCCGTCATCAAACCGTGTCTTGTTGTACTTCGATTGGCAGCAAGCCTATGATGCTGCTATGGACAAGTACAGGTACGTTCCACCTACGGTGTTCGTGGGTGCAGCTATTGCCTACATGGTCAACCCTACCTCAGGTGGAGGTGGTAAGCTGTGGAACTCACCTGCTGGTAATGACTTTGGCAAGATCTGGAATGCCACTGGTGCAAGGTATGATCCTACTGAAGGTGAGAGGGATACTCTGTATTCTCATCAGATCAATCCTTTGGCAACCATTTCTGGCCTGGGTAGGCTGATCTGGGGTGACAAGACCTCTCAGAAATTCAGGTCTTCCCTCTCCTATTATGGACCTCGTACAGCATTGGATATCATTGAGACCGAGATCAAAACGGTTGGTATGTCTCTGCTGTTCAAACCCAATAACAGGTCTACAAGGGAGATGTTTGCTGCTGCTGTTAATCCTTTTATTAGGGCTATGTATACTGAAGGTGCCTTGAATAGCTACATTCCTATTGATGTGAGTGATGCTATTCAGGTTCAGCCTGAAGTGTTGAACGCAATCTTGAAGGTAGATCTGACTGAACCTGTTGAAGCTATCACAGTGCAGATTCAGATCATAAACCAGCAGACAGTGACAGTCACTGAGCTTTAAGGAAAGGGGGTATATTATGTCAGTTAGCAACTTCTCTATAGGTGCAGCAATGTCCGTGATGGGTCCTCTTGCTCGTCAGGGTCTGTTCCTCTTTGAGATTAACAAAGTTCCAGCAGGGGGGAGTGTTGAGGATATCAGGTTCTCTGCTGAATCTGCCTCAGTCCCACAGTCCAAGAACGAGCCGATGAATGTTCCATGGATGAACAGTGAGTACAAGATTCCAGGGATTACCAAGTATGAGAATATCTCCGTTGCCCTCAGGGTATCTGAACAGAACAACATGAGGATCTATAATACCATTTATAACTGGTATAAGATGATCTACAATCCTGCTACAGGTGTCCAGGAGGTTCCCAAGACAACAATGGTAGACGGTACCATCTCTCTCCTGAATTACCAGGGTAACATGGTGAAGAGGTGGGATGTGGCTCATATGTTCCCAACCAACTGTGGAGGTACTCCTCTTTCCAGGGATGCAGCCAATGACAAACAGATAATGACTATTGAATTTGCCTACACCTATGCCACTTTGGGTGATGTTGGTAATCTTACGTTTTAAAAAGATGTCTAAGAACTGATCTCCCCACAATCCAGTGGGGAGATACTATAAATAAGATAGAGGAGATAAATCTTATGGACGTAACCCAACTCTTAAACAATGCAGCACTGGAATTTGTTGATTTTGATTTACCCAGCAAAGGCAAGGTTTACCCATCTGGGATCTTTTCTATAAAGATCCGTCCTACCAAGACAGTCGAAGAGAAGTTCCTTAGGACTATTGCAAGAGGGTCCTCCGATTTCAATGAAAAGATTAGTAAGTACATCGGTCTTATCACTAATCTTTCTGAAATTGGCCTTGATCCTATTGAGCTTACAGTCCCCGATCAGCTCGCTCTCCTGATCTACTCTCGAATCCTTTCCAAAGACACGATTATCTACCCTACCGAAATTGCGTGTCCAGGCTGTGGTAGGAGTTCTCGGAAGAACATCAATCTCATGGAACTCAAGATGAAATTTCTTCCTGATGACTATGTAGAGCCTCAGGAGATCTGTTTGCCTCTTCATGATCTTTACCTTGGCCTGAGACTGGTCAAGATCAAGGATCACATGAACGTGGCTGACTGGCATCGTACCATGAGGAGTGTGAACAGGGATCTGGGAGACCCTGAGACTGACTTTGAAGGTCTGTATGCCAGTGTCATAACTTCTGTCAAGAAGGGTAATGAGTCTATCCCTCTGAGCTATTCTGACAGGAGAGACTTGCTTACCAATCTGGATGCAAGATCCTTTAACCTTATTGGAGAGTACCAGGATAAATACTACCATGGTTATGATCTGAAGGTAGATTTTGAGTGTCCTAACTGCCTGGATAAGAACAAGGTTGAGTTTGATCTTGGTGCAGATTTTTTCTTCAAGGTGACCTCGACAGCTGCATAAGAGCCTACAAAGGTATTCTGGAAGAGCAGTTGGTGCTGTCCATGTTCGGGCACATATCGTGGGAAACCATTGAGAACATGACTACGTGGGAGAGAGAATTTTTACTGGAAAAGGCTATGGACTGGGTGGAGATAACTTCGGGTAATAAGAAGAAGTCAGAGGAACAGATGTAATGGCAAACGAGGATACCAGAAAAGCCGATAAGATTACTGAGATGTTGGCTAAGCTCCCCAAGACTATGGAGACCTCCATAGCTAGGGGGTTTGAACTCGTTCTCAGTCATCTTAAAGGTGAATCTGTTAAGATCAACACCGAGACCAAGGGTTTTTTCAAAGATAGTAAAAATGATAGGGACAAAGAAACTGCTGTTAAGAATCGTGACAGAGCTTCTGAGATGAGAAAGGCCATGGAAGCTGGTTTAAAAATCAACAATGGCTTTTCCAAAGGTATGGAGGGCATGAAGCAAAAGCTCTACATGCATTTGTCTAAGGCAGAATTAAGGACAAAGACATTCCTTGAGAAGATGGGTGAGCTTGGTCAGAAGATCAAAGATTACTTTAAGAATGCCAAGCAAGAGTTTGTGAAGATGGGGTGGGGCACTTTTACAGGTATAGTTAAAACCTTCACAGGACCTTTCTATGGTTTGATCTCCAAGACCAGTGGGGTCATAGGTGGATCTCTTGTTAAGTTGGGTTCCAATATGATCAACAAAATGGGGTACAAATCACTAGATAAGTTATTGGGCAAGTTTGAAGGTATTAAGAGTTTCCTTAACCCTAAAGAAAAAGAGATGACCATGGAGGAGAAGCTTCTTGCTTTTGCAGAAGAGTTTAGGACTCTTCTTTCTAATATACTTGATGCTCAGATAGATAATACTACTAAGATAGTAGCCAGCTTACGTGAGTTACCAGGTAAGTTATGTTCCAGACTTGGTACGGTTAATATGGTGGAGAGTCCTATTTCTGCTCCTGCTGGTGCAGCTGGTGCTGGTGCTGGTGCAGGTATGCTGGGTGGTTTTTTTGGTAAGGGTGGTAGTCAAGGTCCTGATCCTGTTACTATTGAGTATTATGAGTTCTTTAAGGAGAAGGTTACAAATATTGATGAGTATCTTGAGCAGATCTGGGAGAAGTTTAAAGGAGAATCTCCTGGAGGTGGAGGTGGAGGAGGTCTTGTTGACAACCTCATGGGTAAAGGTGGACTCATGGGCAAGCTTAAACAGTTTGCCTTTGGCAAATGGGGAGCAGGTGCAGCTATTGGTGCTGGTGTTTTAGCTGGTGGTTACTCTGGCTATAAGGCTTATGGTGAGGGTAGAGAGAAGGGGATGTCCAAGGGTGAGGCTGGAGCCAATGCTGTAGCTCGTGGAATGATTACAGGGTCATTCACTGCCATAGGAACTATGTTCGGTGGAGCTGCTGGTGGAGCAGCCATGGGATACCTTGGAGACAAGGTAGGTGCTATATCCAATAAGATAGGTGAGAAGTTGGGCACTGGTCTTTTTGATGCCAAGGAGCTTGTAGGAAAGAAGTTTGGTGAGTTTGGTGATAAGATCAGCAGTATGAGTACTGCTGTTGGTGATAAGTTTAGTGAGATGGGGACTGCTGTAGGTACTAAGTTCTCCGATATGAAGGACTCTGTGATGGGTACCTTCAGTAGGGTAGGAGAAGGTTTCAAAGACTCTAAGGATTACCTGAAAGAAAAGCTGGACTCCTTCTTGCCCTCTGGTCAAGATATTATGGGGGTCCTGAAGGGTATTTTAGGTGGTCTGATGGCAGCAGGTACAGCTGTCACTGCTTTTGTAGTGAACACAGCCACGAAAGCAAAAGAGACCCTGGCTAATGCTGGTAAGACTGCTGGTGACCTGGCTAGTAAGGGAGCAGCTGCTGTTTCAGGTGCTCTTAAGCTTGGAGGGAATAAATGGAAGGCTGAAACCAAGGGGATGAATCCTGAGGTAATGAAAGCCCTCCAAGCAGCAGCAGTTGATTATAAGAAGCAAACAGGTAAAACCCTTACCATGACTGAGGGTGTTAGGACAAAGGAGCAACAGGCTCAGCTCAGAGGGAATAATAAGTATCCTACTGCCAAGCCTGGGATGTCTATGCATCAGTTTGGTTATGCAGCAGATGTAAATGCTGAACAGGCTAATGAGATGGCTAGGCTGGGCATTCTGAAAAAGCATGGATTAACACAGCCTGTTGCTGGAGACCCTGTACACTTGGAACTGGCAAAGTTGGCTAATGCAGAGAAGAGATCAGAGATAAGAAGAACTGTAGCTCAAGTAGATAACACTCCTAAGGTTAAAGCAGCAGCAACTGGTGGTCTGGTGAATATACCTGGCAGGGTGGATGTACATGCAGCTGAGATAATATCTCCTATCGGTAAATTCCAGGATATGCTTTCTAAGACTGCTGCAACTGCTGCACAACCAGCAATGATGGCTTCATCTGCTTTGGATGGGAAAGCTGTTGAATATCTTTCTGCAATATCCTCTGGCATCACTCAGCTCATCTCTACCAAGTCAAAAGAACCTGCACCACAGTTCAACAATTCATCCATTCCAGATTTCCCAGGAGATCCTGGAATCATCTTCGGTGGCAACTACTTCCCTCAGAAGGGGAAACAGTGGGGTTAAGCCATGGCTTCAGGCTCAGATAAACCTACAATTGCAACAAAGACAAATACACCTCCTTCTACGAAAGGTGTTACGGGTCCATCTAAATATTTGGATCAATCACGAACCTTGGTGACAATATCAACAGTCCCTCCTACTGAGGGGGCTAGTTATACTAGAATATCTGTTCAAGGGATTATCCCTCCTGAGTATGGATTTTCCATAAAGAATGAATTTCAGCCGTTACTTACAGCCAACCAAGCTATAAATGATTTTCAGAAAGCAGGTAATGCTATTAACCAATTGATAGGTGACACAGGTTTGTCAGTAGTACCCTACTCTCCTATGATCTGGATGGGTGCCCAGGCTCTTGTTATAACTGAGCTGGTACTTCATTTCGTGTGCTATGATAATGCACACAATGATGTTCATAAACCTTTAATGGATCTCCTTGCTATGAGTCTCCCTCAAGGTAATGGGGGGTCTCTTGCAGGTGTTGTAGGAGGCATGCTGCTTGCCCCTCCATCAGTGGAGATAAAAATAGGTGATGTGATAGCTTGGAGTCCTTGTTTTTTAGATCAAGTGGTAGTGACAGAAAAAGCCCCCTATACTAAGGAAGGGTATGGCATGACTGGTGAGGCAAAGATTAGCATCATCCGTAGAGATTATGTCTTTTCTGATGATTTTAGATCTAACTCTAAGTCAACAACAGTACAACCAGGTAGAGAAGTGACCTCTACTCCAAAAAAATGAAAGTATCTGACATATTAACTGACCTTATCACCTCCTCTTGGTTAAGCTTCATGGATGTCGTTCTTGATCCTGAGTATGGATACCTCCTGTCCTTTAACCCTAGAGACTTTGGTATGATCAGGAACTCTGAAGACAGTGCCTGTATAACCATTGTTGGAGACTCACTCCCTCTTATTACCTTTGCCAGGTATGAGACTGTCAACTATGCACCTCTTATATTCCTTTTGAATGATACGATAGAGCATCCCCTCTACCTTCCTCCTAATATTGAAATATGGCTTCCACACCCCACTAAAATATATAACCTGTTAAGGGATCTGAACATCTCTCAATAATATGCAGTCAATCAATAAACAGCTATTCCTTAACGTAACTATTGATGGTCCAGATAAGAGGCACCTGGATGTTGATTCTCATGGTATTGGGTCTATCTGGATCATAGAGGATGTCTCCCAGTTGGTTCCTGTATGCACTCTTGTGTATTCGGAGACTTACTCTGAGTTTAGTGAGCTGTTTCCTCTTCTGGGTAATGAAACAATGACTGTGGATCTTGGTCTGAGTAAGGATAAGTATCGTATTTTTAAATTTGCTTATTCCTCCTATGAGACAAGATCCATAGGTGCTCTCTTGGTTCGTAACAAGGAGATAGTGACAAACTGGATAGACTCCGATTTTACAAAATTACGTGAATATCCTAAGGTAATGCATTATACACAGACAGCAGTTTCAGACATTGTGAAGACTATTACTGCTGGGTTACCTATAGAGATTGATAGCTCCAAAGGCTCTAATGATTACTTCATAAACAATAATGTCCTTGGAGAGACTCTGAAGGATCTTGCTCAAGAGGCTATCAGTGCTGATGGTTCTACTTTTATGTTTTTCAAGAATAACTGCAAGTATAAGTTTAAAACTCGTAACTCTCTTATGAGACAGAATACAAAAGCTTCCTTCATCCATGGTTATGACCTTACACAATTCAGTATCTTTGGTAATGACAGGTCTTTGTGGACAAATCCTGAATCAAATATTATAGGCTACTCATATGAGAAGGGTGAGAACTTTACTGTTGATAAGCCAGTAGCAACTGTGAAAAAGGGTAAGGCATCCTTTGGTAAGAGTGTTCCTTTTGGTCAAGGAACAGATATTACTGCCAGAACCCAGTATGAGGGTACTAGGCATCTCCATAAAGCTGAAGCTTTGGCTACAGGGGCTACTGAAGGGTTTATGGATTCAGCATTGAGGATGACATTTGTAGCTCTTGGTCAACCATTCGTATCCTGTGGGGATGTTGTAGAGGTATCAGTTGCTCCCAGTTTAAAGCAGTTAGGTAAGCAGAATATGATGATATCTGGGAAATGGTTTGTAGAGAAGATAGTCCATCATGTAGCCAAATTCAATTACATGATTAAGATATTCTGTTCCAAAGCTAATACTGATTTTAGCAGAAGGAAGGCTGTCCTGTGAGTGGTGTTGATACTTCTCAAAATAAGATAACAGGCAACTGGAGAGCTATTGTAAGAGACAATCTCGATCCTTATAAGTCAGGAAGGGTTAAGATCGACATTATCCCTCTGGGCTTGAAGAATATGTGGGCTGAACCTGCTTGTCAGGTTGGTGGATCAGATGTCCACGGAAGCTATATAATTCCCAGAGTAGGGGATAAGGTCTTTGTTTTCTTTGATGGGAATAACATAAATCACCCTATTTATTTTGCTACATCACCTTCTCAGAAGGATATACCTAAGGCATTTTCAGGAGAGGTAGATCCTGTAATAAAGACCAGGAATAGTAGTGTTATGGTCACCCCAAAATTTTCTGAACCTACTACTAATGCTTCTGTTGAATATCCTTATGGTCAGGGGGTAAAGTTTCCTGGAGGTGTTCTTCTTATTGTAGATGAGTCCAGTGGTAAATCCAAAGTTGCTATGTACCATCCCATAGGATCTTATGAGGAGTTTGCTGGTGATGGTACTCATGTAGTTAGGGTTGCCAAGGATGATTATGAAATAATAATTGGGAAGAAGTTTATGTATGTTGGTGGTTCCATGACAGATATGATCATGGGGAATGTGGATACTACTGTCATGGGTAATGTTACTGAGAATATTGTTGGTTCCATGACAGATATGATTATGGGGAATGTGGATACTACTGTCATGGGTAATGTTACTGAGAATATTGTTGGTAATCAGAGTACAACAGTTGTAGGGGCTTTGAATATCTTAGCAGCTACTTACTCAATAGCCAGTGCTTTTGGATACCAGAAATCTGACAAGACTAAATCTATCACAGTAATGACTACTCCTGTGGAAACTACCTCTCTAGTAAGCTTGTCATTTATGGCTCCTATTATAACTTTTACAGCAGATATTTTTACTTTCGTAGCACGAGAAGTATTAAACTTTGTAGCTCCTATTGTAAATATAACAGGTGACTTAGTAACCATAGGATCTGGACCTGTTAAAGCCCAAGCCCCTATCCTTACTGCTTTAACTGCTTTTTGTCCTTGGTGTGGTGGAAAGGTAGGTCCTGGTCTACCTACGGTTACCGCAGGATAGTATATGTCAAAAGCTGCTACTTTACTTAATTTATTTGAAGCTACTAATGTACAAAAAGTAAAGGATATTGCCAAGGAGTTGTTGGATAGATTCTTCTCAGAGTATGACCTCCCTATTCCTGATATAAAGATTAAGAATAATTTGAATCCTAAGTGGTTGGCTAGGCATGTTTGTTTCAGTGCTAACAGGGAGAATTCCAATATTGAAGTTCAAAAATCCGTTTTGGATGATGATAGAACCTTACGAAGAATAATAGCTCATGAGCTTATCCATCACTGGCAGTGTTTTAAAGAGAAGGATGAAAAGAGTTTTAACCCTGCCTATCGTAGAGCTATGAGGGCAATGGGGAAAGATACAGGACATGGTGAGAGTTTTGAGAAATGGGCAGAAAAGATTAACAGTGTCATGGGTGATAACTATGTAACCAAAAAGTCTGACCAGGAGTATCTCAAATCTCCATCTAAAGAGTTTTACTTGGTAATATCACCTCATGATAGTGGTAGATTTATATATGCATACTTTCAAAGACCTACTGATAAAACAAAGAGACTTATTTATTTACATAAAGATGCAAAGGTCTTTAGGACAAATAATGTGAGATTTCTTCGTGGTCGTGTTTTTGGTACAAAGGGAGGTTGGTCTATTCCCTCTGATCAGGAAACTCAGGATACTCTGAAAGATATGTACAGTGGAGAAGGGATAAAGTTTTGATTAATAGTGAGGTGAGGTATGAGTAAGGCCAAAGCACTTTTGGAGTTCCTCAGTGACTTTCACAAGGACTATGATTTTGTAAGTAAGGTAGGTAATCTCCCTATTGGAGATCTTAAACTTGATGATGGTGTAGGCATTGTTGATATTGAGTTACCTTTGGATGATGTGGACCCTCTTTCAGCTCAGGTAATAGTACCTCTCCATTTTACCTACGATGATGACTACACACCTTCCATCAAAATAGACGTAGACAAGTACCTTGCTGCAGATGATGGCAACCCTGCTTATCTTAGTAAAGAAGGGAAGCAGAAGGTTGTGGATTACCTCACATCCAATAAAGCTAAAATGGAAAATGATCTTGAGAAGTTTCTTGTGTCTGAAATGGAAAAATAAAGATGAGCATTGGGATTTCAGACGTAGTAGAAAGAATAATAAGTACTTTGGAGAATGCCGATGATCCTTATGTTCCAGGTGACAAGGCATTCCCTGATATAAGAGGTAAGGGTTATCAAATTGCCAAACAAATTGAATTGGACCTCTGCATAGGAACAGCTGGTACTTCAGGGACAGCTGGTATCTCAGGTGCTGCTCTCCCCCTCCCACATACTTTAGCAAGCTTTGTATGGTACCTACCCCTCTGTCAGCAGACTCTAATGTCACAACCCTACACTTATCCCATCCTTCGTCCTATTTCATCAGGGTGCTTAATAGAGGCATTTGTAGAGGTAGGTATTGCTCCTTTAGGAGGGAATGTCTTATTTGAGTTCTATTTGAATAATACTAAGCTAACGGAAGCTACTCTTGTAGGAGGTACCACCTCTGTCACCGTTCCTTTTCCTGGGACTATTGCTGAGAGGGAATTTACCAGGGATGACTTTGTTGCATTCAAGATAACCGAGACTGTGACTACAAGAGCAAGACATATGACTGTTTACTTCAGGTTCTTCCAATACCCAATGGTTATGGCTGATGCTCAAGATCCTTTGCCAGCACCAGCATAGAGGATCATCATGGCAGATGATAGAGATTCCTACAAAGGTCAACCTATAACTCTGGAGCTTCATGAAGATGATGTTTCAGGAGGTGTGCCTAGTGATCCTGTGAGGGTTAGAATTTTCCAGGATAAGGAAGTGTGTTATTCCACTACTACCATCACCCCGATAGCTGGGGGATGGAGTATCCTCCTGAATACCAATAGTATTCTTTACACAGGTGATTACGTTGATCAGTGGGAATTAGGGATAGGTGATGGATACGTAGAGAAGAGCCTCAGAGTCTCTGAAGCAATGTCCAACATCCCAGCGAGGGCTACAGGGAATTACTCCTACTACAGTAAGGATATCTGCTATGAGGTACAGCCTGATGGGGATCTCTATAGGCTTTATAATGATACTGCAATAGCAGCCAGGATAGAGTCTGTAGTAATGACTATCAGGGGTTCTTTATACAATGAGCCTGATCATGGAACTGATCTTTACCGTTTTCTATTCTCAAGCAGTCTGAATGTATCAGATGAGATTCGTCTTGAATTGGAAGTTCGGATTCAAGCACAAGTCCCTCAGGTTAAGGTTGTTAAAATAACAGTTTCTCCTATGGATTATAACACTTATACTGTATTCATAACTTTCTACAATTTGGCCTCAGCTACTCCTAATGAGTTGCTCAGTATGACGAATCTGGTGTCTGTTGAACAGGTAACAGGGGGTTAACCATGCCTTTGATTGATTTCCTCAAAATGGATTATGACAAGCTTCAACAGTACCTCTACGAGCAGTGGGATGAGGATATCAATACTAAAACCTCAGCCACTGGAATGAGGCTCTTGAAGGTCCTATCTTCTGTAGGCTTCATGAATGTTGTGTACCTCAAAAAGTCCTTCCAGAATGCCATTTTCTCAGAAGCTACTGATAGAAATGTAGTAGTGAAGAAGGCAAGATCTGAGAAAGGATATAAGGCACTTCCTGTAGTATCGGCATACGTTAGTATGACTTTCTCAGTACCTACTGCCAAGACTCATGATATTCTGATTCCAAAGTGGACCAAGGTGTCCACTACTGATCTCGTTACCAATTATTCCTACTACACCATCGAAGATGCATCCATCCTTACTGGGCAGCTGTCTACCACTGCTTTGGCTGTTGAGGGTTCTCGTATCCAGCTTACCTTTATAGCTGAGGGTAATAACTATGAGACCTTTGACATAAAACGTAGTGATATTACTCTTAGAGAGATGGAAGTCCAGGTTAATGGCAGCTATTGGGATCGTGTGGATGATATCTTGGATGCAGGGGCCACTGATTATGTGTGGACCTATGAACCAAAGGATGATGGCAAGATATCAGTTATGTTTGGCAACAATTCCTATGGAATCAAGCTTTCTGTGAATGATACTGTGGATGTTTGGTGTATGGTGAGTTCAGGGGCTTATGGCAACATCAAATCGGATATCATTACCAGGGTTGATTCAGTTATTTATGACACTCTTTTTACAGTCATTGCTGATATAACTTGTAACAATGCTGACAAGCCCTATGGTGGTGCTGAGATGGAAGCCATAGATGTCATCATACTCAATTCCTATAGTGCATACAATTCCAATTGGGGATTGGTTACACTGGAGCAGTATACCAATGCTCTCATCCCTTTGGAGGGTGTTGACAGAGCCTGGTGTAAAGATATCAACACCAGTCTTGATGTGCCTTTCCGTCAAGTCTGGGCATATGTGGTGGACTCTGCTGGAAATGACATAGCTGATCCCTACTACACGGAAGTGATCAACTTTGTGGATGCCCACAAGACCATTGGGACTGAGTTCTTTATCAAGCCTGTCATGTACACGAACTATACGGTTAGTATAGAGATCTGGCTTCACACTGGCTATAACGAATCAGCTGTTGTAGCTGAGATTACAGAATTGATTAATACAAAATACTCCAAATTAGGTATGGATATCTCTGAGGATATATCTGTGGCTGCAATAGGTGCAGATCTTAATGCCATGCCTTCCATTGCAACTTACAGGATCGTCTTGCCCACTACTGATATTACTGTGCCTGATGGGTACATTGCCAATGTCGTGAGTGTTACAGTCACTCCAAAAGGGTATCTGTAATGGTTCCCATTGATCTCTTCAAACTCATTCCTAAGTTTGACATTGATAAAGGTGGGGCTGTCTTTACCAATTATATTCAGCTTTATCAGGATTTTATTAATGACATAATAGCTAGTAACGAGGATCTTTACAGCATCTTTGATTGTCTGCACTGTGCTGATAAATACCTTCCATACCTTGCTCAGTTCCTTGGTTACAACTGGGATTACAATGGTGACACCGAAACCCAGAGGTTTGAGATGCTCTCCCTTGTGCAGAGGAGGAAGAGGATAGGAACCTTATGGTTTTTTGAGGATATGTTTGCTATTTTCGGGGTTACTGCTGATATCCGTGAACTTATCTACCATGTCTTAACTCTCAGTGGTCCTGAAACCCTAAGTGGTGACTTCTATATTGAAGGTCTTGAGAAATACCATGAAGGGTCTTTAGAAGTGATCATAGACAGTCCAGAGGTGCCTGGACTGTCTGATCTCATCTATTCGTCTATTCCAGCAGGATTTCACCTGCATGTTACATTTACTTCATAGCTACTGGGTGGGTTTCAGTCCTCTGGTGATTCATAATTAATTTTTGGGTTTCAAATTGTTCTTGATTCAATAACCTCCTTATCGGTTTCATAGGGAACTCTTGGGCTTCACTCAATCTGTCATTCATAATGACTTCATGGGTTTCACAAAGATAGTGATTCATAAGGGCTTTTTGGGTTTCACTTTGCACCTCATTCATAAAGACTTCATGGGTTTCATTCATCTATTCGTCTATTCCAGCAGGATTTCACCTGCATGTTACATTTACTTCATAAAGAGTCCTTGGGTTTCATTATATCTGTGATTCATAGATCCATGTTGGGTTTCATTCAAATTCTGATTCATATTCATAGGTTTCATTTTGTATGTGATTCACAACCTACTCCTGGGTTTCAGTCTGTATGTGATTCATACAAATCTAAACAGTCCCATAACACACTTTGTCCAGAAGATAAAGGAGTAATTCATTATGGCAGACATATACTATAATCGTTTCACACCTTCCATTGGGACTCCTGAGAACTGTGCTCTGTCTGTTATAGGCACTCCTGGGAGTACCAGTTATGAATACCAGGTAGCAGCCTATAATTGGAATGGTGAGACTATACCCTGTGCATTGCTTACCACTACAACAGGCAATGCTGCTCTTTCTGTAACCAACTATAATAGGCTCCATTGGGCTTCTGTGGCAGGGGCTTTTGGATATGTTATATATGGTAGGATTGCTGGAGTTACCTATCTTGAGCTTTTCAGAGCAGCTTCCACAGATGTAGCTTTTACAGAGGTAGCTGGGATCTTCTCCTGGAATGATCAGGGTCAGAATACTCCAATCCCAGCCACACAGCCTGTCACTGTAGATGGCACTGGAAGGCAGGAGTGGGACAGAGTTCTCTTTAGAGCTAACAAGTCCCTCCAGTCTGCTGAGCTGAATGAGATTCAGGCTATCAATGATTATTACATGGATAATTTTGGCAAAGCTTTTTTCCGTGAAGGTAGTGTTGTTAAAGGCTGTTCTCCATCTGTTCAAGGGGATCTTCATACAGTAATTATTGATGATGGTGAAGTTTATATTGCAGGTAAGGTCAGATATGTTCAGGGTACTACTGCACCTCATTTGTGGATAAACTTGACTGGGGCTCAGATAATTGGTTTGCTGGTTACTGAAGTTGTTACTGCACCTGATCCTATTGATGCTGAAGTAGAGGACACTGCTCTTTTTGATCCAGCTGTTGGTGCTTATAACTATGGCAAGGCTAGTGCTCATCGTAAGAGTTATATTTTTACATGGGTGGTGGACAATGCCAATGCAATCAAGGTGTTTGATGTAAATAATGGGGCTATTATTGTATCCAGCTCAGATACTGATTATGCTCAGCTCAATAAGATGCTTGCTACAAGGACATTTGAAGAGTCTGGAAACTATGTTGTCAATAGCACTGTTGTCCTTGTCAGAGAGCACGAGACCTCTCCTGCTACTAAGCTTGCTGTTTCTGTGGATGCCCTTCGTGCATATGTTCAGGGCTACAGGATCGAGAGAACTAAAGGAGCTATCCTTGATCTGAATAAGGCCAGGGATACCAAGAGTGTTGGTGATACAGATGCTGAAGAGCAGTTCAATAAGAACTCCACTACCTACATCTACGAGCTTGCTAATAACTTTGTTGCAGATGTCAGCAGCCTTGATGCTAACATGGCTGGTGGTCCTGATAATATAACTAAGGGTTTAATAGGAGGACTGGATGAGATTGTCCCTTCAGGTCTTGTAGATATTCTTACTGTAATAGGCCCAGGACCAACTAATTACTTGGTTGATGTAGACTGGGTAAGAAACGGTAATTCCATCGATTGGAGTCCTGGTGGGTCAGAACCCACTACAGGGTCCTCCTATAATGTCACCTATACATATAGGAAACAGTTGACTGCTGGTACTAGGGTAAAGACCTCTGTGGTTAATGAGGCTGTGGTTCGTGGGATGTCTCCTAATACTGCTGATGACTTAGTTGGGGGGACTACCTACGGTGATATTATCAATATCTCTTCTGTATCCTCTGTACCTTATTGGGTTATTGCTCATCCATATACAGCTCCATCTCAGATTGTTTATAATGGCACTGCTTACAACTGTATTTTAGGTCATACTTCTTCAGCAACCAATGCTCCTGGGATTACTATAACAGCTAGTGGTACAATTACTAAGGGGGTCGATGACGGTCAGGATCTTGTTCATGTTGATCTTACAGATATAGTATCTGTTGTTCAGGATGCTACTACCTATTACAAAAATGTAGATTGGCAGATCGTTGGCAATAATATTGATTGGAGCCTTTCTGGGGCAGAGCCTGTTCTGGGCACAACCTACAGTGTTACCTATACCTATAATGGAGGTGCAGCTTATTGGACAACCTCTGGAGCCACAGGTGTCAATTATGTGGAGGAGGTTGATTGGTATAAGGTAGATGGTCAGGAAAATAACAGAATAGATATGGGTCAGGTTAATTGGGATCTTGGTGGGTCAGAACCTGCTGGAGGTGTTACATATTATGTAACTTATACCTACTGGAATCATGCTACAGAAGGTGATTTTATTTGTTCCAGTAGTTATGATTCTTATCCTGATATTGGGATATATGGGCCAAAGGACTTAAGGGATAGTATTGATCTCCGTCATCCTGTGGGGTGGAGTGGTGATGCACCAGTAGATGGTAATATCAATGTAGCTTATACTTACTACATGACAAGAAGAGATCTTCTGGTAGTCAGTACAAAGGGTGAGATTTTTATCATTGAAGGTATCTCTGATGTGCATCCTGCAAGACCCAAAGTCAAAGAAGATACCATGGCTATTTGTGAGTTGAGGGTTCAGGCTTATACTTATGGTTCTGGCAACGTCATGGTGACCATGCTTGAGACCAGAAGAAGTACCATGGAGGACATTAAGATTATCGAGAAGAGAGTCAATAACATTGAATATTACCAGGCTTTGGATCTTCTGGAAAAGGATGCTATTGATCAGTATACTATTGATTCAAAATCTGGTGTGTTGGTTGATAATTTCAAGGGTTCTTCCAGGGCTGATATCGGTTTCAATCGTGTTGGTATAACCTTTGGTGTGGCCTTTGATACAGGTCGTGAGTGTATTCAAGTAAGATCTAAGATTAACAATATTGATCTTGAGAATGTAATTAGTAGTACATCTACAGTTCAGAAGACTGGTAAGATGATCACTCTTCCTTATTATGTTACAATTGGGGAGACTCAGCCATTTGCTTCTCAAATGAAGAATGTAACTCCTTATTTGGTATTTCCTTGGAAGGGTAATTTAGCTCTTGATCCTAGAGAGGATTACTGGGTTGATACAACAGTAGCTCCCGATCTTAGGGTGACTACTGGTCCTACTGCTGATGAGTTATCATTCTGGACTTCAAAAGATCCCTGGCAGATTTCTGCAACTCCCTGGGAAGAGCATATTGTAGGAGTTTCAAGGACGAGTAAAGGTATGAATTGGTATGGTAATAACTGGCAATCACCTGGATGGCAACATCCGGGATTACATAGAAGTGATGGTTGGTCAAATGGTCATGAGACTATAATAGAAACATCGGGCTATAATGAACGCAAGGTTACACAGGTAAGCTACTCTGCTGAAACTCAAACCAAGGATATGGGAGATCGGATTATAGATACTACGATAGCTCCTTATATTCGATCCAAAATCATTACTGTAACAGGTTCCAAACTTCGTCCTGCTGTTGAAATAGGGTTGAAGATGGATGATAAGGTTATGTTCATGGTGCCTATAGCACCCACAGTTGCTGGTGCTCATTCTGGTTGTGTTATGACTGATGTAACAGGGAAATTCACTGCCAGGTTTACTATACCTGCAAACACTTTCAATACTGGTGAGAGATCTATCACTGCCTACAATTACAATGCCGAGCCTGATGATGATACAGGTGCCAGTGCTGTTTACAATGCATTTGGAATCGGTCAGACAAGGCAGAAAACCTATTTGAGTGCAAGCTACATCCAACCTAAGGAAAATGTGATAAGTGAACTTGAAGGTTTTGGCAGAGCCACAAAGGAAGTTGTACCTGTTGTACCTGAAATTGCATCGGCATTCAGTGGTTTTTCAGGTGCAGACCCTCTCTGTCAGTCTTTTATGTATGGAGTTTCCTTCTTCTTGAAAGAGGTAGGGTTATTCTTTGCATCAAAAGATACCACTCTCCCTATTACTGTTCAAATCAGGACAATGGAGAATGGGTATCCTGCTCCTGGTATTCTGGGGACGGTTGATGTTTATCCTGGGTCTATTAATGTTTCGGCTACAGCTGCTATTGAGACCAGAGTAAGCTTTCCAGAGCCTATCTTCATTGAAGCTAGTAAGTGGTATGCATTAGTTATCATGGCTGATGTTACTACCTACAATATGTGGATAGCCACTATGGGAGGTATTGATGTAACCACAGGCATGATGATCACTAAACAGCCTCATAAAGGTGTTCTATTTACATCTTCAAACAATGTTACCTGGGTGGCTGATCCTAATAGTGATATCAAATTCAATATGTACTATTGCCTATTCCCTAGTATGACTGGTGACCTTATTCTCAATTCGCAAACAGTGAATGCTTCTATTCTCAGTCTTGTCTCTACTGAAGTGCTTCCTGGTAATATTACTGACCAGGCTACAGCATTGACATGGTATCTTGATGATAATCCTCCTTCAACTTATGATAAGGTAATGAGATCGAATGAGACTACCTATCTCAAATATGAAATATCTCATGGTAGGTTGAAGGCCACTTTCACTACAAATAATAACTTGTTAAGTCCTGTTTTGAATCTTGAAAGGTTAGGGTTGCTGTACGCCAAGTATGACACTGGAACAAAGTCCTATATTACTCGTAATGTAGATTTGTCATCTAATCCTTTTGGCACTCTCAAAGTAATTATTGAGATGAATAAGCCTACCAATACTAATGTTCGTGTCTACTATTCCCTTGATGATGGTTACGTATGGATAGAGTTGATAGTTGATCCTATTGTCTATCCTCCGAGAGAGGTTGATAACTTCTGGACAGAATATCAGTTTGTTGATGAAGACCCTTCTGCTGAGCAATTCAGAATAAGGATTGACCTTATTTCTACTACAACAGTTGATACTCCAAGAGTTAGAAAGTTACGTGCCATAGCATATTAGGAGATAATATATGAGAAGAGACATGCATTCAAAAGCCATAGTGTTTCCTCCTGATCCACATAAACAGGCTGTAAAAGAGCAGAGGAAGAAGGCTGCTCATCAAGGTGATGAGATCCAGTTCTTGGCTGACTGTATTAATTTTCAACAGAAGACAATTGAAGATCAGGCTAAGCTCATAGAGGAGCTTTCAAAGAAAAAGAAGACTTCAACCTCTACCTAAGATTTTTGAAAATATTTCACTCCCTCGTAATACCTCTAACAGTTATGGTGATTGATAAATGGCTGATCTATTTAACCTTAATTTCTTCTATTGCAGGTACTAGCTGTGTCTGACTGGTACACCGCTCACCTGTACAAAATCTATGAAGCTAAACATCATGAAAAATTCCATAGGAAATCTCTACCCCAATGGATAGGGTGGAATAATAAGTATAATCAATCACTTAACTATGAAGTCTATGATGTTCCTTCTGGTGTTTTTATCAAGAGGATAATGCCCAAAAAGATACCTAAAGTAATGGAATTTTCCTTTATAGATAATAACAATTTCTTAAATACTGGACTATGCATTTATAGACAAGAGGATAAGCTTTACTGGTTTTCTCTTATCTTTGGTACTGTTATTGATAGGGATGATATCTTCTTTACACTACCTGCTGAGTATGAAGAAGTAACAGGACTCTATTATGCTTATATACATGATGTAAGAGTTCTTTGGAATGAGACAAAGATTATCTATATCTTTACAGTTTTAGGTCCAACACAAGTATATGCTGTTGATGCAGAAAATCCCGACAAAATCTATAAAATAGACATGTCTGCAATTTCTGATAGTCCTTATAACTTCCCCCAAACCAAATGGATCTGTGATGAGGTAGTTAATCCTTCTTTAGATATCAGGTTGTCAGATACTGCTATAGAAGGCAGTACTACGGACTATATAGGGTCTGGTATAGGAATCCATAAATGTTTTTATTGGACAGGTGGTGAAGGAGATCTTCCTACATATTCTCCTACCAGGATAGCCTCTGTCGAAACTGTTTATAATGAAGACAATGATGATCTGATGTTCAAGACCAATCTACCTCTAACCTTCTGGTGGAGGAATAGACCAAGTTCAGGAAGTTATCCTCCTCTTGATGGTGAGGATGAGAAAGATTTTGAACTGTCCACATTGCCCTATCAGTATACCGGACCGTGGGCTTCTGGGACATCCTATATCACTGATCAAATAGTTTTCTTTGGATCTTCTAATTATAAATGTATTTCTAATCACACAGCTTCAGCTCTCAATGCTCCAGACCATATACCACCTCCACCTACTCCTTGGGTTCAGTTTGAGTTTGCAGCTCCTCTGGGGACTGCTGGGTACAGTTATGCAGTGGGGACTGTACCAACAGGCACCCTTGAGTACGAATGGGTTTCCTGGAGGTCTGATGCTGATAGGGAGTGGTTGGTAGGAGACAATGCAATCATTGTCAGAATAGGTGGGGGATTCGCTTATATACTTCTTTGTTAGGAGAATATTATGGGAGCTTGGTCAACAACAACAGCATTAACCACAGCTGTTTATTACAATATGTGTGTAGGGTCTCATGATGACTGTCTCTCTATTGGGGCTGCTGGACCTTCGGGTGCTGTAAACAAGTTCAATAGCTCTACCTGGGCTACTACTAATGCATTGAATACAGCAAGGTATCAAATTTTTGCAGCAGGTTGTGGGGGAAATGCTTTAGCCTATGGAGGTTATACAGGCTCCTACGTTTGTTATACCACTGTAGAGAAGTTTACTGGATCAACCTGGACAACTACTACCAGTCTTCTTTCTGCCAGAGGTTTTGGAGGAAGTTTAGCAGGTTCTAATCCTCATGCAGGTACCATGGCTGTCTGTGGTTTACAGAATGGTACAGGTAACCCTCAAACTACTAATGAATATTGGAATGGGTCTATTTGGGCTGTTACCTCTCTTCTTAATACCATGAGGACAGGCTCTTATTGTGCTGGTGATATGAATGGAGGTATGTGCTGTGGGGCAGGTATTATTGTAGAAAAATGGACAGGATCTGCTTGGTCTACTACTAGTTCATTCAGTAAATCCAGATTTCAGCATGGAGTAGCAGGAACTTCTACTAATTGGGTATTAGTTTATGGAGGGTATACAGGATCTAACGTAATGACCCTTGAATCCGAATTGTGGACAGGATCTTCTTGGATGACAGAATCAACTTGGACAGCAGGGACTGGTAGGTTTGGTTTTGGATTTTGTGGTGTTGGAGTGGGTGCTTTTATTGCTGGTGGGTATACAACTACATCAGCTACTGCCTGTTTTCGTTATAGGTCTGAAGGTGATGGATCTTTCAGAGTATGGTCATTAACCAGTAGTCTCAACACATCGAGGTATTTTCATATATCCTTTGGTAGTGCAACTGATGCCATAGCAGCTACAGGAGCACCTGGACCTATTGGTACCAGTGAAAAGTGGAATGGATCTGTTTGGACTACCACAGGTAGTGTGAACTCTCCTTGTTACCAGGCTACAGCCTTTGGAGATGCTACTGGAATATTAGCAGGTGGTTATTATACTTCAACACTAACCAGGACAGAAATATGGTCTGGATCTACCTGGGGTACAACAAGTGCTGTTCTTTCTGCTGGTAGTTATTCAGCTGCTGGAATTGGGTCTACCACAGCAGGTTTGTATATTGCAGGTTTTACTACTGTACCTCTTACTACTGTATCTAAGTGGAATGGTTCAGCGTGGGTGACATCTCCTCCTCTTACAGTAACTCGTTTCTATGGAGGTGCATGTGGAATTACCTCTGCAGCTTTAGTCCCAGGAGGTGTAATTCCTTCTGGAGTTTCTGCTGTTACTTATACTTTTCTTGGTACTTCTTGGGCCACGACCACTGTTATTAATATAGCCAGAGAGAGGCAAGCTGTATGTGGATCAACCTCTAGTGCAATAGTAAGTGGTGGGTCTACAGCAGCAGGTACTCCTACTTCTCCTTCATGGGCTCTGCTAGATTCCTGTGAACACTGGGATGGTTCTATTTGGTCAATTAAATCTGCATTGAATATAGCCAGAATAGCTCATACTCATGTAGGTACTGAATTAGCAGGTCTTGTTGCAGGTGGTACTGAAACAGGTGGTCTCATATTCCCTCATACAGAGATTAGCTCCAATTCATCTGTTGACTCTACTTACTTCACTTTATCAGGAGAGGTGGATGTCTCCTCAATTCCTACTGGGAATAGGACTGTAAGGCTTTATAACAGAGATACAGGTAACCAATTCGGATCAGTTCTTTCAGGGGCAGGTGGAACTTTTAGCTTTACAGTGCCTGATGGGAATACAAGATATTTTGCTTTGGCATTTCCCAGTACTGGTGAATCCTATAATGCTGCTGTTGCCGATAATGTTCAACCTAAAACTCATACTGCCACATGGATGTATTCTGGAGCCTGGTCAACTACCAATGGATTCTTGGTACCAAGACAGCAGGGTTTTGTAGCAGGAGTTACCTCTAAAGCAATAGCAGTCAGTGGATATACAGGGGCATCAATACCTATAACTTCTGTTGAAACCTGGTCTGGTAGTTCATGGGCATCCACTTCTAGTGTCAGTGGAGCCAGGTATGGTCATTCCTTATTTGGGAGTGGCACTAGAACCATGATGATTTCTGGTTATAATGCAGGTAACTTATTAACTTGTGAATATTATGGTGGTACCTCTTGGACAAGCACTACTGCTGTAACAATTAACAGAACATATGCTGGTTATGTTGGATCTATAGGTGCAGGATTATTATGTGGTGGTATGGATGGAGCCAGTAATGTCCCTCTTGATTATACTACCAAATGGGATGGTTCATCTTGGACTACTACCTGTACCATGCTTCATCCTCAATGTTTGGTTGCTGTATTTGGTAATACCTCAGCAGCAATAGCATCAGCAGGTAGAAGAAACGGTGGTCCTGAGGTATATCATCAAGGAGAGAAGTGGGATGGGGTTGTATGGTCAGATACTTCTTCTCATATATATGGTGGCTATGTTTTCAGTGCTTGTGGATCTACTAATAGAGGACTCTGTGGTGGTGTAGCTGTAAGAGGTATTACTGTAAAAACAGCCTCCATCTGGAACGGATCTTCTTGGGCTACCACAACTGATCAGAATCAGGCTTTGGCATCTACTTTATGTGGTTACTGTGATGCTGCACTGTTGAGTGGTAATGTTGGATTGACTGAAATATTCAGGCAAGGTCTATCTTTATCAGGTGTCGGTACATGGACTACCACAGGATCTATTAATACAGGAAGACAGTGGGGTGCAAGTGCTGGAAATACTGGCAGTGCCTTATTCTTTACAGGTTATACTTCTGGTGGAATAAATAATAATGAGTATTGGTCAGGGTCATCCTGGGCAACAACGATTGCTCATACAGTAACTATGTGGGCATCATTAGGTCTAGGAGGTAGCTCATCTGCTGTATTGAGTGTAGGGGGTGCTACAGGTGTAGGTGTCGCTTATAATGGTTGTTATACATGGAATGCCTCTTCATGGGCTACAACAACAGTTTTCCCTGTCAATAAATATGGAATTGCTGGAGTGGGAGATACCTCCTCAGCACTGTTATGCAAAGGGTTCACAACTGTAACTACCTCTACTGCATATAATGGTTTAAGTACCTCCTGGTCCACTACATCTTCTGCTAACGTCTCAGCATATAGTCCTATGATGTGGGGGATAACTTCAAGTGCAATGGTTGCTGGAGGTGGTCCTAATACTGATGCTGTAGAGAAATGGGATGGATCTTCTTGGTCTATGACAACAAGTCTTCTCACAACTTTATTCGGAGCTGCCTCTGCTGGTAATACTTCTTCGGCTATTATTTATGGTGGAAATATTTCAGATTCAGGAAGTATTAAAACAGTAAATAATACGTTCAGGTGGACAGGTACAGTCTGGACAGTAACTACAAATATGATAACATCAAGAGCTACTCATCGGGGTATTGGGGATATGAGTAGTGCCCTGGCTTTTGGTGGCTATACTTCAGAGGGTGCTGTGTATCCAGTTTCTTGTGAAAAATGGAGTTATGTGTAAATGGCTTATATTCCTCCAGAAGGTGATAATGTTGTTCTTGATCTGACAGGAACATATTCTCCTCCTGATGGAGATACTATTGTTTTAGATCTCCAATCTAACCCCTTCATAGCTGATAATCTTGAGGTTGAATGGGATACTGATCTTTGGGACCCTGCTCCCACTTCTGTCTTTTTAACAACACCAAGATTTAGAGCTACTTTTAGAGATCTTTCAGCATTATCAGGAATAGCTGCTACTGGTGTAGAAATAGTAGTAACAGATCTATCTGATCTTACTATTGTATGGGCTTCCGGTCTTATGGATTTTGCAGCAATGGATGCTGCAGGTCATCCTATATTAGATCCAGGAGTTCATTATCTTTACCCTGATGAAATTTGTGCCGTAAGGTATAATCATAATGGGACAGCTGTTTCTCCTGGAGTATTACTTAGGGATGCTGAAAGCTATTCCATAGTATTCAAATACTGGGTAGGTGTTCTTCCCTCTGCTACTGCGGTTACATCTTTCACAATGGCTTCTGCTATTGCAGCCATTGATCCTGAAATGACAATTACTTATGTCATAGGCAGTGAACTTGATCCCCCTCCAGGCCACATGATTGATGGTACTTGGTCAGCAGTATCCCCTCTTGCTAATGTACGTCCCATGAAGCCATGGTTCAGGGCAAAGTACTACTCTTCCATAGCTGCGGTATCTGGTGCTCCTGATGAGTATTTGGTAACTGGTGTTTGGGTACAAGTAAGATATGCTGCCCCTCCCTATAATGTTGTGTGGGATTCTGGAGTACTTGATTTTACAGACTGGGATAATCCCCCTTACGATAAGCCGATTCTTCCCGATCACGGTCATGTCCTTCGTAGTGGTGAAACATGTGAGATAGTATATCAGCATGATGCTGTAAGTGGTTTAATGAGTCTTCCAAGAGATGGGAATTCTTATACTTGGAGGATGTTGTTTTTCTGTAAGCATGAAGGCATATACTCTGAATGGTCACCAGATTTTGAATTTAGTCAGTTTGAAGAGACCTGGGAAGCAACTAGTCTTCTTTGTGAGGGATTAACTAATCCTATAGGAGTTACTGATCTTAATCCTGAATTTGATGCTACCTTCTTGGCTTCTTATACAGAGTTTTACACACCAAAAATAATCTCTTATCAGCTTCAGGTGTCAGATGTAGTCAATTTTGCCACTGTGAGATGGGATACAGGTGAGATCTTTGAAGCACATACTCCTGATCCTTATGCTTCTCTCTTAACTATCGAGTACCCTTTAACTGATCTTAGACGTACTGGACTTACTCTTTATTGGAGAGTAAAATTAAAAATAGACACTGAATGGCTACCTTTTGGTATGGAGCTTGATTGGTTTGCCGTACAGAATTGGACATTTTTTGAAGAAATATGGTCAGCAAGTAATATACGAACAAATGGTCTGACTACACCTACGGCATTAAAAGATTATTATCCTGAGTTCACTGCTCAGTTTAATAATAACTATGCACCAGCACGAGCTACTGATGTACAGTTTCAAGTAATAAATACTGTACCCTCAGAATATTATATCAGGTGTGCCAATTATGACTCTACAGATATTGTTACTATAGGAAATGTAGCACCCTTAAGGATCATTGGGGATCTCACTCTTGAATTTTGGATTAGACCTACAAATATTAGCTACAACAGGCAGAACATCATCGATAAGTGCTATGGTGGTGAATATACCTTAACCTTGGAAACTAATGGTTCTCTGAACTATTTCCATGGAACATCTGGATCAGAAGCAGCTCCTTATATTGCTAGATTGTGGAATCTAGGTTTAGTGAATGGTACCTGGTACCATATTGCCATAGTCAGGAATTATACTACACACTCGGTCAGGTGTTATGTTGCTACAGGTCATGGTACCCATGTTGATTGGGGGGAGGGTGCAGGAGCTGCTTGGATCAATCCAGTAGTCAGTACTGGATTAGTCAGATTAGGCAGAGGCTATACTGGATTCTCTTATAATGGAGATCTAGTTGAAGTAAGATTTTGGAACACTGTCAGGACAATAGCACAGCTAAATACTTACTATAGATTGAGACTACTTGGTTCTGAGACTGGTTTAGTAGGATACTATAAGTTGGAGGAGACAACAGGAAATGCTATAGATTCCTCTCTCTCTGAGTGTCATGGAATAGTAACAGGGGTATCCAGGCTTTTGAGTACACTATTGTTTATAAATCCTTTAGGAAGTAGCACAGTAAAGTGGGACTCTGGGTGGATTGAACTTACCCCACATTTAGAACCAGGTCAGTCATGTCCTACTGTCTATTACCCTCAACCTTACCCTGATGATGATGAAGGTTTCTATTATGATCAAACTCAGTTTATTATTCAAGCAAGATATAAGCTTATTACTGAATATGAAGATATAACATCTTACGCTGTTGATCACTTTACAATGGGAAAAGCTAACGTATCTGCTTTATACCCTCGTGTTGACTACGTTCATGGTACTCTTAGAGTTAGGGGTCCCTTTCCTGGTTTTGATGCTCAGTATGATTCAGATGCTTACAATGCTCTTTATCCTGTAGAAGATCCTCGTGAGTATGTAACTTTTGTCCATATCCAAGTAAGCACTTCTTCTACAGTTTGGACATCTCTTGTATGGGAGACTACTGGAGATGGATATTGGGCTGAATTAGATCCTCATTTTCTATCTATACCTCTCACATATAGTGATATGAAACGAATGGGGAATGGAGAACCTCCTTATCTTTTGGCATATGATACTGTTTACTATTGGAGGATTCAGTTTAAGAATGAGAGAGGAGTAGAGGGAGACTGGTCCGAAGTAATGCAGTTTACTTATGTGGGAACTGTATTAAGTGTAGTATCTGATACCGATATTATTAATTGTTTTTATCGTAATGAGATAGATGATCTTGAAGAATGGGAGATGTATGCTGAGACAATATCTGGAAGCATATTCTTTACACTTAAAAATATAACCACTGGCTCGGTAGCAGTTAATGGTTACAACCTTAATGTGGGTTATCAACCAAGACTGTTTTTTGATGGTGATGAGACAAGTTCTACCTACGGTCAAATCACTATGTTATTTCTAGTTAATGGTAAAATCTTTAAACGTGATTGGATGATAACCAATTATACTCCTGGTACAGCTCCAGCAATTGCTCCTCAGCTTCTTGATGGTGCTATAGATGTTACTCGTACTCTCCCAAATAAGATTGACATAATGGATGAGGCTCAGAGACCTTTTAAGCCAACCTCTGTATCCATATACCCTGGTTCTATTTGTAATGAGTTTGGTCAATTAAACCCTGGTGATTTTGATTATGTTGTAGAATTTACTGTACCAAGTAATCATACCTATTTTGAGAACTCCAAAACGTATAAGATTTATATTCGTAATGGTATTTTTGATGCAGCTTATACTGATCCTTTGGCTGGTTATCTTCCAGCAACTGATCTTGGTTGTGATATTACCAATACTCAAGAATCAAAACTAGCTCCATGGTTGCCTGATATGGTCAATGAATTTGTAGAGACTACACCAGTACATGCTACATTTAAGCCTGGTATTAAGATGGTTGTGAGTCGGCAAACTTTTGGAGAGCTTCAATCACTAATGGGTTGTGTGACCTCTGATGGTGCTGCTCCTTATTGGACTATCTCTACCATGCTCTATAAAAAATCGATCTATGCACCTGAGGAAAATTATTTTGGAGTAATGGGCTGTGTAGTTCCTTATGGTTGTGCTCCTTATTGGACTATCTCTACCATGCTTTACAAGAAGTCTATTTATGCACCTGAAGAGAGTTTTGGGGCAATGGGAGATAGGTCAATTGAAGGTATTGAAGGTACCTCAGAATGGTCTAACAGTGATTTCTATGGTGGTCAATACTGGCTAACCTATAATTATTACTCAGAGAGGGTAAGATAATGAATATTGAAGGATTTGTTGAAATAGAAGCTAGAGACTCTATAACAGGTGAGTTAAAAGACTCTAGGAGTAGACATAATCTTATATTTGATAGCCTTAGGATGATCCTGTTTTTTAATCATTATGCTGCTGGTAGCTATCCTAGAATTTTACTTGAAAACGTGTACCTTTATCTTTCTGAAACTGCTGGGCCTATAACTCAATCATTTTCTCCTGTGCAATATGCTCAACAAGGACCTTATTCTGGTACCTATACATACCCAATTGACAGAAGACAAGTATTGATCACTTATCCTACGATTGTAATATCTGCTACCTCTCCAACAAGAACATTAAGATGTGTGGGTTTAAGAGATGCAAGTTATTACTCTGCATGCCCAATAGATCCTCCTATTATTCATGATTCTGCTACAACTTTATATATACATTATTATGTAAGAATCACCCTTTCTGCTGATGATAATCTGTTTGGGTATGAAACACTGATTAGAGATCCATATGCTGCAAAATATTACTATGGAGGAGGTTATGTTGGTTATAGTGATGGGTACTCCTACACTGTTGCTATGCCTAATTATAAGAAACATTTCTATGTTTCACCTTTGAACAGAAGATTGATCCCTGCTGATGGCTCTGCTGGTGGTGGAGGAAGCTATTTCTTGTTCTCTGCTGCGGTTCTATCCTCTACAGATGACTCAAGCAATTATGTAATGAAGGGGTATGTGGCTATCCCTCAATGGTGGGCAGGTCCTTATGGAGGTTCTTACGAATGTGGAAGAAATAGTGGACTAGGTGCTGGTTGTATTTATGATCCCCATATTAGTAGGGTATTTGCTCATAAAGCTTCAGTATCCACTAAAATATTTTATGATTCTACAGAAGCTGATGTCCCAGAATCAGAAGGTACACTGAGTACTGATGTGACAGGGTGTGTTTATCAGCCTAACCCCCTGGTATTAGACCCTCCTTATAACCCTGATGGGTTGAAGTATCCATCGGTTTTCCGAATGCTTTTTACTGCCACAGGAGATGTGACCACTGCAACATATAATATTCAAGAGTATGTAATGCCAGAGACTAATTATTTTCCATATCCTGGAGGATGTCTCGATTCATTAAATTACTATAATTATAATTACAGTATACAAGTTACTCTTAAGCACATGTATGTCTCTAAGAATAGGGAGTGGGGAACTTATTGTTCTACTGCATGTAGTCCTGGTTATGGTCTTCAATTACAAGATAAACCATATGTGTTTGTTATCAATAATGGTCTTAGTAGACCTTATTTGGGTTTTAATTTTTACCCTCCTGCTTACATTCATTATTGTATCGATAATTATGGTTATTTATACCATACAAGATCTACTGGTGTTACCACTTTAGTTCACTCTGTAGATATGAACAGTCTGGAGCCTACACCTCCTTTTGCATTGGAATTTGATTTATCAGTGGTGTGCTCTGGTCATGGTATCACTAATATTACAGGTCTTACTTTTGATGATGATAATGATTGGTTGTGGGTAGCTACCAATGTTGGATTTGTAAAGGTCGATTATGCAGCTTCTGGTGGAACTACATATACCTTCTATAACCATGATACTGTTAATTTTGGTTTATATATGTCGGTAGTTGCTCAATGTACTATTTATGATCCATGGAATGGTAGGTTTCAAGCTGAGGGTGGGACACTGACTTGGGTACAGAGTAATGATCCTAGTATTGTATGGCACTGGACTGGTGGAGTTGCTGATGCGAGGAGTATTGATGTACCTAATTATAGCGGTTCAATAGGAATTTCAAACCTATTTGTTGATTTAACCCTTGCACTTAGTGCTGGTGATCTTGGTGTTATAGGTGTTGTAAGGAATGGTGTCCCTGCTGATGGGTTTACTATTTCTGGAGGTACCACTCCAGCAAGTGGTCCAGCTTATCCAGCTTTTATAAGAATTCCGTCATTAATAAGTAGTCCAAGTACTCTTGTTGTTACCAATCAGAGCACACGTAATATAGCTAGTGGCTATGGTTATAGCTGTGCAATGGAATTAGGCCAATTCTGGTATATGGTGTCCAGTAATGGAGGTACTGCTTATAAAGGCCGTATTGATATTGTGGGGGCAACAGGGGTGCCCTTTACTGATTATTATATGGTTCCTTATATGATATACAATCAGACTGTTTCAGGATCTACCATATGGAGTGGTAACTCCATGTTTGCATCACCAAATAGATCCTTTGTAGAGGGTGTATGTACTATTATGGGTACTACTGGGAGTAATGCTTACTGGACTCAGATAGTGCTGTATGTGGATAATGGACCTATTTATTGGGGTTGGGATGGGGCTAACTGGGTAAAAAGTCTTGCTAATCAACCTTCAAAAACAACTCATTTTGCAATGGAACCTATTCCTCGTGGTGTACTGGTTGGATTCAATGACGGTGGATTAGGTGATTCTTATAGGTTATATGATTATTACTCTTTTGGTGTTAATCCTAAAGGGATATATATTGATAATCTTCAAACAAGCATAGTGGATATTGCTATGTATGGGTACCATGCAGAGGTAGTTACCAGGAATATAACAGTACCTGTTGGGAGTATTTATTCTATTCCTGAGCAATCATCCACTGTAACTGAAAGTAAAACTGTTATGAGAGGTTGGACTGCTGCAGGGTCAGATTATGTTCATGATGCCATTACTAGTGTGTCCTCTGTTGTACAAGGGGGTACTACTTATATTGCTGGAGTTGATTATAACCTGGTCAGCAGTGCTTGTATAGACTGGCTTGGAGTAGCAGAACCTGCTGCAGGTACCTCTTATACTGTCAACTATACATTCAATAACTTCATAAATATGGTTGCCTGGATGTGTGACTCTCACCCCAAAGTTAAATTCCTTGATTATTCTGGTGATCCTTTAGGTACAGTAATCAGTGTATGTCCTACTTGGGTAACAGGAAAAACATATTCAGCAGGACAATATGTTACATTGAGTGGTTACAATTATTTTTGTATTCTATCAAATGCTTCTATTCAACCTGGTGTTACCGCAGGGTGGGCTACTTACTGGACTCAGACAAGCCTGACAGTAGGTCAGGTGGTTGGAGGCCCTCCTGATGGTCATGATATAACCAAAGAGGTCAGATACGATTATGCAGGTACTATAACCTTCTATCCTGGTCATGAAGGTGAGACAGTAGAAGTACGTTATGCTTGGTTGTCAAGGACTGTAGTGTAATGAAAGTAATAGGTCTGGTTGAAGTACATGCTCATGATGAACATGGCAATTTACTTGCTGTGAGCAGGGGTCGTAACATCATGTTTGATAATGCAAGGGTTGCCATGTTGTTGAATCCTTGCATTGCAGATAGTACATCTGATTTTATTATGTACTTCTCTGAGTTTAAGGAGAGGCTGATAGAAACATTTTATTATTGGGATTCTTCCTTGATGACTTATTATTTAACATCCACCATCACAGTGACCTCTGAGGATCTTACCCCTTATACCAAGATGTATCAGTTTGTAAGCCAATCTCTCCTTCCTGGAGGGGCTGCTAAGGTATTAAGGGTTGTGGGACTGAGAAGTGTATCCATGGGCATCTATGCCTCTGCTGTGACAATGGATATACCTGTAAACCATGGGGTCTCTACTTATATTACTGGTTATTATAAATTCATTATGGGGTTTAATGAAGAGAGTGAGCTTTATGATAATGTGTACAATTGGACTGGTCGTACTTGGTCTATTGTAGGATCTTATAATTATAAGAAGGGATTTTATGTACAGGATAACTCTTCATTTGATCTAGTAAGTAGTGCAACAATAGCTTCTTTGATAGCTCGTACTCAGAGTGCTTATGATACCATGGCTGTAAATACTGGGTTAAACTCAGTAAATTTATTTGGTGCTAAAGAAAAAGATGGGAATACGTCTGTTGCTTTGTTAGTGAATAATGTAATTGGAAAGAATCCTGCCACCAGATCCAGGACCTTCTTACATCCTGCAACATCAACAAGCTTATATGCTAATCTGGCAGATGCAATACCTACATCGGAGGGAAGCATAAGGATAGATGGTATAGATGAATTTGATTACAATACTGCTGTTTGTATTAATATAACAAAGTCTGGGGATATAGGTACCTCTGAATACGATGTAACTTTGCTACCAATTGCACATACTCTTAGTTCCAGAGGTATTGCTATTGCAAGAAGACAGGTCAACTTCTTTTATCTTTCTGGGAGTGGCAATACTACTTATTACCAGTACTATATTTACTTTTCAGAAAATAGAGAATGGGCTGTTCATTATAGTCCCTCTGGTGTTTTTAGCATTTGGTATAAAGGACTTTATAGAACCTACCCTGTAGGAACCCCTGTTTGGTATCCTGGTGTAATCAGCAATGAAGGTGTGTTCTTTTATGTTAAGACAGCCTCTAATACTACTCTGAGAAGATATGATAATGAGAAAATTTACGAAAAAGGGTATGTAGAGGAGACTCAGGTTCTTCCTGTTCCCCAGATCCGTGCGTACCAGGTAGATGATACTGACTCCAAAGTAATTACCCTTTCTTATACTACCCCAACAACAATAGTTACCAATGGTACTTTTGATAGTAATGTTAGTGGCTGGAGCATGGATAACCCCTCTTATTGTTATACTACTTGGGTTAGTGGGGCCATGAGGGTTGATTGTAATTATTACCCTGCTGTTCATACCTATGGAGTTTGGCAGGATCTGACTACTGTTATTGGGAGGAGGTATTACCTCAGTATAACAGCAACAGCTTGCACTGCTGGAGCATACGGTTGTTATATTCAGATAAATGGAGCTACTGTACTCACTTTCAATGCACTCGGTACCTTAACTTACTCCTGGGTAGCAACCTCCACCACCACAAGGCTCAAAATCCTTCCTTTCTATTCGGTTACTTATTATTGGACTTTTGATAATATATCAGTAATCCATACTGAAGGTACAAACGGTACCATAGCCAAGGTTAATATCGATGACATGACCTCTTACACCACTTACAATAGAACTCATCCTAATTTTTCAGCTCTTACTGCTGATTCCATGATTTTTGCAACAGCCAATGATAGATGGTATTGGAAGGTGGATAAGGGTAAGATGGTGTGGTTAGGCACCTACTCTGCTGCTAAGAAGCTTCATTATTGGGATGGCACTAATACAGTATCTACTTTTGATGAGACTATATCAGGCACTATTTATGATGTGTGTGTTACTGATGACTTTAAGAAGATTTGCTATGTAGTCCAGAATACTGGCACCCCAACTTATTGTACTTGGGTTGTAAGAAGCCTTGAAGATGGGACAAGATGGAATTTGCTTTACAGTGTGGCTAGGACCATTCCTGTTAATACTGGCTACTATGGTACTTACACATACCCAGGATGTTTTGTTTCAGGTAATTACATGTATCAGCTCAGTGCTTCTGCCAGCTGGGGTTATAGGACTGATCTTGTTACTTATACAGATATTTCATATCCAACTTATGCAGGGGCCTCTGATCTTGAGTCAAGTATTACTCATTTGAGAACTATACCTCTGCCCAATAGATCGGTGATTTCTGGAACACTCATGTATGGTTTTAATAGTACAGGATATAAGTGGCCTGGGTATCCAAATTACACCTGGCTCTTTCTTGATATGACACCTCTCAATTTTGGATGGAATGGATCTGCATGGGTTCCTAATCATACTGGTAATAAGATAACTCATAGGGATGCCCAGGCTCTGCCTTTGTATGGTTCAGTAGCCTTTGGGAAGGAACCTCCTGATGATCCATCTACTGAGGATTATATCATAGGGGAGTACTTTACCTTCTCTGTAAATCCTAGTGGTTATGTGTTTGACAATTCCATGGCCTACACATCCACTCCGTGGGTGTATGCAGGAGTTCCTCAATATGTTGAAGGGGAGGTTCTTAATCTATATTGGCCTAATCCTTCTTTGGAAGAAAACATAGAGAGAGTCTTGGAAAAGGTGGAACATCCTGATTGGCTCTGTGTAGAGATTGCTAATATTGAGGTTGTCTTTGATGATGCTGTGACAGGTAGACAGGTAAGCTCTATCTCTTACCTGTCCTATTATGGTGAGTATCATATAAATGCTGCAACAGGTAAGATGACTTTCTATAAGAGTTGCAATGGTCACAGTGTTACTGTAAATTACTACTGGATTAGAAGAGATGTATAGGGATTTATGGAGACATAAGTAATGCAATTACATGAGGCTACTAAAAATAAACTTTCTCAATGTGATAGAATTGTTTATCTACATGTAGACCATTTTGAACCTTCCAGTACAAGTAATTTTGAAAAAGTGGATCTCATACTTAAACGTATGATTTCAGATATAAAGATGGGATTCTTTAGGCCGAGTCTCTTTTTTAAAATTACTGCTGGTATGAAGTGGAAGGACAATGCACCTCTCTTCAGTCCTACAAGTCAACATAATATGGTCATGTCTCATGTTAAAACACTAGCACATTTAGGGTATGATATTCATTTACATATTCATCATGAACGATGGACCCGCTCAGAGCTTACCAATCATGACTGGAAAGAGACCTTTAAGAAAGAGTCCATTACAGACAGTGAGCTTTTTGAGCTTTTTGTTAAAGGGTCAATGGAGGAGTTCAGAAAGTATGGACTACCCATAAGGGACTGGGGATTTGTACATGGACGTTGGGCCTTGAATGCTTCTGATCCTCTGTCCTGTAACATCACTGATGAGATAGAGATCCTAAGAAGGAATGGTTGTGTGGCTGATTTTACTATGCCAGCAGGTAGATCTCAGTGTACCCCCTCTATGAAGGGTATATTTGTAATCAAACCACAGGATAAACCTAAGTGTTATAATACAGGTGGTATGATTGATAGAGGGACTCATTTGTTGGATGATCCAAATGCTTTTATTATTTGTTATCCATCTTCAAATTATATGTATGTCTCTCTTGATAATCTTATACTAAGAGTTGGAACAAGGTCAGATACCCTTTTTCGTAGTCTTATTGCTAAAGATAATAGTTGGGCACCTGAAGATCCTAAGGTGATTATTCAGGAGTGGATACTATGCTCACATATCTTAGATCGTACCCTTGTAATTAAGACCCATTCACATAATATGAGACTTTCATTTTGGGATGATAAAACAACTGGAAGTTTAATCAATAACTCCCCTATTTTTAGCTCCAGGCAAAAAGAACGTATGTATTTATTACAGGAGATCTGTAAGGACAATAATTTGGAAGATCTAAAGCAGGTTACGGCAAGAGAGCTTATAAAATTTGTAAGATGGGTCGATGGTGGGAAGGAGTCAAGGAATTATGCCTGGTAAAGTATTTGGAAATACTGTCAGGGATTACTGCCCTGTGTGTGATGGTAAGAATATTACCAATGTCTGGAAGATACCTATGACCAAGATAGATACACCCTTGATGATTAATGGGGCTAAGTTCTCTCGTGTACCTTTATTGAACTCTGAGATTGTATACCACTTCAGTGAGTGTAAAGATTGTGAATCTGTCTTTCTTAGTCCATATTCAGGTAACTATTGGGATGATCGTATAGTTACTCACCATGCAGAAAAGGCAAGGAAGAGGTCTGAATGGAGTAGCTATGAAGAACGTATTGGGGACCTTCAATCATTTCTGAGTAAGGGTATGGATATAGTAGTAGATGTAGCCTCTGGTGGAGGACAGTGTTTAACCATATTGAAGGAGAGGGGTTACTCAATTTCTAGGATGATAGGTTTAGACATCATGCAACCCAGTGTTGATTATATTAAGTCATTGGGTTTTGAAGGATACCGTCATGATGTCTGTATGTCCATGAGCATGATAGATGATAACAGTGTTGACCTGATGATGTTCTATGAGGCATTTGAGCATGTTCGTACACCTTATCTGGCTATTAAGAATATTTCACATAAGATGAAGGTAGGAGGGCTACTGGCTTTAACATCACAGAGCATAGAGGGAGGTCTTCCTGTAAGACCTGAGGAGTCAATATATACTAACTACTCAGGATTGGAAAAGTTGCTAAATAATAATAATTTGGAGGTGGTAACAAAAAAGAACACCAGTGGTAGGTGGAGAGTAATAGCGAGGAAAAAAATGGACTAAATGTGTGGAGAGGTTAATAAATAATTTAGAGAGGTAAGGGATGGATAGTATACTAAGTCTTAATTGGAACAACCCAAAAGCTCCAAATAAGTTTCGTGACAACATTACTAAGTTTTGGTCTGCTGATAAGGTTGTCAACTTTGAAAAATTCATAGACCGTAAAAGATACCAGCAATCTATAATGTCAGTTATTCAAAGATTCTTACCTGAGATTAAAAATGGTGGGCATAGTATTCTTGATATGTCTTGTGGTTCAGGGATGTTCTTAGAGCTTTCTAGAGCTTATGATAATGAGATATTAGGATCTAATGAACCTATTCCATGTGTTTATGCACCTCTTTTGAAGAGTCAAAAAATTCCTTTTGTATTAGTGGATGGTAATATTTTACCTTATCCATTTGAAGATAGGTCATTTGATATTGTAACTCTTATGAATGCTATCTGGTTTTTTCCAGAGGATTTATGGGTGCCAATTGTTATTGAACTATTTCGTATCTCTCGTAAAACAGTCTTTATAATTACTTCTACAGAAGATAAATATGCAAAAGGTAGCGAGAAAATAGATAAAATAATCTTACCTCATGGGTGGGAAAAAACTGATACCAGTCATATTAATTATATCAGGTGGGAGTATAGGGGATAGATATGGATCTTGTTGAGCTGAATGAAAAGATGCTTGTAGTGGGTAAGGATCTTTTAGCTAAAAAAGGTGAGACGGATGGAGGTCTCTATAATTTTTATAAGATCCGTATTGATAAAGGACAAATGCTATCCAAGTATGATGTTTTTGTTCTTGGATTTGTAAATGAGAGATACCCTAAGACTTGTAGTATTCTTGAACCTGCATCGGGTATAGGTACAGTTAGCCATGCTCTATCTCTTATGGGGTTTGAAGATGTTACTTCATGTGAGTATGATCTTCGTAGGAATGTAGCCAATAAGATGCTTGGTGAGTGTCTCAATTCAAAAGCTAAAGTGATCAGTGATACCTTCCCTTCACCATCTTTGCTTGATTTTGATTTGATTATTTTGACCAATGCACAATCCTCCCTTAACAAGTATGAGGACCTGATGGACTTTATAGAGACTACCAGGGCAGATGTCATAATGATGCCCAGATTGTGGGAGGTTACTGTTGACTATGAACAAGGCTATAACTTACTTTGTGAGGCAGGGATATCTTTTACAGAAATTGGTTTTGAAATGGTGTATATTAAGAAGTAGTTTGTTATTGTGTTAGTTTAAAATTACTGAGGTTTTTATGAGTATTGAGCTTAATAGACTTATTGTAACTAGTCTATTTCCATCAGGTACAACTCTGTTCCCTATTGTTAAGATTGAAGATCTACTGAAGCCGAAAACTGATCCAAGTGGGCTGTATTCTGTTCTTGTGAACAAATATAGCTATTCGTGGAACAATACCTATAATCCAGCAGGTAAGTTAAATGGCACTGATTACAGACAGTATCTTCAGCTTGGTAACCTGCAGGTTAAAAATTTGGTTAGAACTATTATTGCACCAGGGGATACGAATGATCAGAAAGCTGATAAGATTCTGAAGTGGCTAACAGAGAATATTACTTATACTTCAGATGAAGAACAATATCATTTTAGTGAGTATTGGGCCAAACCCACTGAGATTTTGAAATCGAAGGCAGGGGATTGTGAGGACCAGGCTTTTTTGATACATTCTATGCTCTTGGCTGCTGGAGTACCTGCTGATAGGATTCGTACTTATGGTGGTCTTGTAAAGGCTGGAGCTAATGCTCCATTGGGTGGACATGCCTGGACTGTTTATAAACGAGAGTCAGATAACCAATGGGTTGACCTTGACTACTGTTATTACCCTGACAGCTCCTCTATAACATCCAGGGAGACCTTTAAAGCCCAGGATGAGTATGTTGATGCCTACTGGTGGATGAATGCTTATGGCACGTATGATGAGTATGGTAAATGGGGCATAAACATATATGCATAGGAGAGATGATGAAGATAGATAATATAGAGATACAAGAAGGGAAGTTTGTTATTAACCTTACTGGAGATGTATTGTCCTATGAAGATGTTGTTACTGTCATAGTACCCCAATCTGAATTATTTGATAAGATAAAGGAATCATTTATTAAGAGTCCTGGTATTGCAGTTGTAGACTGTACTACGTGTGTGGCTTTTGGGAGGGCTACTGAACCTGGTTTTTTCTGTGCTAAATGTCCAGAGAAGCAGGAGTACTGCAAGTTATATGAAGCAAGGAGGTAAACTATGGGTGCTGTATGGAACTCTTTGATGAGTGACAAAGTAGGGACCTTATCAGCTACTCGTTTTTCCTTTGTTATGTGTACCTTTATATCAAATTTAACAGTCTTTTTGGTCTGGGCAGGTTTGAGTGTATCACAATCCAAGATGGTCTTGATTCCTGAGTCTGTTATCTTTTTGTATTGTCTTGCCAATGGGATAACATTTACAGGAAAGATGGTTCAAAAGCAGATTGAGAGTAAGGGATGTGTAACAAAATGATCGAAGATAATGTACATTTTAATAAGAGAGGTTTTGTTATAGGTGGAGGAGAGTCCATCAAAAAAATGATAGCTAATGGTTTGGATACTGGAAAATTGATAACTAATGAGATCACGGTAGGCACAAATAAATCATATGAACTGGGTAGGAGTACCTATCATGTAGCCATGGACATTGATTACTTCAGAGATGATAAGGAGAACCTGCTAAAACAGAATCTTTATGTGTCAGATAACATTAGAAACGGCTATCCTGATGATAAGGCTATTAAAACGATTAAGAAACTCAGTAGGACTCCTAAGATCATTTCAAAGTCTTTTAATGATGGTTTATATTATGGGAGATCCACAGGCTACCTTGCTATGAATCTAGCTCATGTATTGGGGTGTAATCCAATATACCTTCTTGGAATCGATCTTGTGGGTTTGCACTTTCATAAAGGTTATGGTGCTGAAAAGGACCAGAGACTGCCTAGAGAGCATAAGGTAATCGAACAAGAGTTACGAGCAGGGATAAAGTACCTTCAAGATCTTGGAACAGTAGTTATCTCTCTATCCAATATTTCTAAGCTCAATGATATTATACCTTACGATCCTTCTATTCTGAAACTTTACGGATACATTGAAGAGGTGGTAGAATAGTGATCATAGTATCCTTTTACACCTCTCTATATGAGGAACAGCATCATGTTCTTAAGGCTTCTTTGGAAAAGTTTGGTCTGAAGTATGACATCCAAAGAGTTGCATCAAGAGGCAGCTGGAAGTCCAACAATCTATACAGAGGTCAGTTCCTCATTAACATGATGAACAAGCACAATGATAATGTTGTATGGTTAGATGCAGATGCTGAAGTTTTGAAGTACCCTACTTTGCTATATGCTATAAAAGATAATACTGATCTTGCCTGGTATACAAGAGATGGAAGAGGATATCTGCTTGGTACTTCCTACTGGAAGAACTCTCCTCTGGTTAAACATCTCTTAATGGACTGGGTAGCCACTTGTGATATAAACTCAGCTTCCTTGTCTCAAAGGGACTTTATGAGGCTGTTTCAACAAAAGTATCAGGGTAAGCTTATTGTGCAGCCTTTACCTGAAGAGTACTGTCATATCTTTGATAATAAATTAGCTACTAGAGAGCCAGTCATAGTACATCATCAGTTAAGTAGACAGTTCAGGAGTGCTTCTCAGCAGGTTGAAAATGAGGTACCAGTCGATCCTGTTCCTGTTCAACCATCAGTAGTATCTGTACCTCCAGATCCTCCTCCTTATAAGAGTAACCCTAGTGGGAAGAGAACAGTATTCTTACCTCTCAACCAAAACAACTGGGCCTTTGATGTCAGGTGTACTGCTCTTGAAAGGCATCTATCCCCCTATTACAATATTCAGAAGGTGAGTGGATTTGATATTGTCAGGAAGGGTCTTGGCTTTCATGCTGATCTTATTTATTGGCCTACCTATGAATCTCTGGACAGAATGGGGTGCCATTGCCACCGTGTATGTGCTACCATAGGTGGTCTCGTTGTTCGTTCCTTGGAGGAGTCTCTTAGTCATTTTGGTAAGGCAGCAGCTATAGCAGTCCCTAATAAGACCTGGTTTGATCAATATGCAAGGAGTAATCTACCTGATACCAAGTTCTTTCTTATCCCAAATGGTGTGAACATTAATGTGTTTGTACCTAAGCCTAAGCCTAATGGTTTCGTTATAGGTTGGGCAGGGAATGATCTTCCTGATAGGGCTAAGGTTAAGAGAATAGAAGAGCTTAGAAAGATCTGTACCAAACAAGGTATCATTCTGATGGAGCAGGGTAGATCAGCACTGGTTGTCCATGATAGGATGCCAGAATTCTACCAAAAGCTTGATCTTTATGTGAACCTCAGTACCACTGAAGGATCAAACAATTGTATTCTTGAGGCTGCTGCTTGTGGTGTTCCTATCTTAGGTACCAGAGTAGGTAATATTCCTGAGCTTGAGAGTGCAGGTGCTTTTACAGTTGAGCATGATCTGAGTGATCTTGAAGAAAAATTATGCTATATCCGTGATCTGAACAATAGAAGTGAGATAGGTGAGAGTATGAGGAATGAGATTGTTCTTCATTACAGTAGTGAGCTAATGGCTATGAGGTACAAAGAGATGTTTGAATATAGTCTCTCTAAAGATATCAAATAATGGAGGTATAACTATGCTTAGCCTTAAATGGAAGGATACCAAGATTAGTGGTAAATTGAACAAAGCAGGTCTTGCTGAAGACCACAAGTACAGGGACAGAGAAGGTCTTATCAACTTCCAGCAGTCCATCATTGACAGGTATTTGAGTGATTACAAAGACTGTGATCCTATCAAGGTCCTTGATGTATCCACAGGTGCAGGTGTCTTTGTGGAGTTGATGAATGACCTTGGACATGCTGCTAAAGGTACTGAGAAGCCTGGTACGCCTTACCAGGTATTCCTCAAGAGCCAGAAGACCGATGTGATCTACCATGACTCCTCTGAGGTTCCCTTTCCGTTCAAGAAGGGTGAGTTTGATCTGGTGACCTGTATCAGCTCCTTCAATTTTTATCCTGAAGACTTCTACAAGAAAATTCTCAAAGAACTTTTCAGGATCTCCAAGAAGACTGTTTTTCTGCTTCTTACCAAGAGTGAGTCCTTTGACAAGAACAAGGAGCTGTTTGATGCCCCTGTAGATGGTTGGACTCTTTCAGTTCAGGGTCCCTACTATCGGTGGGACAAGGTATAAGCAAGTAAGGTTGATTCAAGGTAGCTACAATCCGTAGCTACTTCTGTCTTCATTTATTCGGGAGAATAGCCATGTCTGGAACTAGAGCACTTAGGGTAGAGCTGCATTCAGGACAGGTGGTCCTGCTTAGCAACATTGATGAGTTTACAAGTGGATACCAGTTCTTCTACGTGAGGCATTTAGACGGAAAGACTGTCTCCTATAATAGAAAGTTGATCAGGGACATCATCCGTCTTCTTCCTAATGGCAGGGAGACTGGTATCTTTCTCAAGAAGGTTAAAACCCCCAGAAGGACTTGAGGTCCTTCTGGGTTGTAAAGCTGTGATAGGTTTCAAGTGCTTCTTCATTGCTTATTGATTCAAGTGATGCTGCTTTATGCCCATTGCACCAAGCATGTTCATGGGCTTGAAGCTGTTCATGATGTCATCCTCAAGATCCCTTTTTAGTGAGCTATAAAAGTCCTTTGCTGCACAGACAGTGGCTGCTATGTAGCCGTACATATCCTTTGATGCTCTGGGAAGATCTTCCCAGCTTACCAGATCAGGGTGGGTTCTACTAGGAAAATCTTCTTTACCCAACTTCCATCCATAAAAGAACATCTGTTGCAAGAAGTCCTGGTGAGCCTCTTTGTAGTCCATATCCCCATCCTTTATGAAAGGCATATTCTTTGCCATCAAAAACTCGGCAATAGCTGTATCCTCAAAGTCAAATGGGTCCTTTCCTTGGGCAAATCTAAATGCTGACTGGGTAAGACTTGCAACGTACATGACCATATTGAAAAGCCTTTCCCCTTCTTTTGCTGACATGTTCTTCATTATACACCGTCCTTAGTCAAGTATACTTAATTAACTGTGAAGGTTCTACTATCACCTGTAGTATTCCAATTTTCAACGTCCATAATAATATTTGAAGTAGCAGGAGTGAATGTGTATCCTGTTGCTTTTACAGTAATCGTATAACGTCCACTAGTTAATCCTGAGAAACTGTAGTTCCCACCAGCTATTGTGGTAGTAGTCAGAATAGCATTATTGTTATCCAAACAAGTCAAAGTGACAGTTGCACCTACCAGTCCATTTCTTCCAGATCCTAGAGATGCCTCAGGGAAAAGTACAGCTCCGAGTAAAATAGAAGGTAAAGGTGTAACAACAGGAGCTGGAGTTGCAACAGGAGTTGGATTAGGAGAGCCATGGAACTGTGTACCTGAGTCATCTCTACCTGTGATATTTATCAGTACTATTGTAGGACGAGAGTAATTATCAACAGCCGAAAACCTGTACCCAGTCCTTGAAGCTGTTAAATAATAAGAACCATCTTCTACTGTGAATTCAAAATGTCCATCAGTATCAGTGAGGGTTGTTCCTGTTACAGGAATACCTAAACTTGTTAATTTGTCACTTCCATCAGCACCTTTGGAGGCAATACCAGTCGTACCTGTCAATGTAATCGTAACCCCTGATATAGATCCTTGAACAATGTTAAGAGCTACATGGCTTCCTACCAATCCTGAAATCTTGTACTTACTTGTTGGTGTTGGGGTAGGTGATGGAGTGGAGGTGTCCCTGGCTGTAAAAGCAGAGGTAGCCACACTCTCATTACTGTCAACAGCAACAGAGGTACTGATAGGTGTGAAAGAGTAGTCATCCGATGATGGTGTTACTGTGTAAGTACCAGCTGTCAGACCTGAGAAAGAATACTCACCATTTTCATTTGTGGTCGTCTCAGCTTGACTTCCACTGAAGGCAACAGCTACTGCTGCACTGTGGGCAGAGGGCTTGGTTAAGGTAATGGTTACATCAGACAGGGGTTCCCCATTCTGTGTGAGGACACCTGACACTGAGTATGTGATAGCAACAGGAGCAGGTGTGCTGGAACCGGAGTCACTGCTTCCATTGCTTCCACCTCCACCACAACCTGATAACAACAAACTGATCAATAATACTACTGCTACAGTTAAATAATTTCTAAACTTTGTACTCATTTGGTACTCCTTTATTAGTTTCTTATCCCTATAACGGTTTTAGGGTAGGTAGTTTGTACACATATTTTTAAAACTCATTGTCTATGATGTCAGGTTCTCCTTCCTGAGTGCATACGGCAATTTTGACATACAGGTAGGGTCCTCATAGGTGTAACAAATGTCTATGAAGTTCTCATGGTTGAAAGACTTCCTTCTGGGCATCACATCAACAATCCGATGTACCGTGGATTTCCAGGTAAGAAGATCGTAGGTGGATTTATCCGAGGGTCTTGTCTTTGCCATTGCAATGGCTATCATCTTCATCTCTTTGATTGTTATCATTACTTCACCTTTCTTGTAGGGAACTGATTGAACAGCTTACCCAGTTTCGATACATTGATGATCATCTGTGTTTTCCAGTTCTGAGTACCTGAAGCTGTTATAACTTTCAGGACCGAGAAACTCCATACATGATTGCCTACCAAAGTGGCCTCTGAAGCCTCTCCGATCTTTCCGATCAGCTTTGCTACAAAAGTATCATACTGAGCAGAAGCATCAGCTTTTGTCACACCCATGAACCTCTGGATACGATCTTCTGTGATGTCTACATACTCAGGCTCATTTACTCTTCTGCTACCCTGACGATAGGTTACCAGGGACTGAAACAACTGCCTCTTCGACATAGCCATAAAATATTCGGACCTGCTTACCTTTCCTGCTTTGGGATAGGGAGCTACCAATTGAAGGTCATTACCAGCATTCTCAAGCTCTTTACGGCATTTCTCAATCAATGCCACTGCATGCAGTTCTGCTTTCAGAATAGCATCATTCTTGAGGGGAGCCACTGCTTGTTCAATAGGGTTTATCTTCATCTTATCCCTATAACGGTTTTCACCTTAGCAGTTTGTACAAAAATTTACTTGATTTTAAAAAGAAATGTACTATATTTAAAACTGCGAGTTTCACCGAATGGGTTTCTTCAAGTTAGAGACGGTCCTGGGATGTGCATACCAGGACCGTTTCGTTAATAAAATGTTTCAATCGTCTTATGGGTTTCAATGGATCATTGATTCATAGTTCTTTCGTGGGTTTCAATATCTTAATGATTCATAAAGCCATTGTGGGTTTCATTCACTCCTTCATTCATAATCGACTATTGGGTTTCAACGTAGTAATGATTCATAAATCACTCGTGGGTTTCATTCTCACTCTGACTTAAAGAAGTTCTATAGCATCTAAGACCTCCAATGACTCCTCACAGGGGTCGTTCCTGGTATCATAATCTACAATAGGCAGGGTGTTTCTAATCATCTGCCTGAAGTCAGCATCTGAGAGCTTTTCGTTATCCACATTGACTGCAATCGTAGCCATGAAGTTGGATGCAGGTATCATTTAGCTTTCCTTATTTTCATCAGAGCATCATGAAGATCTATTGCATCTGAGTATTTGTGCATATTACCTGTGATAGCCCAGCTTTCTTCTTTGGTTATTCCATACTTTTTACATAGGTTATCATGACATTTGCTTCTTTGAGCATCCATTCCATATATACCTGGATTAGTAGCCATAAACTCGTGTATACCCCAGTATTGCCAGGTTACCTGGGGGACTTCTTTTGCATGATGTATACTCATAGTCACTACAATATTTCACCTTGAAGGTCTGTCACAACTGCTTGGAGGTCCACAAGCTTATCCCTTGGTACCCAGACAACAACAGTAACCATGGTCTGTTCTTTCTTCCAATTCAAAAAGGTCTTTTCAAAGTCAAAGGTGCTGTCATCACCCATTACTATGAAACCACCTTCAAACTCTACAACATCTGTATCTCCAATAATATTTGGTATATCTAGGTCGGGATGTGGAACCTTACCGTTTATTTTGAAAGCTACATCATCGTGATAGCAACCATCATCCCAAAATGGATCACTGTAGAACTTCTTGAATTCGGCACCGTTTGTCTTAACCATATCAGTATTCACTTTTGCCTAACCAGGCCAATCGTGTAATCTCACTAAGAAGGAATCTGAACCATGACCAGTCATGAAAATTAGGAGTGGCTATAGACACTTCTAGTAGTGCTACTGTCTCATAAAATTCCTGTTCAATCACGGTCCTTCTCCATACAATCAACCCAGGTACGTTGAGAGTTCACACAGAATAGGACATGACCTATTTCAGATATCCTCATGGCTGCTCCATCTACCTTTTCAAACAGAGGACTGCCACCAAGGAGAGAGTGTTCATAAGAGAGGATATAACCGATATCCCTACAATCTTTGAACCACAGTGGGTCCCTACGAGGTTCCTTGTCTCTCTGGATATTGTGGGCCGATCTTATGATGTCCCTGTACTTGGCTGATATCGGGAGGTAGGACAACTCTGAAGATCCCTTCATCCTTGTGCCACGAACATGTACAGCCTTTTTGAAAGCATCGTTTTCCAGGACAATGATATAATCCAGGTTCTGATCACAATACCCCATGAGTTTGGTGCCTTCCTTCTTGCAGGGGATGTACCATACATAGCTGTCCCCATTACCGTGACCACCCCTGTTCCTCTTGGTGTGACCGTGGGTCTTGAGGTAGTTATGGACATACTCTGCATCTTCCATCATTTTAGGCATGGCATGAACAAAGAAGTTTTGTATAACTTTACTGAGGAAATCAGTAAAGCTTTGCTGACTATACTCGTATGCTGCTATGAGACTGGCTATTGGATTCTGGGCATAGGATCTGTTATCTTTTGGAAAGTATTTTGTCATTATTGCAAGGAGTTCTTGAGTACAAAAGGTTGCTGCTGCTTCTATTTCTTTCATGACTTCTCCTTGAGTATTGTTTTAAATTGAAGTCTTAAGTAATTTTGGTCAACTACTAAAATTTTAGGCTCCTCTCCAAACAGGATGACCTCCACACGGTTCTGGACCTGTGTGATAGGAGGCATATCCAGGATCATCACATCTGTACGTTCTATCATCAGATCAGGGTTCTTCCTGGCATCATGCTTCTCAGGAAGCTTGTCCAGCTCATCAGTGGTAAATTTCCTGGAGGTCCTCCTCTTCTGAATGTAGGTGCCCCTCTTGAAAAATGCAGGGTAGTCATTCCAGTTTACACCCTTCTCATGAAGCATCTCCTGCATCTCACTGTTGCTCTTCTTATAGAGGACCTTGTGAGAGAAGTAATTTTGAGCAGCCATCTCTACACTGTTCCTGGTAGCATCTTTCTCTCTCCAGACAAACATGTTGGCAGCTTCCATCAAGGTAGGTACCTGCCATACCCTGCAGTCAAAAGCAGCTATTAGGGATGCTTTAGAGGGGATATACTCGGCTTTGTGGGTATTGAAGAAACCAGTAGCATAGGATGCAAGGACACTGTTCATCTTCTGGACCTTACCATCAAAGAAGATCTTGCTTTTGTAGTCATTACTGTACCATACCAGGCTGATCTCGTCTGACTGACAGTACCCCATGTTGGCCTGGGTTTCCTTCACTAGGTATTTGGCAGTCTGTCTCATGAGATCACAGAAGCCTCCGTCATAGGGACGTTTAAGACCCCTGCAGAAGGTATGGAAGGTCTTACCGTCTATACGACAACAAATAGGTAATAGAGGCAGAAATCTCTGACCTGCCTCAGCTTGTTCATATTCCTTCATACGTGTGTCTAAGGTATCCATTTTTACTTTCATACGTAGTGACTCCCTCAATTTTCAAGATTAACTAAAGACATGAAATTTAAAAATAATGAAGAAAAGTACATTTAGTATGTAAGATCATCCATTTCAGAAGCAGCAACCTGGTCAGTGAAGGAGATGCTCTTATCATCTGCTGTCAGCTCAACAGGCTGTCCACAGGAACAAGTTATCTCAGGCATCCAATCCACTCCGTAGAAGCTCTTTTTGTACCGACTTCCACTCTCTTCGATAAGATTGACATCTCCCTCATCAATGGAAAACTCGTGATCACCTTCTACGTGACCTTTGATCTCAAACTCTTTCTCAAAGGTAAACGAGGCTTCCTTGATTTCATCACCACAGCATTCCGAATTTCTTACTATCCTGATCTCTCCTGTGATGTTGAGGAAGACTTTGCCATTGTCCTCCCTGCTTTCTATCTCCATCTGCTGGACTTCTGGGTCTTGTAACTCCAGACCACAAAATTTGTTGCAACTAGGACACTTAGCCATATCGTACTCCTTTACCGATTTTGTTAATAGATACTATGGTAATCTACTAAGATCAAGAGAAAAAGGGGCTTGCAAGCCCCTTGATCCGTATTATTTCATGTAGGTTACAACAACATCTTTTGAACCACGATTGATGACCTGCACATCAGCATTGACAACAGAGGTATAACCATTCTTGCCTTTGTAGATCCAGACCTTACCAGCTTTGTTCAAATAGACAATTACCTTTCCATTGGAATCAGTAGTTGCCTGATAGAGGAAGGAACCGTCCTTATCTTTCAAGGTAACAAGGACACCACTCAGAGGATGGTTTTCCTGATTCAGTACTATAATGGTTGCTACAACCTTGCTGGTATCAACAACAGGTGGAGCCACAACCACTGGGGGTTCAGGAATGACCACTGGTGGAGTCACAACCACTGGAGGTGTCACTATAGGAGTTACCACAACAGGTTCAGGAACCACTACCACTGTCACAGGGGGGACTACAGGAGCCACTACTACAACAGGCTCAGGGGTCACTGGAGCAGGAGGAGTCACTATAGGCTCAGGGGTTACTACAGGGGTCACAACTGGCTCAGGAATGACAGGAGCTACTGGAGCAACTGGCTCAGGCTCAGGTGTCACGATAGGCTCAAAAACAGGCTCAGGCTCTGGAACTGAAACTGGGGGAGTCTCTACAACTGGAGGAGTCACAACAGGCTCAGCACCAAGAGAGGTAACGAGAGTAACCTGAGTACCCTTGCTTACAGAAGTACCAGCAGCAGGGTCTTGGCTTATAACTGTATTGACAGGAGCATCATTGTAATAGGAATCCCATGCACCCACTGTCAACTTTGAATTCACGATAGTCTGTTCAGCCACAGTATCAGAGAGGCTGACAACATTCGGTACTGCAACCTTGTACTCATAGATACCGAGGTTCCAAAGTTCTACACCTTTGTAAGGAACAAAAGTGGTATTGCCACAAGCAACCACAGTACCATCAGCTTTCAATCCAACAGTGGTATCCTCCCCTGCTGAAACCTGGATAATGTTTGTCCAGCCACTCACGTTGCAGCATCCTTTAAAATTATAACCTACAGCAACCACAGTCCCATCAGCTTTCAAGCCAACTGTATGACCAGCACCAGCTGAAACCTGGATAATGTCTGTCCAACTACTTACATTGTTCTGACCTTGTTCATAGTCACCAGCAGCCACTACGGTACCATCGGCTTTCAAACCAATTATATGACAATAATATGCAGAGATCTGAGTAATGTCTGTCCAACTAGTTGCATCATGACTATTATTACTATTGCCACCAGCAGCCACAACAGTCCCATCATTTTTCAGACCGAAAATGTCAGCTTCACCACTTGATATCTGTTTGATCCCTGTCCAAGTAAGTGCAGCATTCTGACCATAACCATAGTCTCCTACGATTACCAAGGTCCCATCATCTTTAAGTCCAATGGTATGATCACGCAGTGAGACTTCTATCTGGATAATGTGTGTCCAACCACTTACATTGCACTGACCTGCATTATTGTATCCAGTAGCTACCACTGTCCCATTGGCTTTCAGACCAGCTGTCACAAGGTAGTCAGCTGAAACCTGAATGATATCAGTCCAGGCACTTACATTAAGGTTACCTAAAGCAGAAGACCCAACTGCTACTACGGTACCATCCGTTTTGAGTCCTACTGTAGAGATTTGTCCAGCGTCTATCTGGGGAGGGACTGCTGCAAAAGCAATGGGTGTCACCAAAAAAACCATTGCAAAAGCCAGGGCTAGAAACTTTAATACGTTCACGAATGATAATTTCTTCATTTGTTACATCCTACCTTTCATTTTTATTTTAAGGTTGTGATCCCAGCTACTGACTCACACCTTATTTGTCGGTATAAATCTATATTACCTTAGTGTTATTAGCCTGATCGATTAGATTAGCCATTTATTTTACCAGAATATCATTAACACTGCACCACTTCCAGTATCCCCCAGCTCCTATCCAGTGAATTGCCCCATTTTTTACATCAGGATTGTTTGCATATCCTCTATCAAAAGAGTGGATGGTTACGGTCAGTATCCTGGTGGTTATTATCCCCTCTCTAGGATATTTGGGGTGAGTAGAGTATACAACAGAGCCTCTCTTGATCTGCACACGAATACTCTTCTTGAGCATCTTGACAAAAGTTGAGGTGAAGGGTCCGACATTTTCTATCTCGGTGATACCTTCCCTCTCCATCCATTGGGCACAAACCAGGGCATTCTGCATCTCGGTATACTTATCGTTCCTGTCCCTGTTATAGGTTCCTGGAGGATACTCCTCACGAAGTCTGAGATATTCCTTCTCAGCATCAGCAGCCATGTCCAAGAGCATCTGAACTGTATACACTTTGGTCACCAATGTCTCTATCTCAATCGTAGGGTCATGCTGGTAAACACCTATCCTGTACTCCTTTTCAAGCAGCTCTACGGCTACTTCAAGATTGTTAAGGACAAAATCCTGATCACTTTCCTGGTACCCATCTGGACTATCATCATCCAAAGGTCTACGAGGATTGATCCTATAGAAAAGCATCTTCTTGTTCTTCATCTTCTTGTTCTTCATCACATATCCTTCTGCTGTAAGAGCTTCTTTCATAACCTACTCCTTATAAGGCAAGGCTGAGATCAGCCTTGTGCTCTTCGTGGATGATGCCCTGCATATAATCAGCAGCTTTCTGAGCCTGGGCAGCAGCAAGGACTACCATCTTGGTGTCGGCTTTGATGGTCTTTTTCCAAGAGGCCACATATGCAGCATTGTTTTCAATAGTATTATTTTCAATACCAGTAATGGCACATAAGAAGGCAGCAGTCATCTCAGCAACCAGTTCTTCTTTGCCATAATCGTTGCTACCGAAATAGTTCAGGAAGTTTGAACGATGCAGCCTGGACTCATGACCAGTGCTGTGAGCAGCTTCGTGGAACAGTACACAGTAATACTTTTCCATGCTGGTGAACTGGTCCTGGTCGGGCATGGTGATTGTATCAGGGTCAGGGGAATAGTAAGCCCTGTTAGAGCCATGGTTGATCTTAGGGCATGTGGCATAAAGAGACATGATGTGCTCACAAGCATTTATTGGAGAGAGATCCTTCACAGGGGACTCATCAACCTTGGCAGCAGGAGCCTCAATGCCATCACACTGTTCGATATTGAATACTGAGAAGTACCTGAGCATAGGGACTGTCTTGAACTTGGCATTGCCATCTTTGTTCAGAGCAGGGGTACCATCAGCATTAACGGCTGCTTTGCTAAGGAACTTCCAGAAGATAACCAATGTGGATTTCTCACCCTTACGGACCTGTCCACCTTTTTCCTGGCACTGCTTGTAGGAGAGCCAGTAAGGAGAGGAGTAACCCTTCTCTTCAGCAGTGGCAAGGAGCAACCAGGGGTTAATGCCACGATACGGTTTCTTGGTGATAAAATTATACTGAGAAAAGCCACCGTTTCCAACCTTGTGGGTCCAGGGACGGTTCCACGGAACAACACCCTTATCAAGTAGTTCGATGATTCTGTTAGTAACGATTTCGTAAACATTAGCCATAGGGGTTAGCTCCTTATTGTTTTGTCTTTCTATCCCTATAACGGTTTTCACCCCAGCAGTTTGTACAACTATTTTGTTTATTTTAAATTATTTCTGTTCTATAAGGTACATGTGGTGTGGGGTTGGTTGGTCAATATTGAAGTGAAACCCAATTTCCTCTTACAAACCCAACTAACCCCTACTTCACAAACTTTACCGTGTATTCGATGTCACCTGTTTTAAAGTTATACCTGTCATACTTACAATGCTTGTAAAAACCATGAAACTTACGAGCTGTCCTGTAGGCATTATCACCCACAACCTTCACAGTACAACCATGCTTCTTGGCTACCCTTACAAAGGCATCCATGACAGCATCACCAGAAGGGACAGGACTGTTCCCGATATGGAACACATTGTTGAAAATGATATTAGGAGTAGGCATATTATTCCTTTATGATGGTAAAAGTTTCCTTGAAGGACTTGTCCTTGATAAAGAAGGTGTTGGTCATACCTGTATCATCAGTTATCCAGACAATAGGAGAGGGCTGAAAGATACCGTTTCTCAGAACGGCTTCATACTCCTTATCTTTTGTCAGATACTGTTCACCATCTGAATAGGGACCTTTTTCCATAAAGGCATCAACCTTAGATCTTACTCTCATCACATATCTGCCTGTTGTCTTGTAAGCTCCTCGTGATCTTCCTTCATACAAATGAGAGCTGCTGACATACCTTAAAGGCTTCCAGCTTATTAGCCAGCTCCTTTTGAAGAGCTTCTATTTCATTCTTACATGCACTGAGTCCCATTTTAGCATCAGCTATATGGGTTTCTAGGCTAGGGATGAAGCTCACATCAGATTCTACGTGTAAAGGTTTCCTGGGGACTATGCTCTTAATAACCTCATACCCATTATCCTTGCACCACTTACGAGCATCAAACACAGTCTCCATCCTGAGAGTGGCTCCTTTATCGTCCATGGCATATCGAGGATCAAAATCACCCTCTCTGCTTTTGTGGCATACAATAAGAACATTTCTCTGATTGGCACTGTGCATCAGGATAGCTGTCTTCATATTAATAATCCTCTTCTTTCTTCCGTTGTATAGCTTTTCCATGTACCTATAACGGTTTTCACCCCAGCAGTTTGTACAACTATTTTGATTTTTTTAACCTGCTCATCATTTGCTGTCTAAGCTTACTTCTCTTGAATCTATCCCTACACCATCCCTGGTGTCCTATCTCTCCACCACACAGGCACTTACATACATCAGTTGCTAAACCTTGTGTGTTCATGTGAGTCTTGATCTTCCTTACAGTAGTCTTACTCACTCCAGTAGCAGCAGCAATGGTTCTACTGCCATAACCCATTATTATAAGCATCCCTATCTTTTGATACCTGGCTTTTCTTTCTGGGGTACCCTGGTATGCCCTAGAAGGTATGGGAAAGATGTCAAATTTCTTGAAAACATCCAAAGGAAGCTCTAGTGTTACATCAGTGATCATTATCCCTCCATGTATCGTACATGAGTGCTCAGCAAAGTTGGATCTCATAGGAATAGCCAGGACAGCCAAGAACCCATACCTGAGTCTCTTATTGTTATAGAGAAGCGTAGCTACCTGCTCAAGGTACCTCTCATCATCATCTTCATCTTCAATGGAAAGGAAAGCATCCTCTTCAAAGATTTTAGCCAACTCCTCCTTAGTATGCTCCTCTATGAACTCCTTGAACTCTGTTGTAGGATCTCCAAGATCAACAGCAGCTAACCAAAAAAGCTTGGAGATCTGTACCAGGTGGTCTGAGAAAGCTTCAGAGTATAATTCCATTTCTTACTCTCCTATACTAGGCCAATAAACGATATAGCCTTTTCCCAAATTATCTCTCTTGGCACCTCTAATCCCTCTGGAGGCAGCTTCCTCTATCAGGGTGTCAGGGTCATCAGTGGTGATTCCCAGGCAGGTATCTCCATACATATTTCTTCCAGAGTAATCTTCATAGAGTTTACCGTACCCATCATCTGCAAGCTTTTTTATGGTCTTCTCTCGTTCTGTAGCCATTTAAGCTCCTTCTAAGGTATATATGAACACAGGAACACCCTTACGAATCAAGGTGTCATTGATGATGTATTCTATCTTGTTCCAGTCTCCTCCAGCAAGGCCAGCTCCGAAACGAGGACCATGCACTGATGCACCCTCTTCAATAGCAAAATCTGCTACCTTATCCAAAGCCTCAGTAAGAGCAGAGTACACTATAGGCACCTTGTTGCTTTTGGTCTTGACTCCCTTCTGAGCTACCATATTGGCTATCCACATTGCCCTATCAACATGAATGAACTGAACATCTCCCAGCTCAAGATCATTACCTAAATAGACTATCTCTGGTTTCTTCCACTTCTCGGAGAGAGCCAGTACAAAACCTGCACCCCACTTTTTTTCATCGTTGCATATATGGGCAATGATTTTGGGACCCTCACCTTCAGGCTCTGTGGCATCACCTATGAGGTACTGAATTTTGACCTTCTCAGCCTCTTTGACCTCTTTGATCTCAGAGCAAGTGTAATGGTCAATAATGGTATTGACGTTATCTAGGGTGATGATCTTGTTTTCAAATAGGGTGTTGATAAGCTTTCCTAGCATCTCTCCAGCCTTGGTCAACTTAGTCTCCATGGCTTCTATTTTGCCCTCACTATAGGAGTTGCAATGGAAGGAATCCTCAACGATCTCCCTTAGTTCTTTGATGATTTCTAAACCCATTATATCCGTATATTTTACTTTCACTCTTTACCTCCTGTTGTTTTGTCTTGAGAAGCAGGGTCAGCATCTATAGTACTCAAGATCTTGAATCCTTGGAAATCCATTCTGTGTTGTAGCTGTCCAGCATCCAAGGCTGCTTTACGGTACAGGAATCCATCGTTCCCAAGAAGGTATCCTATGGCACTCTTTTTAGGGAAGTAACCATGCCACTTACCTATCTTTGGATCACATTCAGAACACAGTGCATCTTCACCTGTCTTTTTTATCCAGTAAAGGGAGCCAGCAGTATTTTCTACACATCCACATCTGTTACATCTGAATAACGGCATTTCTACTCCTCTCTTGGTAATAATTAGTTATGAACAAATAAGGTTTTTTCAACCTTTCTGCAAGTAGGTTTAGGTACAACCTCAAAGACTTCTTTGATGTATTCCCAGTCTGCGTTAAAGATTCTGGAGTTCCAACCAACTTTCTTAACAATATCTGTATTCACTATAATTGCTCCACAGTCTATCTCACCCAGTTGTATAGAAGTGTTCATGTACTTTCTATATTGCTGCTGAGGGTGAGAGTGAATCATGTCACAAAAAATAACATCTTCTTTTCCAGAGGTCATCTCCTGGATAAAGGAGGGGATATAGTAGTTATCTCCATTAGTGATCAGGGTATATTTAGAGTAAGGTAATTTAGGAATAGCCATAGCTCTTAAAGAGTGCCCCCAGTCATTAAATCTACTTTCAGAGGACAGACATTCAATCCTGTAATCCAGTACAGAAAAATACTTGAGATCACTATCATCCCATGGTCCATCATGGATAAGTAAGAGTCTCCAATTTTCATTTGTTTGAGATAAAATACTTTCAACAAAACATTTCAACAAATGACCTTGTTTGTAGGTGACTGCAATGATAGAGAGATCAATAATAACAGAGGGATCGATCATTCTAAACTCCTATTTTAAACTTTTTAAGCTTTATTTTCAGTTTAGAGAGTGTTTCCTCTTCGATCTGTCTTATCCTCTCACGAGAGACACCGAACCTATCCCCAAGCTCTTTTAGTGTGTGGGACTCTTTCATGATATGATCCACTACTATCTCACGTTCACGTTTCTTTAAGGTTAAAATGGTATTCCTTATTATTTTATTCAGTTGGATCTTCATTAGATCCTCTTCAATAGTAGGTACACTTGGTGTCAGGTTATAAAGCAGCTCTTCAGGTATATCAACACTGTCAGTCATGTGGCCTTTCATAAGCCTTTGTCTTGTCTTATGACTGTTCAGATTGAATCTGTCTATGGATATTATTAAACCTTGTATTCCCATGTTGATAGTATCAGTATCGGCATGTTTCAGGGTCTTGGCTATGTAAACAACCAGGGACAGGTGAGATAACACAAGGGTATCCCTTGCTTCTTTACTCCCTGATTGAGCAGCCGTTATTAGCTCTTTTTCCTGCTCCCTGCTCAGTACTATTCTTTCAGTATAATATTTTGGAAGTTCATATTCATACATCCTTCATTCCCCATCATCATAAAATTAGAATTTAAAACCTACGACACTTCACTTGCCATACAGAATTGCTTTTCTCTTTGGTACAGAGTGATAATTTAGCCTGGGGATTCTTAAGAACCAGACCCTCATCTTCAGTGTTTCCAAGAGAGTTGTAGAGGGTCTCAAATCCGATGTTATAGTTGTTGGCTATGGTGATATTATCTGAGATTACATCATACTGAGAATGGGACTCCTTCACCCTGAATAAGTTATGGAGAAGGTTGTACCTGTCAATATACTTGGTCCCTATAAGGTAATTATTGTTGGCTACAAGTAGATCATGGATGAACATGGTGTTCTTGATGTGCTTGGTCTTGCTGTGAAGCAGCTCAAAACAAAAGTAGTACCATCTGTCAGGAAGAGAGTAGAATGGGTCTAGGATCTCAGCAGGTGGGCTCCACTGCTTATGCTCTGTACCTTGCCTTGTCTTGAAGATGAATTTCTTATCAGGAGACACAGCCAGGATAGAACCTGTTCCATTCTTCTTAATCTGGGCCACATACCTCTTCTTCTCAAATACATTCAGGGTATCTGACCTAATGATGTTCTCAGGTCTTGGAGGGAAGAGGAATATGAAACCGTTGTACTTTATAGCTTTCATGCACAAGTTTCCGTGCCTGATCTTACTTTTAAAAGTTCGTTGCATACACAATCCCTTGCTACACAGCATTTATATTTAGTGCAGTATCTTTTACGCTTTATTACAGGCTTTGTTCTTACGATTTCAATGTCACAGTAAACACAGTTTGGACAGGCAAGTTCATTCGTCCTCACCATTCTGTATCCTACTCTTTGAGCCAATGATCCTTTCATTTTTACCCTCACTTTGTTCTTCATCAGGTGCTCTGTTATATTTGATTGTGGTTACAATAGAAGAGTTACCACACCCCTCTCTCGCTTCCTCATACGAAAGATGCACATGTTGTGCTATATAATTAGGATACATGTTCAAATATACTACCTGAACCTTTTTTCTTTCCATAAAACCTCCAGTAAAACGAGAGTATGGGGTACACCCATACTCTCTGAAATATTTATTTCTTGGAAGAGAGCTTTAAGCCAGCCTTCTCTACCAGAGCCAAGATGGTCTTGAGGTCAGCATCAGCAGCCATCTTTGCTTTGATTGCTGGGGTTCCGATGATGTCATAAATCTGCTTCAGGGTAGTAGCATCAGTGATCTTGGCAGCATCAAGGAAAGACTGGTCAGAAACAACCTGAGCAGTTACTGCATCCTGAGGAGCTGTCCTGAAGATGATGTCCATACCCTTGAGTTCAGAAATACTGCTCAGAGCCTTGGAAACGGCATTTGCCAACTTCGGAGTAGAGACGATAGCTGGGTTGATAGAGAAGGTCTCTTCGGTTGCAGGGGTAAGAACTACGGTTTCAACGGTAACATCACTCTGCTTGAGGATGTTCACTTCAGCTTCGGTCAGAACAGAGGCTGAGGATCTCTTACGAAGTTCACATGAAGCCTCTGACTTGTTGCCAATACCCTTGAAGTTGTCAGGTCTGGACTGGTTATCAATGGTAGTCTCAACAAACGTATCAACGATCTCATCAACCAGATCACCATGAAGAGTATCCTTGAAGGTCTTGAGGGTCTTGGTGAGAGAGTCAATGGCTGCATACTGATCAAGGTTGTCACCCAGAAATACCTCTTCCTTTGCACCCTTCTTCTTCTGTGCAGGAGCAGGAGCAACTGTCTTTGCTGTTGAGAATACGTTAGCTGTTGAACTATTGGTTGTTTTTGCCATGTTTTACTCCTTATTGTTTTATCTTGTATCCCTATAACGGTTTTCACCCCAGCAGTTTGTACAACTATTTTCAATTATTTTATGTTTCCTTACGTATAATACCTAAATCGATGCCAGGAGTTAAGATAAAAATTTTTACCTTATCCTTCATATTGGCAGGAAGCATGTCATTAAAGAGGCTTAGTTCTCTCTAAGGAGACCTCATTGCTAAGCTTGATCACCAATAAATCATTCTCCCTTAGCTCCAAGGTCTGCATGCTCTCTACAAGCCTTAAAGTATCTATATCGGTTCTGTTTAGCTTCATATTAGCTCCATTTTTGATTAGGATATCTTTCCTTGATCTGTTTTTCAGCAAGATCAAGTGTAAGAAACTTTTCCCAGTAGTCCCCAGTTAATTGAATAAGCTTCTGTATAGCTTCTTTCAGGGTAGGGTTTGTGGACATAAATAACTCAAAAGACATTAGGAGTTGTCTCTCAGTCTCATTCAGCCTTTTGGAGTATGCTTCTGGGTCCACTAGTCTCTCTATGGCATCCTTGAATTTCTTAGGGACTTCTCTCTCCAAAAGGATACAGGCTGGGAGATAGTACTTAATCAACTCAAGCCCTTTGTGCTGGAATACCAGGGCAACCTCTTCTATAGTAGGGATCTCTCCTTTGTTCCAAGGGGAAACAAGATAGTTTGGAAAATTACCCAGAAGTGCCTCATGCACGGTTTTGACCATTTCATCAAAGGTAGGCATAAAGACTCTGTATTTGATATCTTCCAGCTTCATTTTATCTCCTGAAAAGAGATTTTAGGATCAGCTAACGGATAGTAACAACCAGGCCACACTGCTCTTTCAAGTGGTGCTGTGTCATTTAGAGTTACAGGAGCTACAAAGTAATGATCAGTAATACATACAGCAACAGCTTTACTCTCGGAATCGTAGACTCCTACAAATTCCCAAGCTGTATTTTTATCACTCTGCTCAAGCACTTTACCTGCTACCCATAGCTTCATTTTTTATCTCCCCTATAATCCTATCAGTAATAAACCTTAATTGCCATTCAGATATGTAATCACCAGTTAAGGTCAGATAGCACTCTTCATAACCCTTTTTAAAGGCTTTCCTGACTACCTTATAACCCATCTCCTCTATAGCATCATTGTGCCCTTGATCATAACCTTCATCAAAATCACTTACTCCTTTTTCTTCTTCAGCTTCAGAGATGCAAGATGCACAAGGAATAATCCTGCCAGCAAGGTTCATGGTTAATTTAGTGCCACATTTGGCACATCTCAGCTCTATTGCCACTGCCCTCTCCTTACTTAGCCATAACTTTTTTCAAAAGCTCTACTAACTTACTAGATCCTGTTGACTGCATATTAATCTGACGAGAAACAAGTCCAAATAATTCCTCGTTAGCCTTCTTATTAACCTTGAAAGGGGGTTGTCTTTTATAATCCTTATTAGGAGTGAGCCAAGGACCAAAACGTGAATCATTACAGCTAGAATAACGAAAATCAGAGATCACCTTATCTATCTTTTTACGATCTATGTTATTATTCAGTGCTTCTAATGCACTCAAAGCACCATGCTGAAAACCTCTTCGGTAAGACATCTCTGCCATAAAAGCAGCACATTTCAAAATCTGATTCTTTAATCCTTCAGTCATAAACACCTCTCATATAATTATCTCACTTCACATAACCTTGTTTGATAAGTAGGTTAATCATATTCAACTGATGCTTGCACAAGCCTGGAATATTATTCGGGTTCTTCGGAGGGTAATTACTTGGAGGCATTACCCTCTTGTACGGCTTGGGCTTTTTTCCATAATAGCACTGTTTATTGAAGTCAGGATAGGCAAAAGTGAAATAAAAATCAGGACAGGCACAATAAACCCTCACAGGACTATGCCTATAGTCTGGCTGCTTACAGACTACAATGGCATTGGTTTCTGGATTTTCAAACTTCAGCATCCCTCTCTTCCAGTTATCCTCACCATCGATAAACTCTATGTTGTAGAAGGCAATGACAGTGGGGTACTTTGCTGCTGTGGTCCCAGATAAGGACTTGGCTGTGAAGAGGATAGAACTGGTGCCAAAGTAAGGTATGATATTTGAAATCTCAATATCAATGTACTGGGTCCTCTCTACCCTCTTGGCATCATACCGTCTGGTAGCCATAACCAGATCGAACAAGGAGGTTTTGTTAGGTACCTTAACCTTTTTGTATACTACAGGCTCTGGTTCTGGAGGCTCAGGCTGTCTATCCTTGTAGTAGGGAGGGTTCTTGGATCTCGTTTTACTTGGAGCTGCAAATGGAGTCCTGTCTCTACCTTTTCTTGGTATCTTTGCCATCTTAAAACCCCCATAGAAACATTCAATGATCGAATTTTAACACAACAATTACCTGTTTACAATGAAGATGAATTAGTCTATATACTATTGGGTAAAGTAGGTTTTTTAGTACTGCTACATGCTGTGAAACCCATATCGATGTTGGTACTGGCTTATGAACTTAAGAGACCTGAATACTGTTTTAAAAAGGGGGAGTGCCTCCTAAAAATAGTATATTATGGAAACAGGTCGGGTGATGGGACAGCTGTTCTCTCACAGGTATCTCTTTAGCTGTCTGCATCACAAACCAAGAGAACAGTGAAACCCATGGAGTGGCTGCTTCAAAGCAAAAAGAATCAACAAGCTTATAGAAAATAAATTAAAGAGGAGGTAGTTAATGAGTAGTATACTGGAAAGGATCAAGGATGCGTTGGATGACATAGCTGATGACCTGGATGATGATGCCCTGAAGGAGGCAGTAGCTGAGCACATTGATTCCTCTGATATCATTGGTGAGCTGATAAAAGAAGATGAGAATATCCAGAATGCTTTGAAAAAGAAGTTCAAGGAACTGCTTATCAAAGACATTGAAGACATCAATGACTCCGATGATTTGGAGGGTTATATGGATGGCTCATGGGGTGATAAGACCGAGAACATCTTTGGTGACGAAAATATCAAAAATATTATTGAAGAGCTAACTGAGGACACTAAAGTTCAGGATATGCTCAAGAAAAAGGTTAAGGAACTCATCGTATCCCAGATGGATGATATGAGTACAGATGACCTCCCTGTGAATATCTGGGATAAGGAAGAAATTGCTGATCGTATAAAGATCATCATGGCTGATCATACCTTCCTTGGAGAGTACACTGAGATGTTCAATAAAGCTTTGAAGAAGGTCATTGTAAGTATGACCAAGGAGAATGATCGTTCCTTTGAGAAGTTTATCAAGGAGCACCCCCAGACCCAGTTTATGCTTCAAAACAGGGTAGAGAGTATGATGCAGGATAATGCTTTCCTGGAGGATCTTAGGAAGGCTTTAGTAGTCAGGGTAAAAGATACTCCAGACTTGCAGAAGACCCTGCTCAATCTGTTGTTTAACAAAACAGCTGAGCATTTGGTAGAGTTGATGTTCAAAAAGGTATAATGTATAAGGAGACCTACAAGACTCACTCCTTTAATGAAACCCAGGATATCATTGAAGAGAGACAGGATAAGCCCCAGTGCCTGTCTCTCTTTCTTAAGAAGTAAGGGCATCAATAAGTTGCTTATATAAAACATTAGCTAAGATCTTATCCTCTTTGCCCTCAAAGGCTTCAGCCTTGTTCTTAGTGAGTCTCCATTTCTCAAGGACCTCTTCAGCCTCTTTTTCATACATACCCCTATGTATTTCTGATCCTGGTATGTCCTCTTCGTTATTGTAGGGGCATCTCCAGCTATCACACTGCTCATGTAAGCAACTGGAGCACTTGTCCCCATTACCTTTCATTTCGTTCATCTCAAGAACCCCTTCGATGTCCTGTCCTGGACATTCTCTCTCCAGTCATTAAACATAGTACTGCTACAGGCTATATCGATAGCCAGTTCTTCCCTGTAATCTATACCTTGTTGTCCCTTCAAGAGGGCCAGTTTGCACCAGTGCCTATTGGCCTCCTCATCCCACACAAGTCCTGGACAAAGACCTTTTAAGATATTGTAAGCACGTTGACCAGGAATACAGATTGCTACCGAGCAGCAGTATCCACAACCAATACATGAAGGATCTCTAGTCATATCAGTCCTCATGGTTTACTCTCCTACTTACATGATTTACAGGTATAGCTCTCATCCTTAACAATCTTATATTTACCTTTAGGCAGGTAGAGATCAGCAACTATCTTTTTGATTACCTTTTTATTGTTGTAGATACAGGGATCAAGATGGATATAAAACATTCCTTTATCATAGAGGACTCTTCCTCTAGGGTAGTAATCATAAGGTAATCCCTTGAATTCTGGAACTTGATACTGTAAGGCACTCCAAAGACTTCGGTGATCAGCTCCACTTGTTAAGAATCTGCCCCGTTCTACAGCAAACTCAACAGGTTCTTTATATATAAAAATATTGTCATCCGAAAAGATGTATATAACACCTAAGGCTAAAGTAGGTGAGTTTTCCGATGGTATTGTATTCGTTAACTCAGAGGATCACGATCCTCCCCATGTTCATTATATCAAAGATGGGAAGCTCGTAGCAAAAGTGGAGATTCCTGTTAAAGATATTAAGAATAAGTCTGAATTGGCTGTTATGACTGAAGGGACAGCTTATCAGGACTATCTGCTAACATCTCTTGCCAAATGGTTTAATCAGGTTTCTGTAAAAGGTGGAGTAAAAGGTAAAAACTGGCAGATAGCCAAGTTTCTTTGGGACAGTGTGCATAATATCTAGGAGGTTTTATGAGTAATGCCAAACGATTAATCAATAAGCTTAGACACTCTGCAGCCTTCCTGAAAACTGAAAATTATAGAGTCTGCTGAAGCTGATGTAGCTATTAAAGCTATCACACACTCAAAACCTACTTTGGTTTTCTGGATATCTCCTACAGGCATATTATAGATGCCAAGGAAGCCCACCATGAAAACCCTCCTGATGGGGATCGGTCAGTCCTGTCTGATAAGATCCATAAGGGATTCATAAGAGGCAGAGCAGCATTTATAGGTGATGTCCTTTACATAGTGATTTATGGAGAAGACAGTGGACAGATCTCAAAAAGACAGCTTGCTCTTCTACGAAGATCTTACCCAAGAGTATTACGATATTTGATAGAGCAAAAGGACTTGACACAATCCCAAGTGGATTCAGCTAATTTTATTGATGAACAAGGGAATGAGATGATTTTGTAAAGAGCTACTGTAAACTGAAGGAGCTAACATGATTAAAGACTATGGTAAATCAAAAGCCAGAGAGGTTATTGATGCTGTACATGATGTTAATAAACGTAAAGCAGAGCTGGAAGAGAGTAGAGCTATCCATGTCTCATATCGAGCCAGACACTGTTTGATAATATCGACATCGGCAGCGCCACATTTAGGGTTGTTAATTGCTGCAAGCAACTTATCTTTGTGAGGGGTATGCAACATCAAATCACTCCTTTTATACTGAAAATAGGCGATGCAGAAATCGTGTATAAATCTGAAAGTGTTGTTATTATGTTATCACGTGGCTCGCCTTCTGCACGATTCAAAGCATCTTTCAGGTATCGCTCAGAAATCTGGTGTGCAGCCCTCTGAATAGGAATATTGCCTGTAAATTTCAGAATAAGTATATCTTCTCTGATAGACTTACCAAAGCGATTGACAAATATCCGATAGCGTTCACCTTTCAGGTGAAAGCATCCAAGTGATTCAGCAATATCACGAAGGATTCCTGAGTTGCTGAAGGAGATGCCTCGAACATTAGATTCGTGACCAACGACAAGAACTAGAGTACCACCCTCTTTGAGTGTCATGCAAAAACTAACAAGGCATTGCTCCATATCGAGAGCGTATTGAACAACAGTCCGGAATCTGTTGCCCCGGTTCTTTCTATTAGATCCAATTTCACTTTCAGCAACTTTCAATAAATTAAAACCAAGGACCTCCAACAATGCACGGAAATTCTGATGATAGTTAAAAACATTGATATACGGAGGACTTGTAATAATGAGATCAGCAGACGCACGGCATTTCTCATGAGTCATTCGAGCATCACATAATTCAACATCAATCTTCTTGTCTGAGAATGGCAAATTGTATAGATATTCGCGAACGGACATGCATGCTTTATTGAGTGTAGACGACAAGTCTCCGTGTCCGTTGCTTTCTGCACGCATCAAAATAATGAGTGCTAGTAACATCTGTCTCTTGTTATCCATTGCATCAAATAGAGCGGAGGCACAATCCAAGAGATTCTTGTATTTTTTTCTAAAGTCATCGCTCACTTCAAACAGGGGCAAGTTATTATAAGACCTGGCTAAACGTGAAACCTTGTCTTGAACTCCATGGAAAAGCTGTGCTCGCTGGTTTATTTGGAGATTTCCGAAACCTATGAATTTAGACATCGCATAAGCTGCAGGATTTATCTCGCACCCAAGAGAGGGCATTTGCTTAGCGGAGGCCTCCAACAGAACAGTGCCGCTACCGCAAAACGGATCAACAATTAGTGAACTGTGTGACGTTAAAGAATCAAGAAGATACTCGATTAGTTGAGGCGTGAATTGACCACGCCAGTTAAAAATATTAGACCTGCTCTTTGCTGATACATCAAGCATAGTCTGTTCAAGAAGTTCAGCATGCATCATTGACTACCTTTATTTAGATAAGGCAACATATTGTCAATATACCATTTCATAATCGAGTGCCCATAAAAGATCTAAAGTAACGTATTATTATGATTTAATTAATTTATTTACTAGAATACTCAATGTTGTATTTTCTTTTCATCTTGTTCAAGAACTACAGGGTCTGAAAGGGTAGAGTAGGAAACTGACCTCGTCAAGAGACATCAGATGCTCAAGTAGGGATTTAGTTTTACTCATTTCCTTTTGGACCCCTCCATTAGCTAAACTTAGCTGTACTTTAGCTAAACTTAGCTATACTTTTTAGTTATACTTTAGCTATCAACTCCTGCCAATTGCACGATGTGCCCTGAAATTGCTACCATCACTACTGCCCGTTGCATAGGACTCAGAACTATAAAGAGGGACCATATACATTGTCTTACGAATATTAAAATGGGTGTTTACATAATGAGCCAACATGCTCATCTTCATACTACTGAGGTTTCTGTTCCTTAAGGAGACTTCAGCCATGACCGATGCCTCAAACCTGTCCATAAGACCGTTGTAGTAGCCTGATATGTCCTGGGGAGAAGTATACCTATGTTTTGAAAGGTTGTCTTCTATGTGCCTTCTCATAAAAACCAAAACATGCTTAAAAACCTCAACATCACTTGGAAAGCCAAGGATCTTTACATGTTCATACGAAAATACGATCTCAACTTCGTATAACCTGGCAAGAGTAGAGATCAGGTCAGTTATCCAAGCAGCCAGCTCTGAACCTGGATATTTGTAATGGACTTCAATGATATCCGAAAGATTCAGTTCAAAATCTTCAGCTATGACTACACTGCTACCATTGGAATGGGAGGTAGGAGTAGAAGAGCTGTGATGGGTATGAGTAGACTTCTTAGCCATGCCCAGGTCTTGCATGGTAAGGTTATGCTCATCAAGAAGCTTTTTGAGCATAGCTGATGCTGCTAACATCTCTCCCTCGACTGGGCTGCTCATAAGGGCAGCAACCTTCTTTGCCTTCAAAATTAATTTTTCTCTCTCGGTCATATTATCTCCTGTACCTATAACGGTTTTCACCCTAGCAGTTTGTACAGGAAAGTTAAGACCTACTTATTTCTGATCTCCTTCAGTACCTCTCTTATCCTTGATATCCTCCTCAATTTTTCCAACATCTCCTTGCATGCTGGTGCTTGTCTGGCTGTTATCCTCTTCAGTAGTGGGCACATTCCCAGCTGATTTTTGGCAATCTTGGTGGCTTCCTTCTTCACAATACCCTCGTACTGATCTTCCATCATCTTGAAGAACTTTTCAGGGTTTATTTTGTGACCATTGATCAAAACATCCAGCTGGATGGTGTAGTCATCCTGCTCTTCTTTGGAGAGCTTCATCTTCTCTTCAGCTATCTTCTCCAGGATCTTCCTGGGAGTACACTCAAGAAAAATGTGGGATAAGACGTTGTGGATATCCAAAGCATCTTTCATTTTAATCTTCATTGGTACCTTCCGTATCATATAGATCTTGGCATATCTTAATTGAGTCCCAGGATGTCCATCAGACCATCTTCAGTGATGACAGGGATACCAAGCTTGATAGCCTTCTGCATCTTGCCTGAGGAGCTGCTAGGATCGTTACAGACCAGGTAATTGACCTCTTTACTCATAGTCTCCCTCAGCTCAACTAATCCAGCCAGAAACTGTTCAAACTCTTTTCTGACCATAGAGACAGGACCTGTAACCACAATGATCATCTTCACAGATACAGTAGCCTTGGGTGCAGCAAAGGGGATCTTCTTAGCCATCCTGCTCCAGAACATGTAGGTCCTACTCATCTCTTCCATAACATCAGAGTGCAGCTTAATCTTGGCACCCACTTCAGGAATCTGATTATCTGGGTCTGTGAAGCTTTTAGGGTCTGTGTTCTTCAGCTTCTTGCTGTGGGAATCACCAAGGGTAGGGATGCCTATCATGTTCCAGAACTCTTCATAGGTAAACCCAGTCTTGAACTTGTCATAGATATGATCCATAAGTTTGGCTTCAAGCTTCTCATAATGACTGTGGGTTATGATACTCTTGGAATGAGCATGATAATCCCCACCTGTCACTTCCCATCTATGAACCAGTTCATTGTACTGATCTATGATTTCGTCTACCTTACGTCCATTGATCCACTTTTTGAGGAGTTTGTCACCAAAACCATCAGGAATCCTACAAAATCCAAGAATAGACTTGATGATGGAGAATTGCTTTGCAGGACAGTACTGGTTATAACAGTACAGATCCATGTTTCTCCAGGCAAGAAGCTTTCCACAATCAGGGCAAAGATCAGGAAGATCTGCTTTGGCTGGCTTATCCACGGAGACCAAGTAAGGGATAACCTCATTGGCTCTTTCAATAGTTATCTCAGCACCCTCTCCAATGCCCTTGTCTTTGACCTGGGTGGCATTGTGGGCAGTAATGGATACAATGTTGGCTCCTGAGAGGAATATGGGCTTGGTGAGCTTTATAACTGGTGTTATCCTTCCAGTGTTTCCAGCTTGCCATTCGATACTACCCACTATAACCTTGGCCCTCTCACTCTCAAACTTGTAAGCAATGGCAGACTCATTAATGGCAAATGCTGCTTCATTTTTAATCTTGGAGCCTGTAAGACAGCTGTTCTTGGTAATAACAAGACCATCTATAGGGAACTTCTCTGACCAATGTTCATACAGCTTCTTGAAGAACTCCTGCTGGTTTCCTTTGATCTTATCACCATCTCTGGTAGGGATACGTTTGAATCCCCAAGAGGCTATCAGCTCAAGCATTTCCTGCTTACCAATCAGCTGACTATAGACCCTTATGGAGTAGGGAATGAACCTGAGCATTTGGATGTCTTCCCCAGCTTCAATCCTGTTGATAATGCCGTTTGCATAATTACGAGGGTTAGGGATACCTCTGGCAACCAAGGTCTTATGATAAGAGTTAGGAATGACAACTTCCCCTCTGATAGAAACGAGTCCCATAGCAGTTACTTTTGTGCCTACCAGGATATACTTCATCTTGTTCAAGCATGACATACCTTGGGCACCATCACCACGAGTCAGAGCATCTTCAAGAACACCATCAAAGTAGTTGAGGACAATCGATCCACCATCGATTTTAGGCGTAATGGTGGTGTCACGAGTGTCATATGTCTCAGGGTATTTGATCTTGCTCAAACTTCCAACCGTAGAGCCAATGTGGTCTACTTTCTTTTTAGTATCTATAGCATACCCCCACCCAGGTACAAGAAGTAGAGGGTCTTTAGGGTTTAAAGTACGAAGCTCATCCACTAGGGCATCAAATTCAGAGTCCGATATCTCCTGTTGTCCATCATAATAGGACTGGCTGTAATGAGCTATGTCTTTTTCCAGAGTTTCAATTCTACCCATATTCTTATCTCCCTACCCCTATAACGGTTTTAACCTCAGCAGTTTGTACAACTATTACCAGGTTTTCCCTTCTGCTATCTTCTTTTTGATAACCTCAAAGTCCACTGGCTTATAGCCAATGTTGTCTACTGACACATTAAAATGCTGGCTATCAGCAGTATACAACTTTGAGTGCATATGTCCATGTATGTTAGTGAAGCCTGTGCCAATATTGGCAAGAGGTCTGTGGGAGAAGATGTAGATATCCTCATATATTACTGGATACTTTGATACCCATTCAATCCCACTCTCCTGCCACCACTTATATGACCTTTTGCTATCATGGTTACCCATAATCAAATGGATTCTACCATTCAGCTTAGATATGATGTCTTTGATCATCTGCTTGTTACCAAAAGCAAGATCACCAAGGACATAAACAAAGTCTCTTTTCTTAACAACCATGTTCCAGTCTTGGATCATGCTCTTGTGCATATGCTCCAAGGACAGGAAGGGACGGTTCTCATACTCTATTACGTTCTTGTGATAAAAGTGAGTATCACTGATGAGTCTCATTATTGGGATCTCCCCACGTTTTAATAACGTATACACCCATCCTACAAGGTGTGTCACCATTTTCTATCTGTCCATGAGAGAAGCATGGAGTCTTTTTATACCATATTCGTTCATGAACCCTACAGAGGTACTCACCTGGTTTATCTCCCACCAGATGAGGGCATCTCTCAGGACCATGTATACCGATAGCCTTTAAGTTATCTTCTTTCAATCCTTTCTTAGGGTCATCTACTATAATAACCATATAGTTCTGACAGCAGTGACCACAACGAACACACCTCATTACGACCTCTATACGTTTTTCACATACATAAAAAAGGGTGAGGGCAGATCACCCTCACCCTGGTAATACCCTTATTCAGTTTCAGTTACCTTCCCTATCTTTTCCAGCATTCCCTGAGGGAGAATATCCAAGAATCTGGTTGCTGTAGCCAAAATACCGTTACCTTCAAGGATAGCCAGGTCTGAGAAGTTGGCACTGAGAGCCTCAATGACAGTAGCATCCTTGAGGTTGTTGATAGCCTCAATCATATGAGGAGTAAACACAGAAGCTATCTTAGTAGCAGCATCAGTTTCACTCTTCATCTGGTTAATACCTATCTCAAGGTCTGCTGTTCTGTGCTGAATCTCCTGCTTCTTATGGGCATCCTCAATATTCAGAATTGCTTTGCAGATCTCCATATCCTTCTTCTTTGATATCAGATCATTTTCCTGTTTCTTGGCTACGCTTAGAGCCTTGGCCTCTTCTATGGTATCCTGGTCAGTCATGATCTGCTTGGTGAGAAGTGTTATCTCTTTTGATACTCTTGCCTCATGCTGCTTTGCTTTGAGGGTCAGGACGTTTGAAAATACCTTACGTTCATTATCCTGGATCAGCTTGTTGATGTCACTATTTGTGATCTCCATATCCAGAACCTCGACATCGTAGACCTTCATGTTGTTTTCTGTAAATAACAGTCCAGGTCTGGAGCCAATCGTTATTGTACTCTTAATCTCCTCCATTGCTGTTGAGGCATCCTCTGGATACAATACTCCACCACCAGCAGGTTCTTTGACCTCTTCCTTATCCTCTTCCTTGGCCTCTACATATGTAACTTCTTTTACACCGAGGATACTGTCACGGACGATATTAGTCAGATTCTGGTGCAGTTCCAGGATAGTGATTTTCCTTACCACAGACTTGATAATGGATCTGATATGATCACAAAGGAACTTTACATAGTTCTCCACACCAAACCACTTGAGAGGGTCATCATCATTGATAAAATCTACCCTATAGCTAACTTTGATATTGGCTTTAATCATGTCAAAGGTATCCACTTCAATGATATCAGAAACCCTGTTGCTCTTAGTCTTGAGGTAGACGGTATCGAACAGCCTATCTGTAGACTTTGGCTTACCTGTAGACAGTGACATAGGCTCCAGAGTCTCATCATACTCAAGGAGGAAAGCCTGGGGGCCTATTACCACCCTCCCTGCTCCAGTCTTGTCTACTATCTTGACTGCATACCCAGTCCATACATTGATTGGTATGGCACCCATGTACTTGGTGTTGAGGATGACTGTTCTTGGTTCAGTGAACTTTGTGTTTCTTTCAAAGGAGTCCCCACCAAACCTGTCTTCAACATCAAGACCTCTGGCAAGACTTTTTGTCATTGATGAGGCACCGGCTCCACCAAGATAACTAGTAGTTGCATACATTACGGACTGAGATAAGCTGGATGCTGACATGTCACCCTTATTACTGATCATCAGTTCTTTGTTGACTAGAGCTGCTTCCTTGTTGCCAGGGTAAAACAGACTAGCTTCTTTCTCAGTCAAGATCCTCCTGGTGATAGCATGGGTCCTTGGATCAGGAAGATACATCTTAGGACCTCTTACAATGAATACCTCACCAGTTGTTCTGTTGAGGACATACCATCCATCACCTTCAGGCATAGCAATGGCATGGTGGACCTCCTGCTCTCCATATTTGATGATACTGTGCTCTTTACGAGGCTGATAAATGATACCATCACCTGTTATGAAGAGTTCCTCACCAGCCTTTTTCTGGATCGTGGTAGTCCCACCATCATCAGCACTGGGTCCTGGTACCTCATAATCTTCGATGATCTTGATATACAGACCCTTACGAGCATCCAGCTCAATAGCTCTGTACTTGATCTTGTTATTGCTTCTGATAAAGGTCTGTGTAGGTTTGGGGAATACCACATTAGGTCCGTACAGATACTCTTTATCTCCACTCTCATCCAACAGAATGGCATACTCAAGATTCTCAAGAGATACAGCCTGTCTAACATACATAGGAGTTCTTGTTTCTTGAGAATTGCCATTGCCATTGTCCTCTACGACCTTAACACCTGTTGGAGGGATGTAGAAGGCTATCTCTGTACCCTTTATGATGTACCTCTTACCATTAGCAAGATCAGCAGGTACCATCATAGTCTGAGTGGTAACAGGAGCAGGGGCATCAGCCTTAAGAGTCTTGTCTTCACCTTCTCCACTCATAGCTGATGTTGTGGATGTAGAAGCTGTTTGAACAGTGGCTCTTGCCCAATTGGTTCTTGCAGCTACATCATCATAAATTTCAATAAGGAGATATTCATTGCTTCTTAGTCTATGACCCTCTACGACTGTTGCCATCTGACCAGGCCACATAGCAAAGGATACAGGACCAGGGATAACTACTCTCTTACCTATTTCAAGGTCTTCAGGTGTGTTCTTCTTTCCTGACTGGGGGTACCTGTTTTTGGAAGGGTTCAATAAAACAACATACCACCCAGCAGGAGCAAAGATCATCTGCTGTATAGGCTGAACCCTGCCCTGCTGGTTGTTGACGTTGACAAACCTTTTTGTCTTTGGATCGAAGATGATAGGAACCTCACTCTGTCCGAGGGTTACCGTGAGTGGTCCTACACATGTTACGATCCCACCATCCGTAGAATTTTGCACAAAACAAAATTCATTGGGTGCAAGTACAAGTTCTCTCTGTTCCCTTACAGGATCTGCCATACTAACTACCTCCTTTTTCAAATTCGTTTTGGGTTTTTCGTTCTACTGCTTATGATTCCAAGATATTTTGAATCTTTTTATCAGTACATCTTGAGTTACAAAACAGCACACTATTATCACTATATTTTCTAGGTATAAACCTCCCACAATACCTGCATCTGGGTATAATCTTGGTCTTCTTTACATAGCTGTGATCTTCTATCTTAAGAACATCCTGAGGGATATCATCTCCATCTTCTTGGCATGTCCTGATAATAAGCCAGTTGATAAACAATTCGATAGGAATCTGAAGGATCTCTCCTTGCCTTACATTGAATTTCTGACCCATAAATATGATAAACTCTTCCAGAAGATCCGATGCATTGATGAACCTATTGAACTCCCTTACCTTGCATCCTTTATAAATTATTTTGCCATCATCTACCATCTCATAAGAGCCATCTTCATTGACAGTCAGAATTGCACCATTGGGCATGGTAATAGTCATCTCCTGACCCTCATTGATGACAATGTCGATATTTTTACTCTCAGTTACCCCAGTATCAAAAGTGTTGTTCCATACTCCTATAGCAGTGCTGGAGGTAGGATAAGGTGAGGTATAAGCCGACCACGAATAGGTCTGACCACTGCTATTGGCTGTGACATAAATATTATTCCCAGAGACATATGTTGTTTGGTTTCCAGTATTAGCACTGGTTCCACTCCCACTTATTCCTGTCATAGCTACTTTCCTCAGTAAAGATACATCTCAGTTTACAAAATGCCCAGGTAGATCCTGTAAATTATCCAGGATCTCACCGTCTTTTCCTGACTGCACAAGGTTTATCCATCGGGACCTGATGAACTCTCCAGCAGTAGATGTAACCATAGGAAGACTATTTGATTTCCAAATATGTTTCCTTTCTACATCAATCTTTTGATCCCTGGTAGACCACCTATCACCAGTAACTTTACCGTCCTTTATGACCCTACAGTGCTCATGCCCACAGTAGGGACACTCCACAATATGGTTACCATCAATAGAGAAATCCAACTGTGCAATGAATGTATTGTTGCATTCAGTACACGAGAGGTCTGTTCTAACTCTACTCATTTACGACCTCAGTTCATTGATAGCCCTTTGGACTTTGTCCCTGATAGTCCTTCCCTTTACACCAACAGTAGTCATAAAGGCTTTGACCTTGTCAATATCGATAGGTTTACCCTGACCAATAAGATTCATGGCTTTGGCAACACGTTGAGCTGCATTAATCTGATCATCAGCAGAGACATATCTCATACCGTCCTTAGACCCTACCTTAATTATCCTATCCCAAGGGAAGGGAGTCTTATCTTTCCACAACCATTTTTCAGAATCTGGCTTTTTAGGATTCCATGAAAAGGTCTGCTTAAACCCTTTTTCAGGCATAGCATCACGAAACTCAATAATAGAGGTAGGTGGCTTTTTGTTCTTACCTGACATATCAAACATGGAGAAAATAACTCTGCCGTTTTCTGTAGACTCTACCAAGATTAGAGATCCATCTTTATGTTCAGCCCAACACAATGCTTTTAAAGTGTCTGCATTAGCAGGGTTGTAACCTGGAACGTCATGTGTACTCATTATTATCCTCCAACCATTTTTTTGTTCTAGCTATTTTATCTCTTCCATCTTATTCACATCCATATCTGCACGTAAAAGATCTTCTGCTTGCCATCCTGCATAGGACTCAGGAAGATAGAACCTTTTTGAAGGTAATAAGATAATATCTCCTATCCATAATTGCCCACTTCCCATATTCTTTTTGCTGGACTCTTCTGACATCACAGGAAGTATGGCACCTATGATCATCTCCCTGTCTTTAATAGTTCTTAAGACAACTACACCTTTTGTAGTCCAGGTACCATCGAAGCCCATCATAATCATCTCCCCCAGTACACTTGTGTTTGCTGCTATAAAATACATGATCCTATGCTTAAGTGCAATAATTATTATTGCAATATTTTTGGAAGTTTGCTTAATGAGTACTAACGACATGCTTCCTTACACTGGTGATCTCAGATAGAGGTGATGATGAATTCTGAAGAGAGGCTTATAAAGAAATGCATGGATACTGTGAAGTGGTGGTCAAGAGAGGTCTTGTCCAAGCTTATGCAGAGGCTTTACCATGGAGACTGGGAGAAGAGAAGTATTTACGAAATATTTGAATGGGCTGAAAAGGAAATGCAGGAACTAAAAGATGAGGTTCACAAGGTTATCCATGTGGATGCTGATACAATATGCAATGTGGATCTTCAGAGAACAAACTTGAGTCAGATTATAGATGAGTGCCGTGATGTATCGGCAACAACAATGATGTTGGCTCAGAAGTGTAAGGATCTTAAGGATTTTCAGGATGGTAAAAGATAATGGGTATAGATACAACTGTTGATGTACCTGATGGTGTCAGTGGGGACTGGAGAGTAGAGACTTTTGAGGTAGAGAAGCCTTCAATCTATCTTCTTCTCAAAGGAAGACCTGTTGAACCAGGAACATACAAAAGGCTCATGTTCAAAAATGAGGTGATCATGAGTAACACCCCTGCTGAGGTTCGAGACTTCATGTACTTTGTCTGGAAAGCAAAAGGTAACGTGTTAATAAACGGTCTTGGTCTTGGAGTGGTCCTGAAAGCTGTCTTACAAATGCCAGTGAGATCTGTCACTGTGATAGAGATCTCGGAAGATGTCATAAAGCTGGTGGCTCCTATCTTCAATGATCCAAGAGTAACAATAATTCAGGCTGATGCCATGACCTGGAAACCCCCTAGTGGCATGTACTATAATGCAGTCTGGCATGACATCTGGACCTCCATCTGTGAAACAAACCTTGATGATATGAAGTTTTTACATAGAAGGTATGGTAAGAGGTGTGACTGGCAAGCCTCATGGTGTAGAGAGGAACTGGATAGGTATTGAATTTTTAAAATTAATAGCTAATCATCAGCCTTCAAATTTGTTAGAGGTGCTCCGTAGAAAAGTTTGCCACAAGTAGTACAGGAGATGTTCTTGTACTTCAAAGGAATATAGAACCACAGTATCTTTTTACCCTCTGAGTATGTACAGGCACTATGTAGGTGAACCAAACAGTGACACCATCGAAGAAAAAAAGCCTTTAGTATTATCATAATCTCTCCATAGTTTTAACCAGCTTCTTTTTGCAAAACTCGTCATGCATGAACCTGCTCATGTCTGATGATGAGTACCTTTCTGACAGGTAGAAGGTCTTCTCATCAATCTTATTTATTACCCAGTCACCTACCTCTATTGTTTCATCAACAGGTGTTTCTACAATAATACAAAGAACAAAGTTTACGATATCAGATAAGTCATTGGTAGTAATGTTCTTTGCAGGGAGGTCTTTAACTAAGTTCTTTAAATTCATGGATACTATCTTAGAATAGGAAACACATATTTAGTCAATCCTTTTTCAGTGGCTACTTCAATCATGTTGGTTGTTCCAGGGCTTCTCTTATCATAATCATAAAGGGCAAGGAGTGCTCCTTCCTTACCTACATAGTTAGCCATCCTAGCATTTCGTATCATCCCAGCCTTCTTGCCCCAGCCCTTCCAATCAGCATCAAATCTCTTTATGGGTATGTTGTGCTCTTTAGCCCACCTCTCACCCATGGTGTCAACTCCACGAGCACCTCCACTGACCACCTCAGTTATCTCCCATGTAATTTGTTCAATAGCCAGTAACAGATCCTCATAATTATTGTAGTCTCTAGGTCCTGCAATTATAGTACGCATTGCTCCCTCTTTTTAATACTCTCTTTGAGATCCAATGTAACACCTAACCTCTTAGCTTCCCTTTCCAAGGCACTTTTTACTATATACCATTTTACTCCCCATCTTGCAGCAATCTGATATGCTGTCATGCCTTTTTTGAACTGACTATACATTTTTGAATCTCTGTCTGCCCTATAGATTTTTGTACCTTGTAGATCAAGAGCAGCATTCATCATTACAATAGTACCTCCTATTTTGAATAATGCTGATGCTTTCTAGGACACACCAGCCTTGCAAGATCGTGAGATAGGGGTTCTAGGGGTTCTATACCTGCTTCCTTAGCAGCTCTTGTCATCCCAGCAAGTGACAAAGATGATATAGGACAGAAATCACACCTACAATCACCCATCTCACTACCCTCACAGGAGGGATTAGTAACAGAACAGTAATGCAACCAGAGGATCTTATGAGCCTGTTTCAAAGCTTCATAATCATCCTTTGAAACCAGAGCATTCCATTCTTCCTCGGTCAGGATGTACTGCACTATTCACTACTCTTTATAGCTGCATGGCTTTCAGGATCTGTAGAGAACCATCTGACGTTACCTACGAGAGGGATAGTCCTGTTCTGCCCATTCATCAGCTTCATCCAAAGGATATGACCACCTTGTCTCACCTCTGAGCATTCAAAAGATTCCAGATACCCATCCCACCATCTTACATTGACTAGGATCATAAACTTACCTCCTTGTGCTTAAGCATCCTTAATCAAGTGACCAAAGACTCTTTCAAGAACATCAGGTAACCCCCATGACTCTACCTTTAGAGCAGCTTCCACTTCAGTAAGGGATTCAAAGGAGTTGGCACCCTCTTGGTAGGTGAACCAGTTATTATTGGCTGTTCTGCAGAGGACAACGTGGTCATATCCCTGACCAAAACTTGTAACCTCAGTTGCCATATCAGTGTCATACCTTACGAGCTTCTGAATAGTCTTCATTTCACCCCCCATCAAATTTGAATTTCCACGTTCCAGTTATATCGATCCCTTATCACCTTGTCCCTTGGCTGTTTGTCCTCAGGTATCTCTTCTTCACTGAGGATCTTGTGGTCCCACTTGTAAGCCTTCTCAGCATCATTGAACAACATCCTAAAGTCCTTCCTTAACCCTTCCTTACATTTCAGAACTATGCCAGTGTCAGTGTACACAACATCGAAGTCCAGACATCCACCCCAGCTTGTTCCCAGAGTGAAGTCCACAACTATAGGACATTCAATCCAAGGATACAGTCTAAGATTTTCTGTCTCACAGATGTGCTTAACCATTTTAATTAAGAGAGGCAGCTCACCAGGATAGATATCAAACAAAATACTGTCATGGACACTGCCTACTATGATAGATTTCAGACCCTTCCTCTTCATAGCCTTATAGAGTCTTCCTATAGAGTCTGATACAAGATCAGAGGCAGGACTTTGAATTTTATAGTTGACTGCCCTTCTGTGATTGGCTTCTTTATCTTCTTCACCTTTGAAGTTTATCATGTTGATAGGGATGATTCTGCCAAACACAGTTTCTACCGTGTGACTAGCATCTACCTCATTGTAGCACTCCTGGAAGTACTCACTCAGACTTGTGCACCCTGAAAACAGACCATCCTTGATCTTCTTAGCTGCTTTTGTTGTGATATTGAGCTGCTCACCAAGGCTCTTATCGGAGAGGCCATAGATCAATCCGAAATTAACCGTTTTAGCCTCTTTCCTCTGTTTTTGTGTAACCTTATCAAGCTTTACCCCAAAGCAAACAGCAGCCGTAGCAGCATGAATATCCACACCATTTTTAAAGGCTGTCAGCCACTTCTCTTCATGGGATAGAGAAGCTATTATTCTCAACTCCACCTGGGAAAAGTCAAAGCACCCAAATAGACCTCCTACTTTTGCCCATCGGGATATAAAGAGTCTTTTAATATCTGAAACTTTGGGGAGGGTGTGAAATCCTGAAGAATGTCTGCCAGTTATAGTTCCATTTATTTGATAATTTGGATGATAGATGTTACCATCAAGATTATCACTGGCATTATCAAGATATGAGGATATTAGTTTCCTTAGTCCAGTATAAGCTGAGAGTGCAATAAGGAATTCCTTGGCATCAGCACTTGTATCCTTGTGTCTGATTAAGGCTTCGATAACATCCTTGTCAGTAGAGGGTGCAGATTTGCCCTCTTTAACTGATGTCATTTTGAAAAAGTCATCAAACAATATGCTCACTCTTTGCTGTGTGCTTCCAGGATTAAAGACTTTCTTTTCTAGCTCTTCCATGGATAGTGGCTTCTTCTTTTTTGCATTATCTATGATGGCACTCTTCATACGAGGACGTATCCAATCTTCTATGAGACTAGCCATGGTGCCCCACTCACCTTTTGCCATCTCCTCATAAGCATTTTTTATGTAGTCAAAATTGTCTAAGTCAAACCAGATACCCTTAGTCTCAGCCTCGATAAACACAGGCAGTATGTTGTGAAGTATATCGATAACAACTTTACTCTTGCTCATTTGTTATCCTCTCATCAAGAGCAGTAAATAAGGCATCATTATAAAAAGTATCCAGAGCAGCATACTCACCAAGAATAGAAGTGGGAATGTTGGCATAAGTACGATCCTCTATCTTACGAAACATCTTTATGTAGGTACTTACTGGAAGCTCCCAATTTGGAACACCAAACCACTTCGTACAGAGTGTTTTTAGATCAAGATAACCAAAGGTCTGTCTTCCTATCAGTATGTGGGCAAGCAGCAGAGTATCATAGTAAACCCTGATCTTATCTAGCTTTGCGATACCCATTGCTATAGCAAAATCTATGTCGAATTTAAGATTGTGGCCCACAATAGGTACAGTCTCTATCATCTCTCCTATAGCATGATTAATCCTTACAATATTTTTGGCAGAGAGATCGATATTGATAGGATAGAACTTATTCATATATGGGTAATCCTCATGGTGCATGATGTTAGATATATGAATAGGAACTGCTAAGGACTTTTTATTTACCAAGTTATTGTAAAAGGAGTACATGATGATCTTGTGTTTCCATGGAAGGAATCCACTAGTCTCACAGTCATATAAAACATACTGAATAGCCTTGTCCTTGTAAGCTTCCACAATAAGCTTGGACTCTTTGATAGCCAAGGAGGGTTCAGCTATCACCCACTTCCTATCTTCCACAGGCTCCTCTTTATCATGGTTAAGAGCCTCTCTGACTACGTTACGAAACTCCTTATCTGTTGTTGTGCCTATCTTGCCCCTGATAATATAAGAAGGGTGGTAGTTGGGGAAGAGCTTCCATACTCTGCCCTCTATGGTTACAAACTGTATATTACCTATCTCTTTTTCAATCCCTTTGTGCTTACCGATGAGGGATGTGAGAGGGCTGTTACCAAGGGACATGATTGCTGTCTCTTTAGGATTAAAGAGAGACAGCTCTTTATACAAGAAAGGTCGGCACCATTCTATTTCTTGGTTAGACGGTTTTCTGGGACCTCGTTCATAATCAAAAGGATCTAGGTAAGGACAACACTTCACTGTGTTGGTTATGTATACAAGACCCTCCTCTTCCCCAAGAACTTCTGATAAGAGCTGTCCCGATCTCCCAATGAAGACCTCACCTTCTAAGTCTTCAATTTTGCCAGGAGCCTCACCGATGATAATCAGCTTAGGATGATCAATATTACCCCTAGCTCTTATCCTGGGTTTATTACAAAGCCTATGTAGGCCACATGCACCGCAATTATTTTCCATATTGCCCTTACCCTTTTGAAACAATTACAACTTAATCACAATATGGTAGTTGCTATCCTTTGACCTTTTTCAAAGCATGTACTGCGTTTACTGCTTTCTTGAGCCTCTCAGTGAACCCTTCTGTTTTAACCTGTACCTTTTCTGGTACAAATGAAAGCTTAACCTGGATTTCATTGACTGTGAGATCGTCTGTGGGGAGTATAGTAGCTCCCAATGTTAACTTCAGGCCCTTCTCACTCATCATTCCTACAGCTTTTACCAGGTTATCCTGTTCCTCATCCAGAGCTTCACCAATAAAAGTAATTAGCCCATTTCTAATTTCCTCATATGGAGCCGACATTGCAACCTCCTCATTTCTTTCTAGTTCTTGGTTTAGGGTTATCCCTCTTGATATATCTTCGTTTGCCGTTAAGATCCCTTTCTACCTCTTTGAAAAGCTCCCTTAGCCTACTCTCATCTTTGTCTAACCATGTTCCAGGTATCTCTCCATTATGGCTCCAGAAGTGCATGATAGACATGTCTACAGAGAGAAACCGTTTGAAAGCCATCTTGGTAGCTTCCTGGTCTTCGTCATCACCTACTGTAGCCAGGATCAGTAACAGGTTTCTGTGAGCATTCAGTTCCCTTTCTATGAAGAAGGATTGGATTTTTGAGAAAGCATCCTTAACATCAGAGGGTACTTGACTATAGGCAGCACTCAAGGTCTCCAATAAGGCTAAAGACTTCTCAGCGTATTTTACGTGAGATAATACCTTAGTCCGTAAAGCCTTCTGTTCCTCTTCCCTATTTATCATTTTTATCCTTGAGTGCTAAAAGTTTTTCAATGAGAAGATCTACGGACCTCTCTGTTTTGAATCCTACAACAAGGTCATAACTGTCTATAATGGCTGTCTCACCCTTCTTATACATCATTTCATTATTGCTGAAAACTATAGCCTTGTAATCCAAGAGACCATCATCGTTTATTATCTCAACAGGGGTAAGAACGGTATCTGTATCACCTAGTAAGTAGACATCTTTCCCCTCTTCTTTTATCATTTGAGGTCTCTTTTTTCCAGTTTTGATTTAAAGGTTACCTCCCTCAAAATACCATCCTCAGAGCTGATAAATACAAGAGAGTCACCTATAAGGATGTTCATTATGGTGTTGATGATGCCAATGGGATTGACACCCCAGTATCCGAACTCCTCACTGAAGACTATATTGATCATGTTATTGTTAGTTTCCATACTCTGTACCTTCTCACTATCCCCCTCCAGGAAGCTGGTGAGAATATATTTGTTGATTGGTACTGCATTGAGAATGGCATTGAGTGCTTGGAGTAACTTTTCCTTCTCTTCCATAATACCTCCTAGAATGGCAGCTTCTTTGTAGCAAAGCCAGCTGCTGATTTGTGACCACAACCACCATACTCTTTGGCAATGATCGATACATCTATGTGTTCATTATTCGTGTATAAGGACACTATCCACTTAACTTTTTGCCTATTAAATAGGAGGAGACCATCAGCTTCTATCTTGAACTTTTTAAAATCAAGTTTTCTCAGGGCAGTGTTGCTGGTGTCTGTATTGATAGCCAGGAATTTATGACCCCCTAGAGTAACATGGAAAGAGCAGTTAAAGAGGAGATCGTATACCCTGCTCTCTTGGTATTTAAGGATAATGTGACCCATTGTACAGATATTGTCTACAAACATTTTTGAATCACGTTTTGATTTGGTAGAGGGGTCGAGTAGTACTTCCCAGATAGATGATTCTGGGTTCAGATCAAACATTGAGGACCCTATATGGAACAGCATGGTTTTGTCTCCATACTTGTACTTCCACTCATCATAATTGCTGACCAGATTAATCACATAAGGAGGTTTCATACCTGCTCTGTAGTAATTCCATACCAGAAGACAAGCTCCACCCTCACCAGACTTAAAGACATAATCAAGTTCTTCTTTGTCTATTTGATCTACTATGTCTATTGTGGTCTTATGATGATCAATCCAGGTCACAGTCTTCGTTATACTTCTGAGCTTATTGTAAACTCCAAGAGGTATAGACAGGTCTACAAGGATAACATGATCATCACTCTCTATCTTTGAAAAATTTGGATCTGAAATATTGGAATTGTTAACAGGGATGAACTGAATACCAGGGTACTCCTGTTTTACTATGGCTGCTGCACATTTACCATCAGAGTCATTATGATAATAACAATATTGTCTCACAGTGATTCCAGTTTATCAATAAGTTTGGTTAAATTAATATTAGATGCTCTTATCTCTCGTAAGAGGTCCCTTTTCTTTATGATCAGTATGAAATTTTCCCCACCAGAGTTGATCTCCATTAAAATTAGTTTTAATTTATTACCCTGTGTTTCCACTTTATCAAGATACAGTTCTTTCATAGAGTACACCTTGATAATGTAACAGTAAAATCAGCCTTTCCAGGGGATACTCTTTGAACAAGGAACGTCCCTAATGGGTGGATTCTAATTGTTTTGTTTATGGCTTCAAGGTCATCATCATAGGCACCTATTACTTTCTTACCCTTGATGACAATGACACGACCATTATAGACAGGTATAAAAGCTTCCTGATTTTTCAAGTAGAAATTGAACTCCTCCAACAGAGGTATGTTGGGTTCTGCTTTAAACTTAAGGGCATACCTGATCTGTTTAGGTGTACCAAGTTTTTTGTACTCCTCAAGAAGAGCTGCATCGGATGCTACCATAAAACCCCCATCTGTTACTTAACAAAAATAAACCAACTATTAATTGTTCATAGCATATCATGATCAGAAAGGACAGTAAAGAAGGAAGTTAAACAAAAACCCCAGAACTGGGGGATTCTGAGGTTCTTGATGTGTCCATATGGTCTAATGTGACCAACACACTATCTTTGTTAGTAATTAGTAATTACATTCTATTCTTTTGTCAAGCACTGATTTAGATAAGTTCCTTATCAATAGCTAGTTTTTCAGGAATACTAATGCTGATGATATTGCCCTTTCCAGCATTTTCTAGTTCATCCTCATCATACTCTATTGCTATTTTAGGTAGCCAGACTTGGGCACCATCTATATTAACAAGGACAGCACCTTCTGTCTGGTGGATATACTTAGCCTCAAAAGGAATCATATTAGCATGTCTACTCATATTCTACTTCTTTTTACTGGCTTTCAGCTTTGCAGAGAGTCCTGATAATTCCTTCCTCTTTACTTTTGATTGAGGTGGTTGATCAGTTGTTGTCCTCTTCTTCCTCTTTACTTTTGGTTGAGGTTGTTCAGCTACAACATCAGGCTTTGTACCATCAGGCTCTATGTCCACAGGTTCATCGATCAGTTCATTCAAGTCCAGGAGTTTAGGATTTGAATGAGGGAGTTCTGTTCTAGGCATATTGTGGATAGCCTCTATGATAGCATTGGATGCTTTCCTTACAAACAGCCTCTGCCCTCTAAGCAGATCTATTACCTCTTCCAAGGTTGTTGCTTCACTCTCCTTGATACCCCTCTCAAGCATCTTATGAAAAATCGGTTCTATGGAGGTATAGTATCCAAGGAGTACCTTTGACTCTTCACTTTTAGCAAGAGGTCCCTCTGGTTTCTTAAATTCATAAAGAATATACTGAAGTTTATCTGATGATATTAAAAACTGATCTACCTTAAGTTCCATACAAAAACCTCCTGTCTTTACCTCTTAATATCAGATTTTTCAAAACAATACTATCCTAGCTTTTGTACAAGCTCAAAGATGATGTCTGGTATATCATTTTTAATGAAAATCCCTTCGTAGTCCTTGTTATCAATGTTTGATTTGTACCTATATATATCAGATCCATTAATGTTTACAGTCAGATACTCATTATGCTTAATCCATTCAAGAGTAATACTGCCATCTATCTCTGCTCCCAACATAGGGAGATTATGTACAAATACATTAATGAATATTGATAGTTTCTCATAAATATCAAGAGGTATAGGTACTGCTTCCCTGTTGTCCCAACCATGCTTTGAACATTTATTAACAAGTGTGAGCATATTTTTACTCATGATATACATACTAACTACTTCACATCTAGGCCCAAACCCTATCTCTGGATTATCATCGTAGTGAGGAAGACTTTTGACTGTTCCATCCTCATCTATGAAGTTAAAAGAGTTTGTAGCAGTGTTCCACTTACCTATAAAGGTATTGTGGCCTGTACCAAAGTAGTAAAGTTCGTTTCTGAGTTCACTCTTTTTAATCATCTAAGTAGGTACTACTATCCTTTTCACCAAAGTATGAACGAGCCAGATCACGTTCCATGGTTATGTATACACCATCTTCCCCTCTTCTGCACTTGTCTATAAATAGCTTACCTTTTTTTGCTCCCTTTTTAAAGTTAATACTTGTTACCGAGTATGCTTTATGGGCTTTCTTTGCACTGTGAGCCAAATGGTGAGATTGGATTACTTCACCCTCTGGAAGATCCCATGCATCCCTTCTAGGCTGTGCAAAGGTCACTATAGGGCATTTAAAGTAGTCTGCTACTTGAATCAGCTCCCCATAAATGTTACCTGCATCTTCATACATATCATTGGTGGTTCCACCAACAGGAAGAAGGCAATCATCGTAGTCAAGTATGATAAGATCAGGACTTACTCCAAGGGTAGATCTGTGTTGGGCTACCCAGGCTCTTATGGTCATAGCATTTGCTGTTTTTTCAGGCCAATAGTTTACAAATAAATTATTTTCAAACTTCTTGAACTTCTCCATCTTCTTTTTCCATGTCTCATTATCCACGGTCAAGAAGGATGCATGAGTAAGCCCTGTGACCCTGAGTGCATAATGCTTGAGCACATCTATATCTTTGATTTCTAAGGTAGCATGAAATACTATTTTACCTATAGCTATATTATAAGCTCCTATGTTGCAACCAAATGTGGACTTACCAGATCCTGGAGGTCCCATAAACATATGAAGTTCCCCAGGAGCCATACCTCCCATCAATGCCTGATCATATCTTCCAAATCCTGTCTTGATAAGCTTTGCAGGATCATACTTATCACGGTATTTTTCAGGGAGATTGATCAGATCCTGAAGGGTTTTGGTCTCTTGTGCCCCTGAGCCAATTGAGATAGCCTTATCTATCATTTTTAAAACAGGCTCATAGTCATCACTTCTTTCGAGGATGGTTATGGAGTCCTCAATGGCTTTCTTAAGAGCTTGCTTCCTTACAAACTGAACAACTTTGTTGACTATAAAGGGCTCATTTTTAGGCTTGGACAGGTAAATATCTCTCACTTCATCTCTAAATATTTTAAGAGACTCAGATCCCCAACCCTTATTACTAACAAAATCCTCTATAAGGATAAGAAGATCCTTGCGTTCAAGCTCAACCTCATACAGCATCATATGTTGATTGATGAGGCTAAATATAGCTTTCATAGGGGCTAAGTCAAAGCTGTCCTCTTGTAATAAGCAGCCATAGTTAGTGGCAAATACTACATTGTTGGCTAACGTATATAATACTTCACGTTGAAACTCATGGGAGTATAATGGCATAGTGCCTCAATATATCAATTATTTTTTACTCAATAAATTAGTCAACCACTTAGACCCTGCTGTTTGAAGTCCAAGCTCATAAAATATTTTCTTTACGTAAGGGAAATCAAGTACAGCCTCATCTTTTGCTTCCTCAAAAAGTTGTATGACTTCATCCTCGTCTACCTCAATATATTCAAGATCCATTAGCCTTATATTACGTTTGATAACCTTGAAGTGCTGTATTACAGCCTGATGCTTTTTGTCATCACTGCCACTACAGAAATCGAAGAGAGCAGATAGTGTGGGTTCACTGAGACTGTTTATTATCTTTGTAGCATTCACCTTACCTATGCCAGGTACACCTCCTATGTTATCAGAGGTGTCTCCTTTCATAGCTTTGTACAAAGTGAACCCATCTAATCCAAACTTATACTTACTCTTGAAGTTGTTGGCAGTGAGGTGTTCATCTTGTCTGTAGAGGTATACAGAGGCTCCAAGCTTTACCATTTGTACAAAATCTTCATCACTGGTAACGCAATAAACACTGGATTCTTTGGTAAGTAACTTGGTAAGCACATAAATGATATCATCAGCTTCTTCATTAGGTATCCGAAGGGATGGTATTCCCATAGCAGGTAAGAGTACATCCAGTGTTTTAAAAGCAAAACCTTTCATATTTTCTATCATCTCTTTCTTATCAAGCTCTTCTTCAGTCATCATAATGCCAGTGGCATCCTTGCCCTTACCCTTACCCTTGTCCCTATTTTTGTAATCAGGGTAGAGCTTGTTCCTAAAGGCTGCATGGCCCCCATCAAATACAACAATCATACTTCCTTGGATCTTTTGGTTTATCCCCCAGAGGGTATTAAGGAATACATGAAGGGCACCAGTGGGCTCTCCATGAGGACCTTGGAGATCAGCCACTGCTGCATGAGAGGCATAATTTACAAAGTAGTTACCATCTACTATACAAACAATAGATTTCATTTGGAGATTCTCCAATAAAATTTTATAGGTACTTAACTCTTGATGCTTTATCAAAATACTTCATGTACTCATCTCCAAGATCATCTGGATCATCCTCACCAGGTAGGTCTACTCTCCACACCTCAGCAAATCCAGCTTTCATAAGAGATCTTGAAACTGCTTTGACTTGACCTTCAGGTACACCACCATCAAGAGACATCCAAACCCTATCAGCTCTTGTCCTTATCTTGTATAATTGGAGAGGTGATATGGTTTTACCAAGGAGGCATACGGCACTTACACCTGTGGTTTTTTCAGCACTTACTGCTGATAGGAAGCCTTCACAGATAATGCACTCTCTATTTTTGATCTTATCAACTCCATATACGATGTTACTTTTGGGTACGTCTACATTGATGTACTTACGGTCATCACCCATGTAGGTTCTTCCAATAGCATAGACACATATTCCATCCTCATAGAAAGGGAATATAACTCTACCAGTCCACTTATTTATCAACCTATCATCTTCTTTGTAGGACTTACCTGAACGTATGTCATACTTTTGGATGTCTTCCATAGTAAGACCACGATCATTGAGAAGGTAGTTGGTTGATCTGGGGTGTCTTTTGGGATTAATAGGTTCTGAAAACTTATCAATATCTACTCCTGTTGTCTGAATAAGAGGTCTATCAAATACTTTGTGAAGTGCAGTTCTTAGTTCATCAAGGCTCTTATTTGAAGTTACCTCTTCAGAGGATAATATGAACTCAGAACCAAGCTTGATGTGCTTATCCATGCAGACAAAGCAGATCCCCATCCTTGTCTTGATATCAAAATAGAAATGTTCTTCCTTGTTGCAGAACGGACAATCTGTTTTAAATCTGTTTTTGTTGGTTGCATGTGCTGGAACGGCATTTCTCATTAAATCGTGAACCATTATAACCCCCCAGTTATAATTACATCATTAATAATATGATGCCTAATTTATGGAGAACTCTTCTACATGATCATCTTTGTCTAATATGTAGATTGTGTTGCAGGATCTTCCGTAGGTTTTAATAGCAGTTTTGGTTATTCTTTGGGTAAGCTCTTTGAATCTGACAGGTGACATCCAATCCAGGTAACTTTTGTATAGTGGGATAGTATGAATACGATATTTCTTTTGGTCCTGAGCCAACACAAGAACTATGTCTTGGCACATGTTAATGAGAATACTTCTTTCGTGTTCTCTCCATTGATCATAATGGAAGACTATCCCTCTCCAAGGTTTTGGTTTCAGGTGTGCCTCAATACTACTTTGAAGCCTCTTAGACATAGTCATCCAAGATCTGTAGTCTACCCAGCACATGCATCCTTCAAGATCATAGCCACATATGTCCTTGATTACAGTTTGGTACTCGTCTTCTTTTTGTTTCTCACAGATGTCTTTGGGCTTGGTTTTTACTAAAGCAGCTTGTTTTAATCTTTGACCAATTACAGTAGTAGTTGTTTCAGTGCTGAAGATATAATCTACTACTGCATTGACATTTTGTGACACTAAAACCCCCAAGGCTACAAATCATTAGACAGTGTTATAATATAAGCTCATCAAGATCAGGAAGCAAGAATTTTTTTAAGTCACAGACCTCGTTTTGTCATAGCTTCTTTAATCCTTTAAGGAAAATCTTTTTAAAGGCACTCCAGGTTATCATGACGATAGGCTCACCTAGAATCTTACGTTTGTGTATGACCATCCAGTCATAAGATTCTATCATATTAGCCTCAGCCTGATGGATAGCCCCTACGAAATCAAGACTTTCAGTAGCCTTAGTCTCTATGTTGAAGGGGAACAGCTTCTGAGCTTTGCCTCTTAGGACTACATCCACACCAGACTGTCCCATTTCCCTGTTGTGAATAAGACAATCATCGTCTTCCTGATCATAAGGTATGTCCAGCATCTCACTGATTTGCTGACAGATGTACTTCTGAAGACCCCTACCCTTACCCTTCCTGCTGGATATCTTGATGGTCTTGAGATTGTTCTTCATCTTTCGGAGTACGTTTTCGTACCTAGTTTGCCAGTTAGTAGTCTTACTGGTTTCAAGAGCCTCTATGATTAGCTCTATGTCCTTTGTGTCAAGATTGATGGTTCTCTTAGCCATTAAATACCTTCCTCTATCGGGTCTGGGAAAAATCTCTTAATATTGTCCTGGTTAGATATCAGTATCCCACCACCATTATTGGAGATAAGCTTGGCAACCTCCCTAAGGTTCTCCTCAAGTACTTCTATGTCTCCGTTTGGGTATCTCATTTTAGTCCTAGTACCGTCCATAAAGAACACAATATTTGAATCCACAGGCACTAGAATAGGGGATAGTTCAGGCACAATTTTGCCACCCTTCTTAACGCCACTATTCCTAGAAGCAGTTAGACAAACATACATAAGCTATCTCTTAGTACTTAGGGTTTCTCATACTGGTAGGATTCTTCATAGGTCCACCAGGGTTCTTTACCTTTTTCTTTTCCTCCTGGATCTTCCCTTCCTTACCTCTTTTGACCAGAGCCACCTGATTCATTGGGAACCACTGCTCTTCAACAGGATGCCCTTCTTTATTGAGTTCTTTACTCTGAATGCCTATCCTTACACATCCGTTGATCCAGAACCCATGGCCTATTACAGAGCCTTTGAATGCACCTACTTTGTCCTTGACCTCATCACTGAGCTGAATATCTATCTCAGGGAATTCAGGAGCCTCAAGGTCTGTAGCCTCTATGAACTTGAGAGAGGTACCATCGAAGAAGACAGGCTCAATAGGTCTCCCTTCATGAAGCTCTCTGCTCCTCACTCCATACCTATCCTGATTGTAAAGGTAGCGTAAGTGTACCACTATCACTCCTTTAAACTCCGTTATGACATCCTGTACAACATCTCCGAGTTTGAAATCATAGCTTTCATTATTCATATATCCTCCTTTGGATACTCTTTTGGTCTTGATAACAAATTTGGTTTAAAATACACTTTGCAATTGGACTTACGTGCTGCAATGAGCAAATTCTCTACCCAGATCCATTCTGGTTGTCCTGCTGGCATCTTGGTAGATCTGCTTCTTCCTCCAATGATAACCCAATCAAACATAGACAGGTTAGGTACTCCCATGTCTTCTTCTAGAGGCTCAAAGGAAACAAATTTGACAGGAGCTTTAATCTTCATGAAGATTTGTCTGGTAGAATCCAGTCTGTCTTTTACATCAATAGTGGCTCCTACCCATACATTCTCAGGGAAGACGAATTCAAGATATCTTTCTGGGTTTTTTGTAAGTAGCAAATAATTCCATTGTGGGGATTTGGCACATATACCTAAAACCCTATCGATCCATTTTTTAGGGACCCACTTACCAAACAGATCACCCATAGAACATACAAATACGTTCTTATCACTGAGACTGTTTATCTTCTTGGGTGGCTTGCTGTTAACAGGTGCATTCAGCCTATTAGCATGGAAGGTAGGTTTGAACCCTTGGGGGTAGAATCTGGCAGCTATGTCACGAGCATAGCAATAGGTACAGCCATGGTTACACCCTGTGACAGGATTCCAAGACCACCGTGCCCACTCAATCTTGGCTCCTTCCTTACCCTCATTACTTTCATTGAATACACTTGTTGACTTTGAAGCCATCATATCTCTTCCATTGTGCCCATCCCCATCTCTATGTCCTCTTCCTCATTGTCCTCCATCTCCATATTTTTCAGGTGTTCATCAAGCATTTCTTTATAGTCATCAAGCTCTTGCTTTGAAATAAAATCATCTAAATCCATCTTTCTTATCTGCTCTTTTGTATATTCTGATAAGAGGTATATTGCTTTCCCCTTCTCTGTTTTCTGGGAGTAAAACCCTGCATTCTCAAACTCATCCATGTTTGGCATATTGGTACAGATGAACATAACCCATTGGTGAATACCATAAGTAAACCTGTTACACATGTAGTCCTTATGGAGCTTATTTAATATGTTCTTACCCAGGTGGTAGTTCTTATAATCAAACTTAGACCCTGAAAGTTTACCTCCTTTTGAAACCCCCCTGCACCTCTTTATGGTGTTTACAGGTAAATTCATAAGTAGGTCTACCTTTTTAAACCTCTTAATTTTAAACAATTCTGGAAGGGCAGCAGGTCTGAAATCTGCAATCTCATTTTCATCGTCTTCATTATCTTTACCATAGACCATCTTAATCATTCCATTAGGGTCTATATAGACAAGACCACGTTGAGTAGGCAGGTACCTCTGGTTTTTCTTACTCTCCTCTTGTACATAGTTTGTTACAAAGTCTATATAGTTCCCATGAATGATCTTAATATCAAACTGATCCCTACTAAACTCCAGGTGCTCTGAAAAGTACTGATCCAGGTTCTTTTTTAGTTCCTCACAGACCTCTCTGTCTTTATCAATAAACCTACATACAAACTTCATCTCTTTGAGGTACTGAGCCTGAAAGTTAGGGTGATGATGTACAGTATCTAAAAAGATAAGAGGACTTCCGTATTTGCCATCTTCCTCTCTTCCATAACCAGCACACAAATCCCAATAAATAAATGGTCTACTCCAAGTGTTCCATCTCCATTTTTTAAAGATGAGGCTGTTAACCCTCAATATCTCTGTTAGGGCTATAGTATACGTTTTATGTTTTACAGGTGTGACCTCAGAATAATATCTTCTTTTCACAGTACTCCCCCAGTTATTGTTGAACTACACTTGATATCTCGTTAACTTTTTCCACCTCAATAATGGATTCAAAGCTGGTTTTAAAGTCATTCTTATGGGTGATGATATAAATGCACAGGTTCTCATCAAAGATCATGTCAATGCAGTTCAGGATCATCTGTATCCCTGTGTTGTCCAGGCTGTCAAAGATCTCATCGAAGACAAGGAGGTTTGTGCTTACACCAGCACACTCCAGTAGGAACCTCTGAAGACTCAGGATGATGATTATATCGGCCCTTCTCTTCTCTCCACCAGAGAGTGACTTATAGCCTCTTTTGCCATCGTTTATTTGGATATCCACACCACTCTCTTTCTGGCTTACACATAGAGAGATGATCATACTGTCAAGGATACTTGGTGATATCTCTGCAAGGATAGTGTTTACGAAGCTCAAATACTTCTCCAGTACCCTGGTTCTGAAAGGTGAAGAGGGTAGAAGCAGGGAAAGGATATAACTCACACCATTCAACTTTACTTCCATGTCCTTGAGCTGGGCATTGAGGTCATTTACTTCTGCAACCAGTTCATTCAGTTCTTTCTGTGTGTCACTGATCGATTCAGTAGTCTCCTCAGTTTGATCATCCATTCTGGCAATAATACCACCCAAGTTATTGTTTAAGATCCTCAGTTCCCTTTTAGCTGCATAGATATCATTATCCATGAGGTTAATGCCATCCAGCAGTGATTCTAAGCCTCTTACCTTGGACTTCATCTTAGGAAGCTTGTCATCATAAGCTTCCAGCTTCATCCTGGCATCGGCTACCATGGAGACAGGATAGTTTTGACCACAGGTAGGACAGATACCGTCTTCAATAAGATCAATCAAGGTCTTCATCTGCTCCTCAATGATAGAGCAGGATGATTTAATAGTGTCCAGGCTCTCACGTAGAGTAACAGGCTCTTCTGTACTGCACATTTCCCTCTTACTCTCAAGGTAATTGAGATTAGACCTTGCCTCACTGAGCTGTTTCTTTATCTCACGAAGCTCATCCTTGAAGTTGTTGTTGGCCTTTCCAGTGGCTGTCCTAAGGGTCTCCACCTCTGAATTTTTGGCAATCATTTTGCCTTCAACTACAGAGTACTGATTATCAAGTTCAGAGTGTGTTGCTAAGAGTAACTGCTTTTCCTTCTGGAACAGCTTATTAAAACTATCCCAACTATTTAGGCCCATCATGTCCTCAAGAACTCCCTTACGAATGGTAGGGGTCATGGTACTGAGGTTAATAGGCAAGCCTTGAATGACGGTTACTACTATGACAAATAAATCATAAGGGATTCCTATGATCCTATCTATAACATCTTCGATATTCTCTGTGTTTCTTGGTGAGATGTTCTCACCATTACAGCTTACTTTAACTTTGTTGGAGTCCTTTTTATCGTAGGTTCTAATGATCTCGTAGAGATCGTCCTCTATAGAGAACTCAACACCTACAAGACATTTGCCTTTACCATCTCTTGATATATTTTTCTCTCTGAGAGTTCTCTTATAGAAGCACCAAGATATGCTTTCAAAGAGGTGACTCTTCCCAGCACCATTGGACTCAGAGAAGTTGGTATCCCGATTAATGCCTGATACCATGTGCTTCCCCGATTCAAAGGGAAAGTCAAACTCTGCAAAGCTCCCAAAATTTGTACCCCATACTCTCTTAAATACAATCATTATAACCTCAATAATTACTTCAATTCAGGGTGTGTATGATTCAAAGCTTCCTTAAATACAAAATCAATCTCTACTGCATCAGGTCTGCAAAGTTCCCAGCCTTCACACTCAATCTCCTTGATAAGATCCAGATAGAAATAATATCTGGCTGTTTCATCGGGAAACCACTTCTTAGCACTCTTTACCAGTTTAAATATTAGCCCCTTCTCTTTTATAAAACTTGTCATAAACACTCCTCTCATAGAGCAGAGCTACATACCCTGTTACCTCGATACACTTATTCAACTCATTGACATCAAAAGAGTCTCAAAATCCATATAAATAAGCTCATTGGCTTCATCTTCCAGTCCAGATTCCATGTAGATCTTATGGGTCTTTTCAAAATAAGCTTTCACCCTGACAGCTTCTCCAAATTTGAGCAGAGTGGCCCTGATAGATCCCATCTCAGGATGATAGGAGAAGCATATTGCTGGTTTTGTTATAGGGTAGTCATACTGACCATCGTTAGTCATATACCACCCACTTGTTTTCTTTTCCTCTATCTTCTCATAAGTAGCTTCAAAAATATCGGGTTTGCAGGGATAGTAGTGTTCCCCATCAGGCTCAGGTATAATCCAGTCTCCTACTTCCAAGAGAACTACCTGGTTATTGTGTATAGTATGTACATGAGGCTCACTGTTACCTGATGTATAACAGGATATGGAATTACACATACCCTTTACTAAACCACCATATTTCACATACTGAATAGCCTCAATAACTATTGGTTTCTTACGATACTTACTCACAATATTTTACCCCTTTATTTTATGACACCATCGTATATTTCAACATACTCAGGCTTGTTCTCTATAATAAAATCACGTAACATTTTTTCTGGCTTGTCTATCTCATTCCTAATGAGGTTTTGAGCAGCCTCATCCTTGTTCTTGGAGGTAATGAACATGTACTGAAACCCTTCAAGCATCCCCTGTACATCATCTTCAGGAAGCTCAGAATAGACTTTTAAGATACACCTGTCAGGGTCCATAAACTTAAGTTTGTTAAGATCCTTCACTTTGATAAAGTGTTTTGATAGGTCATTCTGGATGATCTCATACTCATTGCTATCTGTATCATAGATCAGAACACCACCAGCATCTTCAAGATGCTCTCTTGTAAACCTTCCCTGTATGAGGGACCCAGGATAGATAACAGATCCTACAACTTGCTGAAGATGGATGTGACCACAGATAACAGGAACAGCTACATTGGAATCAAGACCCACCTCTACTGGATGATTATTATCATGAACAGCTCCAAGGAAATCGATATGAGCTGCTATCAAATCATAATGAGATCCTTCAAGGATTCCTTGATAAGCTTCTTCAAGACTATCGGTAAAAGGTACCAGGAAGATGTTGAAGCCAGCCTTACCTCTCTTACCTAGAGAGTAGTTCATATTTTCGGTTACAAGGATACCATGAGCTTCAAGAGAACAGATACTAGTTATCTTAGAACCATCAGATTCATTAACAGCATAAATATCATGATTACCTACAAGGATCAAATGATCAATACCCATCATCTTACAGATTGAGGAGATCCTACCCATTCCAAGAGAAGCTGCATGAAGAGTTCTTACAGATACAGTATTATCCTTATGGTAAGTATCTCCAAGATCTATTACCAGATTAGGTTCATACTCTTCTATTCTGGATCTTATGAAATCAAAACCAAGGAGGATATTATTAAGCTCTCCTGTTAATCCATTTTCTTGGACCCTGTTAAAAGGAGGATAGGAAGAAGTCTCACGAAAATGTGGATCAGCATAGAACAAAATTTTCATTACCAAACTCCCCAGAATCAATAGAACGAATTGATTAAGAGATAATAAACTAAAAATAATTTAGAAACAATAGGAGAAAATAAAAATAAATTATAACTATTTCTAAAAAGTTGGCATCTTTCTTGCAGCCTACCCTAAGCTTCTGGTCCATGCTTTACGGAGTAAAGCTTTTCTTTTTTTTGCTTTACGGAGTAAAGCTTGTCCTTTGTCTTACGAAGTAAGACTTATCCGTTTCTTTTGAAAAGGGGGTTTTAGGGGGGAGAACTTTTCTTTACGGAATTTTTATCAAGATAGTCAAGATTATTTTTTTATTGTTGTCTTTTCAATGTCTTATCTGTGTTTACTTTGTTCTTGACACCTGTTTGGTATTTTCAGCCCTGTGGAGTACTATTTTTGTGAAGAGATCATTTTGGGCTCAGTTGGAATTTCTATTTGAGTTTTTGAGCCTCAAATTTTCAAGATTATTACCTTTTAAAATATGTGATATGCTATTAATTTGATGTTAATAAGTAGTTATTATATGTAGTTATGGTTTTTAAAAGAATTACAGAATCTAGTATGTTTTTATTTGAAAGTAAGTGCTTGTAACCTCTGGGTATAATTAATGATATTTTTAATTAATAGTATAGATACTTTAATGATGTTATTATGTTAAGTGTTTTTTGAGGTATATAGATTTTTATCGTGTAAAGTGTGGATATCATTATGTTTCTGTTCCATGGAACTAATAATCTGGAAGTACACTGGTAACATGGTCATTAAAAGTAAAGGTGTTGACAACCCTTTTTGAAAAGCTTAGGATTGTATCTTAATTCAATGTTGCTTTTTGTTGGGAGTTGTTTGTGTTTATAATGAGGATCAAATTCAATCTCGTTAGGTTAAATAATGTCTGTATTTGAATATCGTAAGTCACAGGTACGTGCATCCAATAAGATCCTTTTGAACCTTGAAGAGGTTAACAATCTCATACTCAATGGTCCCACAGGATGTGGAAAATCGGGGATTGCATACCTGATGCATGAGACTTTGTTAAAGGCTAATTCAGGTCATAAGACCACTATCCTTTGTAACCAGAAAATCTTGCAGGATCAGTACTCTGATTTTCTTGATGACAAGGATGACATCATGGTTATCAAGGGTAAGTCCAACTATCTCTGCTTCGCTGATAACAGAACCAGTGTAGAGGATGCTCCTTGCCAGCATGGTATCAAGTGTAAGGATCAGCTATTTTGTGACTATTGGAAGAGAAGGATGAAGATACCTTATGTTCCTTTGCTGATCATCAATTACCACATGGTTTTGTCTCTTATTGATACTCAAGCAGGGTGGTTAAGAAAGACTGATCTGTGTATTTATGATGAGAGTCATTCCCTGGCTGATATCATTACTGGCTACTATCAGCTCACTGCATCCAATGCAGAGGTTCCTGGTTATGCTAAGATTCTTAAGTCTCTGGAGAAGATACCTATAAAAGATGTTAAGATTGATCTGGATCAGGTTATGCACAACCTGTCCTCCTTTAGGTTTGATGATCCAATAAATACTATGGAAGCTTTGTTCCTCTCCAGGGTGTCCTTGGCTACCAATCTGTATAATCTTCTGGAACAGGGACCTGGTTTTATGAATGAGGGTAAGACAAGGGCTACAATTAGTTCACTGTATAACAAAGAGACCCACTTCTGTAACAAAGCTCAGCACTGGATTGCTTTGAGGGATAAGGTCAGATATGTTCCTGATTATCAAAAGACTGATGAGGTCATATCGTTCTCTCTCACTCCGTTGAAAGTGGATACTGTGGTGGAGCCTCTCTTGAAAACAATATCCGGTAAGAGGCAGTTCATGTCGGCTACCATATTTCCTCGTGTGTTTATGGGCTATATCGGTTTGAAAGAGAAGTATGTACATATTCAGTTGCCAAATGCCATTCCTATTGAGAGTAGGCAGGTTATTATTAACCCTATTGCCAACTTTAATAGTATGAATTTGAGGAAGGGGGAGCCTGAGTTTGAGTATCTGATTGAGACCCTCATTTCTTTGCTTGGATTTCATGCCAAGAGTAATCACTCTGGTGTTATCTTTACGCCTTCTTACAGGCTCTCTACTTTGATTAAGAAGGAACTGGAGCTTCATGCAGGGAAGCTAGGGTACAAGATATTGATTAATTATGCTGCTGATAGCAGGGACTCTGTTATTGAGAATTTTAGGAACACCAAGAATAAGAAAAGACTGCTGATCAGTCCTAGTTTCTCTGAGGGTATCAATTTTGAGGATGATATCAGTAGGTTTCAGATTATTGTGAAAGCACCTTTTAAATCTCTGGGTGATGCTTATGTTAAAGAACGTATGTCGGTTGATAAAGAGTGGTTTGAATTGGATTGTGTGATGAAGGTTATCCAGTCATTGGGTCGAAGTTGTAGACATGTGAATGACTACTGTATTAGCTATATTCTTGATGGTAACTTCTTAAGATTATACAAGAGATACAGTAGGGATATTCCTGATTGGTTTAAAGAAGCCGTGGTAATACAAGAGTAACAGGTAAATGGAAAGTGTCTATTTAGGGTACAGAACTGCTTGATGCAATAACAGCAAAAAGATGCTGAGATTATATAATTTTCATAGAAATCATGGTCAAATGGTGATGTAGAGCTGGAGAAATTTAATCTTAGAAAGGAGATATTATGGGGAAAGATCAGACACCTAAACGGAGTGGAATTGATTTTAAAGCAGCTCAAAAGCTGCTGGATCAGAAGAAGAAGGAGAAGATCAATTCTGGAGGATTAGGGGATACCAGATGGATGAGATTGCCTGAGGTAGGGGATCTCAAAGTGAGGTTCCTTCCCCCTATTGAGGGAGAGCCTGTCCCTGGTTATGTTGTTCATAAACATTATAACCTGCCTAACCATGAAGGCTTGAAGGGCAACATAACGTGTTTCCGAACATGGGGGATGCAATGCCCCATATGTGATGTGCTTGAAGAATATCAGGACAGGGTGGATCTTCATGACTATTTTGGAACCAGTTCTTATTTTAATGTCCTGGTATTGGACCACAAAGATTGTGACCCTAAGCTTCCTTATCTCCTACAGGCATCGGAATATTCTTATGAGTGGTTGTTGCAGCAGCTTGTAAACATTGATGTGGGGGATATTACAGATGTTGAGGATGGTGCTGATGTTACCTTTCGTAGGAAGAAAAAGAAGGGTGCTTTTGATCGTATCATCAGTAGGAAGAGCAGGGCAATCAGTGATGATCCTGCTGAGATTGATGAGATCCTTGATGCCATGTATGATATGAAGAAGATCTGGAAGGAAGGTGATGACAACTATTACAACATTGCTGTTGATTTGGCTAATCAGTTGAGGGATATTATTGAGGACCGTCTTCTCAAGCTGGGAGATAAGGCAGGGGATAAGGACAAACCTGTCAGGGAAGTTGCAGATGCCAAACGTGGTAGGGGTAAGGACAAGGAAGAGGACTACCATGATACTGGTAAGAAGCAGAAGCCTGATGAGGATAAGCAGCCTGAGACTACAGGACGGAGGAGAAGGTCAGTATCAGATGATCAGCCTGATGGGGATAAGCAGCCTGAGCAGCCTGAGACTACAGGACGGAGGAGAAGGTCAGTAGCAGATGAGCCTGAGGAGGATAAGGGTAAGGGTAAAGGTAAGCCTGAGAAGGATGAGGAGAAGCAGTCAACTGGAAGTGGCAAGAAGGCATCCAACAAGCATGCAAAAGAATGTTTTGGGAAAGAGCATAGTGATGATCGGGAATGCCAGATCTGTCCGTTTGAGTATGACTGTGAGAACGCATCGGCTTAGGTATGAACTTGGAGGGTGGTCTGAAAGGACCACCCTACCCTTTATGAATGAGGAGTTTCTATGGGAAAACGAGATCATATACCTAAGTCTCTAAGTTTATCAGCTAAGATAAGAAGTGCATCTAGTATCAGTGAAGAGGATATCCTGAAGTCTAAGGTAGTAAAAGATAAGCATAAGGTAAAACCAGGATCTCGTCTTAGTGAAGAGGATATCCTGAAGTCTGGTGAGAAAAAGCAGAAGCCTGAATCTGTACCTGAGCCTCAGCAACCTGAGGAGATTAAGGAAGAGGATATTACTAGAGCAGGTGTTATTAGGGATAAGAATAAGAAGTTGAATAAGGATATCCCTGTACCTGTTCCTGAGATGGAGAGTGATCCTACGCCAAAGAAGAAGTTTAAAGAGATTACAGATGCTCAGGAACGTAAGGTAGCCAAAAGGAAGATTCCTAGTAACCTTTTTGTCCAGGAGTTTGCTAAAGCTCTTGGGTGTAAGACAGCTACAGAGGTCCTTGGTTCAGATGTGTCATTTTGGTATCCGTTTGATTGTGCCCCACTTGATATAATTTTTGGTGGAGGTGTTCCTTCTGGGAAGGTTATTGAGTGCTTTGGGTGGGAGAGTTCTGGAAAATCTACTATTACCCTTGAGGCTGCTAAGGCTTTTATAAAGTACTGGGTATCTATGAACAACGATAACTATGTTGTGCTGTGGTTGGAATCAGAGAGTGCATTGGATAAGGTTAGAGCACAGTACATGGGTTGTGATCTGTCAAGGTTTGTGGTTCAGGAAGTGGAGACTACTGAAGAGGGCTTCAAGATAATTAAGGCTGCTCTTGAAAAAGCTAAGGACAAGAACCTGCATGTTTTTATTGCTTGGGATACTATAGCTGCTGTTCTTACTGACAAGGAAAAGACCTCTGGAGAGTCAAACACAGGTGGTATGGGTGAGAAGGCTCGTCTTATCAGATCACTCCTTAAGGATGTGTCAACACTTCTTGGGCAGACTAATAGTACTCTGGTCTTTGTTAATCAGATGTACAAGAACTTTGCACCTTATGGTGAGAAGGATGAGGTCCCAGGTGGTGGAGGTATCAAATTCCATGCCTCTATCAGGTGTTTGATGAAGAGGGTAGGACCTCCTATTGAAGTGATCCTTCCGAATGGCAATAAGATCACCAAGGGTATTGAGGTAGAGTTGTATACTAAGAAAAACAAGCTCACACTCCCTTATCAGACATGCAGAATGGTCATAAATGGGGAGAGTGGTCTGGATAAGGTAGAGACTTTGGCAAGGTTCCTGGTAATGCACAAATATATTGTGGTCAAAGGTGGCTGGAAGTATATTGAGTTTGGAGACAATGAGTACAAGTTTCAGAACACTGAGCAGCTTAAGGAGATTCTGGAAGTTAAGTGTCCTGAGCTGAAGACTTATATGAACTACCTTTGTTATAACCTCTTTGCATCAATATCACCTTTACTGAAGGTTAAGCTTCTTGGTAAGCTGTGGGAATTTGAAATTCAGTTGTATGGTGAGAGAAAGACCAAGATCACTGAGGAAGAGTTTGCCTTAGCCACGTTGCTTGGCAGGGAGCTTTTGGAAGAGCAGGATCGAATAGTGTGAGTTACTCTGTCTTAGAAAAAGAGTGTGAACTATTACAGATGTTGCTAGAGGCTTTAAAATTAGTATATGGAGATCTTTGGTTAAGACTTGAGGAGCAGGTAAAGAACTTAAAATTTTAGGAGTATGTGATGGATGATATAACCTTGAAGTTGATCAATGATCAGAAGGTTGTGTTTAAGGTTAATTCCCTTAAAGATGTATCTGATGGGTACCACACCATCGATGAGCTTTATGATCATAGGTGCTCTCTCTTTGTTATGCTTTGCTTACAGATGAAGGGCCAGGTATTTTATAAATTAGATATCTTTTCTCCTGGGTGGTTCATCTTGTATTTGGAAACCAAGTACGGACAAATTAGTTACCATATCAAGGATGTTTTTTTACCTGCTATTCAGAATGTAGCTATCTATGATGTTGAGCATGTCTGGGACGGTCATTCTTCTAAAGATGTATTGGATAGGATGAACCTTCTTATTGCTGATGCTGGTGCTCCTGTGAGTGTGGTGTGATAGGGAGTGCTTGGTAAGATTATATGAAAGTTGAGATACAAGGTAAACATATTTGGTTTTTGGATTATACGGTAGCTGAGTTTAATAAATTACAGAAATTATTACTTTGGGAGGACAAGTATGCCAAGACCTTGGGTAATAATGTCTCTGAGACCCTCTTGTTTGAGGATAAGGAGTCAGGAGATCATTACACCTTTGCAGGTCTTGTGGATCTTATCAGAGACGAGTTCAGGAGCTTTGAGATAGTAGGGGATGACAGGAAGGATGTTATCCAGAACTTAACTGTCCAGGATGATATATTGGACAAGGTTACTCTTCGTGACTATCAAGTAATAGCTATACGAAAAGCTGTAAATCTCAAATTTGGTATTATCGAGATGCCGACAGGGTCGGGAAAGTCAGAGGTGGCCCTGGGTATTACAAGAGTCCTCTTAGACCAAAAGCTTATTAAGAAGACCTTGATCATTACACCTTCAGTTCCTATTGTGAAGCAGTTCAAGGAACGTGCTTTACTTAGAGGGTTCAGTAGGTCTGAGGTTGGGTGTGTCTACGGTCAGGAGAAGGACTTTGATAAACCAATTGTGTTTGCTGTTATCAATACCCTGGCTCAAGGTCTTAAAGAAGGCAATCAGAGGGTAATAGACCTGGTAAGGAATGCTGACTTGATTGTGATGGATGAGGTTCACCACGCCAAATCTGATAGCTTCCTGAGGGTGGCTTACATCTCCGAGTCCGAATACTTGATAGGCATGTCTGGTACTCCGTTCAAGGATCGTAAGGATATCCTTGCTGATGTGGGAGACTCAATCATCTATGGTTTGATTGGCAGGATTATACTTAAAATATCTCAGAAGACCCTGGTAGATAAGGGGTATATTGCTGATACAGTTATCTTTATGAAGCCTGTTAAGGGATCTTTTAAAAAGTATAAATCAAGATACAATGTAATTTATAAAAGAGAGATTGTGGATAATGATGTCAGGAATGATTATATCATTGAGTACTGTGACATCTTTGTGAAGCAAGGGTTAAGTGTCCTGGTATCTGTCAATGTGAAGGCTCATGCCCTTCTCTTGATGAAGTTGATGAGAAAGAAGTATCCTAGTATCAGCTCTATCTGCATTTTTGGTGGTTCTGAGGCTCAGATCTATGATCATTCTGGTTTTCTTGAGAAGTATAAGGTAAATCAGGAAGCCTTCTTTGCTGACTTTGAGCTGGGTAAGCACAATGTTATCATAGCTACTCAGGTTATGGATGAAGGTGTGGATCTTCCCTCAGTAGGTGCCTTGATATTTGGTGGCTCTGGCAAATCTATGAGGCAGGTTAGACAAAGACTTGGAAGAGGTACACGTTCAAAGAAGACAGGCAGAAATGAAGTATTTATACTGGACTTTTTTGACAGGGGACATATCTGGATGTTCCAGCAGAGTAGGAAGAGACTGGATATATACCTGAATGAGGTGGAGTCGGATGTACTGGAGCTGGAGTCAACTTTCTTAGATTTGATTAAGAGTTGTTCTGATAACTGATATTGATTCTTGACTTTCAATGTACAAATAATAATATTTATTGTGTTTCTAAAAGGGAGAGGGGGATGGCTATGTTGGTAAGTAAAGAGGAGTTTATCAAACTTATCATTGAACAGTTTGCTGACAAGGTTTCTACGAAGGATGCAGAACTCATCGTTAATGGTGTTGTGAAGGCTCTTATTGAATGTATGAAGAAGGGCAAGGTAAAGATCTACAGGTTCGGTTCTTTTTCTGCTTGGGTCAGACCTGCAAGAAACGGACGTAATCCTCGTACAGGGGAGGCAATTAAGATCTCTGCAAAGGTAATTGTTAAGTTCAAACCTTCTCCAAACCTTAAGGAGATGTTGGCATCTTCTCTGATGAAGAAGACCACAGCCAAGGCACCTGTTGCAAAGAAGGCTGTGCCTACTAAGAAGGCTACTCCTAAGAAAAAGTAGGAGGCCCTGTTTTAGTAGGAATGGGGTGGATACTCTTGTTCACCCGATCCATGATGATCGAGGATTCTCGGTCTGTGGTGTGATATGCCAAATATGTATAAAGGAGGGGGCTGTATGACCCCACTTTTTAACTATGAAGCAGACAGAGATCTCATTTTTCTTTGCCAGGGCTAAGAAGATTCTTATCTCTAACCTTGTAAAGTTTGTGATTCTGGTGGTTATAGCTTGTATTTTTGCAACTATTACCAGTTATTGCTGGGGGAAGCCTATTATTGTTCTCCCCCTTCTTCCTGTGTGCATTTGTTTCCATCACATTTTGATCTTAATGTTTAAGATCCATAGAAATGTAAAGGATTACAGGACTCTTTATGATTTGAATGAGTATGCCAGTAGTCTGGATGCCCAAACCATGGAGACCCCAGAAGAGTAAAGGTTGATATTTGAGTAGATGTGTGTTATTGACTCTGAAAGAATGTATCAGGGAGGATTGATGAGTAAAGCTAAAAAGTCTTCTTTAGCTGGTATCTCTTCTAGGAATAGGAAGGATGTAGAGATTCAAAAACCTACTCCAAGATCAGTCTCTCTAGAGTCCAAGCCAATTGATATCTCCAATAAGAAGATTCATCCTATCCAATACATCTCTGCTCAAGCTGCTGCTTTGATTAAGGACAAGCTTGAAGGTAAGGAGACTCCTGAGAACCAGAAGGAGGATCGTAAGGAGGTTGAGTTTGATTCCTCTAACTCTCCCCTCCCAAAGATTGATATGTATCCTGATGCTGCTGATGTAAGAAAGGCTTTGTTTAATGTGCTTAACATGTTTGACACTTTGTATTTTGGTTCTAAGGGCATCAATATATGTGTGAAGATGGTAGAACGTGAGTGCTTACTGAATTGCCAGCATTATAGCTACTGTAGGTCTAAGATTGCTTTCAAAGAGTCTATCAAGGAGATTTAGGTATGGAACATAAGCCAGAAGATACTATTGATAAAAATACTGAATTGAAGGATGGGATTGCTCCAGAGTTGGAGATACAGGAAGGTCCACTACCAGAAGCTAAACCAGAAGAACTCCCTCAGACTGAACAACAGGTATTGAAACCCAAAAATGAAATATTTCATTTTGATTTTAGAGAGTCTGAGGTAAACCTCCTCCTGAAAGCTTTGGGAGAGCTACCCACTAAAGAAACATTTAATTTGGTCAGTAGAATATTTGTCCTAGTGGGTCAGCAGAAACAGCCAAGTTGATAACTCCTGAGGAGATCCTCTCTATCTATGGGGTTGATGTCACAAAGCTCTCAGCTCCTTACTCGTCTTACTATATAGCTACTTCTGATGATTTGTGGCTTAATACTGTTACTCCTAAACTCGATTCAATACTGAATACCCCTAAGACAAAGATAGGTGATCTAATCATTATTACCCCTGATAACTATAGATCCAGGATATATGCAAACAAGTTACCCTCAAGACATGTGAATTTAACAGGTCCAGACACCTATTATTACATCTATCCAAAAGCCTACTTGATTGGTTCATTGAAGTATTGTATAACGAAATACTTGGATGATTGGACAAATCTGAATACTCAGGGCAGTCTGACTTTCACTTTCGATTATGATCATAGTACGATGCAGGTTTATGTGAGTGGACCTGTGCCAGTAATAGCTGTGAGGAAGGTAAATTATAGGTATGAGATAACAACTCTTGACTCAGTTTTTATGAAGTGGGGCAGTAAGCAGATGGTGCAGAATTTTATGGATACTACCACTATACCTGGCTTTACTAGTTGCTGCTTCGTAGGGGATTGAGGAGAGATAGTATAACTTAAATAGACTCTAGAGTTTTAAGCAATAAAATAAAAATAAAGGAGGTTAAAAAACTAATAAAAGGAGTACCTTACTATGAAAATGATGAGGACGAAGTGCTTAATCATTCTGGTGATAGTGTTGATATGTATTATGGTATCACCGATATCCAGAGGCTACCAAGTAAAGTTTGAGAAGGTTGTTCCAACTACTACAAGTCTTATCACTATGCTCCAGCCTGGGTATGATCCTGAGATTGCAGATGTGCATGCAAAGTATATTGATAAAAACACTGGGTTATGGGGGATAGATAGGGATGATTTTGTAAGTGTTATTAATAAAGAGTCAAGCTTTAACTCTATGGCAGAGAGTACAAAAGGTGCAAAAGGAGCATCACAAATTCTTATTAGGGTGCATAAGGAGTTGGTTAAGAAGAGAAGGTTAATGCCTCATGAGATTTGGTATTTGGATAATAATTACTCAATGGGTTGTGAAGTTTTTTATATGGCTAAGAAGAAATCTCACAATCTAGATGAGATTCTTACACGTTATGTAGGGGGTAAATGTCCAGGTTACATACCAGACATAAAAAAGAGTATAGCAAAATGTAGGGCAATGACAGACAGTAGGATAATATTGATGTAGATAAAGGATAGGAGAACCTAATTTGAAACCCATGAGAATAGTGTGAATCAGATTCTCAGAGATAGTGCTAAGATTATCTTGGATGCTAGAGAGGGTATGGCTTCTGTCTTACCCTCTCTATGGTCATCCCTTGATCCTATTTTTGGTTTGGAAGAGGAGACAGAGTCCAGTGTCTGGTGCACTTATGACAGTGGTAGGCTTCTGTTGTACTCTATCATCAATCTGAAGGTTAAAAATCGGGACAAGATTAAATCAGTAGCCAGTATAAAACAGGCTTTAGTTGAATCGGGTATTGAGGGACTTCTTTGGAGTTACCCTTTGAATACTTACTCTATTATAGTAGCTTCAAGTGCCCAGGATGGCAGTACCAGTGCAGTGGAGTTGTTTACTCATAGGGATATACCTTTCTTATTTGTTCACTTGTACATTTACCTCAATGTAACTATAGAAAAGTTTGATGCTCAGGCTATGAGTATGGCTTATTTTAATTTTATACTTGAACATGGTATGATCTCAATGCAGGGTATAGTTAAGTTGTTTGGGGATAAATCTGAGGATGAGGGAGAGGTAGGGTCTCTTAATCCTGGTTTTTATAGTAATCTCTACAAAAAGTGAGGAGGTGTGAAGTGGTTAAAATAGGAGTTCACAGTGAAACGGTTAAGGCTGTACAGGAGTGGCTTTGTTACAATAAGATTAATGTTGCTATTGATAGTGACTTTGGCCCAGCTACTCTTGCTGGTGTTAAAGAATTTCAAAAGAAGAAGCAGGTACCTCAGACAGGTGTTGTTGACTCATTAGTATGGGATCTTTTAAGAGATCCCATAACCTTTCTTGAGTCACTTCCTGAACTGACTAACAAGAGCATTTCTGATACCATTGTAATTAATGCTATTAGGCATTATGTAGTTTGCCCTATAGAGATAGGTGGTCAGAATCTTGGTCCGTTTGTAAGATTCTACATGAAGGGGGAGGAAGGAACTGAGTATCCGTGGTGTGCAGGTGCTGTCAGTACAATCGTGTTGCAGTCCTTTCAGATGTTGAATAGGGTACCTAAGAACTTCAGGTACCAGATGAGCTGTGATCTCATGTATGCTGATGCCAAGAAGTTTGGTACTCTGGTTAAGACTCCTGTTCCTGGTTGCCTCTTTCTGTCCTATGATCCTAGTAATCCTTCTGATTGTACTCATGCAGGTATCATAACAGACACGGATATTAGTGGTGGTGTGGTTAGGACTTTTGAGGGGAATACAAACGATTCGGGTAGTAGAGAGGGCTATGAGTACGTTCCTCGTATCCGATCTCTTGTTAACAAGTACTTTATTAATCTGGGTGGTATATATTGAGTGAGAGTAGTTATTGTACAGGGGGGTAAGGTATTTAAGACCCTTTCTACCAACTTATCATCTATATTGACTGTTCCCCCTCTAGCTGTGTTCAGGGAGCTTCCTGTCCCATCTTTAACTAAGAGAGGGTTATTGAGGAGGAGGAAGGAATCTGTAATTAACGAGGATATAGAAGAGAAGCTGGTGCCAGCAAAAATCATTTACCCTCATAAAGAACCTGTTGATCATGGTTCTAGGGACTACTGTATAAAGATTGTAAAACAGGCAGAGAAAGCAGGTGTCATAAAGGAGCTGGTTCTACTTATGAGTGCCTTTCGTAATATGTATCAGAGGAAGATAGTTCCAGCCAATAGAGAGGAGACTATGGTTTGTCCAAAAGGCAAACACTATTCAGAAGGATCTGAGTAAGTTGATCTGAGATCCCGAATCTCTTTTTATTGTATTCGATACTCTTTATGATGCTACCATCATTATGACGAAGGCTTGCACTTTTCCAGTCACATAGCATCTCTATTAGGTTCACTAGGTTCATGCCATTGATACCGTCCTCTTTGAAAAATTCAGGATGGTGACGGTTGTTAGCATAGTGATGATCTAGTGCAGGTTTCATCTCAGTTAGGAATTGATTGTATTCGGTACTACCGTAGGTACTAGTGGCAAGTTTAGGTGTGTACTCCATAAAGGTTTCTAGTTCAGGAGAACATAGTTTGGATTCATCATGCTTGGTAGCTCTATCTGTAAGTTCATGAATGATCATCAGTATGCAATGCATGACATTATCTATGTGCTTCTTGGTCTCATCTATTGTTTGTTGGCTCAGACTCATTTTAGGTTCTCCTTATTGCATTTATAGTTGAATTATGGAGGATAAGGATATAGAAAGTAAAGAGTAATATAATAGCTAAAAGAGGGCAAACTTGAGAACATCATACTGGATTCCAACTGCATCTTCTCCTCAATATCGTGATCTTGGGGAAGAGAGTAAGAGCTGGTCTCGTGCAAAATATCTTGAGAGAGACGGTTTGGATGTCTATAACTTCCTCTGGAATGAGCTTTGTAACTATAGAGAGTATAGAGCCGATGGGTGTATCTATGAGGTAGGTGGTGTCTTTGTATCCCCTGGTGATATAGTAGTGGATGCAGGAGCAAACATTGGTATTTGGTCTAATGTGGCTATGTTTAAGGGAGCCAAACAGGTATATGCATTTGAACCTACCTTGAAAAGCTTTAATTGTTTGTGTGAGAATACGGATCAGTGGCTTTTTCATCCGAGTCACTATTACCCTCAAGTTATAAAGCCATTTTGCTTAGCATTGGGTGATAAGAAACAGGTTATTGAAATGCCTGTTTGGGAAAGTGGTGACTCTGTGGGATCTCGGATCGATGGGAGTATCACTTCTACTCAATACAATACTGTAATGGTTACTACTCTGGATGATCTATTTGATATTGGATTGTTTGATCATATTGATTATCTGAAGCTTGATGTCGAGGGTGCTGAGGATCAAGTGCTCTACAGTCTTAGTAGAGAGAGGCTTGGTATGATTAACAAGATCAGTATGGAGTATCATCCTAATGCTCTCTCTGATTCTGAGGATGTCATAAAGTATCTTATGAGTAATAAGTTTAGACACATATTCACTCTTCATATGGGTGAGGAGTGTAAAATAATAACTTTTTCAAAACTATGAATAAACAGCAGATACTTGAGGATCTCAGAAGGATGATACCTTCTTTTACTTGTATTCCAGGCTGCACTATTTGTTGTGGTCCAGTTCCTTTCTCAAAGATAGAGAGGAAGGCTGTTAAAGGTAAGAAGAGAGGATCTACAGAAGGGTTAGCTTGTGCTTATGAGTGCAAGGAAGGATGTTCTATTTATGAGCATAGACCTATCATATGTCGGTTGTTTGGTACTGTTAATGATCCTTCAATTCAATGTAAGTATGGATTTATGCCTGAGACTGTATTAAGTAAGGTACAGGCAGATAGGATAATGGAAATCTATATGAGGGAGTTGATGTATTAATGGAGAGACAGGACATATTTTTAGTAGAGATTATGAATCCACCAGGTATCCTTCTCTGTGGGAGTGGGATAGGTTTTAAGTCAGTTTGTGAAAATGATGGGTGGATCTCTTATACAAATCCTGCTACTATGTTTTGGGAACTGTGTGATCCCATGTTTTGGGATATGCCTGTTGTGGGTTGTGCATAAGGGGTTTTATGATTCCTAAGAGATTCAGGCTATGCCTATTTGATAGGGATGGTTTTATAACTATCCAGAGAAGGATCTGCTTCATTTGGATAACTTTGGTTGATGAAGACAGTCAGGTTCTTAAGTTCAAGAATGTACTTCAGGCTGAGGAGTATTTGAACAAGGAAAAGAAGTTTGGAGAGATCTTCATTATAGATTACAGGAAGGTATCCTACTGATGGATAGTCCTGTAATGATAGTAACAAGGCTTTTGTTGGGTATAGCCAGTAAGGAGGATGTACAGAGTCTTAGGGATATAAAGTGGCTTACCCCTGATCTTGAAAAACTGTATAGAGTGGAGATCCAAAAGTGTTTGAATAAGGAGGAGGGATAAATGGCATTGTCTAAAGAGGATCGTGATAGGTATCTTGAGACTCTCAAGGAGTTGGCAAAGAGTAGGAGAGTTGTGACTTACTGTGTAAGAAATCTCAATAGGGCACCTGAAGCTTCTACTCAGGGTGTCTATGTGGAGCTGGCTAGGATATCCAAGATCTCTCATGACTCTATTAATGAGATTATGTCCATGGTATTTATAGCTCTTCTCTCCAGGGCTGAGATAGCCGAGGAACAGCTCGGAAAAGCTGAGGATGAGATCAAGTTGTTGAAGCTGAAAAGTGTCTGATAAGGAGTGTTCCCTTCTCAGAGAGGGTGATATGCTTTTTAGTGAAGAAGAAGATTCAGATCAAATTATAGAAGGATTATATGGTATACTCTGTGAGGGTCCAAAGATATCCTTGATGGATTTAGATTTACTTAATTGGAAAGATTGGACCTTTATAGCTATTCTTTTTATAGTGATGGATATCTTGCTCCCTTTATATATGATATTTTCATAGAAGAAAGAGACATGCTAGTATTTCCTAAGGAGATATTATGGCTCAAGCTTTTTACATGGCAACAACGAAAATCCTTCCAGAGAAGACAGTAGTAGAGATCCAGCAGATCCTGGCACAGAGAGGTGCAAGAAGGGTTCTGATGGAGTATGATAATGGGGAGATAGTAGCTCTGTCTTTCACACTTGAGTTTGCTGGTAAGGTTATCCCATTTTGGCTCCCTTTTCGATGGGAGAACTGCCTAAAGGCTATGAAGGAGCACAAGGGTACTCCTCGTCATCTTTGTAACCCAGCACAGGCTAAAAGGACAGCATGGAGGATCATTCTCAGGTGGCTGCTCTCTCAGTTTGCATTTACGGATACCCAGATGGTGAGCACCATTGAGGTGCTGCTTCCCTATGCTCAGATGGGGGAGTACACCCTGTACGAGAAGTTGGAGAGGGAGCAGTTCAATATGCTTCCCAGTCCAAATGTTTGATCACCTCAACAAATAAAGGTGTAAAGGTATTGACACCTCTTCCGATATAGGATATATACTAAGAAGCTAGTGTGACAACTAGCAAAAAACAGGCTGATGCCAGAGGAGTATGACTATGAAAAAGATTTTCAAGTTTGTATTAGCAGGTACAGGTAAGAGTTATCCAACAGTAGTTGAAGTCCCCATGAATGTCGGTGCAAAGATCCTCAGTGTTGCTAACCAGCTGGAGAAGATCTGTATGTGGGCTGAAATTGAAACCACTACCCCTACAGAGACGAGGATCTTCAAGATTGTGCTTACAGGTGAGTCTTTTGAGACAGATGGTTTTGAAACCAGTTTTTTGGGTACCATGATCCTTAAGGGTGGTACATCTGTAGCTCACGTCTATGAGCTGATCGCCCCTGCTGTTTCTGAGGTTGTGTAGTCATTAAGGATCTGAAACCCATTCCCAAGTTCTGGTGTGAAACCCATCATGAACATACATTGAAGAGGTAAGGTAGTCCTAGACTGCCTTACCTCTTGACTTTTCAGGACAAAAAGTTTACTAATTTGTTATGGAAGTTAATTTGTCTAATGGGAGGACATATCTACGAAGCCAACTTTCCATGACCTTATTCGAGAGGATTCTCAACGATCAGGGTCTCCCAGTAAACTTTGATTTGTCTGTCTATGGTGTTGTCAAGCCTCATTCAGTCAGGCTGATTGAGAAGAGGTTTGGGAGATGGTTGAGGTATCATCAGCCTTCTATGTTTGAGGAGCAATACCGAGTATGGGCCAGAGGGAGGGAACAGGTTTTGAGGGAGGCTTCTGATGGATCTTGAAAAAGGTCAGGTGATCATTGATTTTGATTTTCAGACCAACAGCTCTTTTATGAACACCCTGGAGTTCCTGTCTGTGGTAGCCCTCAAAGAAGCCTTTGATCAGTTAGTAGCTTATGGTGACATAATAGCAGCAGTTATTGAGGTGAAGAAGGTTAAGCCGTTGTGGGTAGTAGTGAGGAGGACTTTACCTGATCCTCCACATGCTTCTCTTTCCCAGATGGCTCTGGAGGCTAAGATTAATTTAAGGGCAAGACAGTATCTGAATGATGATACTATAATCATATCTTTTATTCATGAGGATCTTCCCTAGAGGCCAAGCACTCAATTCATAAATGCTCTAACTTTTATTTAGCATCCTTTACAGTGAGGTCTCGTCTTACAACAAATTTCTTACACTTGGGACATTTATACTTACCTGCTCCACCCCACGACCATGTTGAAATCGAGTGTGTGAAGCCACAGGTGCATTTGACTCTATAGAATGACTTTCCATATGCCTGGGGTGTATAGGATAGGATGACAGCCTTCTCAGTACTCATTATCATTTCCTTCTGGGAAAGCTTCTTTAAAGCAGAACATATGATAGTCTGTCAGACCGGATATCTCAATCAGGTGCTTGTCTTTTGCACACTTAGTAGCAGGATAGCCACTTCCAAAGTCATGGCAGAATCCAAGGTCTGTGTTTATTGGAGATAGTGACCATACCCATGCACCTGCATCTTTGTAAGCTCTGATAGCTGATTGATCTCTGGAGATCTTTGCATTGTAGATACCTCCAGGGAAGGGTTGTTTAAAGCACTCCTCATAAAGCCTAGCTAATTTCTGGGCTAGATGAGTATTAGGGTTAGGTCTTCTTAGAAGAGCCCTGATGGGTTTTCTATTAAAGGGCATGAAGCATTTGTGGAAGCCTCCTACCCCTTCTTTGTCACATCTTCTACAATACATCGTTGATCATTTACCCCTGAGACATATTTGACATACCTCGTTTATGTGGCATGTGGGTTTATCGGGATCTTCTTCACATGACTGAGGTTCCCGTTCCTGCTCTATAATATCGACATGTTGTAATTCGCCAGTTTCTATTACATTTACTCCTAGCCATCTTTTATTAGGATTGGGATCATGAACAACAAAACCTTCTTCGTCTATGATTACGCTATGGCCTGATTCTTCAAAGGTTCTACTTGGCACTGAGGCCAGAAAAAAACCATTGATGCTTTTATAATTACGATCTTCTTTCTTGCTGTGTCGAGGACCCATTGAGGTTCCATAAAAATCATACCCAATACCCAAGAGAAAATGTCGGTATGGTTTAAACCATTTACCTTCACTGCCAAACAATTTGAAATGAGGCACTTGCTCCAGCTGCAGATCAAATAGAGATGCAATGCAAGCCCTTTGGCAATCGCCTTTTCCTTTTTCAACAATGCTCTGAAATATGGGTTTCACTTTACTCTCCTACTCCATTCTTAGTCTTTTTGTCTTCTCTCCACTCTTTCAAAAATTCTGTACAGAGGTCAGCACAATCAGAGCATATACTTACATCAGGACCCATAATAAAGAATTCAGCCTCTTCATAGTACTGTCCACAGAAAGAGCAATAGTGAGTAGGCAATCCCTGATCAGCAATGTTCACTTTTTCCCATTACTTGGTTTCTTTCTTATTGGACAATAATCTTTTTTAGCAGGGTCATCTGAGCAGATGCCCAAATACTCGCAGTCACACATTCGTTGACGAGCCGATAAAGATTCATGTTCGGTCAGTCGATTGTCAAGCTCAAAGATAACGTCAATAAAAGATTTTTCAAAATCGTTTAGTGTCCTCCCAAGGTTAACATAATCAATTAATTTCCTTAGTTTGTTTACCTTCATACTACAATCTTTCATACTACAATCCTTTTCTCTCAATGTCTACCTCTGGAGTTCCAGGTCTTGATAGCTTCATCAGGATTGAGACCACTTGCCATGACCAAAAAATATGGATAGTGGTCTGGGTTTGTACACCTAATAGTCCAGTAACCCTTGAGGGAATCCTCTAGTACGAGTTGATCTTTTTTGCCACAGACAATACACTCTTTGGTATTCTGAGTGATGCCATAGGCTATGGGCATATCATGGTAATCAATTGCTGACAGGGGAGCAACAAGGATCAAGAGAAGGGTTATAACAATAATGTTATATTTGAGATGCATCTTAGCTCCTTATTTTACCATATCTGGATTTGAGAACCTTGCATTTGTTGTCTTTTATAGAGATATAGAGGATTAATCCGTGATGTTCTATATCTCCTGGGGCTATTTTGAAATCACAGAGGGTGAGTTCCCCAAAGCTCTTATCAATCGATTTACGAATATCTGTTTCGTTCAGGATTAATACAGTACTTATTTCCATCATTTTAAGTCCTTTGTGGTGTTGATATTTGAGGAACAGATATACCCACCCAACAATCCCACTAGGCACCAATCCTCAGGATCTCCATTCCTCCTAACTCTAATCTGCCTTTATTGGATTTTTTAGATCCTTTGTCTGTGCTATTATATGCAAAATCCGCAATTCAAGATCGGCATGATCAGGAGCCTTTATTATACCACGTCCAATCAAATTAGGATGATAATGCTGAGCAACCTCTCCCTTCATTTCATGTCTAGTTCCAAATAAATGTCTACAATTAGAAACATTTGTTGATTGTCCACAGATCATAGTTATTGCTTCTACTTTCTCCCAGGATTGAAGTTCCTTTGGAAGTTCGTATGCAAATATATCTCCCTGTCTTTTACTGCCTTCCATTCCAAAGGCTCTTTCACATGATGCTATTACATCAGGTTTTATTTCTTCATAAAAATTTCCCTTCTGCCATACTCTAAACCATTCCCACTTCACTAGTTCTACCAAAAAGGGCATTTCATCAGTCCCTCCAAACCAGGCATCGTATTGATCGTCCCCATTGTTTGCATTTTGTGTATATTCTACATTATTCAAGTACAAAAATTGGCTAAAATCATCATTGAGTTGGAGTATTCTTGCTTTCTTGTCAACAGGTAATACTATAAGTTCCTTATCTCTTACAGGAGTTTTTACCTTATCATTATATTCAATGATAGCTTGACCTGCCTTTTTTAACGGTCCAGATGATTTCTTATAATAAAGTTCAGGATATTGCTTATTCATATATTTCTCCTTTACTTCCTAAGAATACAGGGGGACCCCGAAGAGTCTCCCATTGGCTTAATTCTTTTTAAGCTTCTTGTATACAAAGTTGGCACCTAATCCCACAACTACCATACCGAGGATAGCCCACCCTACAACAGGTATAGATCCAGAAAGTACAAGAGAGGTTACTCCTCCTGCCATACCTGTACCACCTGCTGCCATAGAGCCACCTCCAGCTGCTGCCAAAGCTGTAGTGGTTGTCACCGCACTAGCCCCAGCACCACCAAGGGCAGTCACTGTGGCTGCATGAGCAATGGAAACCCCCACACAAGCCCCACCAGCCAAACCTATTCCTGCTCCTGCTGTTGTAACAGCTACTTCGTCATTAGGCATATTCATTTTGCTACTCCCTTCAAGACTGTGAGGATGACCCTTACGTCTCTTCCACCAATACCAAGGACTGCTGTGGTTATAGGGATAGCAAATAATGTAGTAAGCACCTTCTTAAATTTGGACATGACTGTTACCTCCTGAAACGATATTTTCCAAAAGGGTAGCCATATATAAGTACCTCTGTCAACCATAAAATGAGAATATCTTAATTAATATCAGTTACTTACTTTCATATTTTGAACGAGCCTCTTTCCACATCTATTAAAATTAGCTCAAAATAGTAGACCTCGACAGTAGCCCATAGGGAAGACCTTAAGCCTGATAGGGATGGATTGCAAGTAGAAAATGTTAATCATACCTTAGATTGCTACGTTTAAGGGGGTAGTGTTTCTAGCTAACTTTTGACTAACTTAGCTTGGAAGGTTAGAAGGTGATCTAAGTTGTGTAAAAGAGGCAAGTAGAATCTAGTGTGAAACCTAATTTGATTTTTCAAAAAGTTCATCACCCCTTATTATACTGGTATGATAAATATCACATACCATTTTGCTGTAACAAATTGATTTTAAAATTAGTTCTTGTCTTTATCTATAATGCTGAAATACAATCTTAGGTAGATACATAATATGTGGTGTTTGATCTCGGTTTTCTTAATAGATGGGGTTTTAAATTGAAGAAGCAACCAGAGAAGATGAAGACTAGTAGGGAATGTGACTATGCTTCAATCATAAGAAAGGGGAAGGGCAGGTACAAGTACGATTTCAAAGCATTGGAATACAAGGTTCAACAAAGTTACGAAAGATTCCTACAGAACCAGAAGGACTCAGAGAGTTTTCAGCAGCTATATGAGAGTGTGTTCGTTATAGCCCATGGGGTGTTAGAAACTACCCAGCAGTGGGTTAAGAGAGAAGGACTCATAAGTGCAGATGTGGCTCACGAGTATGCAACTGGACTGATAGAGAGGATTTTGGAAGGTAGATGGAGAGCCAAGCTCAATGCAGGAGAAGACAAGTTTGGATGGGTGCCCTATATCCGATTAAATATCAGAAATACGATTCACACAAAGTTCTCTACTCAAAACCCAGAAAGGTATATTTCGTTAGACGATCTGAAAGAGATTACAAAGGAACACAGTACCGATCCTGAGGATAGCAATTATCTATTACATCCTGCCCTGATAGATGCTGAGGCTTTCCACTTTACTGAGGTGGAAACGAACAACAATCAGCTTGCTTCCCAGTGTTCAAAGTACCTAAAGCTTTTGTTCACTGAGGAACGGTACTATTTACTCACTTCCAAGCTCCTTTCTCTCAAGGCAGAGAGCTACAATAACATACAGGATCTTGATCTACAGCTGTTTGTAAAGACTTCACTGGTGCTATTCAAACGTCTTTATGAATCCTACAATCTAAGCCAGATCAGCAGCACTAGGGTAGACAAGGTGTTTAATAGTTCTCTGTACCTTGCCTCTATCCTGTCTTCAGATAGGGATAAGAGGTTATATGTTTCATTGGATCTGGCTAATTTATATCGGTTAGCTCTTGCTTATGGGGGTGAGACTCTGAGGGTCCCTACTTTGGAAGAGCTGGAGGAGTTGGTTAGTACAGCCAAGGTCAGTTATGAGATCCTATCTTCAAATCTCGATGACCTCAATAAAATCAGAAGAATCAGGGATAAGGTCAGGGATGACTACGATGTCTTTGTACGGTTTGATAAACTTGCAGACAATGTAAAGGGGGTTTTCAGGTATCTGTCTACTGAGATAACAGATCCTTCAACTACGGAAACCTCATTGGTTGATTCACTTCTTACATTGTCAACTAGGTCGGACCAGATCATCAATAAGATACTGGATAAGATGGAGAATACTATCAATACGGTTGAAGATAGTGACGAGCTTATCAAAGTATACAAGGAAATGGTGGAGAATCTTAATTTATCACTCAATCTTATGACTAATATTAAGAACCTGATGGAAGCTAAGTTTAAAGAAGTTAAGTAGTGAGGTGAATGAATGACATTGATATTGCTAAGAAGGAAGAGAAGAAGGAATCTTTAATCAAGGGGGTCATCCCATAGGAGGTATATTATGTCAGTATCCAGTGACTTTTTGAAAAGAGTGGGGAATGATTGTAATATTTTTGAGGTGGATACGAAGATAAATAAGAAACATCCTATGTACCAGAGGGGCAGGGATGACGCTGCTAACTTTAGTTATATCCCTGACTTCAAGGATGATGAAGAGAAGAGGCACTGGGAAGCAGGGTATAAGGATGGCAAGATCAAGAAGGAATCCTCATTAGGGTTGTTTAACCAGTCCCAGGCCCATCATTTTGTATCTCTCTATGAGGATAAATGGTCTGGTGATGTAGAGACCAAGAAGCATCCCCCTGAAGGGAAGTTCACTCAGGGTGCTGAAGCTATTGCCAAGTGGTTGAAGTCATCCCACAAGAGCTTGAAGTCTGCTGTGGCTGCTCTTAATTTCTACCATAACAGGAATCCCAAGAACATGTCTAAAGACAAGCATGATCAGATCCTGGGTATGCTTCATACGGCTTTTTAAGAGGGAGCTTCAAGGTTATCAATCTTTTAAATTAGGAAGGGTTTATGGGTAATGTGAGCAGTATAAAAGTAAAGAACAGTAGTGTCGTTTCCATAACCGATGCCCTTAGTACCCTCAGGGGAAACAAGGCACGGTTGAGGAGACAGAAGGGTAGGGCAAGTGTAGCCAAAGAGCCTAAGGAGCCTGGACTGCATGGTAAGAATGTCCCTGGCTTCCCTATCATTGATGGTTTGGATGAAGAGAAGACCATCATAGGCAAGGGGATAGTGGCCCTGAACAGGGCATTGTTTGAGCAGACTCTCTATGAGTCAGAACGGCTTGGTAAGATCAGGAAGATACTGTCCAAGGTTGAAGTGAACCTGCTGGATGAGAAGGCATTTGATAAGCTTGATGTTGCTCAGAAGATGAAGATCTTTGAAGTGCTCCGTAAGGACTCTGAGACTACCGTTAACTTCCTGGAGAGGATGCAGAGGAACTCCATGCAGGTTATGGTAGTTTTTGAGATCTATAAAAAGCTGATGGAGACAATTATACCTGATGATGGGAAGGGTCTTCCTGCTGATATTGATAAGAGTAAGCTCATCCAGGTTCGTGGTGCTCTCCTTGAGATGATTAAGTGATGAGTAGAGCTAAACAGTTTTTAGAGCAACATGACTTGATCGAGAATATCAAGAAGTTCCTGTTTACAGAAGATGGATATGATACCTGGGAAGAGTTTGTTGATCATCAGGAGATTGGTAACTGTCAAGGTATTGCTGCTTCTATAGTTAGGAAATTCCCACAGGCTAAGAAGGTTTTCGGAGAGATTGATGTTGAAGAGTCCTATGTGGATGACAAGGGAGAGGAACAGGACAAGGTAACACATCACTGGATTAAAATAGGCAAAGATACCTATGACTTTTCTAAAGGTACTTTGAAAGATTATATTACCTTCGATGATATCTATGATCCGGAAATAGAGGATGTAAGTATCTATCATCCTATATCTGGTGGTTAAATGAATACTACTCCCATGAACATAGATCCGAAGATTCGGAAGGCTGTAAAGAAGCTCTCTAAAGAGGAGGCATCTTTTCTCCTGTCTGATATTGAGGGTTACAAAGAGCCTTTAGTTGATATCAACCAGTTCATAGAGGACCCTGAATATTTGGGTGGTATCCTGAAGGATGAGAACGGTAAGACCAAGCTCATCCAGGTTCGTGGTGCTCTTCTTGAGATGATTAAGTGATGAGTAAAGCCAGGTCTTTCCTTTTAAAGGTTCAGGAAAGTAATAAGGTTTCCAATGAAGAAGTATATAGTATGGTTCAAAAGATACATAGGAACCATGATGACTTTGCTGAGGGTGATCTGGGAAAGAGGCTGGATAAGTATGAT